GGCGGCTCTGGAGGCGGTGGTGGCTACTCGGGTGGCGGTAACTGTTCTAATGGTAACTACTCAGGTGGCGGCGGCGGCTTTATATCTGACACAGCTGAAGCAGGCACTGCTAAAACAAGTGACGGATCATTTACTATAACAGGCACCGAACCACACACTGCATATACAGGAACTGTTGAAAATCTAAGTGCGTACAACAGTAATGCTGACGGTTATGTTACAATCACCCAAACTTCAATTACTGGTGGCGGTGGAGGCGGTGGTACACCAGCACTATATGCATTTAATAGTTTTGAATTTACTTCTCCTATTAACGGTCCGTCTGGTCCAACATTAACTGAATTAACAAACAGTTATGATACTGCTAGCAATCCTTGGTTACTTGACACTAACTACTTTAATGTAGTAACACAAGGTGTTCAGCAATGGACTGTTCCAGCAACAGGAACATATAGATTTACTGCATTAGGTGCAACAGGTGGCATCCATGGTGGATCTTTTAACCCTGCATTCCCTGGAGCAGGTGCTACTGTTGTATCTGAGATTCCTTTAACTTCAGGACAAGTTCTAAATATTGTAGTCGGACAAAAACCAAGCTCTATTACATCTAGCAGCGGTAATGGCGCTGGTGGTGGCGGAGGTACTTGGGTATACGAAGGTACTATAGGAGGAACAGGATTAATACTAGTAGCCGGAGGTGGTGGCGGAACAGGCCACGGAAGTAACAGCTCAACAGGCGGCAACGGCAAAGGCGGTAGTGATCAAGCTACAAGTAACGAAGCAACAGCAGGCGAAACATTTGGAGTAAACACTAGAGCAGCTAACAGATCATGCGGTAATAACGGCTTAGGACAAGGTGGTAAGTCTACTTCAACAGGTGGTAACACACAACAATATAACGGTTCAGGTGGTGGTGCAGGCTGGTTCTCAGATGGAGACAGCCACCCAAGCAACGGCCAAGGTGGAACACGTTGGGTAGGTGGATCATCAGAAGACGGAGTTGCAATGGCAGGCGGCTTTGGCGGTGGCGGCGGCGCTGGTGGTAACGGTAACGCAGCTGGTGGCGGTGGCGGATACACTGGTGGTGGCGCTGGCGACGGCTATACAAACCCTGGAACAGGTACTTCTTGGGGTGCAGGCGCAGGCGGCGGATCAATAGTACAAGCTACTGGCGCTCAAAATACTACAATAACAGTAGGTGCAAGTGGTATTAACTATGCAGATACACGAAATGGATCTCTACTTATAGAGAAATTATAAATAAATTAAAAGGGTTATAAATGGCAGCATATAATGGACCAAAACTAAAGATAACAGGTTTATTAGTTAACTTAGACATTATGAAAAATGATTCTTGGAATATCGGACGCCAAGAATGGTATGACCTAAGTGGCAGAGAAAATACTGGTTATTTGTTAGGTACTCCTACAATTAGTAATGTTGACGGTGATATTTCTTTTGCAAATGGACAAGCTGAAAGTGTTAATGTTCCGGGAATTTATGATACTAATACTGGACCCGATGCTGGATTTTTAACTAGCGATTTTACTGTAGAAATTTGGGTTTATCCTACTAGTTTTAGTACTACATTACATATGACTAGTTTTCCTGATTCAAGCACACTTGATTTACGTGCTAATACAAGTGGCGAAATATCAGTAAATGCCGGATCATTTAATACAGCAGCAGACATTACAAATTGGGATTTAACATTAAATCAATGGAATTGTATTGCGTTTAAACGATTAAATAGTGTGTTCTATGCATATAAAGATGGATTATTAGTAGGAACAAAAACCGGCTTTACAAACAATTTTATTGGTGATGATGTATTAAACATACGCAACGGAGGTAGTGGTAATTATGCTCCGTGTAAAATTAGAGCTGTAAGAGTTTATGATAATGCTCTAAGCGACGAAGAAATAAGATCAAACTATATAGCATTTAGACAGCGAACATATACTCCTGTAGTTGCTAGAACACTAACTGCTATTTTAAACAATACATTTGTCGAAGGAATTGTAGGCAGAAATATTACAGCAACTCCAGTTAGTGGATCAGGAGGCAATGGAGAGTATTTTTACAGCTTTACATCAGCCCCGCCCGGCGTCACAATAAACGATGCTACAGGAGAAATAACAGGTATTGTAAATTCTATAGGATCTAACAATTATACTATTGAAGTAAGAGATCAGTTAAATCAATTAGCTTCGGCTAGCTTTACTCTAAATATTAGTGCAGAACCGTTAGTGGCGAGCGTTAATATACCCAACTTTACAGGACCGATAAATTCTCCATTTAGCGGAATACCAGTAGCCGGCTCCGGCGGATTTGGAACTATATCTTATTCTATTAGTCCTGCATTGCCAACAAACTCTCAACCAAACGACACGTTTTCTTATTCTGTAATCGACGATAACGATCAACGTTATATATTTTCGGGTCCTACTAGTGGAAATAATATTAATATTTCGGTTATACAAGGAACTACATTAGAATTTAATGTAGATGCTCAAGGTCTCCAAAGTGGTCAACAAGTTTATAACACCGCAGGATCTTATCAATGGACTGCTCCTGTCGGTGTAACTGAGGTAAGTGTTGTATGTGTAGGCGCTGGAGGAGCAGGTGCAGCATATTTCGGACAAGCAGGGGCAGGCGGTGGCTTAGCTTATAAAAACGCAATATCAGTTACACCAGGACAAAGTTATAACGTAACTGTTGGCGCAGGCGGCGTAGGAACAGGTTATACAACAAATAGTGCAAATACTGCTGCACCCGGCACTATTGCAAGTTGTAATGGCGGAGACTCGTCTTTTAGTAACGGAACAATAACTGTTACTGCTACTGGCGGACAACACGGCGGCGGATTAAGTTATAGCGGTGGATTCCAAAACCAACAAGGTGGTTCCCCAGCAGGCACATTTGATGGCGGCGGAAATGGCGGACCTTGTGTAGGTAACTATTCTAGTGGTGGCCAACCTTATCTATCGTCAGGCGGCGGTGGTGCTGGCGGTTATTCGGGCAATGGAGGCACTGGAGCAGGATCAACTGGCGGATTTAATACAATTGTCAATGCTACAGCAGGCGCAGGCGGTGCCGGCGGCGGCGCAGGCGGCCGTGGTGTAACAACAGGTAACTCTTATGGTGGCGCCGGTGGCGGCGGCACCGGATTATTAGGCGAAGGTAGTAATGGTGTTGCTGGTACTAATGACACTAGTACAGGAACTACAACGCAGGTTAGCACAAACGTTGCTGGAGGCGGCGGTTCAGGCGGAAGCCGTGGTAACTTAGCACAAGAATCTACAACTGGGCGCGGCGGCGTAGGAGGCTGGCCTGGCGGTGGCGGCGGATCTGGCCACGATACTAGTAGTGGCTCATTCGGCGGAAACGGTGCTGATGGCGGCGTCCGTATTATCTGGGGAGCAGGAAGAAGCTTTCCTTCGACTAATACTCAAGATATAACATCTTCAGCTCAAGGACATCCGTTTTGGATTAAGACTGTACGAGTAGACGGAACTGGTAACGCTGTAACTACTGGAATAACAAACAATGGTACAGATTTTGGAACAATAACATGGGATACTTCTAGTGTTACTCCAGGAACTTATTATTATATTTCGGAATTTGAACCAGATATGTCAGGTATAATTTCGGTGCAAGCAGTACCGGATAGTCTTACATTTAACACTAGTACAGGACAAATTACAGGAACACCGAATATTCCATATGGTCCTGTAGAACATACTGTAACAGTTACAGATCAATTGTCACCAACTAATCAAGTAGAAACAGGACAATTTGCACTAGAAGTTAGTATTCAGCCCTTAGGTGCAGTTACATCTGAGCCTTCGATTGATGTAGAGCCTAACACTGCTATTAATATTAAACCAGTAACTCGTACAGGCGGCTTCGGCGGCGTTACTTATAGTATTTCTCCTAGCTTACCTGCAGGATTTAGTTTTGATACAAGCACCGGCTTTATAACTGGTTCGTCTGCGGTTGAAGTAGCAATAGCGCAATATACTGTAACTATAACTGATATTACAAATGCAACTGCAAGTAATACGTTTACTCTAAGTGTAACTCAACAAGGTTCGCCGTTAGATTTTACACTTGAAGCACAATCAAAAGGACAAAACGCAGGTACATTTGCTGTTACAGATGTATATACTAGTTCAAATTATGTAGCAGACCATGATTTTACTGGGTATTATAAAATAACAGTACCTGCTACTGCATTATACGAAATAACTGTTAGAGGTTGTAGTGGAGGACACGATAACGGTAATAACTTTACTCCGGAAAATTTTGGAGCAGAAATTGTAGCAGAATTAGAACTTGCACAAGGAACTGATTTAATATTACTAGCAGGACAATCTGTTGACACTGTAACTAGCGACAGCAATGGTGCCGGCGGCGGAGGCGGAACATTTGTAGCTACAGGTTCTAGCGTAGCTACAGCTCAACCACTAGTAATTGCAGGTGGCGGCGGCGGATCGTGTCAAAACCGCAACGGACAAGACAACGCTAGAGGATATGCAAACCTTAACCAACCTGGTAGAGCAGGCGATAGATCTGGTTACAACGCAGATCCAGGTTGGCCTGTAGGATTTGGTGGAATTGCTAACCCTAACGACGGGGTTAATATTGCTGCATGGAACGGCGGTGGCTTCTTTGGTGATGGTCAGTTTGGTACTACTATTCGTTCAGGAGGATCAAACGGCTTAGGATTTGTAAACGGCGCAACTGGAGGACTTAATCAAGGCGGCACTGGTACCGGAGGCTTTGGCGGCGGTGGCGGTGGTGCCAACAACTGCGGATACGGCGGAGGCGCTGGTGGATACTCAGGCGGCGGAACTGGCGGATATACAAATGGTTGCGGAGGTCACGGAGGTGGCGGAGGCAGTTATGCTGATGCTAACGCAACTGTAACCTTATCGCAGAACATTAGTAACGATTTCGGCTATATTAGAATACGTAACATATAAATGATAAATAGATGTATATAATAGGAAATCATAATGGCTAATTCTGATAAAAATATTGTTATCACACCTAACGTAGGTAGTTCAACTGACGACCCTAAAATTGTTTTTAGCGGAGCAGATTCAGCTACTACTGCCCGAGATGTAAGTCTTAGTGCATATCCTTTTGAATCGGGTACTGTAAGCTTTGAAGCATCGTCAGGGCAATTGTTAAGTGTAACTAACGATACATCGAATACAATTTTTACAGTAAACGATATTGCAGGTATTCCAAAATTAGAAGTTGATGCAGACGGCAATGTTAGAATTGTAGAATACGGTGGTAGAGCTATCATGGGAGCCGGAGTTGATAATGAATCAAGTACGCTACAGGTTAACGGTAATGTTGCTGCAATAAGCCAAGTATCAGGAACACTTGTAGTAAGAGGCGGCGTAGGTATCTCAGGTGATGTTTATGCTGGCGATCTATACTCAAACGGAGAGCTAGTTGCAGGCGCAGGCGGCGCAACAAATGCAGCTATAGTATTTGCAGTTGCATTTGGAGCGTAAGGAATTATAAATGGCAAAGAAACAGATATTTAAGTACACATTTACACCAGGAGTAAATCAAGATTATAATGCATATCCAAATGCTGTAGAATTATTACTCCAAAACAAAGAATATATTCGAAAAAACATAGTAGGTTATATAGCAAACCAAGTTGCAAATAACATTGCACCATTCCAGAACTATACATATAATTCAAACAAGTGTGAAAGAGATGCTGGTTATGTTTTAGATGCATTAATTGACGATGTAAGATATGGCGGAAATCCAAATATTAGACAGATTTCTAGTTTTTATTGGGTAGGAAACGTACCGCAAGTTGACGGCGATAGAGCGCCTGAAGTAGCAGTTTATAACTATGTTACTAGTCTTATAAACAATTATATTTTTACTAATACTACAGTTACTCCGGTTTATCAAACTGAAATCGCACAAGTTAAAATTGTAGGATTTGCAGCAGAAGCTGGCGCTGATTCTCGTATTACTGCACTGTTAACAAACTTAACTGATGTTATCGACGGCGGGTTAACAGCACTTCCAGCAGAAGTTGCGCCACAAGGTTATAAAGGTAAACTTGAAGTTACTGGTAACTATGATGCTAAAAAGCTTTTGGTTATTACAAACCAAACACGTGGTGAGATTTTATATACATTTGCTGATACATCTAAAACTATTAAAGTTATCTATCAGCAGCAGCCAGTAGACAAAACTACAATTAAGTTAGATTACGATACAACCAGAATGAACCCGACTGACAAGATTCAAATATTCTGGGAAGATGATAACATTTACGTACAACCGCATCCAACTTATCAGGATCCAGTTGAAAAAATGCGTGTATCGCAACCACAAGCACTTATTGATACTGACTTTGAATACTCGTTACAAGGTACTAAATGGGAAACTGTAGAACTTATTAACAACATTCCAAGTGTGTATTCTAAAGCAAACGAACCTGCATTTACAGCAGACGAAATTAGTAACATTACTCCAGTTAGTGGAGGACAAGCTACAGGTAGTATTAGCACACTCACATATAACCCAAATGGTACAAGTGGTCTAACACTAGATAGAGATTTTAATAGTAACTCAGATGACTCTAACTATATTGTTAACTTGCCGTTTAATATTGAATTCTTAGGACAGTTTTATTCTAGTGTATATGTAGGTACAAACGGTTATCTTACATTTGGAGGCGGATCAAGTACGTATTCTAGTTTAGACGGTAACAACCCGCCGTTCCCGCACATTAACTTTTTACCAGGCGACAGAATGTTGAGAAGATTGTATACTGGTACAGTAGGAAACATTTTTATTATACGTTGGGAAGGTAGTACATATGCAAACAGAACTATCACAGAACATATTGTAGAAGCACACTTTAGATCTAACAGTAATATTATCGACATACACTATGTACAAGTAACAGGTACTGTTAGTGGAAGTAGCGCACCTGTACTAGGTGACGGTACAAACAATGCATATGTTGCTTCAGAAGGATCTAATCCCCAGACGGGAGAAGCATTTAGAGTTATTACTTCAACTGGTGCGTCAAGAGACATTAGAATTGCTGTTAGCTCAACTCCGCTTGTACCATTTTATGTTGGACAACCTGTTGTTATTAGAGAAAGCTTTAACTCAATCGTTGATGGTTCTTTCCTTGTAAAAACAGTAGAAGACGTGCAAACTGTTATTGTTACTGCAAGTCAAGAAGTACAAACAGGACAATCGTATAATACGCAGTATACAACAATATATACAGGCGGATTCTTTACAGGCGCGGCTATTCCGATCAACTCTATTCAGTCAGTAAATGGAACAACTAATGCTGTAATTAACTTTACAAGTCCACACAGTTTCTTCCCAGGACAAAGACTTTATGTAGTTGATGACAACCAAAGCGGACAAGATCACATCGGTTCTTTTGAGGTTGTTGCTATTCAATCAGAAACAGCAGTTGAGTACAGAACAACTGCCGATACATTGTATACATCAACTACTACATTGAGTACAGCTACAACAAACGTTTTTGTTCGTTCAGAAGCAGTTGGTCTACATAGATATGTAGACGGTGGTGTTCAAATTAGGCCAGGTACAACAGCGCCTAACACACAAATTATTAGACAGACACGTAAATACTTCCGTTATCAGTCAGGTAAAGGTATCCAGTTCTCCACTGGTGTTCTGTTTAGTCCGACTTACGAAATCTTAAGTCTAAGTGTTACAACAAACGTGTATGACCCAGTAAACTATCCTTACTATGATCTAAACATAGTTTGTGAAACTGACCACGGCTTTGCACAACCGGATGAATATAGAGAAGGTGCCTTAATCGAAATTAGCGGATTATCTGCTGCATCAGGACCTGATTTATACAACGGTATTTACAGGGTAAAACAAGTAGTAGGTCCTAAAGGCTTTGCAATCCAAATAGATCCTACTATAACAGACTTTGCTCCAGGCGGCCTAGGAAAAGTAGGTGTAATTAATTATAGAGATGCTGTTGTTCGAGATGGTATGTTTGACGATCAAAACGGTATTTTTTATGAATATGACGGCACTACATTGTATGCAGTTAAACGTGCAAGTACACAGCAGCTAACAGGTACAATCAACGTAACACAAGACAGTTCGGCAGTTACTGGAACAAACACTAAGTTTTTAACACAAATTGCAGTTGGTAACTATATATCTATTAAAGGTTGTACGTATAAAGTCACAGCCATTAACAGTAATACTAGTATGACTGTACAACCGGACATTAGAACAGAAACTGAAACAAATATTAAATTTAACAAAGTTGAAGATACTATTACAGCAATTGACGACTTCTTAATCGATCCTATGGACGGCAGCGGCCCAAGCGGCTTTGTGTTTAACCCTAATAGAATGCAGATGATCTTTATTGATTACTCATGGTATGGTGCGGGTAAAATTCGTTGGGGTATGCGTGGATTAGATGGTACTATTATTTACTGTCACGAACTGCCAAACAACAACGTAAACACCGAAGCGTATATGCGTTCAGGTAACTTACCTGGTAGATTTGAAATTGCAACTACTCCTAAGCAAGGTCTTCTTACAGCAAACATGGGTAGCACAGCTACTACCTTTGAAATGACAAACGAAGATGCTGCAAAATTCCCAGCAAAGGGTCGAGTAATGATAAACTACGAAGTTATAAAATATACTAAAGGTATTCAATCAGGCGGCAATACAACATTTGATATCGACCAAAGAAACGAATACGGCAGAACTTCGAATGCAACAGCGGATGCTGGTGATACAGTGTTTAGTTTTAATAACAACTGTGGTCCGTCACTTAGCCACTGGGGTGTTTCGGTTATTATGGATGGTAGATTTGACGAAGACAAATCATACCTATTTACAGGTTCAAATAACTCATCGTTAACTGTTTCGCAGTCAGGAAGTGCGCCTCTAGTTAGTATTAGACTTGCACCATCAGTGGACAACGGTATTGGACGTCCGTTCGGTGTACGTAATCTAATTAACAGATCAGCGATTATCTTGAAAGAAATCGGGGTTGTTACAACTGGTATTTTTGAAATTACAGTTAAAATTAACTCAGAAACGACTCTTTTTAATAGCGACGCTAACTGGGAACCAGTAGGTAACGGTAGTATTAGTCAATATCTAGATCACTCAATTGTTGGTACATCACCAGCACCGGATGCAGGTGATACTGTGCTTACATTCTATACTGAACAGGGTGATAGTAAATTCTCCGTTACAGAGAAAAACATTACCCAGATTCGAGAACTAGGTAATAGTATTTTAGGTGGCGGAAACGTTTATCCAGATGGACCAGACATCCTAACTATTAATGCACGTAACCTAGGTACTAGAAACGAACAAGTTCTTGCACGTATTAGCTGGACAGAAAGTCAGGGTTAAGGAAAATATTATGGCAATATGGTACAAAACAAAAGAATTTTACACTATGGTAGACGATTTTATGACAAAAGCAGACGAACTTGGGTCAGAAGAAATGTGGACACATATTAGTAATTTAAGGCAGTACGCAGCTGAATATCACAACTTGTCTTTAAAAGCAGCTAGAAGAGAAGAACGTGGTATTGATTTAACTGAAATACAAGAAAATTTTGTTGAAACTAAAGCTGCTATAGAAGCAATTATTTCTGAAAATAGCTAATCGTTAATAATTGCTTCAGCGGTTTCGATGTTAGCTAAATTTAAATATTCCCAACGTTGCCTTATTAGGTTGTAAGCTATTACTGTGTTGGGAATATTTTCTTCTTCAATATCCATCTCAGGAGTTAGATCTTTACTACGAGTGTATATACACTCTCTTTTAATATCACCCTTAAATATAATTTTTACAATTTCTTCTTCTAAACTACTGTCTAGATTATTTCCTAACATTACTAAGTCATCCATTATAATAAATCCATAATTTCGAATACTGTATTAAGTTTATTTCTAATTGATCGATTACCAAAACTACTACGCAACCCTTGATGCAAAGGTTTAGGACAATTTTCTATAACACACCATGCCCAACCTTTATGTTCTTTACTTAATTTTGGAATAAACTCTTCTTCAATAACACAAAGATATGTGTAAAAGTTAAACTTATGATCATTACTTACAAAACTTTCTAAAGGAAGTGTTTTTATAATTGTTGGCAAAAATCCTATTTCTTCTTTAATTTCTCTTTGTAACCCCTGCCAAGGAGTTTCGCCGTTTTCAGTAGTTCCGCCAACAAGACCCCAAGTATTTTTGTGTTTTCCTTCTGCTTTCTGAATTAACAAAATTCTATTAGATTTTCTAGAATAGAATAAAGCACCACTACATACTATTACATCTTCCATACTAATAATTAGCTTTCGAGATATAGCATCCAAGCACCTTCTGAATACTCACCTTCGTAAGATTGTATCCAGAGAGAGCCAGTCCATTTGTATTGAACTCCTGTGTTAAGATTACTAACATATGTTACATCAGTAGTTTCTGATGCATCAAAAATAATATTCCAATTTGCTCCATCCCATTCGACTATATCATTTTCGTCTGCAACAAAGTCAGTAACGTCGTTATTTTTCCATGCATCTGGACCGTCTATATTAACAGTGTCGCCTATGCTTGTAATAAGAAGTAATCTAACACCTGCTGTTTTATCCTGTGATGGATCAAATCTAGTAGTATCAATGATATAATCAATGCTACCGTTATTTCTTATTGGACCTTGTATAATAGTGTCACTTGGTAGAGTGTCTTGATCCCAACTAACAAGGACTTTCGTGTTATCTAAAGAATTAACTGTAATATATCCTATAATATTACTATCAGGATCAGAACTGTTTTTAAGAACTATTTTACTTAATCCTGCTTGATATGTTCCTGGATAAGCCAGTATAACTCTGTCCCAGTCAACTTCGCCTACTTTACCGTCGTATATAATTTGCGCCTCGTTTCCTAACACATAAACACCGTAGTCTCGGAATGTAGTCGACAGGTTAGATTGATTTGCAAAAGTATAATCTATTGTGTTTTTAGTAACTATATCAATCTCTCCGTTTTCATTTACTTGTGTTTCTGTTTCAAAATCCATAGGTAATTGATTTTCGCTATATGCTAACATTTCTGGACCACTTAGACCTAAATTAATATCACCTGTGCGTTCGTCAAACACTCTAGTAATAATATTTGTAATTACGCCAAGTCTTTTTACTTTTACTGGAGGACTAATGTATATTGGAGTACTAAACTGAAGTTGTGCTACGTCTATTTCTGAATCAACACCTACTGGAATACTTCTAGTACTCCATGTAATCCCGTCAAGGTCAACTACACTTAAACTTGTCCAATCAATATAGTTATCAGTTGTTTGTATTTCAAGACTTGGATTAAACAATGTTAATATTTGTTCCACTATTTGAAGTTTTTGGTCAGTATTTGAAGCCCAAATATCTACATTCATTCTTAATATATAAGGACTAGGCATTAAACGCTCTACAGTGTAGTTCTTTCCTTCTTCGTTTAGATATTCTTGACCGTTAGCATCGTATGCACGTTCTCTAATGTGCATTTTGCTAACTAGTGTGCTGTCACCAGTCCTAGTTCTATCCATCTCAAGGCCTGTAATGTATACGCTCATTCTAGGAGCACTTGGAATTTTATTTTCAGAGTTATCTCGAATAATATTTGCAGCCTGTCTTGTAAGATCTCCATACATTACTGGAACAGTTTTAAGCCGACCTTGTCCGTCTTTATAACTAAAACCACTCATCATGCGAATCATTTGAGTGATATATCTTCTTATCTGTGCGTCATAAAAATGTTGCATTAATTATCCGCCTTTGGTCTAAGTGCTTTTGACAAGCTCTGACGTTCTTCCACAGTTTCGCCGCCGATTGTATTAGTATTAGTATTATTGATAAACGATGTTTTTTGCGTTTGTCTAGTATCAGTATTAGACATATTGTGTCTTACTGCGTCATGTACCTTCACCCATCTATTCCCATCAAATTTAAATAATCTATTCGGTAAAAAATCTGTTCTTAAAAAATAATCTCCTGGCATATTGTCCATAGGAAATTGTATTCCGCTGCCAAATAATTCTCCGTTTGGTGCATTATTATCACCAATTAAATAGCCATCGTAGCCGTGTCTATCCGGTCTTCCATATACGCCGTCGGCAAAATAAGTGCTTGCACTAGCATCTATTTCTGTCTCGTCTACTGTTTGTAATTCGACTTGACCGTCTTCGTCAACTGCTACAGTGTAAAAATGACTAACATCGTAACCTGACTTAGAAGCCGCAGCTTCTGCCTCAGATACAACTGCATTGTTTATTTGCATTTCTTTTTCGTATGTACTTAACAAATCTCTTAATGTGTTTTCTTCAAACGGTTTCCAAAAGTTAGTATCTGTAGGTAAATTACCAGTAGTTTCGTTAGTAACTTCGTACAGATCGCCTTTATATTTAACTACTTGGCCAACAGCATATGTTGTTGCAGGATCATAATCGCCTTCGAAATTATCTTCGTTCTCTGGTCTTTCTAAAATATCGGCAAATTCTTGACTATCAACAATTTGTTTAAGTTTTAATCTATACAAATGAGGATACCAAGTAGGACTAAAACCTTCTGCTGCACGATTTATATCCTCAACTACATAAAATCTTTTTAATGCACTTCCGAAATCATTTAATGCATACTCGTCTTTTAAATGAGGAAGTTCAATTACATCTCCTGACATAATTTTTCTTCCGATACTTTTTACACTGCTATTAATATGCACAGTAAGAAAAAGTGTGTCATTGCTTAAAAACAATCCAAATTGACTTAGATCAAAATCAATGTCTTGTACATTATACACACCTCGTATTGTATAAATGTCAGGATCGTATTTTCTGTCTCTATTTTCAAGAAACATTAGATCTTGAATTTGTGTCTCATCCTTGACGGTTGTTCCGTCGTCAGTACCGATGTACTTGTGGATGTATAAATCTGTTCCGCCAACAGAAAACATCTCATAGATTTGCTTATCTATAAAATCGTAATCGTTGCCTTTTTCTGGTCTGTATAAACTAAGTCTTGGCATATACATATTTATTCGATAAATACTATACGGAGAACTTCTATATGTCAGATATTGAACTACAAAAACAACAGCTAATAACTAAGAAACAAGAAGTCTATGATTATGTTAATGCATTTCTAGGCGGCGGCATGATAGATGTCGAACTTGACCCTGTACATTACGAAACTGCACTTAACAAAGCACTTTCAAAATATCGACAGAGATCAGATCACTCTGTTGAAGAAAGTTATTTGTTTTTATCTATGATAGAAGATCAAAACGAATATATACTTCCAAACGAAGTTATCGAAGTAAGAAAATTATACAGAAGATCAATTGGATCTCGTACTGGCAACGGCGGTGGCGGATCTCTTTTTGAACCATTCAATTTAGCATTTACTAATACATACCTTTTAGCAGGATCTACACAAATGGGCGGATTAGCAACATATGATATGTTTGCAGGATATCAAGAACTTGTAGGACGTATGTTTGGTAGCTTTATGGAATTTACCTGGAACAACACTAACAAAAAATTAACAATTTTGCAAAGACCTCGAGGCGACGAAGAAATTTTAATTTTTGCTTATAACTATCGTCCTACATTGCAGTTACTTGATGATTATCTTGCAAGCCAGTGGATTAAAGATTATACACTTGCAAGTTGTAAATATATGCTAGGCGAAGCACGTTCAAAGTTTGCTACTATTGCAGGCCCTCAAGGTGGTACTAGTTTAAATGGCGACACGTTAAAAGCTGAAGCACAATCTGAAATGGAAAAACTTGAGCAAGATGTTTCAATGGCAGTAGCAGGCGGTACAGGCTACGGATTCCTAATAGGTTAATGTTAACGCTATAAATTAACTATACTGTAAATACAATTACAAATTGCAGTATAGGAGGTTCACAGTGTGTAGCCCATTTGTACGTAAAGAAGCCAATCGGTTAAATTGGATTGTCAAAGGTAAACTTATTGATAAATCCTGGAGCGACAGAGATGTCGAAGCAACTTATAACTCATACATAAAAAGACTTTGGGGCAATAACGAAAACTATTTGCACGAGCAAGGTTTCGAACAAGCATGGAAAGTTAGAGAAGCTGAAATGTTTAACGAAGAAATAGAAAAAGTTGCTATTTTAGGCGGACATTACGATTAACGGTTGACAACAATACATTTTTCTCGTATAATATAAGAATATTTTACGGAGATTAATATATGTTACCAAAGTTACTTGTTGTTGGACACGGCCGTCACGGCAAAGATACTGTTTGCGAAATACTACAAGACTATGGTTACAAATTCCAATCTAGTTCTAAATTTTGTTCAGAGCTTTTTATCTTCGAAGAATTAAAAGACAAGTACGGTTATACTAACGAAGAAGAATGTTATAATGATCGTCATAATCATCGCACCGAATGGTACAATATGATACACGATTATTGCAAAGATGATTTAGCAAAATTAGGCCGTAACTTATTTGCCGAGCATGATATATATTGTGGGTTGCGAAATAAACGTGAGTTTTTTGCAATGCAAAACGAAGAAATCTTTGATTATGCTATTTGGGTAGATCGTTCAGATCATTTACCTACAGAAGATCCAAGCTCAATGAGTATTGAACAATGGATGTGTGATTACACTATTGATAATAATGCTGATTTAAACAGATTAAGAAGAAACGTAGACATTTTAATGCATACTATTTTTAGAAATTCAATGGCAAAAAGAAGTTTACATATCAGGAATTAAATTTCCTTGTCTCCATTTATAACCTTCTTTTTGTATTAATCTTTGACAATTAGCACAAATAGTTTTAAGATTGCTCGGACGACAATTATTTAAATCTCCGTCTACATGATAAACATCAAACTGTTCAAGATGTTTTGAATCAAATCCACACTTTTCGCAATGTGATTTTTTTGTGTAACCATACAAATGCCACTTAGGAGGCTGCTTTCCTTTGCCTCCGTATCTAGTGCAAGATTCGCATTTCTTTCGGTAATAAGGCTTGCCTTGTTTATAATAATTTATAGCAGCTGGTTTTTGTCTGCAATTTACACATAGTGGTCTCATAGTTATATTTAGCTGCCCTTTTCGGTCCCTTTTTATAGCTGTTTACCTATGCATTTTTATCTATATACGCTAAATACTACTAACAAAGACCAACTCGATAGGAGAAAGAAAACATGGCACTAGTATCACCAGGTGTTGAGGTTAATGTAATAGACGAATCGTTCTATACACCAGCGGCCCCAGGCACCGTACCAATGATTTTTGTTGCGTCTGCCGAAAATAAAACAAACGGTAGCGGAACAGGTACCGCAGCAGGTACAATAAAAGCTAATGCAGGTAAGCCATATCTACTTACCTCACAGCGTGATTTGGCAGACTTATTTGGCGATCCGGTATTTTATACTGATGCTAATAATAACCCAATTAACGCAGGCGAACTTAACGAATACGGACTTCAAGCAGCATACTCATTCTTAGGTGTAAGCAACCGAGCATGGGTTGTACGTGCTGATGTTGACCTAAGCAAGTTAAATCCACAATCAGAAGCTCCACAAGATGATCCAGCAAACGGAGCATACTGGTTAGATACACAAGTAACAAAATGGGGTGCATTTGAATGGAATGCAGCACCTGTAACAACTACAGGCGGACAAACATTTGGATTACAGGCCCCAATTGTAATTACAGACGAAACTAAAACAATTGGTTCTGCACCATATACACCAAAAGCAAGTGTAGGATCAGTAGGCGATTATGCAGTTGTTGCTGTTTCTAATGTAATTAGATTATACTACAAATCAGCAGGAAACGCAGCAGGTTTAACAGCAGGACAGTGGGTAGAAGTAGGTTCTGAAAACTGGAAAGCAAGTTGGCCAGCACACACAGGTTCAGGACCAGATGCATCATTTACTGCATCGGGCGAAGACTTTAGTGTTTCAATTGACGGTGGCGCAGCAGTACCAGTTGCAGAAGTAGTAGGAACAGCAGCTGATCAAGTTGCAGCATTTAACACATTATTAGCAGCAGACGGCGTAAGCGCAGCACTAGTTAATGGCATTGTTGAAATTTACTCAAACGGTGGTGTTGTAACTATCAATGAAGGCGGCGGCGATTTTGCAGCACGTTTAGGTATAGTACCAGGAACATATAATGCACCAAGTCTAGTAATTGCACCACATACAGCAGTTCCAGAGTTTGGTCCAGATGATTTAGATGCACCAACTGGCTCAATTTGGATCAAAACAACTACACCAAACTCAGGTGCTGATTATAGACTAAAGCAGTGGAATGATTCAACTAAACTTTGGAATACTAAAGAAATTAGTCTATACGAAAGCAATGTAAAAGCATTGTACAACTTAGATAGAGCAGGCGGCGGCGCAAACTTAACAACTAACTCAGTATATGTACAATGGAATACAGAAGGTAATAGTCCAGCAACAGCAGGATTTAGACTTTACAGCCGTGTTACTACAGGAGCAACTACTGTAACTAGTGCTAAAATTATACTAAACACAGCAACAGTCGGTAGTCATACAATTACAATATCTGAATCAGATAACGGCAGTGACACAATGAGCACACCAGTAAGTGTTACATTTACTACTGACTCAAGTGTTAATGATGCAGAAACAATTGCAGGAGCAATTGCAAGTGCAGGGCTACAAAATGTAACAGCAGATGTTGACAGCCAAAACAGAGTTGTTATTAGCCATAGCCAAGGCGGCGAAATCCAATTAGTAGATGACGGTGCAAGCACTATCTTAGCACAAATTGGTTTCCAAGCTTATGATCCAAACATTGCAGCTTCAACTGTAAACTTATATGCTCATCCAACAGCAGCAAATACATATGTTGCTACACTTTGGAAAGCACTAGAGTATACAGCAGCAGACGATGAGCCAGGTACACTAGCAGCACAAGGCGAACTATGGTACAACTCAATCGTTGACGAAGTAGACATGATGGTACATAACGGTACTGATTGGAAAGGCTATAGAGTAGTAAATCCTGATACAAACACAGCAGGACCAATGGTTGCAAGCGGTGCACCTACACAACAAACAGATGGAACACCACTTGTAGACGGTGACATTTGGATTGATACTTCAGATCTTGAAAACTATCCAACTGTATATGTTTATGAAAACGCAGGTACAGCAGCAGCTGGTTGGAAACTACGTGATGCAACTGATCAAACTACACCAAACGGGGTATTATTTGCAGATGCACGTTACAACACAGCAGGCGCAAATAGTGATGAAGCAGGTAGCATTGCTGAACTAGCTGAAAGCGATTACTTAGATCCAGATGCTCCAGATCCAGCACTATATCCAAAAGGTATGCTACTATGGAACCTACGTAGAAGCGGATTTAACGTTAAGCGTTTTGAGCGTAACTACATTGACGTAAATGGTGATAATATTCGTCAAAACGACGAAGCAATGGATGCATATTATCCACACCGTTGGGTTACTGACTCACCGAACCAGCCAGACGGTAAAGGCAGCTTTGGTAGACTAGCACAGCGTTCAGTTGTTGTTAAGCAACTTCAAGCAGCAGTTAATAACAATGACGAAATCCGCGATGATGAGTCAAGAGTGTTTAACTTAATGGCAACACCAGGTTATCCAGAACTAATTGGAGAAATGATTAGCTTGAACTACGATCGTAAGTTAAGTGCATTTGTTGTTGCAGATACACCTGCAAGACTAACACCTGATGCAACTAGCTTAAACGATTGGGCAACTAACGTCCGTGGAGCAGTAGAAGATAACGATGTTGGAGCAGTAAGCTTTGACGAATATGTAGGTATGTATTACCCATGGGGCTTTACAAGCGACAACGCAGGAAACAATGTTGTTGTTCCACCAAGTCATATGGCGCTACGTACTATTGCACTAAATGACCAAGTTGCTTACCCATGGTTTGCACCAGCAGGTACAAGACGTGGCGGTGTTACAAACGCAACTAGCTCAGGTTATGTAAATAACGAAGGCGAATTTGTTGCAGTAGCATTAAACGAAGGACAGCGTGATACACTGTACGAAAACAAAATTAACCCAATTACATTCCTAAACGGAGCAGGGCTAGTTGTATTTGGACAGAAAACTCGTGCTAGAAATGCAAGTGCTCTAGATCGTGTAAATGTTGCACGTTTGATTGTGTACATGCGTGGTAGATTGGATGCACTAGCTCGTCCATATCTATTTGAGCCAAATGATAAGATCACACGTGATCAAATCAAAACAGCAGCCGAAGCACTATGTTTAGAACTTGTTGGACAACGTGCTTTATACGATTTCTTAGTAGTATGTGACGAATCAAACAACACACCTGCTAGAATTGATCGTAACGAGTTGTATTTAGATATTGCGATTGAGCCAGTTAAGGCAATTGAATTTATCTACATACCACTACGTATTAAAAACACAGGAGAAATAGCTAGTTTATAATGTATTATAGTGTGGGTCTTTTCGAAGGCCCACACATTGATAAATACTAGTGAGCAGGAGAAAAATTAAATGTCAATCTCATCATTATCAAAAATCACAGTTCCACTAGCTAGCGATCAAAGTTCTTCTAGCCAGGGTCTGTTGATGCCAAAACTACAGTATCGCTTTAGAGTGACACTAGACGGTTTTGGAACAGGGGGCACTGAGCTTGTTGAATTAACTAAGCAGGTAGTGGATGTTACTAGACCTAATGTAACTTTTGAGCAAATTACATTAGATGTTTATAACTCAAGAAGTTACCTAGCAGGTAAACATACTTGGGAACCAATTACACTAACAATGCGCGACGATGTTAACAACAATGTGCAACGTAAAGTTGGCGAGCAGCTACAAAAGCAATTCGACTTTATGGAGCAAGCAAGTGCAGCATCAGGTGCAGACTATAAGTTTAGAACAATTATCGAAATGCTAGACGGCGGTAACGGAACAAATGCACCAACTGTACTTGAAGCATGGGAAGTTTACGGTTGCTACGTTGAAAATGCTAACTACAACAGTTTAGCATATGCAACTAATGATCCAGCAACAGTTACACTAAGCATTCGTTACGATAACGCCATCCAGTTTGGCAATGGCGGAATTGGTAACAACGAAGGCGTTGGTGATCCTAACGGAGTACAGTTAAGAGATACAGATCAGGTAACTGGTTAATAATCTTAATTTATAAGATACTAAAAAGGTCGCTCTGCGGCCTTTTTAATTATATACGCAGTTAATAGTAACAGATAAATATTAGTATGACTGTATTAAGAGATTTTCAACACGCTGCACGACTTTATATAGACAATGCATATGCATTGGCTCCTAAGAATAAATTTCTCTATTTTGTGAATTTTAATCTTTCAAATTCGGCAAGACAACTTGCTCCGGAATTAGCTAATAAGTATCAAGCAGAAATTAACATGCTATGTAAAACTGTAGATCTTCCGCAGTATAATGCAGAACTACAGGTTAAAAATCAATACAATCGAAAGAAAATTACACAAACAAAAATAACTTATACTCCAGTAAAAATATCAATGCACGATGATAATTTAGGAGTAACAACACTATTGTTAGAATCTTACTATAAATTTTATTTTAGAGACGGATTACATGCTGGAGATCCAACTGCTTTTAGAAAAGATAACGTTTATAAAGGCGATGACGGAAAAACTTATGGTTTAGAAAGTCCTATTAAAGAACCGTTTTTTGAAAATATAAAGTTATTTCAACTTTCTCGTCAACAGTTTACAGAATTTACATTAGTTAATCCTGTAATAGAAAGATGGGGACATGACACTATGGATCAGTCAGACGGGACTGGAATAGTTGAAAACAACTTAGAAATTAACTACGAAAGTGTATTCTATTCAAGAGGCACTATTGATGTAGATAATCCTGCAACATTTGCTACTAGAAGATATGACGTAGTTGATAGCCCACTAGGCGGCAACGAATATTCCGGATTTAGCGTATCAGAAGCATGGAATGTTATTGGTGCACCGGTAGATAATACTCCAACAGCATTTAATCCGAACTTAACCACTTCTCCGTCAGGAGCATTTACTCCTACAATAAACACACTAGTAACAACAGCAACAGCAGCAGGCGGACCACAACTGTCAACAGTACAGAATATAACACAAGCCGCAGCAGCGAATTTGCCAGAACTTGTACCAGGTGTTTCTCTATCAGAGCAAGATACAGACATAATTGCTACGGCAATTGCATCAGGAGCAAACGTACCTTCTGCTTTAGTTGATGCATTTGTTGCACAAACAGGAGTCAATGTATAATGGGAAACTTACCAAAATCAAATAGTTCTAATAACACTAGACAATTTTTTCAAAGTTATTACGACAAAAAACTAGAATTTACTTCTAATGAAGTAGATGCAGTCTTACAATTTTTTGAAAAAAGAGGTTTTGATTTAAGCGGATCAACTAGTGTAAGCACAATTATATTAGAACAAGCAAAACGAGACGGATTAAAGGTATTCGAAGTGTTGGATACTTTAGAAGGTTTAGACGAAATAAAATTAAGTGCATTAGTTACTGAAATACTTAATGTAAACAGAGAAAAAATTAGTGCAGTAGGATATAGAGTAGACGAAAGTCAAGCAGTCTACGAAGCACGGAATATTGCAGTTTAATGTCAAGATTTGCTAGTGGTAAATTTAATTTTAAAAATCCAGAAAAATATATAGGTAATAAAACACCGACTTATCGATCTAGTTGGGAATTTGCCTTTATGCGCTTTTGTGACGAGCATCCCAGTGTTAGTCAGTGGGCGTCAGAAGCAATACGAATACCATATAGAAATCCACTAAGCGGAAAGCAAACAATTTATGTTCCTGATTTTTTTATTGCATATAGTGATAAAAACGGAAAACAGAGAGTAGAACTTATAGAAGTTAAACCAACTAATCAAACAGTAAAAGAAAAACTAGGCCGAAGTAGAGCAAATCAAGCACACTGGGTTGTTAACCAAGCAAAATGGGAAGCAGCAAGAGCCTGGTGCAAACAAAAAGGAATATTCTTTCGTATCGTAACTGAAGGAGATATATTCCATCAAGGTAAACGTAGATAAATAATAGTAGCATATAATGGAAAGCTACTATGACTAAAAAATTAGAAGATTTATTAAACCTACCTGATTCTAAAGAAATTATAGAACAAGCCGAAGCACAAGAAGCTGAACAAGAAAAACATGATCTAGAACGTGCAGAAGCATTTCGAGATATTGCAGAGTTAGATAAAATTAATGCTGCACTTCCGCAAGTAAAAGGCTTAGGTGAATTAGCTGATAAAGAATTAAATGAGGTTGCCGATAAAGCTATGGCAGCATACGAAGATTTAATGGACCTCGGTATGAATGTTGAAAGTCGATATTCCGGGCGTGTGTTTGAAGTAGCTGGCAATATGCTAAAAACTAACTTAGATGCCAAAGTTGCTAAACTAGACAAAAAACTTAAAATGGTAGAACTGCAACTTAAAAAAGAAAAATTAGACAACGACAACGCTACATCTGATAATGGTATAGTAAACGGAGAAGGATACGTTGTTACTGACCGTAATAGCCTTTTAGAAAAACTTAAAGGTTTAAAAGGTGATGGCTCATAACATTCTTATTGCCGGCGATAGTTGGGGAAGAGGAGAGTGGAATAAAAAGCTAGAAGTTACACATTACGGCTTAGAACAATATTTAGACGATTCAGGAAGTAATGTAAAAAACATTTCAAAAGCAGGCGGATCTTTAGAAGAAATATTAGAGAATATAAAAAAAGAAAATTTAGATTTTTACGATTTTATTTTTGTATTTGTAACCTGTACTAATAGGTCTGTAACTAACAAATATACACAACAAGAAAATTTTTTTAACCTATCGCCTTTTTGTAAAGAAACCATTATACAAAGACACACCGATATTCTTAATAATTTTTTTACTAAACTTAATACACTTGATAAAAAAATATATCTATTAGGCGGCTTGTCAAACATTCCTGTAATTAATTATGATAATTTATGTGTTGCAATACCAAGTATTTTAAAATTACTACTTCCGGATATAGCAAAAGAGTACGAGTTTTTCTTCCATTTAGGAAATAAATATCCTTTAACTATAGACAAAGAAACAGTAAATTGGATGTGGGAACAAAACAAAATATGGGAATCTATACAAGCATCAGACTATTTTAAAGAAGACGGTTATCATCCTAACAGGGATGCACACCGTATAATATATAAATATTTGAAAGAAAACATTATTGATAAAGATAAATAGTATATAAGATCAGGATAATTGCGCAATGAAATCTTTAAAAGAATACATAACAGAATCAAAGAAAACCTACCCATTCAAAGTAGGTGTAGCAGGAGAATTACCAGAAAATTTTCAAGAGCATCTTAAAACATGCTTAGAAAAATATAAAGTGTCTAATATAACTGCTGGTAAAAAGACTCCTATACAAGAACGTCCGTTAGACTTTCCACAGTTACAAAATATGGAAGTAACATATTTTGAGTTTGAATTAAACTATCCAACAACAACTCAAGTATTACAAGAATATGTAGGTAAATGTTGTTTAGTTGATCAGTCACACATTATTGTAAGAAGTCCAAACGAACCACAAGAAGAATATCAAGAAGCTAAAGACGATCAACCATACGAAGCAATGCTAACTACTGAAGAGTTAAAAGATGAGAGTGCGCAAGAATCAGTAGCTGGTAACAGAGTTATGGAGCTTCTTAAAGAATTAGAAAAAGCTAGAAAAGAAAATGAGCACGATCCCGCTGCCGCAGCACCGACTGGTGAGAGCAAGGATATTGACGCTAGCGAAAACTCAAAAGCGGTAGTAGGAGGTTAATACTATGGAAATGAAGAAACTAATCGAATCAATGGACTACATTGAAGAGTGCGGAATGGATGAAGGTCCTATGGCTGCTCCGGCACCAATGGATCAAGGTAATCCTGTAACAGTAAATGTAAGCATGAACGCAAGTGGTAAAGAACACGTTGCAGATCTAATGCGTATGATGCAACAAGCAGGATTAGGAGATGCAAAACCTGCGTCTGCTGAGATGATGCCAATGCGTATGGACATGGAAAGACTACGTGATATTGTAGACGAGCCAGAAATGGAAGCAGACGAAGTATATGCCGATGCAGCCGAAGACGATCTTGAAGAATACGAAAACGAACCAGAAGAAGAATATTCAGATCATAAACTAATGACAAAAGATCTAAGTGGCGGCCTTAATAGAGAAAAGAAAGCATATGCAAAAGCACAAGATGGCGACAATGCAATGGCTGTAGAAGCTATCGCAAAAGAGCTTTATGCTGCACTAGCAGAAAAGAAAAAACCAGATGCAGACGGTGACGGTGTTCCAGACTGGGCAGACAAGAAGCCAGGCGAAGACGATCACGCAGGTAAGAAAAAAGGTAGCAAGCCTAAAAAAGGTGAAGTACCTCCACAGTTTAAAAAATAATACATCCCCCCAGATGATTCAATAGCGTCTTCGGACGCTATTTTTTTGAGTAAATACAATATGTCGAAATCATTAGATGGCGTATTAACTAAAAAAGCTAATACTAAAGAAACATATACAAATGCACAAATTGAAGAACTTGCTGCTTGCATGGATCCTAATGACGGCTATTTGTATTTTGCTAAAAACTTTGCATACATTCAACACCCAGTAAAAGGTAAATTACTTTTTGAACCTTACGAGTATCAGTTAGGTTTAATGGAAACATATCACAAATATCGATTTAATATTAATATGATGCCAAGACAGACAGGTAAAACTACTTGTGCTGCTATCTATCTTGCTTGGTATGCAATGTTTAATCCAGATCAGACTATTCTTGTTGCTGCACACAAATACACAGGTGCGCAAGAGATTATGGCACGTATTCGTTATGTATACGAAACTTGTCCAGACCATATTAGAGCAGGTGTTACAAGTTACAACAAGGGCAGCATTGAGTTTGAAAACGGTTCGCGTATTATAAGTCAAACAACAACAGGCAACACAGGACGTGGTTTGTCTATCTCGCTACTATACTGTGACGAGTTTGCATTTGTGCAGCCTAACATTGCGGAAGAGTTTTGGACTTCAATATCACCTACACTAGCAACAGGTGGTCAAGCAATTATTACTAGCACACCTAACTCAGACGAAGATACATTTGCTACTATTTGGAAACAAGCAGAACAACGTTTTGATGATCACGGAAACGAAAACGATCTAGGTGTCAATGGATTTAGATCGTTTGTATCAAAGTGGGACGAACATCCAGACCGTGATGAAGAATGGAAAGCAGCAGAGATTGGACGTATTGGTGAAGAAAAATTCCGTCGTGAATATGGATGCGAGTTCCTAGTATTCGACGAAACACTTATTAACAGTATCAAACTAGCAGCAATGGAAGGCGACTCACCTACATTAAATATGGGTCAAACACGTTGGTATAAAAAACCTACCAGCCAATACACATATGCTATTGCTTTAGATCCTAGTATGGGTACAGGCGGTGATTATGCTGCTATACAAGTATTTGAATTGCCTACATACGAACAAGTAGCAGAATGGCAACACAATCAAACTGCTATACCTGGACAGATACGTGTACTTGCAGATATATGCAAATATATAGAACAAGAAACACGTAATCCTACAGGCATATATTGGAGTGTAGAAAATAACGGCATAGGAGAAGCATGCTTAATCGTTATAAACGATTTTGGGGAAGAGAATATACCAGGACTATTTGTGTCTGAACCTATTCGAAAAGGACATGTGCGTAAGTTCCGTAAAGGATTTAATACAACGCATAGCACTAAAGTTACAGCATGCAGTCGATTAAAGACTATGGTAGAAAACGATAAAATGGTTATACACTCAAAACCTTTTATATCAGAATTAAAAGGATTTGTAGCAACTGGATCTAGTTATCAGGCAAAGCCTGGATTAACTGACGATTTAGTTAGTGCAACACTTTTAGCAATTAGAATGATGGATGTATTAAAGGACTGGGATCCTAGAGTTTATAATACATTTAATCAAGCAGAAGATTTAGAAGATTATGAGGCACCTATGCCTATCTTCGTTAGCAGCAACTATTGATAAATACATTATGATGGATCTAAATAACATAGCAGAAGAATTATTTTCAAAAATACGAGGAAGGTTTCCTGAAGTTACAATCGGCAACGAGCAAGGCAACGTAACTACAGAACCAACTGAAGCTCGTTTTTTTGAATTTCCTTATAAAGGCAAAGATGCTGACTTAGGAAAAATTAGTGTAAGTTTAGATGAAAAAAATGGTATTACAGTTATGTACTCCACCGACGTTGTTGAAGGAGAAACTGAATTATCAAAAAAAGATTGGTATAACTTCTTAAAAGAATTGCGTAAATTTAGTAAAAAACGTATGTTAAATTTTAATACAAGAAATATTAATAAATCAAATTTAGAAAAAAGAGATTATCAATACCTTGCAAAAAATACTTTTGGAGACGAACAAATGAACGAGTCGAAGCTATACGGAACAGGCCGTGTAAGTTATCAAGATATAGACAATGCACGTTTAATTATTAAGCACACAGAAAATATTAACCAAGAAAGTGCTACTGGACGTACACAAAAAGTAGGCGCTATTTACATCGAAAGTGCCGAAGGTGAACGTTTTAAATATCCGTTTAAACATTTAAGTGGTGCAAGAGCAATGGCTCGTCATGTAAGCGAAGGCGGAAATGCTTACGATGATTTTGGCAAACATATTGTAAGCATGTCAGAAGAAATGAGCAAACTACGTAAGTTTAAAACTTATATGGGTCGTTCTGCTGTAATGGCAGAAAGTCTAAGCGAATATATGGATGTAGTTAAAGAACGCATTAGCACTGTAAAGAAAACTATTGAAAGTCTCCAAAAGAAAAGTTTTTATGAAGATGCTATTGCAAATTTTGAATCTCCAGTATTTGAAGACGTACCACAAGACATACAAGATTCTTGGGTTGACCAACTTACAATTCGTCAGTTTAACGAAGAATTAAAAGATGTATTTCCATACATTTACAATCTAGTAGGCGAAGCAAATAAAGCAAAAGAACTAGGTCCAGAGGATTTAGTAGACGAAGGCGAACGTCACGGTAACGATAAAATGTATGACAAGTGCTGGGATGGATACAAAAAAGTTCCTGGTAAAAAGCGTGGCGAAAAAGGCTCATGTGTAAAAGAAGAAGATGATTTAGAAGAGCTATTTGATCAATCATTAGGACAGTTTGCTGAAGGCTCAATGAAAGATCAGCTTATCCAAGCAATGGAAAAGATTGCAGCTGATGACAGTGGAGAGCTTCTATCAGATGCATTAAGAGGCAAAATGGGTCCGGACATACAAAACTATCTACAAGATATGTATGATGATGTAGCCGTTGATAATGGATGGCATCCAGATGATGATCACGACGAAATCGAACAACGTATGCACGACCACATTATAGACGATTACGGCATGGGTGAAGGCAATGCATATGCACACGCAATACGCAAGGCTAAAATGGATGGCAAGAAAAAAGGCGACAAGGTACAAGGTCCAGACGGTGATGAAATTACACTAGAAAAGGATCAAAAGACTCCATTAGGCGAGTTTATACTAAGTTACTTTGATAGGCACACCGGACAATTCCCTAAGGGAGAAACAGCAGTTCTTACCATGGTAGAGAAAGATTATGGCGAAGAGTTTATAGAACCAGCTAAGGCGTTTATTGAACAAATTAATAACCTAGTCTCAGAAAAATTTGGTTATAAAGAACCAGAACAAGACTTTGAATACAACAGAATGAGAGAGTTAGCGGGTTTAAGATAATCCGCTAATTCTTTGAAAAAATTTATTAAAAAGTGGTTGACTTTTGATAAATACTATCGTATAGTATTAACTGTGCTATACGAATTAGGCACAAGCACATAGGCATAACATTTAGGAGGCACTAACTATGGCATCATTAGCAGAAATCCGAGCAAAGCTCAAAGAACAAGAAAATCGTACAAGCGGCAACAATAGCGGCGGTGGCGATAACGGAATTTACCCATTTTGGAATATGAAAGAAGGCGAAAGTGCAACACTTCGTTTCCTTCCTGACGGCAATCCAGACAATACTTTTTTCTGGACAGAGCGTCTTGTTATTAAACTTCCATTTGCTGGCATCAAAGGTGAAACTGACTCACGTCCAGTACAAGTACAAATTCCGTGTATGGAAATGTACGGCGAGACATGTAACATTCTTAACGAAGTACGTGGCTGGTTTAAAGATCCAAGTCTAGAAGATATGGGTCGTAAGTATTGGAAAAAGCGTTCGTATATCTTCCAAGGCTTTGTTGTGGATAATCCACTAGCAGAGGACACTACTCCGGAAAATCCAATCCGTAGATTTATTATTGGTCCTCAAATCTTCCAGATCATTAAACAGGCTCTTATGGATCCCGATATGGAAGAATTGCCAACAGATTACACAGCAGGTGTAGACTTCCGTCTTAATAAAACTTCAAAAGGCGGATATGCAGACTATTCAACATCTAACTGGGCACGTAGAGATCGTCCACTCGGTGATGCAGAGATGAATGCAGTCAACACACATGGATTGTTTAATCTAAATGACTTCCTACCTAAAAAGCCAGACGAAACGGCTGTTAAGGTGATGCAGGAAATGTTTGAAGCGTCAGTAGACGGCGAAGCATATGATGCAGATCGTTGGAGTAATTACTTCCGTCCAGCAGGTATGCAAGCACGTACAGGTGATCCAAACACAGCACCTAGCGCACAAGCAACTGCTACTAGCCAGAGCGCACCTGCGCAGGAAGTTGCGCAAGAACCTGCTCCAGTAGCAGCGCCTGCGCAAGAATCTGCACCAGCAGGTGATGCAGGCGGCGCACAAGACATTCTTGCAATGATCCGTGCTCGTCAAGGACAGTAATACTAAAAGGGTTGCAGTCTGAAGATTGCAACCCATTTTGCTTTTTAGATTAGGAGATTAATATGGCTAATAAAGCATTCGATCCTACTAAGTTTCGAACTTCTTTAACTAAATCTATTTCAGGTATGAGTGCAGGATTTAATGATCCCACTGATTGGATTAGTACAGGCAATTATGCACTCAACTATCTTATTTCAGGTGATTGGAATAAAGGTATTCCACTAGGTAAAGTTAGTGTGTTTGCTGGCGAATCAGGTGCAGGTAAATCATATATCTGTTCTGGTAACATTGTAAAGTCAGCACAAGACCAAGGTATCTTTGTAGTTCTTATTGACTCAGAGAACGCACTTGACGAAGCTTGGCTACAAGCACTTGATGTAGATACATCAGAAGATAAACTACTAAAACTTAATATGTCAATGATTGATGATGTTGCTAAGACTATTAGTACGTTTATGGCAGACTACAAAGTAATGGCGGAAGAAGATCGCCCTAAGGTACTGTTTGTAGTTGACTCACTAGGTATGTTACTAACACCTACAGACGTAGACCAGTTTAACAAGGGTGATATGAAAGGTGATATGGGTCGTAAGCCTAAAGCACTAACATCACTTGTTCGTAACACTGTTAATATGTTTGGTTCGCATAATGTAGGACTTGTAGCAACTAACCACACTTATGCATCGCAAGATATGTTTGACCCAGACGATAAGATTAGCGGCGGTCAAGGCTTTATCTATGCATCATCTATTGTAGTTGCAATGAAGAAGTTGAAACTAAAAGAAGATGAAGACGGTAACAAGATTAGTGAAGTACGTGGTATTCGTGCAGCCTGTAAGGTTATGAAAACACGTTATGCTAAACCGTTTGAAGGTGTACAAGTTAAGATTCCATATGAAACAGGTATGAATCCATATAGCGGCTTGCTCGAACTGTTTGAAGCAAAAGGCGTTATTGTTAAGCAAGGCAATCGTCTAAAGTATGAAACTGTAGAAGGCGAAGAACTACTTGAATACCGTAAAAATTGGAATGGTGATTTACTTGACAAGGTAATGTCAGATTACTTAATTAGAGAAGCTTCTGTGGTAAATACCCCTGAAGTTGACGAAGAAGCAACTGATACCTTTGTTGAGGAAGCACTAACTAATGAATGAAGAACAAATCCTGGATGTATGGAGTCTTTTTAAAGAATATTTAGATAAAAAGCAAATTGATATAATTACTGAAAAATATATTGATTTGCTTGCTGACTATGGTGTTGACGACGAAACATTTTTAAGTTTACTCGGTCACGATGCATTTTTAGATGTAGCAATTAATTATTATCTAGATGTTGGATCTTATATGGATGACGAAAGCGACGATGATTATAACGAATGGGATGAGTAATGGGCTGGTATAGCGAGATTTCTCGTGATGTTAGTAAAATACCACAAGCTGTTGCATATTACGAAACTGAACTTACACAAGCTAAAGCAGAATGCAAACTTGTGGGCAATGTTGAAAAAAGTGCAGCCGCTATGCCTGGTATTGTCGAACATCGATTTAATCAGCTTCAAGAAATTGAAGCAATCCTAAATTATCTAAATATCGAGCTACGTAGATTGCGTAGCTCGTATTTCAAAAAATATCTTGAAAATTATCAACGAGCTCTGTCAAGCCGTGACGTTGAAAAATATGTCGACGGTGAGGCAGACGTTGTTGACTATGAAAAGATTATCAACGAATTTGCACTAATGCGTAACAAATGGTTAGGTGTACTCAAAGCACTTGATCAAAAACAATGGCAAATTACTAACGTAGTTAAACTACGTGTAGCAGGAATGGAAGATGCAACTCTATAATGAAGGTAGTTTTAGTTACTGGTGGTTTTGATCCACTGCATAGTGGACATATAGAATATTTTAAATCAGCAAAAGAATTAGGCGATCATCTTGTGGTAGGTGTTAATTCAGACGAATGGCTTGCTCGTAAAAAAGGCAGGCCTTTTATGCCCTTTGAAGAACGTTGTGCAATTATAAAAGAACTTGCATGTGTAGACGAAGTTATTGGTTTTCGAGACGAAGATGATACTGCTAATAATGCAATATTTCAAGTACTATCTACAAAGGGCAGTCGGACAAAAGTTGTATTCGCAAATGGCGGTGATCGATCACGCTCTAATATACCGGAAATGAAATTTACAGATGTAGAGTTTGTGTTTGGCGTCGGCGGCGAAAATAAAAAGAATTCAAGCAGTTGGTTATTAGAAGACTGGAAAACTGACAAGACTGAAAGGCCGTGGGGATATTATCGAGTCTTGCATAGATCAGGAAAGGAAGTAAAAGTGAAAGAATTAACAGTAGAACCAGGACAACATCTATCAATGCAACGCCATCAAAAACGAAGCGAGCACTGGTTTGTTGATCAAGGAACTGCAACAGTTTATACTTTAAATACTGCAACTGATGTAGAACTTTACGGCGTTTACACAAAGCACCAAAATTTGCATATTCCTGCAAACACATGGCATCAGCTTGCTAACGAATCTTCTGAACCTTTAAAGTTAGTAGAAATTCAATATGGTACTGACTGCACTGAAGAAGATATAGAAAGATCTTGACTTTTTCTTAATCTTAAGTTATAATTAACTTATGAAAAATGATATTACTACAATTGAAGATCTCTTAGAATTAATTGCTGGATTGCATAGAAGCAACAATCTAAAACTTAATCAAAACGATGCAACTATTATGCAAAGCATAGCAAGGCAATCGTTTAGAGGCACAGCATTAACTGATAGACAACATGCGTTAATGCAATCAAAGCTTTTAGATTATCGCGATCAATTTATCGAAAACGGTTATGATTTTGATTCAGCAATCGATAATCTAAGACAGCCATTGCGAGAAATAGATCGTAGCAAATATATTAAAATTGTTAGTCATGCAGAAATGGTAGGTCCTAACAACGTATACGAATCATACAAGCAAAATTGGAAATGGATTAAAGTTCGTTTTCCGTTCTCGAAAAAGGATATATCTAAATTACAAATCATAGTGAATAAAGCAAGAATGGATAGGTCCTATCATCACGAAAAAGGATCTCATGAACATTTCTTTTTATTAAAAGAAAATAATCTTTATAATTTAGTTAAACTATTTTCTAATTCTAACTTTGTAATTTCTCAAGAAGTATTAGACATTTACAAAGAAATAGAAACTTTTAACGATAATAGAGATTCGTACATACCCGGAGTTTATAATTATAATTTATGTAACATTTCAGAAAATGCAAATAACACATTAAATTCTGAATTAGGAAAACCAGACGAAGATAATTTACTACTTTATAAAGACAGGAGTTTAATGTATGGACTTCGATATTTTGACGAAGACGCCTTAAACAAAAGTTCTAAAAAGTTTAGTGACCTTTCAGTTAGAATCGCAAATAGATCAACAGGTTCTGTGTTTGTTGATCGTAATTCTAGAAATTTACAATCAGTATTAGATTCGTTTTTTGAATTAGAACGGTTTCCTCTTTTAATAGTATGCGATGAGTATCAAGCAGAATCTCAATTATTAAACACTTACGAGATATTACGTAATAGACTAATGTCTCAAGAAATAAGCGTAATGTTTAGATTAGACGGCGAAACCGATTTTAATTATTATGTTAAAGACAAGCAATTAAACAATTATGTTGACAAAAATACTAAAGTAGTTTATACTAGTAAAAGTAAAATGTCAAAGCCTCTTTTAAAAGCAGACTGGAATTTTAAGTCTGTATTATTACTTTCGAGTTATAGAACTAGTTCGAAATTTGAATCTTGGCTAGAAGGAACTGACTTAGTTTTGATACACGACGAAAAAGAATCAAATTTTTCTTTTTTAAGAAAGCCATATTATTCAATGGATAAAATTGTATGAGTAGTTGCAAACTAATAATCGAAGATGAAGTAAACATCAAACTAGAAGGATTAGATGTAGATGTCAGACGAAAACTCTCCAATGCTCTTAAGTTTGAAGTGCCTTATGCTCGATACATGCCCCAGTATAAATTGGGAAGATGGGACGGTAAAGTTGCTTTCTTTGGTATTGGCGGCACAGGCTACGTTAATCATCTTGATGTCATTGTTGATGTTCTTGAAAAGAACAAAGTAAATATTGTAGACATTGAAGACAGACGACATCCTATTAAATTAGACTTTCAGCCTATTACAGAAAGCTATTGGGCTGACATGGATGTGCGTTGGCCCAAAGGACACCCGGCAGAGGGTGAACTGATCATGTTGCGTGACTATCAAGTTACAGCAATCAACAACTTTTTACAAAACCCACAGAGCTTGCAAGAGATTGCAACAGGTGCAGGTAAAACAATTACCACAGCCACACTGTCACACATAAGTGAGCCGTACGGACGTAGTCTTGTAATTGTGCCTAACAAGTCACTTGTTACACAAACAGAAGAAGACTACATCAATTGTGGGTTAGACGTAGGGGTGTACTTCGGAGACAGAAAAGAGTTAGGTAAGACTCACACTATCTGTACATGGCAGAGCTTGAACATTCTAGACAAGAAGTTCAAAGACGGCAGTGCAGTACTAAGTCTCGCAGAGTTCTTAGACGGTGTCAGCACTATTATTGTCGACGAAGTACACCAAGCAAAGGCAGAGGTGCTAAAGAATCTGCTTACACGCAACCTACGCAACGCTCCTATACGTTGGGGACTAACTGGCACAGTACCTAAAGAAAAGTTTGAATTTGAAAGTATACATGCTAGTTTAGGTCCTGTTATAGGACAGATTAGTGCTAAGGAATTACAAGACAAAGGTGTGTTATCTCAATGCCATGTTAATATTGTACAGTTAATGGATACAGTAGCACATACTAATTATCAAGAAGAATTAAAATATCTAGTTACAAATAAAGAACGAGTAGAATACTTAGGCAAAATATTAAACAATGTAAAAGAATCAGGCAATACTCTAATACTTGTAGACCGTATTAGTGCAGGCGAAATGCTACAAGAACTTATACCAGGATCGACCTTTGTCAAAGGCGATGTTAAATTAAAAGACAGGAAGGAAGCTTACGATGAAATTAATGAAGGGACTAATCATGTTGTTATCGCAACCTATGGAGTCGCAGCCGTTGGGATTAATATACCGCGTATCTTTAATCTTGTTCTTATTGAGCCTGGCAAGTCTTTTGTTAGGGTTATTCAAAGTATTGGTAGAGGCGTAAGAAAGGCAAAGGACAAAGACTTCGTTCAAATATGGGATCTTACAAGTACTTGTAAGTTTGCGAAGCGGCACCTTACCCAAAGAAAGAAATTTTACAAGGAAGCCCAATATCCCTTTACAATAGAAAAAGTGGATTGGAAATAAATGAGAATATTAACATTAGATAATGAGTGCTTTTTATTAGATAAATTGCCTGAAGAAATAGACGAAGATATACGATTTAGCGTATTAGACAATAGTGACCCAAAAGAACCAGATTTCTTTTTTATACCTTTAATTTTTTTAGAATCCTTTAGTGCTCCGGCAATGGTTTTAAGAATAGGTGGGCATGAGATTACAATGCCGGTTGATTGGAGTATTGCAGTAGGTTGTTCTGAAAGCGGAAACGACTTAGAAATACTTCCACTTACAAGTTTAAACAATAGAGGCTTCGAAGCATTTTTGTTTAATCCTTTGAGTAGTTATAAGACTGAATTTGCTGATATTGAGATTGTTAATTTTTACAATGATGTCAAATGGTATTTTCCTAAAATGAAAAACGGACAGTTGTTAAGTGTTCCTATTACAGAAGGTGAAAAACCGTTGTGTGCTTACTTTGTAAAAGATATCAGCAGACAATGCGAAGTTATAGAATATGATAAGTTGTTGTAAATGAATTTAAATTATACACTTGCCCAATGGGGACCGTTGCTGTTAAAAACAGAAATAACGGAAGATTTAAGATTGAATATATTAGAAAGATCTAAAGGTCTTAATCAACCGTTAGATCATAGATTATCAAATCTTGAAGAAGAGTATAATTTTGATGACGACAGTGTAAATTTTTTAAAAACTGCACTTCAGCCTTATTTTGATATGTATGTTAATGTATACGAAAGAAACTGGAGTTCTAATAATATCGGCAACAAAAAATTAACATTAGTTAATGCATGGATTAATATACAAAAACAAAACGAATGGAGACCGCCCCACTATCATAGTGATTGCGATGCTTCGTTTGTACTTTATCTTGACATTCCTGATCTATCTAAAGAAATTAATAATTTAAAAGATGTAGACATGCAATATTGTCCGGGAAATATTGTGTTTAGATATTTTAGTACAGACCAACACAAGGATATTTTTAAGTCAACAGATTATCTAGCATATTATCCGTCTAATAGAGATTTTATAATTTTTCCAGCTAATTTAGATCATTACACTAATCCATTCAAAACAGATACTACACGTTTGTCGGTATCAGGAAATTTAAAGGTAATCTAAATGAAACAGATGCAAGATAAACTTATTCCAGGCGAAGCATTAATATACGAACGTAGCGATGGTGTTGTTTATGCTCGTTATCGAGATCCTCCGCATAGTAGTAAACCAAGATGGATAATAGGCGGGGACCCGGCTAGTGTAGCAAGAGCACAAGGCGAATTACTCGATTACGGAGAGTGGAAGACATTATGCGAACTTGCACAAGTTAACTCTACTCTTAAAAAACAACTTGACAGATTAGTTCAAACATATTATATTATTAAAGATGACAGATAAAATTCCACTTAAAGATATATTAGCTGCTGTAGATATGGGAGCAAAGAGTGTTTGGAAAGAACTTAGTTCTGACCAAAAAAAGCAAGTCGGCTTTTGGTTACTAAATAGGTATGTTAGTAATGTTCAAGGATCGAGAGAAAAACAAGAACTTGCTGTTTTTAAAACTAACGAATATTACAATAAACATTTCAATACTATTGGTGTCGGCAAAGAAAACGGACATCAAGAACTGATGTGGCAACTTTTATGTATGAGTAGTAATACAGGTAAAATAGAATTCCACCCATATATAGGATTTAAGAAAAAAGGTGATTCTAATTCAAAAGCAATTAAGCTTTTACAAGAAGTTTATCCGAATATGAAACAAGACGAGGTAGAGTTACTTGCTAGATTATCTACAAAAAAAGAACTCAGAGAATTGGCTGAAGAACATGGCGTCGACGTCAAACTCTAATAAACCATATGTTTGCGAATACTGTGGTAGTGGTTATGTAAGAGAAAAAACTCTTGCTGCTCATATGTGTGAGAAAAAACGTAGAGCATTACAAAAAGACGAAAAACGTGTACGGCATGGCTTTTATGCATTCCAAAGATTTTACAAATTAAGTGCAGGCACTAAAAAGGAAAAGACCTACGAAGATTTTTGTAACAGTCAATATTATAATGCTTTTGTAAAGTTTGGTAGTTTTCTTAGCAATGTTAAACCTTTATACCCAGAAAAATATATCGACTATGTAGTTACTAGCGGAGTTAAACTAGACCACTGGTGCAAAGAAGAATTGTACGAAAAGTATGCATTAGAATTAATTCTTAAAGAAGATGTGCATACAGCATTAGAACGTAGTATTAATAATATGGTTAGTTGGGCAGAAGATAAAAGTGCTCCGTGGAATCATTACTTTCTTTATGTAAGTCTTAATCGAGCAGTATGGGATATTAAAGATGGAAAGATTAGTCCTTGGCTCATTCTTAATTGTAAGTCTGGTAAAGAAATGTTAGGCAAGTTTAACGACGAGCAGTTGAGTATGGTGTATCATGTTATTAATCCTCAACACTGGGCAATGCGTTTTAATAGACAAACGAGCGATGTGCAACTAGTTAAAGAAGTTGCAAAGGAATCTAAACTATGAGAATATTAATTTTTGGATTGCCAGGATCAGGAAAAACAACTCTTGCTAAACCGTTTGCAGAGTTACTTGGCGGAGTGCATCTTAATGCTGACAATATAAGAGAACAATATAACGATTGGGATTTTAGCCCGTCCGGGCGAATGCGTCAAGCAGAACGAATGCGGCATTTAGCCGACGGTGTTACTATGGCAGGCAAAATTGCCATAGCAGACTTTGTAGCACCAACGGACGAAATACGCAAAGTATTTGATGCTGATTTTGCTATCTGGATGGATACTGTTAACAAAAGCGAGTATGATGATACAAATAAAATATTTGAACGTCCTTATAAGGCATATGTTAATTATCATGTAGCACAGTGGTTTGATGATACACACCAGCAATTGTTTAAAGTTGTACAACGCTATATGGAATTTAAAGATGACGTTTAAAGATATATTTGATATATTATCAGAATGGCGAAGAGAACGTAAACGTCATAGTGACAAATCTTTTAAAGAATGGTTAAAACATGTTGGCAGTTTGTGGACAAGTAAAGAAGAATGGGCCAAACTAGGTAAGTGGGAAACTTGGAAACCTGCACCTAAAGAAGTTGGCAAAGAAGCAGGAAAAATGTTATTAACAAAAATAATAGTAGTATTAGTTATTTTGTTTTTATCATCATTAGGATTCGAATAATGGAAATAAAGTTTGATTCAAAAAAACCTACAGCACAAATGCTAGGACGGTGGCAACCGTGGCATGATGGCCACACTGCATTATTTAAAAAGGCACTTGCAGAAACTGGACAAGTATGTATAATGATACGTGACGTTCAGGGTGTTGACGCAGGCATGGGCAATAATGATAATCCGTTTGATGTATACGAAGTAAAGAAGAATATTAGAGTAGCACTGTTTAGAGAGGGATTTTTATATGGCGAGAAATATATTATTTTGGAAGTGCCTAACATTGTGGACATTAGTTATGGTAGGGGTGTCGGGTATACTTTTACTGAGCATGACCTAGGCGAAGATGTACACGACATTAGTGCAACTAAGATTAGAGCAAAAATGAGAGAAGAAGGTAAACTGTAATGCCTGATATTGATATAGATTTTGCAGATCGAGATATTCTTTTGTCAAAGTTACGGCATCGTGTAGCTAAACTCGAAACGGGCAAAAAACATAATACTGGAGTTTACACAACTGAAATACCTCATAACCCAATAGATAACCTATCTACTATTGATCACAAAACAGCAGAAGACAGAGGATATTTTAAATTAGATTTTCTTAATGTAAGTATCTATAAAGATGTTAAAGACGAAGCTCACCTACAACAACTAATGGAAAGGGAACCACAATGGGAACTATTGGAGCACGAAGACTTCAGCAACTTACTATTCCACGTCAGCGGACATGGAGACATATTGCGGAAGTTGCAGCCAAAGTCAGTGGAGCAGTTAGCAGCAGTACTGGCGATAATACGGCCTGCAAAGAGGCATCTTGTCAACGAAACTTGGCAAACGATAGAAAAAGAAGTTTGGTTAAAACCCGAAGGTGATGAGTACTACTTTAAAAAAGCACATGCTATGAGTTATGCTTTCGCAGTAGTAGTACATATAAACTTACTATGCGAACAGTTTAGTCCTTAGGCTTTCTTACAAGTTGTACATTTTTTCTTTTAACTCTCTTAATGTTAAGATTGTTTAAATTAACACACGGCCCTGCTTTTACAACTACGTTTTTTGAGTTCATTGTTGTAATTGCATAAACAAATTTTTCCATTTCTTCTTTAAGAAAAATATTAATAGGTAACATCCTATTTGACTCCCACCACCATACATCTCCTAGTTCTAAAAATTCGATCTTATCGATTTCGGATCTCAAATCTGTATAGATGTACATAGAAGTTACCCATTGGTCTTGATTAATTATAATCCCGACATACTCTGCGCCGCCGTAACTTATAACACTAATAAAAGGAAAGTTCTCTTGTATATCTTTTAATAACATTTTTTATTTAATAAATCCAATAAATACAATTACTATGTTAACTGCTAGATATTTAGTCTCAAACAGAACTGCCATCATTGCTAATGATGTTGGTTTCGCCGTGGAGTATAGACCTGTGTATAAAAGAACAATTTCCGTTTATAAAGGCATTGATAATGACCTTGAATTTCAAATATTAAATAGAGATCAAAAACCTGTAAGTCTTAGTGGATACGAAATTAAGTTTATTGCGTTCGACGAAGATAAAAATCTTATTTTAGAAAAGGACGCTGAAGTTCTTATTTCTAATAAAGGTCTTTGTAAAGTAATTGTTGGAGATAATGATTTACTAAATGTAAAACAACAGTATCTTAGTTATAACATTTATCTAGTTGACAGTAACAATGATAAAAAGTTAACATACACAGATGTACATTATGGAAATTCAGGATCGATATTTGTTAGCAGCGAAGCATTTCCTGGACCTAGAGATACATATCAAGTATCGCAATTTCAAAGAGAAACAATTAACGAACCTGAATTTATTTCAGAAACACTTGAAGCACAGCCCGGTATTAATGGAAACGAAGCACTACATACTGCTGCCATTTATTCTAGTGGTTACGCAGGAACGGTTACAGTACAAGCAACGTTACAAAATCAAATAACAGGAAATAATACAGACATTTGGACTGACATTAGTACTGTAACATTTACTGGTGCAGAAACTGAACCAGTTGCTGTAAACTTTAATGGTGTTTTTAGTTACTTGAGATTTAGAACAAGTGTAACTCCTGTTAACACAATTGAGAAAATTTTAGTTAGAAACTGATTGACATTTTAAACTAACCACGCTATAATAATAGTATGAGTGTAGTTAACGATACAGTTCTGACATACTTGCCTGCTAAAAGGAAACAAACTCCTAGTGGCTGGCTATCCTTTAATGCGCCGTGTTGCCATCATAATGGACATACGGCAGACACTCGTGGACGCGGTGGCTTAATAAGCAACCCCGATGGAGGCGTAAGTTATCATTGCTTTAACTGCGGCTTCAAAGCATCCTGGCAACCGGGCAGAAACTTTTCTCATAAACTGCGTAAGCTCTTACAGTGGACAGGAGCACCTGACGATATAATCAACAAGGTAGCACTAGAAGTAATGAGAGAAAACGAGGGTGTTGAGGCTAAAACTCGCATAGCAGAGTTGCCTACCTTCAATACTGTTCCGTTACCAGATGATGCTGTTAAAATTACAGACATTACAGATTTTAACAAGTTTAGTATGTCTGTACTTGAATATATGGCGTCACGTAATCTAAACGTAGATGATACAGACTACTACTGGTCACCTAGTTTAGGTTATCGTGATCGTCTTATTATTCCCTTCTACTTTGAAGGACGCATCGTAGGCTGGACTGCTCGAAGTGTTGTACCAGATAAAAAGCCAAAATACCTTACAGAAGTACAGCCTGGCTTTGTATACGGATTAGACGAACAAGGTTATAACAAAGTATTTGCTATTGTGTGCGAAGGACAGATTGATGCTATACATGTAGAAGGTTGTGCATTAGGCGGATCAGAAATAAGCGATCAACAAGCAATGCTGTTGAATAGATTGCAGAAGCAGATTATTGTTGTACCAGATAGAGACAAGGCTGGTAGCAAACTTGTTGAACGTGCAATTGAACTAGGATTTAGCGTTAGTATGCCAAACTGGACACAAGACATTAATGACATAGGTGATGCAGTAGATAAGTACGGTAGACTATACACATTGCATAGTATTGCAACAAGTGCAGAAGAGTCACCTCTTAAAATTAGACTAGGAGCAAAAAAATGGTTTGGTTAAAAACGATTTGGTCTTGGATACGCTGGCCATATGATAAAATTAAAGAAGAAATTAAAATAAGGAAACGATTAAAAGAACTTAGAGAAAAGGACCCTTTTATTTACAAATGAGTATCGATCCTATTAGCCCAATTAACGTAATAAGTGCTTATACTAGAGTTCAAACATCTGGACCTGTTGAAACTGTAACGCACGTTCAACATACACAAAAAGACGGCGGCTCGTCAAAAATATCCGAAGTAGTTTATACAACTTATAATGCAAAAGGAGAAGTTGTGTATCCTGTACAGCAAGGAAGTAAAGTAGATATAACTGTATGATTACATGGGGTATAAGTGCTAACAGTCATGATGCTGCTCTAGCTGTTTTTTCAGAAGACGGACTAGAGTTTGCGAGTCATAGCGAACGTTTTAGCGGTATAAAAAACGACCCCGACTTAAATAACGAGTTAATTGAATATGCAAGGAAATGGGGAGAACCAGATGAAATTATTTGGTATGAAAGACCCCTTGTCAAAACTGTTAGACAATTTAGAGCAGGGCAAGGAATACGGTTGGGTGAAAACAATATTCGTAAGTATCTTGGATCTTATGGGATACATGCTCCTATTAGGTATACTGATCATCATCTTTCCCATGCTGCTGCCGGTTATTATACTAGTCCTTTTACAGAAGCCTGCGTTATTAGTATCGACAGCATTGGAGAGTTTGATACACTTACTATCTGGCATGGTAAAGAAGGAAGACTCAAAAAGGTCTATTCCCAAAAATATCCACATTCCGTGGGACTATGGTACTCGGCAATCACGCAAAGGGTTGGATTAAAACCTCAAGAAGACGAATACATTCTTATGGGTATGGCTGCATACGGTGACCCAGATCGTTTGTACCAAGCTATGGTTGAAGATTTTGTTGACCCTTATGGACACCCTATTACTTTTAAACGCAATTTACATAGAGGGTGCTTAGACTGGCGCAAGGATTTGACCACTGAACAAGACTATTTTGACATAGCGGCAGCAGCCCAGAACCTGTATGAAAAGATTTTTCAAGGTATTTTGAATGTAGCCCGCATAATGGCGCCTAGCAAAAACCTTGTGTTAATGGGAGGATGTGCGTTAAATTGCAGTGCTAACCATTTAGCATACAAGTTTTTCGATAACGTATGGATCATGCCTAACCCGGGTGATGCAGGCAGTGCAATAGGTTGTGTACTAGCCCATAAAAAACAACACATGGAAATGGATCATGTGTACACAGGTTATAACATAGAAGGAGATTATCCTGTTGAAGAAGTACTTAACGAGTTGCTTACTACTGGTATTGTTGGCGTGGCCAACGGCAGGGCAGAGTTCGGGCCCAGAGCTTTTGGACACCGCTCCCTCCTTGCAGACCCCAGAAGGCCAGACATTAAAGATAGAGTTAACGAAATCAAACAACGACAGAAGTTTAGACCTTTTGCGCCAGCAGTATTGGAGGAACATGCGTCTACCTATTTCGACGGATATGCAAACCCCTACATGCAATACACTGCAACTTGCAAGGATCCTGGACTACCTGCAATCACGCACAGGGACGGCACCTCTCGGGTACAGACAGTTTCTTCAACGCAAAGCGTGGGCTTTAGAAAACTGCTAGAACGTTGGTACGAAGCTACAGGCTGTCCTGTGCTACTAAATACCTCACTTAACATCAAGGGTAAACCCATTGTTAACACTGTAGAAGATGCACAAGCATTTGAAAAACAATATGGAGTTAAGGTTTGGACGGCTGCTGCAAACAAGTAGAAATAACAGAACACAATCAGACTCTTGAAGTTGACAAACATAAATTTTATGTTACAATAGTTTATTGTAAAAACTGTGGTAGTGTAAAAGCAAGAACTAACGTAAGGCACACAAAAGAATGACAAGACAAAACACCGACTATGGATATGATATCCAAAAAGTATATTTAGAAATGTTTATGACAGACGCTGAGAGCTTTGTACGCTGTCAGGGTGTGTTTGATCCAAAGACATTTGACAGACGTTTGGTAGAACCAGCAAAGTTTTTAAAGGACTATGTAGAAGAACATAATGCATTGCCTACATTTGATATGATCAATGCAGCTACAGACGCACAACTAAAAGATCCAGGTGACCTACAGGAGAATCACTATGACTGGCTGCTACAGGAGTTCGAAACGTTCAGTAGACACAAGGCACTTGAGAAAGCAATACTTGACTCAGCAGACTTGCTTGAGAAAGGCGAGTACGGCCCGGTTGAGGATTTGGTTAAGCGAGCAGTACAGATTGGACTGCAAAAGGATCTAGGCACAGACTACTTTGCTGATCCGCGCAGTCGACTAGAAGCAATCAAAGACAAGAACGGACAAGTAAGCACAGGCTGGCCCGCACTAGACAAGAAACTGTTTGGCGGATTCAACAGAGGCGAGCTTAACATCTTTGCAGGTGGTTCGGGTTCGGGCAAGAGTTTGTTTATGGCTAACCTAGGTGTTAACTGGTGTCTTGCAGGCATGAACGTGATGTACTTGACATTTGAGCTTTCAGAGAATCTAGTGAGCATGCGTCTTGATGCTATGACTTCAGAGATTCCAAGTCGTGATATCTTTAAGAGTCTTGATGATGTTGAAATGAAAGTCAAGATGATTGGCAAGAAGAGTGGTGCGTTTCAAGTCAAGTACATGCCCACAGGCAAGAACGCAAACGATGTTAGAGCGTACCTCAAGGAGTATGAGATCAAGACAGGACGCAAAGTGGATGTACTGCTCATAGACTATCTAGATCTTATGCATCCAATTGGACAAAAGATTTCAGCAGAGAACTTGTTTGTTAAAGACAAGTATGTGTCAGAAGAACTACGCAACTTGGCAATGGAACTAAACTGTATCTTTGTAACAGCAAGTCAGTTGAATCGTTCTAGTGTTGAAGAGATTGAGTTTGATCACAGCCACATCTCGGGTGGTATTTCAAAGATTAACACAGCAGACAATCTAATTGGTATCTTTACTAGTAGAGCAATGCGTGAGCGTGGACGCTATCAAATACAGCTGATGAAGACACGATCAAGTTCGGGCGTAGGACAAAAAGTAGATCTAGGTTTTGATGTAGACACACTGCGCATATTTGACATTGGAGAAGATGACGAAGCTGCTACCAGCACAGGCAACACAACTGCAAGTTCAATTGTAGCAAACATCAAACGCACACAAGCACAGCCGCAGGAAGATCCAAGCGAAGGCGCAAGTGTAGGAAAGATACGAGCTGAAACAGACAGTTCAAAACTCAAAGCATTTCTTAATAACCTAGGAGAATAAATGGAAACGCAACTGGTACAGTTTGACACTAGAGATTGGAAAAAGAGTTATATACTGGACGATCCTGTTCGTCCACACATTGATCTAGAATGGAGACTTCGAGACGGCAGAGAAGTATATGCGCTGGAATGGGACGGTGTGGTAGCTGCTGTACTGTGTGTAGCATATACACAGGGCACGGCACTAACTGAAGAAGAACTTGCGCACAACACCCGGCCCGACACTGCAATGTTCTATACAGTATGGAGTTATGCGCGAGGCGCAGGACGAGACATCATATTCTCTACAGCAGAAGTTATACAGCGTGATCATCCACACATACAACGCTACTGCACACTGAGTCCCCTAACAGAAATGGCAGAACGTTTCCACACACGCAACGGAGCACAGTTGCTACGCAAGGGCAAGACCTGCCAAAACTTCGAGTACAAGTTCTAAACAAGCGCGAAGCGTTTAAGCCCAAAAAACGGCGAAGCCGCTGCGGTAAACCTACAAGCCGCGAAGCGGTAAACGCTTTTGCGCAAGAAAATCAGCGTTTAGTTGCACACGATGCCAAACAATCCTAAACCTGCTGTATGACGCTTATATTAGCGCACAGACACCTATATAATTACAGGAGTAAAGCTTGTACTCTCTGATAGTATAAGCAAACCTAGCATGCGATCTCTATCTGACTCAAAAGCTATTCTACTGGCACTGCACTGTGATGTGTGTATGCCGCGCAAGAATAACTCTACTGTAGCACAGTATGTGATTGACTCTTTTAGAGTTAGCGAGTATGGCTCAGGAGTATATATAAGTTTTATTTCGTACATAATGTCCATATTACTTATCACTGTATAGCGCACACTGTAGAGGTTCTGTAGTACACGCTATATATGAGCAAACTCAAAGTCGTCTTTTGCTTCGCAAAGCGACAACTAACACGCTCGTTGGAGAGTCTTTCCTTTCAGGAAGCGACTCTTGCACTCACGTGTGTGTTACGCAGAGCTCGCTTTGTTACACAAGAGCTCCCTACGCTTATTGTGTTGCGCGAGTATACGCTTATTGTGTAGAGGCTTTTATATACATTGTCCGAAATGGGTCTACAGGGTAAAAAAATCTGCTGCGCAAAAAATTGTGGTGGAGTACTTATAGAAGTGAGGTGGTGATTTTGCATCACACCATTTTTAAAACTGCTCATTAAGCTAAGTGCTTGTTTTTACAAGACTTTTTATATAAGCCCCGGCCCCCCTCGAGAAAAAATTTTTTTATTTTTTTATTTTGAAAAGAAAAAAGGCAAGCGTTAGAACTTGCCCCTAGTCTCTCTACTGTTTGATCGTATTAGTCTAGTCGACTGCCTGCGTATGTTTTGTCAAAGCCATACTTGCGGAACACATCTGCTGCCGCTCGTGCACCTGCTTCTAGTGTGTCTACATTCTGTGTAGGATACTTTGACGGGTTCCATATTTGGTGTGCGCCGTTGTAGCTCTTAGTAATGCCTGCTGCCTTAAGCGCACGGCCCAGCTTGGTGTTGCCTTTAATGCCGAATATGTCTACCCAAGCAAAGCCACATGCTCCCCAGCCGTTGTCCGGAAAGTATTCCTGTTCAAATGCGTCCGCGGCAGTGTAGGCTGCTTCAGTTGCTTCTGCTAGGATGTTTTGGATTTCGTTTACAGTGTAGTTCATTGCAATGCCCTCTTGCTTTGTTTAACTTACTCTTACAGTATAGCTTCAAGCCGGTACTGTGTCAACCAGTATTTGGTTCATTTGTAGACTGTGGCTGTTATAGCTTGCAACATAGATGTCGCACAATGCGTTCCACTCGTCGTAGAATGCATCTGTTGTTGGATACTCTCTGCCGCATGCCATGTAGCAGTCAGCGTCTACGAAGTTCCAATTGATGCGGCTCATGCCGTCTTCTTTGTACCAGTTCTCAGGTTTGTTAACAGCCTGGAAGAATGTTTGTGCTAGGTTCATTACCATGCCTCCCATACAGTTGGTTCTACTAGACTGTTCTGTTTGCAGTATGCATTCAGCTCGTCCAGTACATCGTTAAGGTAGTTGCCAATGCGGATCGCTTCTTTGTAGTCGCGCTCTCCGTCTTGATGTAGGTTTTCTGGCGAAAGCTTTGAGTCAATGCTCTTGCCTAAGTCGTTTACATGTGCTTGGCTTAGTGGGAAAGTGATCTCTGCAGTGTTGAAGAGTGATCTCCACACGTTCTGATCGTCGACGAATTGCTGTAGTTTACGCATAGTTTTGCCCTCTATTGCTTAACTGTTATATACAGTATACCATCACTTGCGCTCGATGTCAACCTCTTTCTGTAGGAACTGAGCAATTAATTTGCGGTCTGCTTCTGAGAAGTCTTTGGAACTAGTTCCATAAGGAGCACCGTAGTGAGTGAGCATGTTGCCCACGTGACTCATTTCGTTCAGTGTTCGCAGGCCGTTGTCCGTTACGTCTCGTAGGCCTTGGGTGCGACCGTAGTTCTCGCTCCAGTCCATCATTTGTCGGCCGATGTCTGCGAGCTTTCGTTGCTGTTCTGTTGCTTCGAAGAATTGCATGTGTTTTCCTTTATGGTATAGGTTACATTATCAAGGTTGGTTGCCGTGTATGCACGAGCATCTTCTAGCCGACTGCATATTGCAATCGTACGACCGTCGTTGTCTTCGACTATATACATATTACCAGCTCTTGCGTTCTACACGTTGAATCAATCGACCAGTACACGCATCAACAGTATCGGTAATCGAACGTGTGCCACCGTCTGTGTATACTGTGCGAACTTCAACGCCGCAGTTGCGAGTGGTGTGCTGGATGACTACAGGCTGTTGCGGATGCTGATGACCGTGTGTGGTGTGACCGTTGTTGCCACGATTGATGTCTTGGATGATCAGTGTGCCAATCACTCCAGTAAGAATGCCTTGCTCACGTTCGCCCCAAGCGTGTGCTGGTGCCGCCGCGAACAACAATACGCCGCCAATTACGGCTGCTGACATTAGATTGCTTGCTGTGTTGATTGCGAATTTTTTCATTTTCTAACCCTCGTTTCCTAACTGTTATATACAGTATACCACCAGCTAGGGGTTTTGTCAACCCCTATTTTACCCAAATGTGATTAAATTTTGTTGGCATCAACTCACAGCTGAAGTTGGTAGTGCCAAACAGCGTACTAGGATAATTGATAACTTCTACGCAGGTGTTTGTAGCATAGCTCATCTTTACGTCTGGAATCGAAAGCGCATAGTCTGCAAGAACAAACAATGCGCCGCCTACAAACAATCCAACCAATAGTGACTTAATCATGCCCAGTGCTCCTCTTCTGTGCCTTGTGCAAACTTCATCAAGTCGGCTGCTACACTTGCAGCCTCTTCGCGTGTCAAACTTATATGCTTAAAGAAGTCTTTTGGATCTGCTGTGTAGGTTGTTGTAACCTGTACACAAGTGCCGCGAGCTTCGCCGCCCCAAAAGCGTGTCAAGCTAACATCTTCTGTTGTGCTTTTTAATTCTGTTGCCATTGTAGGAGCCCTCCTAATTTCTAACTATATATACAGTATGCACTCAGTCTAGTGTTTTGTCAACCCCTAATTTGCATAAGCTGTATTCTTTTTCAAGAACCACTTCTCTACTACAGGCAAGCCGTATTCGTCTTCGTCTACACAGATCACAGCAACCGTCTTCTTGACATTTCCATAACGGTAGCCGTCTCCTACCCAAATCTTGTGTGGGAAGTCTTCGTTGAAGCCTGTGAGTGGATCGTCGTTGACGCTATACTCGAAGTAGTTGCCTACCTCTTTCTCTACGAAACAACCAATTGGTTTGACGGTGTGTGTCCAGTAAGCCATAGGTGCCCTCCTAACTGTTATCTATACTATAGCACCAATGGCTCACTGTGTCAACCTCTTTTTTTAATCTAATTCTACTTCTTCGTCTTCGAAGCGCCACTCTTCTGACAGCAGATCATACTCTGCTTCAAATTCTCGGAACTCGTCGCTCCAAGTGTCCGGATCTTCTTTTAGCATATCGTCTAGGCTTTCAAAGTAGATGTCTCCTTTCTCACTTGACCAAAAGCCTCCGAAGTCCATGCCGGGCTCGTAGTAAGAGCACTCGATCACACACGAGTCAAAGTCGGCAGCCAATTGCTCATACACACCAATGGGTGGAGCCCATGCACTGTCAAACCAACCATCGATTGATGCAGTGCCATCTCCGTGATCCGTATACTCGAGTCCTTCGTCTGAGACCTCCCACTTGGTGCCCCAGTTCTCTACTCGCCAGTTATACCAGTTGTCGCCACCTTCGCTAGGAGCCGTTGTGCCTTCTAGCTCTTTGGGCATTGGCATAATAGCATTGAGCAAGCCGAATTCACCGTTGTCGGCAGTCTGTGCTGTGTCCCACAGTTCTTTGATTGACTCAGTAGAGCCGGTGATTGAAAATGAGTTATTGCACCAATTAGGCATAGTATTCGTCCTCTCCCATAATTTCCGTATCGACAATGTCGGGATGTTCAAAGGTGTAATCGCACTCTGCGATTACTTCCTGTTCGTTTGCGTCACGCAGTATCTCCAGCGCGACTGTGATGTAAATGCGACGAGTGTTGTCTGCTCCTGCCATTAGATATACTCCGGTTCGTAACCAACTTCGCCAAAGTCTTCCCACTCCTGAGCCTCGTCTACGTCTGGCTCGTCATCTTCTAGGAAGCGATCGGAAAGTTCGTTAGCATCTAGCATGTCTGCAACATCGTCTGTTGACATATACTTGAGGCAGGCTGTTAGCAAATACTCTGCTGACACTACGCCGTTCTCTACCAATTCTAGTGCTTCGTCTCGTGCATTAAACATATCTTTGCCCTCGTTTGTTTAACTTATACATACACTATAACAAAGGATTGACGGTTTGTCAACCTCTATTTGCGAATTACTTCTACCAAACGGCGTGCTCGACCCGAGTAGGCACTAGCACTCACACCTACCATCTGGCAACCTTTGTCCAGCGCACTCTGTTCTGAAAGTGCCATTACAGTTCCTTGGAACCGACCATCGTAGTATACGAAATATTGACGAAACATATTACACCTCCCTCGGGTCTACGTGTTTCAGTTGCTCGAGCAAGAACTCTCTGTAGTCCTCGTCTTCCGGAAGATCACGCTCCCACTCTGCATAGGTCTTCCACTCTACTGGAAACTCCTTAGCGCCGATGCTATTATGCATCTCCTTGGCTGCCACGAACGCAACCGCATCTTGGATGCGATCAAGACCTGACACACAGTAGTCTGTGCCTCCCTTCATCTTCCAATATGCATTGCCGGACTTGAACTTACCGTCCTCGCAGTGTGCGCCGTAGTTTTCCAGGAACTGTGTAGTAATTACGAATTGCATGATTTGCCCTCTTGCTATTTCCTAACTGTTATATACAGTATATGATCTACTGTGGGATTTGTCAACCCCTAATTTGAAACTATTTTCCGAATACGCCCCTAGTATCTCCAATCGCACCGCACGGCCTTATTGACGTTGCCGCTCTAGCTTGACTGAAACTAACAATGGTGCTTTTAGCCGGCCGGGTCCTCTACACGGACGCATCCGGAAAATAGTCTCCTAATCTTCCATAAATTGTTTCTGTTTCTCTTCAGGTAGGAAGTTCAGCAGTGCGTAAGGTGCCTGCATTTCAATCAACTGTTCGATTGCTGTGAGGTCTCCGTTGCTGACATCCTCGCGGATCTGCTCCAGTACAGCAATGATCAAATCTTCGTTCTCATCTTCGTACATCGTATTCTCCCTTAGTCTAAATCACAGTCCCAGTAGGTGCCATCAAATGTAGCACTCAAAGAACCCAACGGATAGTCTTTGTGCTCGAAGATAATGTACGGAGCGCCTGTAAACTCACAGATCTTTTGTGTGTGGATGTTTACTTCGCTCAACGGAATGTAACGTGCTTCGCCAGTTCCGTAACCTCTGTTGTGTACCTTAATCATCTGTTTGCCCTCTTACAGTGTTTCAACTTATACTAATAATATAACACCGAACCTATAGCTTGTCAACCATTTTTTTCAAAAAAAAGCCCCCGCAGTGTGAGGGCATACACTGCGAGGGCACTATTAGAGTAGAGCGTGAGGGCGTTCGTCTACTCTACTGTAGTTGGATGAGGGCGGTCCAACCACAATGTACTGTGAGCAAGTTGAGGGCGGACCCGCTCACAGTGTCTACCAATCAGCGGAGCTAGGCTCGACGCATCACGGTATTTTCGGCAAATGCTTCCCAACGATCTGGAAAGGCAAGTGCCAAATCGGCGACTTTCAAAACTGTTCTTAGGGACAATTCACGTAGTCGCTTCTTATTAATATCGCAGAAGTCTACAATCTCTTCTTTGATCTCATCACTCAGCTTATAGCTATCTAGCATACCGTCACGAATGACCTGCTTGATTCTGAGCATCTTGTCTCGTTCTGTGTCAATGGTAAGGTCCATGTAGTGACAGCGTGACTCTAGTGCTTCCAAGTGCTCACGCATCTTACCTTTGACTTTGTCAAACTTTAGGTTCGTGATAAAGATCGCACTTGCTTCGAACTTGAACTTGTCTGGCACACCTTCGTTGCGCAACTTGAACGAATCAGTGTTCCAGTGGATCCAACGATCTTTCTTTGAATCCAGAGCAGCCTTTAGGATGTTAAGGCTTAGCTCGTCCTGGAAGATCGAGTCACAGTCGTCAAACACTACAACCTTACCTTTGTCTGCCATCTTGAAAAGCTTGCAGTACAAACCAATGGGCGACATAGCACCTTTGATAACTTCGAACTGCTTGCCTCCGCCTAACATCTGCATAGTGTTATAGCGATCAAGTACTTCTTCTACGCCGTGGCTCTTACCAACACCTGGAGGGCCACTTACGATCATTGCTTTGACATCTTGCTTCTTGACAGCCTTGGTCATTTCTTTTAGCATGTCAAAGCGAGTGCGAATTCGTTCGATGATCTCTTCATCGCTTTCTTCGCGCTGTCTATCAGCGGGGCCTTCCCCCGCGGGTACGTAACTGTCGGCGCTTACAACCTTGATCTTGATATTACGATCCGGGAAGCCTGCTACTGCTGATCCATCAACAGTTACGTACCCGCCATTCTTACCCATTCTAAACTCTTCTACTAGAGGAAACGTTTGACCTGCTACTGAAGTGTCGTTGCCTCGAATTTTATATGTGCCTTCTACGATAGTGATATTCATCTAGTTGCCCTCTGTGTTTTCTATCTAACTGTGTACAGTATACAGCCTTTGTTGCCTTTGTCAACCACTTTTTTAAAATAAACTTACAATAAAAACGAACAGTGCAAGAGTCAGTACCACTCGAAGTGTGTTCCACCATAGTCCGAACACAATGCCAACACTCTGGTTGCAGTTAGGACAGCGTGAGCTTGTCCAAGGTTTCGACATGTTACATTCTGGACACATCATTGTCCTGTTCCTCTTTGTTTGGTGCCCGCGGCCAGACTCGAACTGGCACGCCATAAGCGAGGGATTTTAAGTCCCTTGTGTCTACCTATTCCACCACGCGGGCTAATTGGCCTGCCCTGTAGGATTCGAACCTACGACCCACAGCTTAGAAGGCTGTTGCTCTATCCAGCTGAGCTAAGGGCAGTTACTTGGTGGGCCCTGCGAGACTCGAACTCGCAACCTACGGATTATGAGTCCGGTGCTCTAACCGATTGAGCTAAAGGCCCTATTCATTTATACAAGTTCCTCTTTGAACATTTCGTATTGGCGCTCAAGCTCTGCTTCCCATGCTTCGCGGCGCTCTTCGTATTTTGCAAGGATGCGCTCAACAGTCTCGTCTAGCGCCGGGTGCATAGTGAGTGTTTGGATTGTTTCCAAGTCCTCAATCATTTCTAGCAGTTCGTTCATTGTTCCCTCTTTGCTAACTTATATAAACAGTATGCACTCAAAAGCGCATACTGTCAACATCTTTTTTCCTATGCAGGCAATTTATTTTCTAGCATGTCAAACACAGGATAGCCGTTAGCATCGTTGCCTACGCCATAGCGGTCGTGTACGATCCAACCGTTTGCTGTGTGCAAGTAGAAGTACTCGCAGCCTGCGCCTTCGTAGTAGTCTACAAACTCCTGCACAGTGTCAAAGTCTTTTGCGTCTACATTAGACTCGCCTCTGTCGCGTCCGTAAAACACAATCACATCTTCTTGCGGCGTGTTAAAACTGTGCGACTTGTCTGTTGGAAATACGTTTGGAGCGATAAACGACTGGTCGCCTAGCTCTACCATCTGTGCAATCTTACGTGCCTCCTGGTAGTGCTCTTGCAGCATCTTGCCAGTGTAGGCAGGGTAGCCATCGTAGTGGCTGTATTTTGCGCGAACTTTGCCTTCTGGTGTTTTGTAACCGATTGCTGAACGTGTACCCATTTTGTAAGCCCTCTTGCTTTTGTTACGTTATGTATATACTATAGCACCACTATGCTACAGTGTCAACCTCTTTTTTCATTTTTTCTTCTGCTTCGTCAAGCTGTGTAGCAAGCGAGCGCAGGTTGCGCATAGCCCAGTCAGCCATAAACTCGTCGTCTGCTGCTTGTGCAGCGTCAAGGTTGCGGATCTCGCGGCGCATCATATCTGCAATAGCTTGGTAACAGCCTAGCTTGTAAGCAGTGTTGTACAAATAATCTGTCATTGTGTAGCCCTCTTTGTTAACTTATACATACACTATAGCACCGAAGTGCTACAGTGTCAACCTCTTTTTTACGGAGCGTACCAACGCATAGCTAATTCATTTGCAATGTCGCTGTCACTACGCTCAGGTTCTGTGCGCAGTATATCGAACACCATATCGCGGTACTCACCGTCAGAGTAGAGATTCTCTGCCATCTTGACGATGCGTTCCAGTCTTTCGCGGTCTACTTGCATTGGATTGCCCTCCATTTGTTATACTACTAATATAGCACTCCTCTACAGAATTGTCAACCCCTAAATAATCTTTTTTGAGGATTTCTAGCTGCTCGAGTGCGTTCGGGTATCGTTGGAGTAGATCCATCTTACATGCTCCAGTAGGTTTCGCTTGCAGGTGACATATAGGCAGGAGTGTTAACAGGTTCGTAATACTCCTTGCCACCAAAGCCTTCTAGTACTTTACGCAGTACTTTCTTTTCAATCATGCTGTGGAAGTAGCTGGCCTCTGCAATCGAATAGCGATACAGTGCATAGTTGGGATCGGTTGGCAACAAGCCTTCTGCCTTGCAGATGCGTGTGAGTGCTGCTTTCGCTGCGGCCATAGTCTTATACGACTGGCGATGATCCGGACGGGCTACACCATTGCGGTCCGGCTTGCCAATAATGTAGGTTGTGCTGTTCTCGTAAATGTAATACATAAGATGCCCTCTTACATTGTTAACGTGTACATACACTATAGCATATGTACACGCAGTTGTCAACTACTTTTTTACGTTAATTGTGCATGTATGCTTTCACGTACTACAGTGTCTAGTGTGCTGTCTAGTGCAGCGTTTGCAAGTGCTTGTACACTGTCGTATTTTGTGTAGTTGCTAAACAAAAAGTTAATGCTGTCTATGCTGTCTGTAATTGCGTAGTCGTTGTTTTCTACTACGCTGTCGTGCGCACAATTTGCAATGCTGTTTGCAAAATTTTCAATTGCAGCAATAACTGCGTTTTCGTACTGTGTGTTTTGCATAAACTGCCCTCCGTTATGCTTTAGTGTATGTGTACATAGTAGCACACATACACACAGTTGTCAAGTGTTTTTTAAGCGTACTATGCAGCAAACGCACTAGTATACTTTGCATAGTTGTTGCGTAGTGCTGCATACTGCGGATAAGCTGCGTCTGCTTGTTGCTGTAGCTTAAACAATAGTTTGCTGTTAGCACTAGTACACGCATAGTTGGGATAGCTTTTAGCTAAATGCGTAAACTGTTTAGCACTAACACTTGTTAGCGTTACTGTACTTGCATGCACTAAGTAGTCGCTAGCTATGCTTGCATTAGCAAACAAATACATAGTTACGTTTAGCATGTTGTTAGCACGTACACTTTTAACAAGTGCTAAACGCTGTGTGTTTTTATAGTTTACTACTACTACGCTGTTACGCTTAATGTTGTTTTGCATGTTGCGGCCCTCGCATTTGCTGTTACGTTATACAAACAATATAACACAAGTTACAAAAAAAGCAAGCACTACGTAGTATAGTGCTTGCAATACTTTAGTATATTACAACTGTGCTAAAGCGTCCTCTATAATATTATGCGCACAAGCGTCTGTAGCAAAGCCCTCCTCTTCAGCAAAATCTATGCTGCTGCTGCACATAATAGTGTCTGTAAGCACATTAATGTTGTGTGTTAAAAACACTTGTACAAGTGCGTCTGCTGTTTGTACGTCTGTAGCAACAACTACATTGTTTACTGTTACAACAATTGCAGCGTTTTGTGCGTTTAAAAATACGTAGTTTGTGTTTTGCATAATGTGCTCCTCTGCATGTATGCTTGTTAACTTATACAAACAATATACTACAAGTTTATGCATTTGTAAAGCAAAAAGTTTTGTTTAAAAACAAGCACTTATAATTTTTCTGCTAAGTGCTTGTTTTTATTGAGTTTTATTTTGCGCAATGCACTATGCGCAAATAACGTGCATCCGGATGCACATTGTAAAACATAGGCTTTGTTGCATGCACTTTTGTAACGTTAAGCGCAGAGGAAATTTGTTGCACAACTGCAGGCGTTAAGTTTTTTGTTAGGAAGCACAAGTTACGTAATGCAGGATTAGCACATTTGTCGGTATAACTTTGCGAGGAATACATAACATTGTTTTGCTTTAGGATGTTGCGTACAATACTACGTGCAGTTTTTGTATTTGTGTTTTGCATAAAAAGCCCTCTCTATGCTGTGTTAGTGTGTGTACACTATAGCATAGCATACACACGTTGTCAACCTCTTTTTATCCTATTTGTTCGTATTGTTCTTCTGTTACCCAAAAGCTAAAGTTGCCATCTGCTTCTTCTGCTCTGTGTACATCTACTGTAAAGCCGTACACACGTCTGTCACTACTATTGCCGCAAATAAAGCCGTACTCTTCATCGTTTAGTGTATGCGTAACTTGTACGTTGTCTCGCCACACATCTCCGTCTCCGTATGCAGCCCACATGTCTGTGTCGTATCCGTATTCTTCAAACTCTGCACGCCACTCCGCGTCATCTTCTACTAGTGTTACACGCACTGCACTGTCTAGTGTTTTAATTACAGTTGCTTGCATATGTTTGCCCTCCTATATGCGTTATGCTAACAATATAACACAGTTGCACCAAAATGCAAGTGCAACTGTGTATAGTTTGCCTATACTGTAGTATAGCAGCCCTTATAGCAGCGGGGCCTGCGTATTAGTAGCCCCAGTTGTTGTCTACTAAGTCGTGCGTTTCAATGCGCATGTTCTCGCCCATTATCCAAAACGCTTCGCCGTACTCCGCTATGTCTTCTTTGCTCATTTGCGCAGCACGTTCCTGTGCTTCTTCCCAGCTTGCAAAAACGCTTGCGTTTTCCCATGCGTACTCGTCGTCGCCAGTGCCTTGTAGTTGTAGTATGTGTACTTGCATAGTTTGCCCTCTAATGCATTTAATGTGTACAAGTACTATAGCATGTGCTACAGTACTTGTCAAGTGTTTTGTTTCTAGTAACTGTTAAACACACGCCATGCTAAACAGTTTGCAATGTCAAGTTTTTGCAGTTTGTTTTGCTGTACAAGTGCAAAGTACTCGTTTAGCGCATCTTCAAACTGCTCGCATATGCACTCCCTGTACTCTGTGTCATAACTGCAAATAGCAGCACCCGCATCTTCTAGCGTAAACGTATAGCAGTCCTCGCCATCATACTCACTGTTGCACTTGTTTAATAGCATTACGTAGTTGTCCGCTACTTCCGCACAGTCTTGCATACGTGCAAAGTTGCCCTCCTCACGTAGTGTTTCACTGTTTAGCTGTGTAAGTGCGTTTAGTGTGTCTGCTAAAAACTCAAGCACAAAGCACTGTTCATCCATAGTAAAACGTGTCTCATCCGCACACTCATTTGTTAAGTGCTCGTAGTAGTCCGCTACTGTAGTGCTGTAGTTAATTGTTTGCATAAAGCCCTCACTTTTGTTGCAATGTTTAGTATGCGTATACTATAACACAGTACACGCACACTGTCAAGTGTTTTTTTAAACTTTTTATACTGCGTCTTCTTCTACAGCAGCATACAAGTCCTCTGCAAATTCTGCTACAGCATCCACCCTGTAGTCTAAACGCAGTGCTTCTGCTAGTGCAATTGCTTCAAATACTGCATCCGCTAACCTGCGCTTCTGCTGTGTTGTCCATTCGTTTGTGTTCGTTTGCATAGTGTGCCCTCTATGTTTTTAACTATACACACAGTATAGCCTCAACACACACGCCTGTCAACCGTTTTTTTGTTCTCGTGTTCGCGTGTTCTTTTCATCAGCTGCCCCAGTATGCAAACTCCGTGTCCACCAGTTCAATTCTCTCATCGTAGTCCAAGCTTGTTTCAAACGGCACATAACCAACATCTCCCACACGGCCAGCACCAGGCATTGTGTCCACATCTATGTCAACGGTGTAGCCTGTATACATCAACACCCCTCGAGGAGTTTCAATACGACCTTTGGCAGTAACGACCCCTTCTATGTAGTAGTCACGACCACCGCGGAAGTCATACGCTCTGATACGGTCGCCTACCTGTGCAAGATTCTGATATTTCAACATGTGATTTCCCTCTGTGTGTTACCCTAACTGTCTTTATAGTATATGATCAAAACCACAACCTGTCAACCATTTTTTTAAAAGAAACCAAAAGACGCCAGAACTTGAACACCCTACACTAAGCGATTGATTTGTATAGTAGTAGTGTAGTGTATAGTAGTGTAGTAATATCAATGACTTATAGTGTAGTGTTGAACTACTATAGTAGTGTAGTAGTCTAAGTCATTGATATCTATAGTGTTAGTAGTGTAGTAGTAGAGTCTATGCGTAGTAGTAGTGTAGGGGCCCCTGCGGGGCTGGTTGAGGTTCTCTATATAAGTCATTGATCTTTGGGCAGAATCAGTCCCATCCTGGTAAAATGGCGTCTTAGACCGCTTACACACGCATAGCAGCGGGGCCTATTGTGGTAGTTCATGGTTTTTCTTCACTTTTTTCAAGAATTTATATAGGATTTCTAAACCGTTGGCTGAGGACGATGGAGGCATAGTTCAAATACTTTTTCATATTTCTCTACTATATTCTCTATACACATCAACGGGTTACTACACAGTGTTCAACCTGCCTCTATAGCTATACTACTACTATAAGACTCAGGTTGGTTTGAGCTTTCTTCCTTTATACGTGCATTAGCAGCGGGGCCTCTACTACTCGCCACGTGTAACACATTCACTTAGTGCTAATAACAGTAGTGTAGTGTCTCTACTATTAAGCGCATCACTTGGTATGTGCATTTCGTACTGTGAGATTTCGTCATGAGTAACTCTAGGTGTGATGTCATAGTCACCGCCTGTAAGAGCGTGTACAAAGCATTCTTCTCGCCATGTGAGTTCTCTGTGTAGTAGTAGTTTCATACTAGTATTTACACGTACAGCGGGGTCTTTTGTTTTGGGCTAAAGCCTTTCAGGCGTCTTGGAATACAGCTTCGTCAATGTCCCACACATCATCAAAATCTACCACTAGTTCAATAGCAAGGTTAACATCTACTACTGTAAGACGACGATTGTTTAAATCTCTCTGATGTATCACAGCAAAGCCAGTTAGAGGTTCTGATCTTGGTGCAGCTTCGCCTGGTTCTGGTATGCGACCATCTTCAGTTAACTGTATGCGTGTTGAGTAGAGACATGCGTATGATTGCCCTGAGGTGATGGTTTCGGGTGTGTATTTGTTGACTGTTTCTAGTTTGCCCACAGTGGGTTCGCTTTTCATATTCATACTCATACTTAGTATAAATATTTGTACACGTTTCAAAAACTGATCAAGGAGAACTCCCATGACATTACGCAATATCAGCCTAAATCTAGAACTAGGCCAAACCATTCTTGTAGGCAAGAATCGAGAGCCCGCAGAAATAACCAAAATAGAATTTCACGAGCGTTCAGGGGAGATCAATATCAATACCACAAGGGGTCCGAGAAAGGCACTCACATTCTGTCTCAGTTCGGATGATGATCACCAGTTGGAAAATCCTGCGGATCGCTATCGCTGAGACTAAATAACTGTATGAGAGTAGAAGAAGTATTCACAAGCGAACAAGATCTAGAGGATTGGCAAGCTAGCCGCAGCCTTTGCACATCATCAAAGCCGGACTCGGCGCTGGGTGCCAGCGCACTCGCATCATGCAAATCGCAAGGCTATCGTCGACGTGACGGAAACAAAAGTCACAAACTGGGCAAAAAACGTGTCAAAGTAGGTGGTAAGAAAATCAAGGGAAAGAAGTATGGCGGACCACTTCCCGATTGGAGTTAATGACTGGGCTGACACTGCACTTATTGCAACACCCCGACTGGACGGCAGTGAGTTTGCGAGAACATGTGTATACGTATTCGAACACGCACCAAATGTCACCCAAGGACTCATAGTAAACGCACCATTGCCTAATGCTACACTGCACGAAGGCTTTCCAGGAGAGTTTGTTGATCTACTGGAGAATCGATCGGTCTATCGCGGAGGTCCAACAAATCCTAGAGCAGCATTTCTACTGCACTCATCAGAATGGTCAAGCGCAAACACACGCCGAGTTGGCGAACACTATTCGATAACTTCGGATCGTTGGATGTTGGAACGCATGGCCACACAAGTAGAACCTGTGTATTGGAAAATGATCATAGGTTGTGCAACTTGGCGCCCAGGACAACTTGAACAAGAAATAGACATGGGACTTTGGTTGCCCACAGCTGCCACAGACAGTATAGTGTTTGAAACCAACAGTCTCAGTCAATGGAGCGCAGCAGTACAAACTCACAGCTCAAGAGTGTTTGACAATTATCTAGCCTAAACATAAATACTTGTTACAACAGGAGATTACAATGTGGAAGCAACTTGCACTTGGTCTGGTGTTGCTCAGCATTGTTGCGCCCGCCTCAGCCCAAGAAGAACCACAACCCCAACAGCCCTTGACTGGTCCTAGATTGTTTTATGTACAACAGCAGTGTGACAGTGTTCAACAACTGATGACTAACATTGCAAAGTACACAGAAAATCCTTTGTTCGAAAGCACAGTAATAAGTCAGCATGTGAGTGGAGAATGGTTTCAAGGACGTGGTATGATGTTTGTTAATCCGGACACAGGCACTTTTAGTTTTGTTGTGCTATACCCAGACGGAACAGCATGCATGCAAGCAGTAGGAAATCGTTTTGAACCCTACTCAGGTCCAATGCTGTGGGAGCCGGAAAGATGACAGGCAGCTGGTATGTGTTTGTACTGCTCATAGGTTTGTATGCAGACGGAACACAAGACACTTATCTTTACACTGAACCCTCACACGAAAGTTTAGAAACTTGTCAGTCGTGGGTACAATCTAATGCAAGTGGAATTCGTCGTGACATGATGGTGCAATTTGGCGGAAAGTCCATTGACCGTGTGTACTGCATGAGAGAAGACAAACTCAAACGTTTCTTGTTGCTCAATGACGGAGCGCAAGAAACATGATCAAATGGATGTTGGTTTATATAATAGTGAGTGGAAACGAACCGCTAGCAATCAATGCTATGGGTCCTGGAGTTACCTTTGTAGATATGTACGAATGCTTTTCTGCACGAGAAGCTCTTTCATTACAAGTCGGACGAGGCGACGGATACTTCCACACCAATCAACAGGCCGTTTGCATACCAGTCGATTCGATTGATTTATAAATAATAGTATAAAGCGCAAGAGGATCACAATGGCAGACACACTTGTACTCAATGCAGACGGACAGCCTGTATCACTACTACCACCCTCCACTATTCAGTGGAAAGAAGCAATCACATATCTTTGGCTAGAGAAAGTACACGTACTAGAATGGTACGATGATTGGATAGTACGAAGTAGCAGTTGGGAGACACGGGTTCCCGCAGTAATTATGTTGAAAGACATGTACAAGCGGCGACGGAATCCACGTTTTTCCAAATACAACGTCCACCTAAGAGATATGTTCGTCTGCCAATACTGCAACTCTAAATTTTCCCAAAAAGAACTAACACTTGATCATGTACACCCTATTTCAAAGGGAGGAAAAACTGCATGGGAAAATATTGTCAGTGCTTGTAACCCTTGTAACTCACGAAAAGGTAACAAAACAAACATAAGACCAAAAATGATGCCTTATCGTCCAACCTATTACGAATTAGCAAATAATCGTAAGCAGATTGAATTTGAGATAAGACATCCTAGTTGGAGTACATGGCTTACTTGAGCCATGCAATTTTTTTACCTTCTTTGACTCTGCGTTCTTGTTCTTCAACTGAACCCGGGTAACGCCAAGCCCATATAGCAACTAATACCATAAACCCGCCGCTCCATGCTACAGCCTTGATGTTGCCTGTAGAGAACCAAAGAAATGCTAAACTGCTACTCATTACTAACAGCATTAGGTATTTTCCTTTGGTAGGAAATACTTTTTTGTGTGTCCAGTTTGTAAGGAACTCTCCAAACCAAGGATGGTTGTACAACCATGCGTGTAGTCTCGGAGAACTCTTTGCAAATGCCCAAGCAGCAATAACAAGGAAAATACTAAAAGGTATGCCAGGCACTACGAATCCTACGTAAGCCATCCCTACACAAAATAAACCGAGTGCAATGTAAGCGTATTTTTTAATTTGCATTAAAGACCTTTCTTAGTGCGACAACTAGGTCGCTCATCATCGCATCAGTATGTAACGGAGTAGGCGCGATGCGAAGACGCTCTTCTCCAACCGCAACTGTCGGATAGTTGATCGGTTGTATGTATATACCATAGTCGTTAAGCAACGAGTCACTCATGGCTTTACAACGTACAGCATCACGCACCATAACAGGAACAATATGGGTACATGCATCTGCATGTATTTCGATATCAGCTTCTTTTAACATACGTGTTAGTGTAGCTGCTCTTTCTTGGTGTTGTTCTCTTAGTTCGTTATGGTCTCGTAAATATTTAATTGATGCTAGGGCGCCAGCACAAATCACAGGACTCATACTGGTAGTAAAAATAAATCCACTTGCTATACTGCGAATTGCGTCTACGACGGTCCCGTTACTTGCAATATAACCGCCCTGAACACCAAAGGCCTTACCTAATGTACCATTAACTATATCAACTCTTGATTGAATACCTAGATGTTCTAGATACCCTGCTCCACCTGTTCCATACAACCCTACAGCGTGGACTTCGTCAATATAGGTTATAGCACCATAAGCGTCTGCTAGATCGCAGATCGAAGAAATTGGACTCACATCGCCATCCATACTATATACGGACTCGAATACAATGCAGGGGACTTGATTCCTGGCGGCAACCTGTACCAATTTCTCCTCTAAATCGCTCATATCATTGTGCTGCCAAATTAACTTGTCAGCACCACTGTGCCGGATACCCTGTATGAGGCTTGCGTGATTTTTTGAATCACTCAAGAACACAATGTTGGGAATGATCTTGCTTAAAGCGATTAGTGACCACTCATTGGCAACATACGCTGACGAGTATAAAAGCGCACCATCCTTGCTATGCAAAGACGCTAGTTCTCTTTCCAACGCTACATGATAATGTGATGTGCCGCCAATGTTTCTAGTTCCACCTGACCCACTTCCTGTTTGGTCAAGTGCAGTGTGCATAGCATCAATAACAACTTTGTTTTGACCCATGCCGAGATAGTCATTTGAACACCAATTAGTAATATTTTTAATAGCATACGGACCATACCATATACTTTTTGGAAAATCTCCTCTTTCTCGAAGTATATCGTTAAACACTCGATATTTGCCTTCTTGTTTTAGAGTTTCTATTACTTGTTCAAAAGGTTCTTTATCTATCATAATCCTATTTAACTAAATACGTAACAATGGAGTTTAACATATGAGTGCAAGAGACCTATTAAGAGCTGTTCTAGATATACTTGATGCTGAAGATGAGCAAAAGGTAAAGGCAGATGTCCATATACATCAAAATGACGAACCAAACGATAGATTCCGTCAAATCTTAGCAATGCTAGATGCAAATAGTTTTGGCGAGTATTCAAACACACCAAATGAGGTTGTTGCTCCAGTTGACGCAGTTACAACACTTGCAGGCGGCGGAGTAAACGGTCCTAAGGACCCTGCAGATATTAGAATTAAAGACCCGAGAGGATATGAATAATGAAATGTAATAACACAAATTGTAAATGTGAAAATTGCAACTGCGGTTCAAACTGCAAGTGCTAAGGAATAGACAATGGCAGCCAACGGTATATCAACAATCCCAACTAAAGATGCAAGACAACTTGCTAAACTCGATCTTGCTGCGGCAAAACGCAAAGGCAGAGTTATTACTGAAGGTGGCGGCACTTGGAGTGACAATGGAATTGATGATGATACTGCTATTGCATATCGTCCAAACAATACATATGATATAACAAGTTTACCGGATATCTATAATGTAAATGTTCCAGGTGCAGATGACAATCCAAACACAGGCGGACTACTACCTAAGCGTCCTTGGATTGCAGTTGGTGCTATTGCAGAGCCTACAAGTATTGAAGAATCAGTTGACGGTGGAAGTATTGCTGACCTACAGATTTGGTATGACGGTGCTGACCTAAGTACCTATATACCTAATGCTACAGACGAAGGACAGATTACACAATGGACTGATAAATCAAACTTTGCCCACAATGCCAATCCTAATGGCGGCAGTGCCAAACCTAGTTACGAAAATACAGTACTGCAAAATGGCTACGGCTATTTAGAGTTTGACGGCAACGACAATCTAAGCATCAATCCATTTACAGCAATAACAAGTGCTGACGCATTTACAATCTTTATTGTAGGCGCTCTTGTAACAACCACAGGAACACAATACTTTGGATCAACTAACGAAGGCGGGTTAAGCATTTACTCTAATGGTACTAACTTTGCAGCAAACGTATCAGGTGGCACTGCTACAGGTACGACACCGATTGATACTAACTGGCACATCCATACTCTAGTATACGACGGTGCTAATACTAGTTTAACTTATAGATTAGATAAAACGCAAGAAGCAACAGCAGTAGCAGGCGGATCAACTCAAGCAACAGCAGACACTTATTATATTGGTGCAAGAGATCCAAGCACAAGCAACTTAACAGGATTTGTAGGTGAAGTTATCATGTTTAGTAGGGTACTTGGTGCAACAGAATATGCTAACGTTGAAAACTATCTATCAAACAAATGGGGGCTATAACCTTTGGCAAGTAATCGTAATTATATAGATTGGCACAGTGCTGTTGCATTAGGCAAAAGCAAAGGTAATTCAGTACGCAACATCTTTGGTTACAATGCTTCTATAGGCACAACCTTTATCCCAGCCTGGGAGAACGCAACAGCCTACACCTATCCCACAGCCGCTGAAACAATGACGCTACGCTGGAACACAGCAGACGCAGGCTACACCGTCCTCATCAAAGGGTTGGATGAGAACTATGATGAGATACAAGAAACTATCACACTAACAGCAACTCCTGTGACACAGACAACAACTAATCAATACTTGAGAATAAATGACTTGGTTACGATTGCTACACCAGGAGGAGCGTTTGGTGATCCAAACAATGACATTACATTAACCAACGCAGGCAACACTGTTACCTATGCTAAAATGTTAGCAGGCACAGGCAAGAATCAAGCAAGTATCTACACCGTGCCAAGAGGCTATCAGTTTGCTCTGCTTCGTATATCAGCGTTCTGTGCCAGCGCCTCACTCAACAATAGAACACTGGCCTTCCGCAATGTTGCTAGACTAAAGACTGGTGTTGTCCTTCGTGTTGCTCAAACAGAGTTCCTTGAGCAGATGATCATTGACAGACAGTTACCGTTTGTATATGATGAATGCACAGACATTGAGTTCCAACTAAAAGGATCAGCAGGCACACAGTTTATTGGTGTGTTTTGTGAAGGCATCCTACACGAAAAAGACAATCAAACCCAACTTAACAATCTCGGCCCTTAAAAGATTAACCCCCCGCCTAGTAGAACTAAACGAGGGGCTGCTTGTTGTAAATTATTATAATAAAGGGCTATGCCCTAAAAAGGTAATAGTTATTATTGTACTTTTATTTATTAGTTTTGCCGTTTACAAAATCGTAAAACTTCTCAGCTGCTTCCATTACAGCATCAACGCCTGGTACTTCTGGCATTGACACTTTAGTTACAACTTCGTCACCTTCCTTAGTAACAGCAGTTTCAAACGCACCTAGTTTGGCGTGGTAATCTTGCCATACATTGTTTTGTGCCATTTCTAGCACCTTGGTGCGGATTTCGTATCCATTTTTATTTGTTGTGACTTTTGGCATTGCTTGCTTGAACATATCTGCAATCTCTTGTGTTTGTTTCAAGATAGTTTCGCCGTACTTTGTTTCTACGCTCATAATATTCTCCTTCTGTGTATGTGTGTAGTTGGCTACATTATTAATGTAACGTATTATTTAGTGTTTGTCAACCACTAACATAATCTTTTTTTGGTCTATACCAAACTTTTTGATGATGCAGTTTTGCTCGAAGTTCTTGTATCTCACGTTTGCTCGCATCATCTGCATTTGTTTGAAATAGGAATAGAGCTGACTCAATCAGCTCTAAGTCTCTTACGTTTAGATTAAATTTTGTATTAGGTTTTGCCATAGCAATACTTATAATACACCTGCGTAATGTAATCCGTTTACGAGAAGTAATGCTGCAAGGATACTGAATACGCCTAACATTGTTAGTGTGCCTCTGATAAAATTAGACATTGTCTTGGTCCTGTCTTAACATAATACGCTTTGCTTCTTCCATATAACCTAAACGAGCAAGTTCAGCAGCCGCTCTTGCACGACCAGCATTTTCGCCTATTGCAATCATACCTACAAAGATACCTATTGCAACTGAACTAATCCATTTGAAGATGTACGGAAGAGGATTTTTAAAAGTTGGTTGTCTATATGCTACAGCCATTATACCCACCCCCTTAGATTAACATTTGCTTCAGCAGCATCTTTAAGATGTCTAAAGTCGTGAGCAATACTCCAAATCTCTCCACGAGCAATACCAATGTCTTTTAGTTCGCGATCGTTTAGAGCTGAAAGTTCTTTGATTGTTTGACGAGCAAGTTTTGCACGTCTTAGATTTTCTTGCAAGTCTTTGAACCACTCTGCAAGTGAGTGTAAGCCGATTTTGTCAGCCGTCATTATTAGTGTAGTCATGCTACATTCTCCTGTTTCTATATGTGTATGTGTAATGTAGGTGTTACGACCCCGGTCTCTCCCGGCGCTACCTTTTTAAGGCATAGGAAATGCCCTTCGTCATTTTTATAGAGCTGAAGACGCTCTTGGAGATTTGAAATAGTGCAGGATCACTGTCCTATTTCGAAAGTATTTATACTAAAGTAGCATTGCAATGCACAAAAATCAACCATTTTAGTCAACTAATTTGTGCATTGCCGTTATGCATTTATTGTATATCTACTTTTTTACCCGATAATAAACATTCAAGAGCATAGCTCTTGTCGTTGCGGTATTCTGTTTCTGCCCACTTGCGTAGTTCAGATACTGTTTCTTTTTTTGATCGTGGAATATTGACCGCAGTCATCATTACACGACCTATTAGGTTTGCTAAATTAGTCATTGTTTTCTCCGTAATGTAATGATGCTTTGTGACGCGAGCGCGAGTTGTGCTACCAACTACTCAGGTCGAGAACTTATCTTGCCGAGAGTATTTAGTTCTTGACAACTACTAATTTATAAATTATTATGTAAATAACAATGCCGAGCAGACGTCGAGCTCGGTCTTAATAGTGAGCGACGGGGTAAAGCCGTCAAGCGAGGAGATAAAAAATGGACGCTTTTACACTATGGAGTCTTGTTGGCTTCTTACTGGCCGCCTATGCGGTTATAGCAAACGATTCAGTACAAACTCTCGGTACTTGGATTGCATCAAACAATGAGAGATTCAACTATAAAATACTTTGGGCCGCAGCTAGTGCGGTTTTATTATGGGCATTGTGGTATGGCTACTTTGTCTATGGTGACATTTCTTACGGACGGTTAAATCGTATTCCGTTTGTAGAAGTGCAATGGTATCACGCAATGGCACCACTTATACTTGTTATACTTACAAGGGTAGGTGTGCCGGTATCGACATCGTTCCTAGTGCTTAGTGCTTTTGCAAGTACCTTTGTGCTGGAAAAGATGTTGATGAAATCTATCATGGGTTACGGCATTGCGGCATTATTTGCTTACGGAGTATGGTACTTTGTTAGCAAATGGCTAGACGAAGCAAAGCCTGTAAAGGAAGAACATAAATCGTATTGGCGAATAGCACAATGGGTAGCAACTGCCGGACTATGGTGGACTTGGTTGAGTCACGATATGGCAAACATTGCAGTGTTCCTTCCAAGAGAACTTAGCATAGACTTGATGCTGTTTATTAGTGTCGTGTTTGTGGCAGGTTTGTTCTTTATGTTTAGAGAGAACGGTGGCAAGATACAAAAGATTGTTCTTGAAAAACACAACACTCGTTATGTAAGAAGTGCTACACTGATTGACTTGTTCTATTGGTTAACACTTTATTTCTTCAAAGAACTAAACGACATTCCAATGAGTACAACTTGGGTGTTCGTAGGTTTACTTGCAGGACGCGAACTTGCTATTGCACAGTTCTCAGGCAAGAAGAAAACAAAAGCAGTGTTTCCGCTAGTAGCAAAAGACTTTGGTAAAATGATGGTAGGCTTGGGTGCATCAGTTGCACTGGTTCTAGCAATACATTGGATTATTGTTCCTAACGGACTTTAATAAGCTAAAGGGGCAACGACGAGCCCCTTTTTTCTTGACTTTTAAACTAAAGTATGTTTTAATATAAACACTTGATATCTGACAGAGAGGAAACCAATTGAAAATGAAGATTATCGCGGGCAATGCTAACCCGAAATTAGCAGAGAGTATTGCAGAACACACTTTTGCATCTCTAGTTCCGGCAAAAGTAAGTACATTTGCTGACGGCGAAACTAGTGTTGAGTTTTTAGAAAACATCCGCGGCGAAGATGTTTTTATTATACAGCCAACGGCTACTCCTGTTAATGATAGTCTAATGGAACTAATGATTATGATCGACGCTGCTAAACGCAGCAGTGCAAGTCGTATTACAGCAGTAATCCCATACTTTGGATATGCACGACAAGACCGCAAAAGTGCAAGTCGTACACCTATTACAGCAAAGTTGGTTGCTAACTTAATCACAACAGCAGGCGCTGATAGGATTCTTACAATGGATCTACACGCAGGTCAGATACAAGGTTTCTTTGACATACCAGTAGACGATTTAACAAGTCGTGTGGTGTTTGCAAAAGACATCAAGCGATCAATTGGTATTCTTGACGATCCAGATATCAATCAACAAAGTACAGTATTTGTATCACCCGATGCAGGTGGCGCAGTACGTGCTAGAAAGTTTGCAGATATGTTCAACGGAGACATTGCTATCGTAGATAAAATGCGTCCTGAAGCAGGTAAATCAGAAGTAATGAATCTTATCGGAGATGTCAAAGGAAAACATGCAATTCTAGTTGATGATATTGTTGACTCTGGAGGTACACTATGTAAGGCAGCACAAGCAATTATGGATGCAGGTGCTCTTAGTGTTCGTGCTTATATTACACACGGTGTATTGTCAGGAGAAGCATGTCAAAAAGTAGAAAAAAGTGTTCTTGACGAACTTGTAGTAACAGACAGTATTGCCGATCGTTGTCCTAAGAATTGCAAGAAGACAAGACAAGTTAGTATTGCTCCTTTAGTTGGAGAAGCAATACGAAGAATTACAAACGAAGAATCTGTTAGCAGTTTGTTTGTATAAATAAAAATCTAAAACACAGTCAGACACAGGAGAAATTTATGATTGAAGGATTTAAGTTACCTCAGGTAACATTTAAAACACGAGTACGTGACGATAGTATCGAAGGTCCAAATCCTTTCCGTTGGGAAGACAAGACTACTGATGATTACTTTAAAGGTAAAAGAGTTGTATTGTTTAGCTTGCCAGGTGCATTTACGCCTACTTGTTCAACTTATCAACTTCCAGGCTTTGAAGAAAATTATAATAAGATTAAAGGCTTTAATATTGACGAAGTTTACTGCATGAGTGTTAACGATGCGTTTGTTATGAATGCATGGGCTAAAGCACAGTGTATCGAACGTGTTAAAGTTATTCCAGACGGTTCGGGAAACATGACTCGTTACTTGGGCATGTTGATCGGTAAGAACCATTTAGGGTTTGGAAATCGAAGTTGGCGCTTTATGGCTATCATCAACGACGGTGTTGTGGAGAAGTGGTGGCAGGAACCTGGCATCAACAACGACGGACTAGATGAAGATCCCTATATCGAATCAACTCCAGAAAATTGTATCGCTTATCTTGATAAAGAAGAAGTAATGATAGATTAAGAAGTAGATACTACCGGGTTGTGCCGTAACACACACGCAGGAGGCCACGGTTAGCCTCCTATTTTTTTATCCCACCTTTGGTTTTTCTACACTAAATACATGTAAGGAAATTAAACCATGAGAAAACGTACAAGAAGTATTTTAGAAGAACTAAACAGTCTGAACAAAGCTCGCGACAACGATTTATTAATCGAAGCAACAGCTAATAATATTATTGAGAGTGCAATAAATCTACTCAATCGTATCAATGATGTTTATGATGATACAACTGCTCTTGAACTCGAAAGAAGATTTATTAATTCAATTAAAAACGGCGACCCTAAAAAATTCCGCCGTTCGATGCAAAAAGTAATAGAGAGTAAGAAAAATGATTCTTAAAGAAGGTGGAAATGTTTTTAAGGACAAAGATGCAAATCCTTTAACTACTCGCATTGCTACTCCAAAGGTAAGACCTACGGTCGCTGCGATTGAAAAGATTATAGGTTTAGAATTTGTTGACGATGACATGCTAGGTACAACAGGCAAGAAGGTAGATCCAGACGGATCATTTGAACTAAACTCGTCCGGCGACTTAGATTTAAACACTGATCTAAACAAAATAAGTAAAGACGAGTTGATTGCAAAACTTACTGCATGGTGCAAAAAACAAGGCATCCCAGATAACGAAATAATGAATGTAGGTCGTAAGTTTAAAGGGGGCTGGATACATAGTGCCGGTGATCAAGTACACTTCCGCATGCCTATTGTTGGCTATGACGGTTACGTACAAGTAGACTTTATGCTTACAGATGATCCTGATTACCAACGTGGTGCAAAGCGTGGAGGTACAAAAAACTATAGTGGCGCAGACAGAGCAGTATTGCTTTCTAGTTTAGCAAGAGGTAGAGGATATAAAATGAGTCCTAAGTTTGGACTTGTTGATCCTAATAATGGTGATGCTGTAGTTACCAAAGACTGGAATGAAATTGCTAAAATTTTATTAGGCGATCCAAATGCAAAAGAATCAGATACGCACACAGTAGAAAGTATGATTGCAATACTTAGGAAAGATCCTAACTTCAAAGAATTAATCCAACCTTGGTTAGACACTATGGAAAAAGAAGGCAAAGGCCTACCTAATGAAAGTTTAGCAGACAAACACTTAAACAGAATTAAAGAACTTACACAAAGGATAGTACAATGAAAATTAATGAAGTAATCGTTGAAGCATCAATGGAGATCGATCCAAAACATCGTCCGTTTATCCAAATGGCACACAAAATTCGTTCAGCATTAGAACCTAAGAGTGGCATTAAATGGGATGACGAAGAGTTTAATAAAGCAGCCGAACTTACAACCCAGCTTGTGAGACTAGGTGCAAACTTTGGACCTAAAAGTCCTGCAGAAGCACTTAAAAATGCAGGTTATGACGTAGAAGAATTTAAAGCACTGATTGGCAAAGTACAAAATGCTGAAGTAGGCGCTGGCGTAGCAGATCCTGAACCAGAAGATGACGATGACGATATGGATAGAGCACCAAGCGATGACGATATTGCACGTCAAGCAGACATGAGAGCAAGACGCAACTAATATGGACTTTATTAGATCTATTGTTAACGATGAGGATTTAATTACTGATCACGATATGGATCAGTTCTTAGAAGAGCTAGAGTCAGTTGACATTGATCAACTAGACGAAGCAGCTCTTGACAGGGTAATTAAACGTGTTGAAGCAAGAGATCTAGCACTTTATAGATTACTTACTGGCAGCAAAGACCTAATGCTAATTAAAAAGTTTCTAGATCTAGCACAAGAAGGCAAAAGTATTCCTAGTTCTATGGTTAAAGCATATCAGCCTGTTATAGAATTAATTGACGATATAGTTACAGCAGGACCTGGGTTTGTACAACTTTTAAAGGCTTTAAGAAAAAGAGCCAAAAAATAATCTATTAGAAAGTTTTTTTATATTTTTATATAAATAATAGTATAACAGTTTACAGAGTAGTAAACTTAGTCATTAGAGAAACAGGAGAAAGAAAATGGCAGACTTATATGCAACAATCGGACAAAACCACCTAGCTCGCGCAGGTTCTGGCTTAGGTCCACGTACACAAATCGTAGCTACAGACGCAGTTGTAGCTGACGAAGCAGCTCTACAAGCACTTGTAACAGCAGCCGGCGCAGGCGGTTGGACAATCGCAGGTATTGCAGGCGCAATCGGCGGAGTAATGCACGTTGCTCTACAAGGCGGTGACGATGCAGACGGCGAAACAATCGGTCAAGCTGTATCACTAGTAGCAGACTTTACTGAGTAATAATTCCTAACTACCTTAGGGACCGTGATACGGAAGGTGTCACACAGAAGCGTCACTTTTTAAGTGACGCTTTTTTTATCTCTGTAAATACAGTATGAATTATAAATTTTATTCTTTAGTAGATATAACAGAAACAAATGCTAGAAGAGAAGACGATAGCAAGCTATACCGTCAGCATCAAAATTATATGAGTTTTTTACAAACTTTAAGTTTAAGATATAATCCAATAATTCCTAAACCTCCGCAAAAGAAATCTATACACATTGATAATTTAGAGTTTGGATCGTCATTTACTGGAGAACAAAATGTATGGATTGTCGATTTTGAAATAGAAAGAGAGATAGCTGTACCATTAGCAACATTAGAAAAAGATTTTGATTTTGTTCCTATAATAGTAGGCTTAGAAGAGACGGCAACATTTAAAAATAATACATTTTTATCAACCAATAGCAAACATAAAAACATATTTTTAAAAGAAATCGAATAAATAATACTATAACAACATTTATTAAGGCATACAAAAAACCACACAAAAGGCCAACTACGAGTTTACTTTATCAATTGGAGATTATTGTATGTCGACATTACCGTCAACAGCGTTAGAAAAAGAAAGTTTAGAAGCACACGTAGATCTATGCGCTCTTCGTTATGAGCAGCTTGATCGTCGTTTAACCGGACTTGAAGAAAAAGTTGATAAACTCCATACAGACGTAGTTGATGGCCAGAAATCAATGACAAAGGTTTTGATCGGTTCCGCAGGAACTATTGTAGCAGGCTTGTTATCGACCATTATTGTAATTTTAATGAACTTATAAATCACTCGCGATAAATAACTATATGTTACTACGTGAGTTTTTTAATGACCTTTTAATCGAAAAACAAACCTGGGCTCGTTCAGGTAAAAAAGTCGTACGGAAGTACAGATGTTCTAGCGGTATTAGAAAAAATAGAATAGTTTCTAATATTGGACAATGTTTTGCTGCACCAGATATAAAAAAGAGAGTTCAATTTAAAAGAACAAGAGCTCGTCTAGGTGCAAAAATGGCAAGAAAAGCAAAAAGAACTAAAAGAGTAAATCCAGCAAGTAGAAGAGTACAATCACTTAATCGTATCAGTAGTAAAAAAGGAATGAGAAGATGAGAGCGTCTGAATTTGAGATAGAAGAAGGCGCACAAAGTATTTATGGACGTAAGGGAAACACTAACGTTCGAAAGTATCGTTGTAATAGCGGACCGCGAAAAGGACGTATTGTTGCTAAAGCAAGTACCTGTACTGCTCCTTTAAGTGCAAAGAAAAGAAAAGCGTTTCAACAAACAAAAGCAAGGAAACGCAGTGCAATTAAAATAAAAACAAAACGCACAAAGTCAAATAATCCAGCGTCACGTAGACTAGGAAAAATTAATACTGGTTCTAGAATTAGAAAAAGATCGAGCAAGGCGAAAAGAATATGAAGATTAATGAGATAGTAAAACCTAATCCAAATGCTATACAGCAAACAGGTAAAGTAAAACGTGTGTCCGGAGCCGAAATTGAAATAGAAGATCCTAAGAAACCAGGTGTAACTACTAAAGTTGATCTTAAAAAAGCAAACGTAAGTACTGATGATAAAGGAAATACTAACGTAGACCTAACTGCTAAGACACCCGCAGGACCAAATAAAATTAAACCAAATTCTAATATTACATTAACAATGCCAAAGAAATGAAGCTTAACGAATTAATAACAAGTTTTGAAATTGCAACTTCAAACGAAGAAAAAGACCTGCTAGAAAGAATGCAAGGAGTAGCACCATACGACAATTTTACTGAAAGAGATCAAACCACATTAGACAACCTAATACGGAAAAGTTTAGTAAGTAAAGTACAACGCAATCATCAAACTTGGGTAGTTAAGAATGAAAGATATTGTTAAAGTATTAGAAGATATAATCAACCAAAATGTAAACGAAATTGATTTTCCTTATGTTAAGGGAAATAGTATTCGCATCAAAAATATGGTTATACGTAAATCACGTAATGGTTATCTAGTTTATGATACAAAAGAAAATAAGCAAGTAGCAAAAACTTTTTGCAAATCAAGTGCAGTTGCTATTGCAAAAAGTATGGCTAAAGGATTTGATGTAATAGATCAAGTTATGATTTGGGATCAAATAATTGAAAAGAATTATAACGATAGTATCTTTTATAAAAATACAATGAAGAAAACCAAAGACGAATTTAAAAAAGATATAATTGAAGTTAGATTCGAAGACGCTAAGTATCGGACTGAATATGCTAAACAAAATCTAGATACAATAATCTTTTCGTAATAATGATAAATAACTTAAAGCATAACCGTTAAGGGAAGAGATAAATGAACATTAGAGAGATATCAAAACCGATTACAGCTAAGGCACTTAACGAAAGCCTAGCTAAAAAGTTTGGTTCTAGAATTAACCTAGACAAGTTTACGTTTGAGCAATTAGAAGATGCTCGCAATAAACTACGTACAAAACTATCGCAAGTAGAAACAAATGAGAGTTTTAGTTCAGTGCATTCTGAAAAGTATAACAAAGATAAATTGTTCTTAGATGTTCTAAATGCCGCTATTATTGAGCGTGAGGAAGAACGTGTAAGTGTTCGTGAAGGCAAAGAAGACGAAGCAGAATTAGTTATGGCAGCTAAAGACATGGTTGACCGTGTTACTGGTTGGATGGAAGACACAGCAGAAATGCAGTCCGATTCTATGTTAGAACTAGCAGATGCTATCCGCGATGAGATGGGCTCAGAGCAGTCAGAAGCATTTGTTAATACTATTAAACCAGCATTGGATAGTATGTATGCTGCAATGGAAAGCACACGAGCAACACTTACAAACGGAGTAGGGATGCTAACTGGGGAAGGCGACGGCATGGAAGAGCCAATGGGCGATGACGACATGGGGATGGAGCCTACCGTTGACGCAGAAGATGATGCAGCAATGGATATGGATGTAGACGCCGGGGATGACTTTGGTGCAGATGATGCAGCAGCAGGCGGCGAAGAAGAAGCTGGTCGCGAAAAGCGTGAGTCAATCGAACGCAGTTCAAAAAAAAAGTAAGTGAGGCAGTAGAAGAAACTGCCTTACTTCTTCAAATTTTAAAAACTCTTCCTAAAAAAACAAAAGTCTCTTGGGATAAGCTAAATTCTTATATGAAGAAGGCTGGAGTCCCTCAGTTTGATTACGACAGTTTCAAAGTGTCTTACGATTCTAGTATTGATTTACAGAATCTAGTTCAGTTTGATCCTGACGGCGTTACTGTAGGAATAGAATCAAAAGACAAAGTAGATTCTCCTAATCCAAGTAAAAAAGATACAGTCGGTGACATGGCAAAACGTGCTACTGATCTATCTGATTTATAATTTTTTCTTGACAAATACAGAAAAGTCTGCTAACATATAATAAATTATAGGAGTTTTTATGACTAATCGATCTCAAGAAACAATTGAAAAAGAAATTAAAGAATTATTAGAAACACATGTTGCACCGTCAGTGGCAGCACATGGTGGCGAAGTTAACTTCCACAGTTACTCAGATGGTGTTGTAATGCTAGAAATGAGCGGCGCCTGTTCTGGATGTGCTGGCAGTACCATGACGTTGAAAATGGGAGTAGAGAATTTACTAACCCAAATGATTCCCGAAGTACAAGTAGTAGAAGGTTTTGACGATCCATTTAGTTCTGTAAATCCTTTTTATACACAACCATTCCATGACTGGGATATGATTGACACTTACGAGGAAGCAGATTTTGACTCTGATAACTCCTAAATTTAAATACGAAAAACTTACTAGAGTAGAAGTTGAAGGCAAGCGTAGATACGCTGCTCCCGGCGGCGCTCCTGTTGCTAGTGTAACAACTATCCTTGACGCTACTAAAGATAAATCACATCTTATTGCCTGGAAGAAACGTGTAGGCGAAAAGAAAGCACAAGAAATTGTAACTGAAGCTGCTGGTGTAGGTACCCGTATGCACAAGTATCTAGAAGACTACATTGAAACAGGTGAATGGCCAGAACCAGGCAGCAACCCTTATGCTCAACAAGCACATATGATGGCTACACAAATTAAAGAGCAAGCCATGGTAGATGTTGATGAAATTTGGGGGAGCGAAGTACCTTTGTATGTTCCTAACATTTATGCAGGTACTACTGACTTAGTTGGTACCTACAAAGGTCAACCCTGTATTATGGATTTCAAGCAAACTAATAAGCCTAAAAAAGAAGAATGGGTTTATGATTATTTCCTACAATTAACAGCATATGCAATAGCACACAACGAAGTACACGGCACAAACATCCGCGAAGGACATGTGTTTATGTGTAGTCGTGCAGGAGAATATCAACAGTTTGATATTTGGCCTGATGAGTTTGCTGATTGGGAAAACGAATGGTGGGAACGTGTCTACAACTATTACGAGAACTACGCATAAATACTATAAATTAAATGCGTAGGAGAATGACGTGGCAGTCGTATCGATATCAAGAATACAAATCCGAAGAGGTAAAGAACAGTCAGGAAGTGGCTTGCCCCAATTAGCTTCAGGTGAGCTAGGATGGGCAATTGACACACAGAACTTGTACATAGGTAATGGTAGTGTATCAGAAGGTGCACCGGCAGTAGGTAACACAAAGATTTTAACAGAAAACGATAACCTATTTGATTTACCTAACATTTATACTTATAGAACCGGCTCAAGTATTGCAGGCACAGTAACTCGTAATTTACAAGACAGACTAGATGACAGAGTAAGTGTAAGAGCGTTCGGTGTAGTAGGAGACGGGGTTACAGACGACACTGTAGCATTACAGACTGCCATTTATCAGCTTTTCCTTAATACTACAGTACAAGATCGTGCTATACTTTACATAGAGCCTGGTGAATACCTTATAACAGGAACAATATACCTTCCGAAAAATACAAGAATTGTAGGAGCAGGCATAGATAAAACTGTTATTAAGATACAAGGAACTACGATAGGATTTATTACAGTTAGTGATTTATCAACAGCCGAAGTACCTGTTTGGACTACAACAGTTTCAACATCAAACCAACCAAGTAATATTTACATGAGTGGAATGACTATTGAAAATATCGAAACAGAAAACGATAGACCAATGATACATCTTTGGAACTGTAAAGACAGTGTATTTGATTCTATTAAATTTAGTGGAAATTATAATACTGATAAATTATTTTCAAACGTTGACGGATTCAATGATCCAATTGTATCAGAAGTATTCGGAATACAAATATCAAGCGATAGTAGAGTAGTTTACACATCATCTAACACTATTTCAAACTGTGTATTTGAAAATCTTTTTGCTGGTGTTTATAGTGATGCATTTACACTGAACAATTTAATAGAATCAAATAATTTTGAAAACTGCATTTACGGAATAGGTTTTGGATTAAACGTTCCTTCTTACGAAGCATCTAACCCTTATCCTAACAATAACACTATACTCGATAACAAGTTTGATGAAATTTATGCTAATGGATTAGCAGTGCTCTATGGTGTTGACAACATTTCAAAACACAATAAGTTTTATAATGTAGGAAATAGATATGCAGGTCCAGCAGCATGGACAGCAGTTAATACTCCAGACTTCTTTTCTAATATTAGATTTGACTATACTGGAAACTTTTCGGTTGACGATTGGATAGAAAGACAGTATATTTTAAGTACAGGTAGAAGCAGAGATAACCTAGAACAAGTAAGTTTAACTAGCACAGTGTTTATTCCTAGTATCGAAGGTCCGGTTATGTACAAAGAAGGATTTACGAACTCACTAACTATACAGGATACAACATCGCCAGTTAACATTCTTAGATTTGCTGCTGATACTGATAAGACATATGAGATCGAATATTCTTATAAGTCGCAAACAAGAACGTTTTACAGATTTGGTAAATTAACAATTAGTATACAACCGACAACACAACAAGTGAATATTATCGATGACTATGACATTACTGGCGATTCAAACTATGCTGAAAATATTGTATGGGCATCTAGTTTTGCAAATAATGACACTGTTGTTATATCTAGTACCAATCCGGGAGACACAGGAACACTCATGTTTACATCTAATGTTAAATCATAAGAGGAAACATGCGTAACTGTTCTTACGAAGAGAGACTCAAAAATTGGCATGACTTTAGAGAATCGTTAGAACATTCTAGCGATCCTATTTTTGATGTCTTTAATTTTTACAAAGAAATTCCAAGAGTTTTGATACAAACAGATCCGTACGATAGAGAAACTTGGCCGGATCCTTGGGAATTAATCAACGAAAATATCTATTGTGATTTTTGTATATTGTTAGGAATGTGTTATTCTTTGCAATTAACTGATCGCTTTTCTGGTCAAGATTTTGAAATATATATTACACAGGATAGAGAAAAATCACAAACAAATTACTTGCTGTTCGTTAACGAATGGTGTTTAGGCTACGACATAGATAAACCTATTTTTCGAAAAGACTTACCTAATTCTGTAACAGTCGAAAAAGCTTATACTATGAATAGCCTTCAATAAATATTCTATTACTGATAAGAAGAGAAATAAGGAAAAGATAATGATTCAAGTCACCAAAAGAAACGGGTCTAAGGAAGCCTTAGATATTGATAAACTGCACAAAGTAGTGTTTTATGCATGTGAAGGTATTACCGGTGTATCACCTAGCGAAGTAGAAATCAAAAGTCAGATCCAGTTTTACAATGGTATGACAACTAAAGAAATTCAAGAAACACTTATTAAAGCAGCAAGTGATCTAATTACTGAAGAGACTCCAAATTATCAGTATGTAGGCGGTAGGCTAATCAATTACGGTTTAAGAAAGGAAGTTTATGGTGACTATCATCCTTTAACTGTTAGAGAATTAGTAGAACGAAACACCGAAGCTGGGTTTTATGATCCAGAACTAATTAATTGTTACGACGACGAAGAGTGGGAAAGAATTAATAGTTTTGTAAAACATGAAAGAGATGAGAATCTTACTTATGTTGCTATGGAACAATTACGTGGCAAGTATCTTGTACAGAACAGAGTTACTGGTGAGATTTTTGAAACACCGCAAATGTGTTATGTTCTTATTGCCGCTACATTATTTTCCGAGTACCCAAAAGAAGAAAGACTACGCTGGGTAAAGGAATACTACGATGCAATATCTTTACATGACATTAGCTTACCTACTCCTGTTATGGCTGGTGTACGAACACCGCAAAGACAGTTTAGTTCTTGTGTTCTTATTGAGTCTGACGACAGCCTTGACAGCATTAACGCTACTAGCTCATCTATAGTAAAATATGTAAGTCAGAAAGCCGGTATTGGTATTGGCGGAGGAAATATCCGTGCTATCGGATCTCCAATCCGCAAGGGCGATGCATATCACACAGGCATTATTCCGTTCTACAAAATGTTCCAAGCTGCTACTAAATCTTGTTCTCAAGGTGGTGTACGCGGCGGTGCTGCAACAATCTACTATCCGATTTGGCACTTAGAAGCAGAAGAAATGCTAGTGCTAAAGAACAACAAAGGCACAGAAGAGAATCGTGTTCGTCATATGGACTACGGTGTGCAGTTTAATAAATTGATGTACGAGCGTCTAATTACAGGCGGAGATATAACTCTTTTCTCGCCTAGTGATGTGCCAGGACTTTACGATGCGTTTTATGCAGATCAAGACAAGTTTAAAGAACTATACGAAACAGCAGAACGCAATACACGACTACGTAAAAAAACTGTAAAAGCACTAGAGTTATTTTCTAGCTTTATGGAAGAACGTAAGAACACAGGACGCATCTACCTACAGAACGTAGACAATGCAAACGATCACGGTGCATTCCTTCCAGAAGTTGCTCCAATTCGTCAGTCTAATCTTTGTGCAGAAATCGATTTGCCAACTAAACCATTAAAGGATATTAACGATCCCGAAGGCGAGATTAGTTTATGTACTCTAAGCGCAATCAATTGGGGCAATGTAAGAACTCCTGCAGATTTTGAAAGAATCTGCATGTTAGCAGTAAGAGGACTTGATGCTCTACTAAGTTATCAAAATTATCCAATCTTAGCAGCGCAATTGTCTACAGAAAAACGCCGTCCTATTGGTGTTGGTATTATTAACTTTGCTTACTGGATGGCAAAACATGGCCTTTCTTATCAAAATATTGATGCTGACGGACTTGCTATTGTTGACGAATATGCAGAAGCGTGGAGCTACTATCTAATCAAAGCAAGTGCCGACCTAGCAGCAGAGCAAGGTGCTATTCCAGGTCTTATGGAAACAAAATACGGACACGGCATTACACCTAACCAAACATACAAAAAGGACTTAGACGAATTAGTTCCACATCAAGAGCGTATGGACTGGAAAGGTTTGCGTGAGCAATTAAAGACTACAGGTATCCGTAACTCAACACTAATGGCACTTATGCCAAGCGAAACTTCAGCACAGATTGCTAACGCAACAAATGGTATTGAGCCACCTCGTGCTTATATCAGCGTAAAACAATCAAAGCACGGTGTTCTAAAACAAGTAGTTCCAGAATATCGTAGATTAAAAAACAAATATGATTTGCTTTGGGACCAGCGTAGTCCAGAAGGCTATATCAAAATTATGGCAGTGTTACAAAAGTATATCGATCAAGGTATAAGTGTAAACACAAGTTACAATCCTCAGTTCTTTGATGACGAAAAGATTCCGATGAGCGTAATGATGCAACACCTTGTGATGTTTTATAAATACGGTGGTAAGCAGTTGTACTATTTCAATACCTATGACGGTCAAGGCGAGTTAGATGTAAGCAAGATGGTCGGCGAAGACAAAGAACCTCTTGAAGAGTTACCTCCAATAGACGACGAAGCTTGCGAAAGTTGCACAATATAAAGTTGACACACTCGAAAGAGTGTGTTATACTCATCTAAGTAATATAATAGAGGATTATAAATGACAAGCGTTTTTGACATTAACAACCGTGCCGATCATACATCTGTAAAGGCTTTTCTTGATCCAACCGGTGGACCAACTATTCAGCGTTATGATACGTTGAAATATAAACAGTTTGATGGGCTAACTGACAAACAATTAGGATTCTTTTGGCGTCCTGAAGAAGTAGATATCTATCAAGATGCAAAAGACTTTAAGAGTCTAACAGAGCACGAGCGTCATATTTTTACAAGTAATCTAAAGCGTCAAATTCTGCTTGATAGTGTACAAGGCCGTGCTCCAGTAGAAGCATTTGCACCTATTGTAAGTTTGCCAGAAATTGAAAACTGGATTCAAACTTGGACGTTCTCTGAAACAATCCATAGTCGTAGTTATACACACATCATTAGAAATGTGTATAGCAATCCTAGCAAAGTGTTTGACGAATTAATGGACATTGCAGAAATTATTGATTGTGCAGAAGACATTTCAAAATATTACGATGAGCTAATTGAATTGTCTGCGTGGTATAATTTACTAGGAGAAGGCAAACACCAAATCAATGGTGAGAAAAACGTAACTGTTGATTTGTACGAGCTTAAGAAAAAATTATGGTTAACTCTTATGAGTGTTAATATTCTTGAAGGTGTCCGTTTCTATGTGAGTTTTGCTTGCTCGTGGGCATTCGCAGAACTTAAAAAGATGGAAGGTAATGCTAAGATTATTAAACTTATTGCCCGTGACGAAAACTTGCATCTAGCAAGTACACAAATGCTATTAAAAATTCTTAAAAAAGACGATCCAGACTTTGCTAAGATTGCAGAAGAAACAGAAGCAGAATGTATTCAAATGTTTGTTGATGCAGTTGATCAAGAAAAAGTTTGGGCAGACTATTTGTTTAAAGACGGATCAATGATCGGTCTTAATACACAACTATTGAGCGATTACATTGAATGGATTGCAACTCGTCGTATGACAAATGTAAATTTAAAGAGTCCTTACAATGTAAAAAATAATCCTTTGCCTTGGACACAGAAATGGATTAGTGGAGCAGACGTTCAAGTTGCTCCGCAAGAAACTGAAATAAGTAGTTATGTAATTGGCGGCACTAAACAAGATGTGTCTGAAGATACATTCAAAGGATTCAGTTTATGATTATTAACTTTTTAAAAAAGTTGTTTGGCATGTCTCAGGATGTGCCAAATGGCGTATTACACAGAGCACACACAACAAAATATGAGGATTTATGCCAATGATTACAATTTATGGAAAGCCTATGTGTCCTTTTTGCGATCGAGCAAAGGCACTCTGCGAACAAAGAGGTTTTAACTTCGAATACAAAACATTAGACGTTGACTATACAAAGGAAGAGCTATTAGAAACATTCCCGGGTGCAAGATCTGTACCGCAGATTGTTGTTAATGGATTGAAAGTAGGCGGCTATGAGCAGTTTACATCATACTTAGAAGATACTGGTTATACTGGAACAGGACATACACTATAATGTTGATTGAAACCCCATACAAAGCACAAGACGTAGTTACATTAAAAACTACAGCAGGAGAAGAAGTAATTGGTCGGTTTGTAAAAGAAGATGACAAAGCAATTACTCTTAAGAAACCAATGGCACTTATGATGAGTCAACAAGGTGTCGGACTAGGACCGTTTGCTGTAACTGTACATCCTGATAGTGAAATTCCAATAAATAAAAGTGCAGTCCTTTTTGTGCATAAAACAGACAGTGAGATGGCAAAGCAGTATATGTCAAGCACAACAGGGATACAGATGACTATGTAAGGAATATAAATGAGCTACAGTATAAGCGGTATACCAACACTTGAATACGCAACACCTAATGAATTTGAAAAGTATGTATCATCACCAGTACCACTTATAACTGAACAAGATGTTATAGACGGCGACCCTGTTCCTGTAGTTTATTATCCTTTTGATATTTTAAATCAGTCATCTAAATTATTTGTCCTTAAAATTAATATAGTAAAATCTTATACAACAGATAGATTTGCACTACGAGTATATCCTCTAAATTCAGCTGGAACGTCATTTGTAAAACAATATTACTACCTAGCTTTAGAAAATGCAGGCGAATATTCTATGGTATTGTCGGGCGCAGAATTATTAACAGGAAGACTCCGTGCAGAGATACTTGAATTTCCAGACAATGCAACAAGAGATCTAATATTAAGTAATCCTGATGGATACAAACAATCGTTTGGTGATATACGAGTTACAGGTACTTACGGATCTGTTACTATTGATGTTTCAGATATTGACAATATCGAAGCAACTTCGATTGTAGAAAACGAAACATACTTTTATAATTTAGATGTTGAAACTCTTGATTTTCCAGAAGTGCAAGACACTATTGATATAAATGGTGTTACAATATTAGAAGGACTAGGAAATTCAGTACAAGTTAATATACCAACTGCTGAAACATTAAGTAGATATACAACAACAATAAATGTTACAAATGCAGTTGACTTTGCCGAAACTGGAGCTCTTAAAATAGAATATCCTGATGGATATTATTATAAACCTATTAGAGCAACTTTAAATCTTGATACTTTTTTCCAAAATGTCAATTTTAATAACGGAGCACCGTCTTCAGAATATAATGATGATGTTGATTTATTGTTTAATCAAGAAGACAATTTTATTAGAGTTACACCTGTATTGTTTTATAACGAGCGAACCGCAGATGCTGCAAAAGATGCAGGGAATCTTTCAGGCAAGCAAGATAATTTTTCAGTTTACAGAAAACTTGAAGCCAAGAGATTCTTATTTGAAGTAACTGATGTGTTAGCTGCTCAACAGCAACTAGTTAGTTTAGAAAGTAGTACTAATATAATTTCAGAAGCACGTAATGACAGACGTAGCGGCGGTAAGTCACAAGTTACATTTACACTTACTTCGCAAGGATTTCCAGACGGAACAGTACAACCGTATACTTTTAGCGGCATTGCTTCAAATTTAATAGAGTTTGATGTAGACGATTTTCAGCTTTATAGTAACACTGCAACTATTACAGCTTCAATTATCGATGATATAACAGTAGATAGTACGTTAACAGTTCAAGCAGGCACCTTGTCAACTACTGTGTTTGTTTTAGAAAGTGACAACTATAGAAGACCGTCAAGGATTGATCCAAACGAACCTGACCCAAATCCTGACAGTGTTGCATCGCCTATTGGTTATGGCATAACTACAGACTTACCTTTAAGTGTAAGTTCTGCGATAGGTACAACTAATCTTTCGTCATACGGCATCGGAGCCGCAGCATTAACGTCACAGACTCAAAACATTGCATATGATTACAGTGAGCATTTCAATAGAGCAATCGAGGCATTAGACACTATTGCTATAAACCAATCTAAGATTGCAGGACATACTGGGCAGATGGCAGAAAGCCTAAATAGCATGGACGAAACACTTAAAGTAATCAAGGGCGATATTAAACTAATAAGAGAAAATATTGCAAGACTTCGAGACCTTGGCGACGGTGAACGAGACGGTGCCGGAATACGCATGACTGACAAATATAGAGATGTTGAAAGTGCAATTTTGTGGCAGTTATATATCGAACAAGGCGGAATACTCAATACAAACATTAGCGATGATTATTTACAAAAAGTAATTGATAATGATAATGTTGATATAGATCCTGCAATACAATCACAGATTAGAGCTAGAAGTTTGAATAGAATAAATGCTTATCTAACTTCCTTAAGAAGGAACTTAGGTGACGGCTACGGTGACAACTAAGGAGAAAATATGCCTAGAGCAATTCGTGTTGGTGATTTAGATAGTGATCAGTCTCATGGACTACACGGGCCTGATCCAGGACCAAACGCAATGATTGAAAACGATGCAACTGTTTGGATTGACGGAGCATCAGGTGCAGTTGCCGCAGTGCAAGTAGATGCAGTAACTGGATTTACAGGACTTCAGGGACCTGACCCAGCAGCCGTTACTGCTTTGATTACACAAGAAAGACTTGCTGGTCAACAAGTAGAACAAAACGAATATATAGAAAACCAAGGATACAGTTATACTCCCGGAGGAACACCAAGTACAACAGGAGGTTCTGGATCATCTACTGCTCCTCCTATAGGAGAAATTGCTGCTCCACCGAATGGAGGTACAGGAGCAGGTCCGGACTTTAATAACTATCCTGTGAACGAAAGCAACGAACTTTTAAACTGGGGAGTTCCAAGTGACAGGACTAGAGTTGATCCTGCTATTAAAACTATTGCAGATAGAATGGCTCGCAGTCTAGGAACTACAATTACAGTAAATAGCGGATATAGAGATAGAAACTACAATGCTAGTGTAGGTGGCGCCTCTTCAAGCAAACATATGTACGGAAAAGCAATGGATTTAGCGTATATCGGTTCAAATACTGCTGATAGACAACGTATGTTAGTTGCTGCAATCGAAAGCGGTGCTCAAGGTATAGGACTGTATAATAGTTTTATGCACATAGATCTTGGACCAAAGCGTACATGGAATGTTCCTCATCCTAGTTGGGCAACATCAACAATGGCAAGTGCAGGTTATAGAACTTAAAGGTTGACAGCCTCTTTACTATATGTTATTATACTAACACAATAGGCAACAAGAGGCTCAAATGAAGAATAAAGTTATTTTAACAGATTGCGATGGTGTACTTTTAGATTGGGAGTACGCCTTTGATCAGTGGATGAAACGCCATGGTTACACAATTAAAGTAACTGGTGATTATAAAATGGATATCAAGTACGGATTAGAAAAAAACGAAACAATGCGTTTAGTACGTATGTTTAATGAGAGTGCTTGGATCCGCAAACTACCTCCACTACGTGATGCAATGCATTATGTTAAAAAGTTACATACCGAACACGGTTATATTTTCCATGCTATTACAAGCCTAAGCAACGATCAGTATGCACAGCATTTGCGTACTAAAAACTTAAGAGAAATGTTTGGCGATACCGTGTTTGAAAAATATGTTTATTTAGATACTGGAGCCGACAAAGACGAAGTTTTGTTAGAGTATAAAGGTACCGGATGCTATTGGGTTGAAGATAAACCGCAAAACGTAGATACTGGTATTGAGTTAGGCCTTAACGGTATTCTAATTAATCATGACCATAACCAAGATTATACAGGAAATGCAATCTGTGTTTGGAATTGGAAAAAGATTTACGAAATTATTACAAAACAAGTTGACTAATGCACAAATATAGTGTATAAATAATACTGTTAGCGTTGAAGCAACGTAGACACATTCTGGACCCGGGGGCGGTACCCGGCGACTCCACCAAAAGCATATCCCGCTAGGCAGATAGCCTAGGTCAATATATAATATATGGGTATGCTTTTGATGGGGTCGAAATAGGATCGACAGGTGTGAAAGTGAAGTGGAGTTAACCGTGTTGGCCTACGTTATTCAGCCAAATTCAATAATTGCAAACAGCAATTTTAAACCTGAAGTTTTTGCTAACTTTGACGAGGTAGCAATCGCAGCCTAAACATCTGCACCTTCGCGGTTATGGAGAGCCCCGGGCAACAGAATGCTCTCCACTTTTTATTGAGAGGGCACCCAGGTGAAGGGATGGATAGTTTTACAAAAGAAACAACCTACAACTAATTACGAAAACAAAAGACTTATTGAAGAAGGTAATGGCAACTTTGAATTGGTAATGCATCCTGATTTAGATATATGTGTTTCTCGAGATGATAGACGTAGTATAAGATATAAAAATAAAATTGTAAGTTTACCTGATGTTGTTATTCCTAGAACAGGCAGCGGCACAGGATATTTTGGTCTTAGTGTTTTAAGACATTTAGAAAAGTTGAATGTTCCGTTACTTAATAATGCACATGCTATTGAAGTAACCAAAGACAAACTCTGGGCAACCCAAGTGTTTGCCGAAAAAGGATTACCTGCGCCTAAAACAGTACTAGTAAAAGATCCAGTGAATCCAAAACTAATCGCAAGCGAGTTAGGATTTCCTTGTGTAGTTAAAATTTTTGCAGGTTCGTATGGTAAAGGTGTTTATCTAGTACACAACAAACAAGAACTACAAGACTTTATAGAGTTTGCACACGGTATCAAAAGCGACGAAGCAATTATTGTACAAGAATACATTGATAGTAAGCCTGGCGAAGATATTAGAGTATATGTAGTTGGCGATAAAGTTTTAGGTGCTATGAAACGCAGTAGCAAAGACGGAAGTTTTAAAGCAAATATTACTAGGGGAGGAGTAGGAGAAAATTTTCCTATGAACGAACGCATAGAAGAAATTGCACTAGCAACAACATCTGCACTTGGCCTTGACATTGGCGGTATTGATTTGTTGTTTGATGGTGATGACTTTAAAGTATGCGAAGCAAACAGTGCTCCTGGTTTTAAAGGATTTGAAAAGTATACAGGAATAAATGTAGCAAAAGAAATTATTAGTTTTGCTAGAGATAGAGCAACCAAATAACTGTGCTTTTCTTGCAACACATCTTTACTTTCAGCATCCAGATATTGCAATGCAGCGAAAAACAATTATAAATATAATCGTGATAAGGTAGTCCCGTTACTTTGTCTTTACTATTAATTAATGAAATAAAAAAGGAAACTATTAATGCGTAAACTATTATCTGTTTTTGCAGCAACAATGCTTGTTGGTACAACAGCATTTGCTGACTCGGAAAACGTAGCAGTTCCAACTCCTGTTCTTTCTGGTGAGGTTGAACTAACATTCAGCGAACAAGCATCAGGCGACTGGGGCGGAGAACTTGGCTTAGACCTAGGACTTTCAGCAGGAACACTTGGAACTGTTGACTTAGGTTTTATTGCAAACGACACTGATCAAATTGAACTTGATACTTGGACTGTCGGAACAGCAATTGGCAGCCTTGGCGTAGCACTAGGCAACGACAATGGTGTATTTGTTGGAGCAGAAGGCGAGCAAACACTTGCAGCACCAGCAATGACTGAATCAATTAAAGTAACTGTAGGTGATGCAGCCGTAGCAGTTGGTTTTACTGACTGGACAGCAGACGTAACAGACATCAGCAACATTCAAGGTGCTTACACAATGGGTAACGTTGCAGGTCTAGCAAACATTACACTAGCAGGCGACTATAACATGGACAGTGAAAACTTTGTTCTTGGCGCAACTGCTGGAGGAATTGAAATTGCAGGCGTTGGTCTATCAAAGACAGTTACTTATGACGTAGATGCTGAAAGATTAGGCTTCGAAGGTGTTGCATCTGTAATGGGCGTAACAGCATATCTAAATGGTGATACAGACGATACGTTCCAAAACATTGGTGGCGAGTACACATACAACATCGGTGGTGCAGAACTTACAGCAGGTGCTAACTACAACATCGACGCAGAAGATTTTGCTCCAACAGCAGGCATCAGCTTCTCATTCTAATAAAAACATATAGAAGAAACAGTATAAAAGGGCAGTGGCAACATTGCCCTTTTTTGTGACTAAATAAACATAGTATATAACTTTAAAGGAATTCCTATGAACGCAAAATTTGGAATAGGTGTTGTTATAGCAATCGTTATGCAAGTAAGTGCATTTGTTTGGTGGACAGCACAACAAGCACAAACAATAGAAACACTCAAGGGCGAAGTAAGTGAACTAACAAGTCGTATGGCTTTAGAGAACGAAGTTAATATGGCACGTGATATAACAGAAATGAAAGCACGTCTACAAGATCACGAACAATGGATTGAAGAAAACTATACAGAAATTTTAATGTTAATTGATTTCGCAAAGTTTACAGAAAACAAATGGGCAGACACGTATGGAACAGATGACACATACGAACGCAAATGGGGGACAAAAAACCCACAACAATAAGCATTAACAGGAGAGGGTAAAAATGCAACAAAACGAATATGACGTAGTTCTACTGAAATGTGTAGACGGCGATACAGTTGATGTAGACATTGACTTAGGATTTGGCGTATGGTTAAAAGACGAACGTGTACGCATTATGGGCATTGACACACCAGAGTCACGCACTAGCGACAAAGTAGAAAAAGTCTTTGGCACAGCAGCAAAGAATAGATTAAAAGAGCTTCTAGCAGAAGGCGGCAAACTAATCACTACTGAAAATAAAGACGGTGAAGATATGAAAGGCAAGTTCGGACGTATCCTAGGCGACTTTTGGGTAGAGCGTTACGAAGGCAAGCGTGAAAAGGTAACAGACATAATGATTGAAGAAGGACATTGTGTTGCATACTTTGGTGGATCAAAAGAAGAAATCCAAACTAAACATATGGCCAACAGAATGAAGCTACTTCGCGAAGGTGTAGTAAGTCAAGAAGAATATGACGAAGCTGTTGCACTAATGGAAGGCAAATAAACCATTAAAAGGATCCGAAAGGGTCCTTTTTTAATAACTATTATGTAACCAATAGGAGATACTCAATGAGTGCAGAAGACGACAAGCGCAATGCGCAGAACGAAAAGAACCAAAAAGAAGCAGAAAAATCTCAGGCACAGAATCAACTAAGCAGTGCTACACAACAAAAAAACACTGCTGATTCAAATAAAGCACACGCTGATCAAGAAAAAGCAAAAGCAGAGCAACAACAAAAAGATGCTCAGGCACAGTTGGATCAAGCGCAAAAAGATCACGATGCGGCTGTTGAAGATCAAAAGAAAAAACAAGAAGAATATGATGCTGCTCACGCTGCTGTACTAGATGCACAAGCTAATGTTGACAAAGTAAGCGAACCGCAATACGCAGTAGTTGTAGATGCAAGTGCAGGTGTTGACACAAGCACAAGTGTAGGCAACGAAAATGCTGGAGCAAGTGCAAGTGCAGGTGCTCACGCAAGTGCAGAAGCGGGAGCAAGTGCTGGTGTAGAAACTACAGACAGTTCGTTTGCAGCAGGTGCAGAAGCTCACGCAGGTGTTAGTGCTGATGCAGAAGCAGGCGCAGAAGCACACGCACAACAAGACCTAGGTAACATTGGTACACTACACGAAGATGCAAGTGCAGAAGCAAACGCTCAAGCAGGTGCAGAAGTAGAAGCCCACGCAAACGCAAGTGGCGGCTGGGATGGTAGTGATGCAAGTGCAGCCGCAGAAGTAGGTGCAAGTGCAAGTGCTGATGCAACAGTAGGTGGAAGTGCAGATGCAAGCATTGGACTAGATACGCCTATTGGTGATGTAAGCGTTGACGCAGGCGCAGAAGGCGAAGCAGGTGTACACGCAGAAGCATATGCACAAGCAGGCGGAAGTGCAAGTGTTGGCGAACACGGTGCAAGTGTTGAAGGTGGTGCCATTGCAGGCGCAAGTGTTAGTGCAGATGCAAGTGGTTCAGCTCACGTAGGTAATGTAGAAGCAGGTGGTTCAGCAGGTGTAAGTGCTGGTGCACAAATTGGTGTAAGTGGTGGTGCTCACGCAACATACGAAGACAACAAACTATCAATTGGTGTAGACGGTAAGGTTGCTTGTCTAATTGGACTAGACGCAGACTTTGATCTAGACATTGATATGAATCCTATCATTGACGGCGCACAAGCAATCCTAGATGCAGGCGGCACAGTTGACAAAGCACAGAAGTATATGACTGATCAACTTGATGCAGCACAAGACGAAGCAGTTAAAGTTGCAAACTACAGCCTAGGCGTTGCACAAGAAGCACAAGTAGGCGCACAAAAAGCACTAGCAGGTGCTAACAGTGCAGTAAATGCGACAGAGAAAGCAGTAAACGATGCAACTAGCGCAGTAACCAATGCAGCTAACTCAGTAGCACATTGGGGCAGTGAAGCTGCTAATTGGACAAAACAAGCATTGTCTGCACAAAATATGATGAACGCAGCTAATTCAACTATCAATGCTTGTAACTCAGCAATTAATCAATGCAACAATGCAATCAACAGTGCTGAAAAGGCAATTGAAGACGCGGCTAACAAAGCCTGGAAAACCATTAGCAATCCTAAGAAATGGTTTTCAGATGTGCGTCTAAAAGAGAATGTAGAGTTTGCAGGTGTAGTTGCAGGACTTAACACTTACACATACAATTATGTATGGAGCAACGAGCAGCATACGGGTGTAATGGCACAAGAGCTATTAGACACTGAGTACGCTGACGCAGTGAGTATACACGAGTCAGGCTACTATCAAGTAGACTATAATAAATTGCCAAGTATACACTAATGGACGCAGATACAGCAAGAGTAGGCATAGAGTTTATCTACAATATGCGAGAACACTGGAGCGATATATTACTCGCAACAGTGTGGGCTCTTGCTGTTTATGCAAGTGTTCTTTGGATAAAGAAAAAACTTGACAAATAAACTGTTGACATAGATGTAGTGTTGTGCTATGTTATACACATAGCGCATTTGGTAGTCGGGAGGCAAATGCCCAACATGATAAAGGAGAAAAACATCATGAATTCAACTACTAAAAATACACTAATCGAATCTGTAAAGATTGTTGCAAAACTTATTGCAGGCTTTGTAGGAATAATGGCAGTATGGTATGTTATTACTCAAGGCTATGTTGCATTTGGTTACGCAGACTTTCAAAGTCAATTCTTTGCTTGGCTAACAATTGGTATTCCGTTTGTTGTTTATAGCTTTGCAATGGTTGTTTGGAGCGAAGCAAAACATCGTGTTTGGAAGCGTGAAAACAACATCCAATAAAAAGACTTGACAAGATAATAGACTCCTGCTATACTGTTTAGACAGTAACAAAATAGCAGGAGTTTTTTATGACTATGCATCTAGTAGGTCCTTATATGACCACAACAAACTACAAGAAGCGTAAGAAGAAGAATCTAACTGACAATCAAATGCTCAAACTAGAGCAAGAATGGCGAGCATATAACAAACGTATGCGCCAAACAAATTGCCATTCGGCACAGTTCGACACGCTCGAACAGTACCTTTCTTACATTCGCGGCGAACATAAGGTAGTTAAAAAAGAATTCGAACCATATGTTCCTAAAGAAACATATCAGCGAGAAACAAAAAACTATCCAAGTCTTTCTAACACTATTGATGGTTTTGCAGCAAAGAAAGAATCACCCCAATATACAGGAGACCTTATTGTTGGAATTGGCACAATGCATAAATCCAATGCTGTACCTATTATGCGTGGTACTAAACAAGCAAAAGAAATAGCACAAATGCGTCGATAAATACAAAAAGGGCAAGAAAACATGAAAAAATATCTAATCGCAGCAGTTCTGCTGGCAGTATCCAGCACGGCACAAGCAAAAGAAACTGGCATGGACATTTTATTTCCACATGCAGGAAATGAAGAAGAATGGTGTCTTGCACAGAATATTTACTACGAAGCACGAGGATCAAATCTAGCAGATCAATTAGCTGTTGCTGATGTAGTTCTTAATCGTGTACAAGATACACGCTATCCAAATACAATTTGCGGAGTTGTAAAACAAGGACTTAAACATCCTAACGGACAAATGAAACGTAACCAATGCCAATTCAGCTGGTATTGTGATGGCAAAAGTGATTATCCTACAGACAAAGATGCGTGGGTAAATGCACAACAAAGAGCATATATGATGATGGTACACGGAGATTTTAGAGGAATCTCCGAAGGTGCTACTCACTATCATGCTAATTATGTACAACCTAGATGGGCTCGAAACTTTGATTTAGTTGGAAGAATCGGTGTACACGTTTTTTATCGATGGGAGAAGTAATAAGATAGCTTAATTCGAGGCTATTTTTGACTTAAATACAAGACTATGCTCTTAGGAATTTTAACATTAATAACGGCGCTGTCAATAAGCGCCGTTGCTATATACTACTCAGTCGCTGGCCTTGTGGCTATTTTTGCCGCGGCTGCTGTGCCTATTATGATTATGGGCGGCACACTAGAGATTGCTAAACTAGTAACAGCAGTTTGGTTACACCGATATTGGAAACAAACTGTTTGGTGGCTTAAAGGATATCTGACACTTGCAGTAATAGTTCTTATGCTTATTACAAGTATGGGTATCTTTGGATTCTTATCTAAAGCACACATCGAACAAACAAGTGCTAGTCAAGAAAGTGTTGCACAAGTTGAACGTCTGACTACAGAAATTGCACGTCAAGAAGGCATTGTAGTAAGAGCACAAGAACGTATTGAAAACTTACAGTCTACAGGTACAGGTTCTGATGCAAACATACAAAATCAAATTGACAAAGAGCAAGAACGTATTGATCTTGCATTTGAACGTATTCAGCCAGCTATTGGTCAGCAAAATCAAATTATTGCAGATGCTAGAGAAAATGATAATAATAGAACTAAGCCATTTGAAACTCAATTAACAAATATCCTAGATGAAATATCACGTTTAGAAACTACCGCAAGAGAATACGAAGATAAGATTGCAAATCTTAGTGCTGACACAAGTGCAGTAGATCCTTTGCTTGAGCAAATAGATGCAATTGAACAAGAAATTATTCGTGTTACTAATCAAGTCAATAGTGGCGAACGAGATCAAATTAGAGCAGGACAAGCAATTATTGGTGTAACAAGTGATGGCGCATTTGGGAGTAACACACGTAAGGCTCTTGTTGCTTGGGTAGCGGCACAGCGTGAGCGTATTACACAAATACAAGGCGAAGTATCACAATTACGTGTATCTGCTACAAGCACAGTAGATAGCGAACGCGAGCGTCTTGCAGGAATAGTAAAAGATATTAGAACATCTCAAATACCAGCATTAAAAGACAGAGAGCTTACAATGCTGGGTAAGATTGACGAAGTGCGTCAAACTGAGTCTCCTATAATTGCAACAGCAAGAGACGAGATACAGAGATTGCGTGAGAGTGCAGAAACTCAGGTTGCACAATCACAGGCATTAATTGAACGTCTACGAGCGCAACTTGCGCAAGAAGACAAAGCCGCCGAAATAGATGCGGCTATTGAAGAACAAAATGATCGCATTAGAACTGCAAATGCAGAAATAGACACACTCACAGAAGAAAAATATGCTCTAGAAGCAGAATATCGCAAACTAGAAGCAGAAGTAGGCCCAGTAAAGTATATTGCAGAATTTGTTTACGGTGAGCAAACTGATACTGATATGCTGGAAGAAGCCGTTCGTTGGGTGATACTTATTATCATCTTTGTTTTTGACCCGTTAGCTGTGTTACTTTTGATCGCAAGTCAATATACGTTTGAATTTAATAAAAAACGTAAAGACGATCAGAAGGAGTTACTTCGGCAAGCAGAATGGAAAGATCACGAACGCCAGCGAGAACATACTATAGTTGACAACTCTAGTTTTAATATTGACGATTCTACGCCGCCTACTAAAGAGGAGGAAGTAGATGACAACGGAGGAACTGTTGAAACAATTACTAGCGAACATACCACTGGAACCGGAGGTACGAGAGGAGACACTGCCAAAGGAATGGCTGTGGCCACAGAAGAAGAGAGACAGCTAGATGAAGAAGTTGAACAAAGAACAGCACTTGAAGAAGATGCAGAAGTTGCGCAGGAAGATGTTACGCCAGTGGGCACAGAAGAAGAATCTGAAAGCACAGAAGACACGCAACAAGATAATCCAGAAGACACTGGAATACAACAAGGAGAAGTAGATGATACACAACCTACTGACGATACACCTAGCGAATCTAGAGATGATGGACAAAATGTTCGGGACACAGATGCAACAGAATTACAAGAAAACGATGTGGTGGACAATGAACGAGATGGGGAAACTAGCCATGAGTCAAGTATTCAAACAGGGCAGAGAGTGGCGAACATTACAAGACCGATTCCTTTACCTTCCGACGAAGTAGTATACAAAACAGGATACGTACAAAACGCTGAACAAAGTCCCGATAGTCTTTGGAATAAAGTACAGCAGCCTATTCCTCCAACTGTAAATAAAATGTTTTATACAGAAGAAATTGAGGAAATTCAAAAAAAGAAACCTACCAAAAACGACAAAAAATAATCAAGGTTTGAATATATAAAGTATGCACACAATTAACTTGATTACCGCACCGGATAAATTGTTTAATAATAATCGTAGTTTTTTATTAATCGGTTGTAGAGATTCTATAAAAGAAGAGTTTCAAAATCATCTAGAATCTTGGAATGCACCTCTTAATATTTACATATACGATAATCCCGAAGAAGAAGAAAATATAGATTGGTTGCTTAGTGTTGCACACATAGCAGATATAGTAATCTTTGACATTGACAATAGCCCAAGACGTGTAAGAGATTTAGCAAGTTTTATTGTTGCAAACACAAACACTTATTGGTTGACAAATGATACCAATCCAGTATATACTAATATAAGTGTTAAAAGAGTTTATACACTCGATTTTTTGATAGAAGATGGAGGCAATTTTGCGCAGGAATCAAAATAGAAAAAACGAAGTTGAAGTTCAAGGACTTCGTGTAGAAGTACGCAATGGCGATTTTAATAAAGCTATGAGACGCTTCAAGAAATTAGTTCAAGAAGATGGTGTTTTACAAGAACTAAGAAATCGAGAATTTTATGAAAAGCCGAGTATTGTAAAAAACAGAAAGAAAAAACAAGCTCGCAACAGACATCTAAAAGCACTAGCAAAACGTAAAAGAGAATTAGGTTACTAAGAGGTTATTATGCGTCTCGAAGAAGACATGAAACTTGATTATAAGGATGTACTAATTCGTCCTAAACGATCAACTCTAGGATCTCGAAAAGAAGTAGATTTACAAAGAGGCTATACTTGGCGTAACTGGACTCCGGAAGATATGAGTATGGAACAGTTACGTCCTGACACACGTCACTGGCGAGGCGTTCCTATTATGGCTTCTAACATGGACGGTGTTGGAACGTTTGAAATGGCCGACACACTGGCTAAACAAAGTATCTTTACTTGTTTAGTTAAAACTTATAGTGTACAAGAACTTGTAAGTTTCTTTGATACTGATGACTATAGTCGCACTAACTATGTTGCTATGAGTATCGGTATTACTGATCGAGACGAAATGAAGTTTCGCAATGTATACGAACAAGCAGACGGTAATCTAAAATATGTGTGTATTGATGTTGCGAATGGCTACTCAGAACGCTTTGCAACATTTGTGCGTGAGTTTAGACAACGCTATCCACATATTGTAATCATCGCCGGAAATGTAGTAACAGGCGAAATGACGGAGGAACTTATTCTTGCTGGAGCTGATATTATTAAAGTTGGTATTGGACCTGGTAGCGTTTGTACTACTAGGATTCAAACTGGAGTCGGATACCCACAACTTTCCGCTGTCATTGAGTGTGCTGATGCTGCTCATGGGCTTGGCGGACATATTATTGCTGACGGCGGCTGTACTTGCCCCGGAGATGTTGCCAAGGCTTTCGCAGCTGGTGCAGATTTTGTAATGCTTGGTGGTATGTTAGCCGGACACGATGAAGGTGGCGGCGAAGTAATTACCAAATTGTATAAAACAGACGAGTATGTTTTGATTTCAAATGAAGAACCAAACGATGTTGAATGCATTTATAAAGAAAAAAAGTTTGTACAATTCTACGGAATGAGTTCGAAGGCCGCGAACGAAAAACATTTTGGCGGACTAAAGGAGTATCGCAGTAGTGAAGGAAGAACGGTTCTTGTTCCTTACCGAGGAGCAGTGGAAGGTAGCATTCAAGATATACTTGGTGGGGTGCGCTCTACTTGCACTTATGCTGGCGCAGTCAGATTAAAGCATTTGAGCAAATGTACCACATTTGTTCGATGTACACAGACACACAATTCTGTGTACGAATCGTCAACTATCGGTAATTGATAGTTGATAAATAAAGTCGTAACGCCGAAAGGGTTACAATGTTAACTTGCTTATTAAAGGAGAAAAAACATGACAAGACTAACAACTCTAGACCTACCTCAATTCCACAGAGCTACTATTGGATTTGATAGAATTTTCAATCAACTTGAAAGAGAATTTGCTAATAGTAAGACAACAGGATATCCTCCATACAATATTGTGCAAATCAACGAAGATGAGTATATGATCTCACTTGCAGTTGCTGGCTTTGGTATGGATAACTTAGAAATTACTAAGGATAAAAATATTCTAACAATTGAAGGTAACGCTCCTAAGGGAGGCGAAGAAGTAAACTACCTACACAAAGGAATCGGCGGACGCAACTTCCGTAGAGAGTTTACACTTGCTGATCACGTTGAAGTAGAAAGCGCAGGCCTTGAACTAGGTATGCTTAACATATATCTAAAGCGTGAAATACCTGAAGAACTACAGCCTAAAAAGATTGCTATTACAGACTGGAACGGTCATGTACAAGAAGCAATCGAAGGAGAGTTCGAAGGAGAAGTAGGCAAGTAATTGTCTAGGGGGAGCTCAGACTCCCCCATTTACTTACTAGGAGATAATATGAGTACAGATATTGAAATTAAACTAGATGAAAAAATTGAAGAACAAATAACTGAACCTTTAAAATACAATGTTATTTTCTTAAACGACGACCAAACACCAATGGAATGGGTTTACAAAGTTCTAACAGAAATCTTTAAACACAGTCGCGAATCTGCAGAGAGTATTACAATGACAATCCACAACGAAGGAAGTGGAGTTGTTGGAACTTATCTTTTTGAAATTGCAGAGCAAAAAGCAATCGAAACAGTTAATTTAAGTAGAACAAACGGCTTTCCATTACAAGTTACAGTAGAGGCAGAATGAGCAAACTTAAAGAGCTTACATGGGCTAACCATCAAAAAGCAGAACGTACCGAACATGCCCGTAAATTGTTAAAAGGCATGACTCCGCAAGAATATCACAGATACATTTACAATCAATATGTACAATATGCAGTTTTAGAATCGATTGCAAAACAACGTAGTGTTCTAGAAGGTATTGAAAATATTTGTAGAGTAGACAACATATTAAAAGATCTCGAAGAATTAGAATCAGAATATGATATTCAAAGAAACACAGATTTATTGTGTCCTGTAGTGGATCAATATGCAAGTCATGTAGTAACTTTGAATAGTGACGAATTGCTTGCACACATTTATGTACGTCACTTTGGTGATATGTATGGCGGTCAAATGATTGCTAAACGTAATCCAGGCTCAGGTAAAATGTATGAGTTTGAAGACGTAGAAAATTTAAAAACAACAGTACGTGCAATGCTACACGATGAGATGGCAGACGAAGCCAATCGTTGTTTTGAATTTGCTATGCAACTATTTGAGGAGTTAGGAGAAGAATGAGTTTTATCTGGGATAAACTAATCGATTGTAAAGATGAAATTATTAAAACGTTTGATGAACGTGCAACGGAAATCAACGAAGAAGGACTTGATGCTTTTAATCAGCCAGACAATGGTTGGATTAATCGTGTCTGGGCTAACGATAGCATTCGTCGGGCACATATTGATGTTGTTGACGCTCGAGATACAAAAGGCCTCTGGATGATGCACGTATGTATTTTTCCTACCTTAGATAATTCTGCTCCAATTTATGGCTTTGATGTTATTGCTGGTAAGAATAAAATAACAGGAGCATTCCATGATTTTTCGCCTAGTTCAGAGGTTGATCATCCTATGATACAAGGTTACTACGATAGTGTTGAACACTTTATTCCAGAGAAACAGCGTGAACTACCAGAATGGGCGAGAAATATATTTACAGGTAAAATGTTAGCAGCTGGCAATGTTAAGACAGAAGACGAAGCAACAGAAATTATAAGAATTGCACTAGACAACTTACATGCATACTTTGACGAAGTTGGAGAATCAAAGGGAGAAGGAAGTCCTGATATCGTAGCAGCATGCCAAGATTATTATTGTCATAATCAGCAACAAAATCCGCACACCCCGGCAGTTATGAAAAGTTTAGGTTTACCTGAAGAAGATGTAGAAGTATTCTGTCGTGACATGTTGTTTCCTAAGATTACATAAATACTAAAAATATTTAGGAAACTATCAATGCGTTTTAGAGAATTTAAATTATACCACCAACCAACTGTACTAACAGAGGGTTATACAAAAGGCGATCTTGCAGAAACAGTATGGGGAGCAGCCGTTACTGCTGCCTTTGCAAAATTCCCAAATCCAGTAGACAAAGCTGATGTAATTAGAGTTATTAAAGGGCTTGATCAGTCGTTGACATATCTTGATACTAGAGAAGACGGTATGAAGAGTGAGATTACTGACAAAGTTGTTTTTAAAAATATTATTAATATGAAGGATCACATAGCTGATCTAAGACGTATTGAAACATCTATTGAAAATATTTCTGCTGAATTACCTGGAATTATTAATGATGCAAATGCTCAAGTAAAAACTGCCGGACTTCAATTAAAGGATATTTTTGCAAATGGTATAGCTGATAGTATTGCAGTAGGTGCTGAAGGCGGCGCAGATCAAAAAGGTACTAAAGTTGATGTAAGTATTGTACATACTGATACTGAAGGTAACAGAGAAGTAACACGTTTAGGTTATAGTTTAAAAACAGATACTTCAGGTAAGGGTGTTATGCCGGTTAGTCAGCATCCAGGAGTTGATAAAGGATCAGGCGGACAAGTTGAATTCTTTGCTGATATTGGTATTGTTGATGATATTGACGATGCATCTTTAGATGCATATAATGAGCTTGATGCTAAATTGAGAGATCTTGTAAACAAAAATGCAAAAGACGGTAAACTTGAAAAAGAATACGAAAAAGAACTTCGTGCTATCAGACGTGAAAACGAAGGCGTTCAAGCATTTAATAAAAACATAGTTAAAGCAGCAGAACAAATTAACACTCAAATTGAAAAAGATGGAGAAGAAGCAGCATTTTTAAACGATATAGTTGTATTCTTAAAGAAACATATCAATAAAGACGATGACAATATTAAACTTCTTACTTTTGATAAAAACGGAGCATATACTACAACCGTACAAGAATTTGAAAAAAACGTTCCTAATCTAACAATAAGTGCAGTAGCTGATACAAAAAAATCCGAATTAAGAATTATGGCAGACTACGAAGAAGGCGGAAGCGATTTAATTTTTAAAATGAGATTTGTTTGCAGTGGCGGGCGTTTTAGCGGTAGCACATACAGAAAGGCGTTGAAAAAGAAATCTGTAAAAGATGGAAAAGAAGCACCTAGCGGGTACGAATTATTACGTTATAAAATGTATGTAGAAACCGGACCAGGATACAAAAAATCAGCTACCGTTGGATAATTAGAAGTTTATTGTATACTTTTTAATTTTATAAATTAGGCATTCTCGACTGATGCCTAATTTTTTTGCGGCTCGAGTTTGATTATTATTTTCTTCTTTTAGAGCTTCTTTAATACAGTCGATCATATAGTGCTCGATATTAGATAGCATATTGGTTTTATTCTCTTCAACTGAACTACTAGAATATAACTGATCTCTCATATCGTCAAATAGATCCCACCATATATCATTTTCTGTTTTGCTCATAACGTATTTATAAAGTAGGTGTAAAATATCTTACAGTGTACAAGATAAATACATTATATGAGTGTGAGGGCACTTATAAAGAGGGCACGAGAATGACTAAAAAACTTTTGTTGGCTTCTGGAGTATCACTGTTGTTATCTTCAGGAATTTATGCACAAACAGTAATTGACGGAACTAGTTATGATTCTACTAGTTATGTTACTACAAACAATGACTCAACAACTACAACAAATAGCAATGTAACAACAGACAACACCAACACTAATACAAGTACTATTGATAGTACTAGTACTAGCACGAATACCAACACCAATACTAACAATACAACAATTGATAGTACAAACACCAACACCAATTTGAATACTAATAATACTACAATTACTAGTACTAATACAAATAACAATGTGTTGAGTGGCGGCACAACTAATACAAATACTAATTTGAATACTAACAACACTACAATTGATAGTACAACTACCTCTAACAATACAAACACTAATACAAACGTTAATACTAATGACACTACTATCAATAGTACAACTACTAATACAAACAATAATATTCTAAGTGGTGGTACAAACAATACAAACACTAATACAAATACTAATAACACAACTATTAACCAAACTAGTGATTCAACAATCAACCAAAATGTAAATCAAACTACAGATTCCAATATCAACCAAACAGTTAATAGCACAAGTAATGTTACTAGTAATAATACCAATACTAATACAAACAATAATACAAACGTAAACACTAGTACAAGTACAAATACAAACACAAATACCAACAACAATACAAACAACAATAATAATGTAAACAAAAACGATAGCACTATTACACAAAAGATCGAGTCTCCTCCTCCAAGTGCTATTGCACCTACTGTGATGTTAGGTGGTAACGACACTTGTACTGTAACATACTCTGCGGCTGTGCAAACACAAATACTTGGCGCATCAGGCGGTGGCCACGTTCGTGATTTAAATTGTGAAAGACTCAAAAATTCAAAAACACTCTACAATATGGGGATGAAGGTTGCAGCAGTTGCTCTTATGTGTCAAGACCCAAGTGTATATCGTGCAATGGAAATGGCAGGTACTCCTTGCCCGTTTGATGGTTCAATTGGTACAGAGGCAAAAGCAAAGTGGGAACTAAATCCTGAGCTACAACCAACAAACATAGAACAGGAGACAAGACGTAATGACCAAATGGAAGGGGCTGTTAAAGGCATCCTCGGCGCTGGGCTTATGGTTCTGCTTTTGGGCCTCTAATAGTTTAGCACAGGAAACTACGTTTAGTGATGGGACTACTGGTACAGTAGATACTGGAACTATCTATGGCATTCCTGGCGATTCAAGCTATCTTGAAGAAGACATAACCTACTTTGATCCACTGTTAAACAATAGTGCAGGCAGTTGGAGTGCAACCTCAGGCTGCTTACAACAAAGTCAAGACAATGGAGGTGACGGTTCGTGGGCAGGGACATCAGGAGGTAGTTGTGCTAACATTGGTATTAATGGAGATGGTGCTATACGCTTTGGTTATACAGCAGCAACTATTAGTCAAACACAAGATGTAATTGCACAGGCACTAAGAGAAGTAGGTATTGATGTTGTAGGTTACTTGTATCAGTGGAAAGTTAAAAACGCTAATGCTAACGACACAAGCACAAACCAAATGGCTAACCAAGATCCACTAACTGTAACCATAACATTCAAAGACACAGCAGGCAACGAACTGTATTCTAAAGAATATGACTATTCTTATCGTATTGCTAACTGGGAACTAAAGAGTGGACAACAGTTATTCCCGCAAGCATTTGGCACAGACGCAACAGGTGTTGACACTGTTACAATTGAAGTATACGGACAAGATGCAGGCTACTGGGCAGGATGGTGGGGACCAGAATTTAGAGAAGGACAAATATACGGACTGTATGTTTACCGTCCACCAGAAGAAGATAACAGTTGTGACTTAGATCCATTAAGCAGTCCTACTTGTCCTGGTTATGCAGATGCACTGGCAGCAGAACAAGATGCACTATTAGAAATGATTGCACAGTCAACCACAGCAGATCCTGCAGGAACAACAGACGATCAAGCGTTCCTACAGTCAGTACAAGAAACATCAACAGCATCATTAGATGACGGATCAGGAGCATTGGAGGAAATTACGAGTGAACCAATTACAGAAACTCAAACGCAAACTTTTGAACCTGTTCAAACACAAGAAAGTACACAAGTCGCCGCTGCAAGTGATCCTACACCATCTGAGGCAGTTGCAGAAGAAACAACAGCAGCAGTTGAAGAAGTAGCTGCGGTAGAAGAAGCTACAGAAGAAGTAGCACAAGAAGAATCATCAGCGTCTAATGCACCTAGTGCAAATCCGTTGAGTGTAGCAGCAGCCGCAGTTGCAGCAGCAGACAATGTAGCAGGCGCAGCAAGCTCGGGAGCAGTTGCAAACTCACAAGCAAGTGTAGCAGCCGCAGAACAAACAAGCGCAGATATACAATCAGATATTGCAGAACAAAGTGTTGCTAATTTAGAACAAACTGCAACAGCAACAGCAGTTGTCGCAGGCAGTAGCACAGAAGCAACAAGCACAAGCAACAGTGTAGCAAGCAATTCAAGCACAAATACAACTGGTTCAGGTTCTACAGGATCACAAAACTTTGGATCACAGTCAATGGACGGCAGCGATGACGGTTCTAGCACAACAGGAAGTCAAGCAGTTGCAATGGGCACAACAACAGACGAAAATACAGACTCAACTGGATTACCCAGCAGCTTTGGCGAGTCTGGTACAATGAATGTTGTTATATCGTCAACACCAGGACAGTCGGACGATACAGGCGACACAGGCGGACTAGCAATTGAGCTAGTTGTTGATTCTAACTTTGACATTGCAGCCGTAGACAGTGCAATAAGTTTAGCATTTGCTAAAGTGCAAAGTTTAGAAGCAGAAACTGTTGAAAACTCAATTGAAGAAAGTACAGAAAGTGTGGAAGATCAAAATGCAAAAGAAGATGCACTTGTAGCAGAAGCATTAGCAGGTACAGATAACGAAGATGCAAATGCTGCACTACTAGGTTACAATCCAAACTTTAGAGCATATCAATCACAAGGTTTAGCAGATGCTAATTTTTATGCACCTAAAGAAATATACGAAGGGCAAAAGAATTATGACAATCCTAATGCAAGATTGTTTAACGGAGCAAGCGATCAACTACATAGAGATATGGTTAGATCGCAATACGAATAAAGGAGAGGGCAATGGCTAACAAAGACTTAGGTGAAAGCCTAGAAAACATGGAAGAGGGCATAGAAAATCTAAAGAATAAAGAGTTCCGTGTCCTTGGAATAAAAGTTACATTTATGAGTGTAACTGCATTATTAACTGTAATAGGTACTGTAATAGGTTCTTTATACGGAGGTTTCTTAATGTATCAAAAGATAGAAGAAGCTATAGCGTTTGTAGATCAACAACAAGAGTACCAAGAGCTTATGGCATCCTACAGTGAACGTATGGACATTATAGAAGTTAAACTTGAAGAAGCAGTAGACTATACTCGTGATATCAAAGACGGACTACGTGAAGACATTCTAAAAACTGAACAAGCAGTTGATAGAATGGAAGATAAAGTAGACGAATCAGAGAAACGTGTTAAGGACGCACAAGCAAGTATTGAAGCAACCCTCGAAGGTGTACGTGCTGATATAAATCAAGTTGAAAAAGATGTAGCACAAAGCATACGTGAAGTTGAGTCACTCAATAGAGAAACTGAAAAAGATGTGCGTGACACAATGAGAGCTACTGAATCGAGAATAGACGAAAACATGGACAAGCTAGACAAGGACATTAGAGAATTGCTACAGGAGGCACTGGATAATCCTCTAAATGATATGAAATAATGTGGAGTCATAGAGATACAACACCAATGCAATATGTATGGCTATGTGTTATTCTCATAGCCATAGTAGGTTTTGCGGTAGTAGTTGTATTTTCTTGAAGGAAGGAAAACAATGGATCCAATAACATTAGCTTTAGGATTAAGTTTACACGCAGGATTAGAACACAATTACAACGGAGTACATCCTCATATACGTTATCAAAACGAACAGTTAATATCTGGATTTTATTACAATAGTGTAGATAAAATAAGTTTTTACGTAGGATATAGACAAGATCTTACAGAGAATCTTAGTTTCGAAGCTGCATTAGCAACAGGATATCCAGAAATTTCAAAGCTTGCACCTTTTGCAAGATTTACTTATGATGCCTCCGAAAATACTAGATATTTTATTGCTCCAACTGGTGAATATGTAAATAGTGATCATAATTTCGGTTTGCTTCTAGGAGTTGAATTTTTGGTTAAATAACAGTATGCTTAAATGGTTAAGACTAGAAAGGAAAGTTATAGATGCCGAGCAACCTGAGGATGAGCTCTATCAAAGAATTGTTGACATCAAGAGAAGAATCGCCGCTATTAAAAGCAGCCTTGAGATCGATAACAGACCCAATAAAAATACACAGACACAACCCAAGCAATTGGTGGATGAAGCAAAACGACAGCCGCCGAGAAGTTTGGAGAGAACACGAGAAGAAAATACTCAAAGAGCTAAACACGAAAAAGAGCTAGATGATTTAAAAGCAAAACTTATGCGAAAAAAAGGTTGACAGCTCTGCCATAAGTGTAGTATAGTTATTATAACTTAGATGTTAACGAGGTTATAAAATGGCAACTAGCGAAGAAAAGCAAGAAACTATCGATACACTTAAAGGCGAACGCTATTTTCGTGTATTGATTAGCGGATACGGCGGCGAAGCAGCCTACATGAGTATTTCAAAAGAAGCACATGATTTTTGGAAGCCTGTCTTAGATGAGCACGGCGATAACGATCTTGTATCATATATGGCTTCTGACGACGACGAAGAACCAGAATATGATGATATCGACGGTGTGCCTGAAGAAGCACAGTTCTTACACGACAAAGACGATGACAATTATAAGCGTCCTTGGTACGAATCTCACACAGAGTTTGAACACAGCTATGGCGGCACATGGGATAGTTGTCATATTTGCATTGATGAGGTTGATAGTGACGAATATAGTTCAAGAGTAATTGCAGAAGTGCTAGACGAACGCATCGACGAATTGAATGATCGACTAGGTGAAGAAAGCGACTACGAAGTTGAAATAGTTCAAATGGGAGTGTCAGACGAAACACCAGAAGGTACTGAATACATTGCTCAACTTTACAGTAGTGAAAAGGGTACATTCTTTGATGGTGTTATTACTACTTACGGCGACTTTGATCCTAAGAAACTTACTATTGTAACTACAGAATTTTTAAACGGTGAAGACACTATTACTAGTGTAGAGTATGACGGCGTTGAAGTTGATAACGGAGGCGGCGATACTAATGGAAAAGGATACTATGCATCTGTTTGGAAGAACTAGTAGATATTTCTATAAAGTCTGACAAAAAATTGAAATGTGTAGCAAGTTGTGAGAACAAATCAGGACTCATTACCTCTGCTACTATTTCGTAAGATCCAATTCCGATATCTTGATAGTATTTACGATTAAGTCCGTGTTTACGTCCATATGTAGGAAAAACACCTGTAACAAACAAACAAATATCGCCTAGTTCTTTTGCACTCATATCGCCAGGACGTTCTAGTTTTAAGTATGCTTCTGCAAATGATTTTTCAGGTAAAAAATTAGGATGATCTATATGATGAGCCAAAAGCATAACAACGTAAGCCTCAAGGTGTTCCGGTAATTCGTATCCTGTTTTGGCTTGCGTTTCTTTTATTACATCGTAAAATGCTAAACGATACGCATCGATCATATAAATATTTATCAGAGGAGAACCCTATGGAAAAACCAATTGTTTATAAAGTAGAAGATATTTTTGAAGACATTCCTGGCGATGACGAAAATGTGCTAATGAATATTCCGCCAGAAGTTCTTGAAGCAGCAAACTTAAAAGAGGGAGATACTCTCAAAATTTCTGTGGGCGATCAAGGTACATTGATTTTAGAAAAAATCAACAAAGAGGAGTAAAAGTGGCCAAAGACAAAGATTTGTTCGAATTAAGCGGTACTATTGTTGAAGTATTACCAAATCAAATGTTCAAAGTAAAATTAGACAATGAGCATATCATAACTGCATATACTGGAGGAAAAATGAGAAAATTCAAAATTCGTCTAGTACAAGGAGACAAAGTTACAGTAGAAATGTCTCCATATGATCTTTCTAAAGGCCGCGTTATATATAGAACATAAATCTTTGGTTGACACTTACTGTTTTTGATCGTATAATAATACTATATTAACAAAAACGGGCACCTTCCTATGGAACTTACGATAATTGGCGGAACACAGTCACAAAAAAAGTATGTAGAAAGCATTGTTAACTTTTGTATTAAGAAGTTAATGCCGCGTATGCGTACACTAGACATAACCGTTAAGCTAACATCTCCTAAAGGTGCGTATGGTTATTGTTTAAGCGAAACTACACGTACATTTGAAATTGAAGTAGATCGCACGTTGAAATTACGCAGACTGTTAGAAACTGTTGCACACGAAATGGTGCATGTAAAACAGTATGCCCGTAAAGAACTAAAATCTGAAAACGTATGGCAAGGTAAACTGATCAGCCCAACTACTGATTATTGGGATCAGCCGTGGGAAATAGAAGCACATGGAAGAGAGTGCGGACTATTTGTACGATGGGCAGAGCAAGAAGGTCTTGGCAATAAAAAATGGACATGGGACACATGATTAACATATATTCTTACACTTATCCAAGTGCAATTAAACTTTTCGACGGCTATGTACTTACAAAAGTAGGTGATAGTATTCGAGATGTTGAAGTTCGTATGAACGAACAAGGCGGCGCAGCCGAGTACGAATCGAAAGTACACGTAGGTGCATGGAATAACTTGCAAAAAATCAAACGAGATTACGAACTACACAAAGTTCTTACTAAAAGAGGACTGCACCATACTGACGGCAAAGGCACAGAATGGTTTAAGATTCCCGGCAACAACGTTGAAGATGCATATACATACATTGACGCTTTAATTGCAGAACTTGAAGGTAAACGAATTCGTAACAAAGTAAAATTGCGTAAGTTGCAAAAGAAAGCATTAGACGAAGCAATGGACATTATTGAGAAATGCGGCGACATTGCTACAGTAATTGCAAATTTATGTCCTCGATTTGGTAAAACTATTTGGGCTCTTATGTTGTTTAATGAGATATCTAAAAAGTATGGAAATCGTGTAATGCTATTACCTGCTTACTGGCTTAGTGTACACAGTAGTTTTATTGATGAGCTTGATCAGTTCGATGACTTTTTAGATATTGCACTTGTGCAAGACGAGTTGAGTGCTATACATGCACTTGACAACAACCAACGTATTATTATTCCTGTATCATTGCACGGCGACTTTGACGAATGGTCTACTAAACACAAGTGGATTGCAAATATTAATAATGATGACATTTTCGTATTTGCAGACGAAGGTGACTTCGGAACACATGCAGACAACCAAGTTAAGAAGATGGAGTTTTTAACATGTTAATTAAAGTTTTCGCAAGCGGCACAAATGTACAACGTCTTGCAAAAGGATCAGGTCGTGCTGACGGTGTTATCTATACTGCATACTCGCAACTAGAACAAACTGAAGAAAACATTGTTAAACGTAAGTTTTATATGTTAGAAGTAGACAATCTTAAAAAAGACGTTGAAGAGTTTGATGAGGTTGTGCAACCAAGTTGGATTAAAATTTGGGGAAAGCCTAACGGCAACAAGGCATTTATTACTAAACTGTTTCTTAGTCTAACTGGCGAAGAGCCCTTGCGTCAAGAGATTAACTTGAGCAATCTTACTGGCGAAAGCATTGATTGTTTTATGATGTTAGTAAGTGCAAACAAGCGTGAGATGAAACAGATTAAAGAAATTGCAGAACGTGCAATTCCTAATTATCATATTAAGATTCTTAACGGCGACTACACTAGCAATAAGCAAGCACAATACGAAACTACTAAAGAAATTAACGAAGCACGTATGGCAGGCAAAGAAGGTGTAATTATTATTGCTAATCAAATGGGCTCACGTAGCTACAGCATTTCGGAAATTCAAGCAACTGTCGTTGCATATGATCGCGGAAGTGTAGATTCCACACAACAAAAAGTAAGCCGTTGTCTTACTCCGGGCAAAACTTACTCCGGCAATTTTAAAGAGTATGGACATATTTTAGATTTGAGCTTTGATCCTAACCGTTCAGAGAACATCGAGCGTTTGCTTGTTGACGAAATTGTAATGGTTCAAAAAAGCGAAAATTTAGACTTTCCAAGTGCGCAAAGTTTTGTACTATCTAGCATTGATTGTTTTAAGGTACGTTACGGTACAGCCGTTGAAGTTACCGAAGAAGACTTGTTTAAAATACTTGGAGATAACGAAAACCTATTACGTATTGCAGATGTATCTGTTGACGTTGAAAGTGTTTTAGATATCATTGAAGACATTGCAAATGTTAAAGCATCTGCTTCTGAGAAGCAAAAACGAAACGCTATCAATAAGGCTAAAAATAGAATAACAGAAGGTGATACTGAAAGAACAAAATTAACCGATAACGAAAAAATTGCTCTTGAAAAACTTATCAATGATGCAGTTAGATCTCTCAATATGAGTGCAACTAGTGTTTACAATCTTGCTAACGCAGGAAATACCTATAGAGAATGTATTCAAATAATCGGTAATGACACAGAAGATGCAGAAGAGTTTGAAGACTTGTTTGGTGTTTCGCCCGACTTTGTAGAAGTGATTCTTGATAGAAATCTTTTGAACGAACCTATCCTAGATGTAATTGTACAAAACTCTAAGAATACAGTTGACAGTCCATTTATTGTATAGTATAATATACATAGTTAATAAACGAGGGCGTTATGCGTTTTGTACGTGATCTTACCAAAGGCATTTTAGGTAAACCTGATTCGAAAGAATTATGGGATGAAATCCTCGAAAACATACCTGATGCACTCTTACTCAAAGACAATGTAAAAATCTTATCTATTGCAAGTGGACATGCCACTGAAGCAAACGCAGTTGCACAACGTATGCTTCGTCTTGGACGTTCGGTTCAAGACATTAAAAATAGCATTTACTTGACCGATAAGTACAAAGTGTTTACTAACGATTTAAAAAACAAAGGTTTTGAAAATGTTATTAAATCAGACTTTTTAGAATGGAAAACTGATATGCAATTTGACGTAGTAATAGGCAACCCTCCATTTAAGCATCCAAACGGCAAGAATGCAATTTATCAGCATTTTTATAATAAGTCGTATAACTTAGTTAAAGACGGAGGATATGTTGCTTTAATTACTCCTCCTACTCTTTTTCCAGGGTTGTTTGGACATAAAGTAGATGGTACAAATATGGAACGAGCTGGAACTGTGCATATGGTTTCAAAAGGTAATCGTGTACAAAAACATTTTCCAAACATTGGTGTTGAAATCGGATACTCAGTTGTACAAAAAACTACAAATTTTAAAGACAGCTATATAGAACTTTCCGACGAAGGTACTATAAAGCACGATACTTATAAAATGTTACAACTAAAGAAGTATGCTGCCGATCCAGTAGTAATGTCAATCGTAGACAAGTGTTTTGATAGCGATGGACCTAATAATTACAACGGTACTAGTGCCGATATTGGTAAGTTTGATAAAAATAATTTTGTAGAAGATCCTAATGGAGAATTTACTGCAATTGGCGGAATCAAAGCAGGCAATAACCCAGTAACTTATCAAGTCACAGTAACAGAAAAAAAGCTAGAAAAATTAAAGAAACAAAACGAAGGATTTGATCCAAGAGGACCAAAGTTTATCACTGCAATGCTTGGAACTAGTTACGTTATTGATTATAACGGAAACATGCTGTCAGGTTGTCAACAGCATCCTTTGGGCGGACACGGGGTAATTTCTTACAGCACAAAGACAGCAAAAGAAGCAGAATCGCTAAAAGAACTATGTGTTTCTGATCTTTGTAAATTCTTTAAAGTTATTACTCAAGAAGGTCGTGCTCCTAATATCAAGTTTTTAAAATACTTGAAAAAGATTGATCTCACACAAGATATTAACATTGCAACTATTTTTAATCTAACTCCTGAAGAATTAAAAAAGGTACAAGAAATTGGATCTGAAGAAGATAAAAAATCACATACGAAATAGATCGTATATGAGTGGAATAGAACGAGAAGAAGTTAGAGTTAAATCAACTGGCGAAGTTTTTACGCCAACTGAACTTGTAAACGAAGTACTTGATCAACTTCCGCGAGAGTTGTTTACAGATCCTACAAAAACATATCTTGAACCGAGTTGCGGTGATGGACAATTTTTAGGCGAAATACTTATACGTAAGATGGAGAATGGTAGCACGTTCGAACACGCACTTAGTAACATTTATGGTGTTGATCTTATGCAAGATAATATTGAACTATGTCGTGAGAGATTATTATGTGGAAGAGAGGACCTACGTCATATTGTAGAAAAAAATATTGTATGTGCTGACGGACTTAGATATCATTATCGTTTTGACGGAACGTTTCCTTATGACGAAGAAACTTTAGAAATTATTTTTGAAAAATTCTTTGATTCGGTTGACATCGATTAGGTTCGGTGTTATAGTATATACATAACTTAGGCAAACACATAGAGGCACATTATGGCAAAACTTCCTAATCCAGATACCCTTGACTGGGGTAGTATGAGCAAGTCAGAGTTTAAGCGTTGGGAACTAGAATACGAACTTGCTGACGAAACTCCTAGCATTACTATTGCAGGAAATAAGCATAAGGTACTTCCAATGAAAACTGTTCCGCTTACAGATGCACTCGCAGTAGCGTATGCTGCCTATCGAATTAACAAAGAAACTTATGTTAAGCATACCCGTCGATTTAGCGAAGAAGAAAACAAGACACAATTTGCTAATAAAGATCTTGTTCGGTTCTACTGGGAGCAGAAAACCAACAGTAGTAATGCACAATATCTTCCTACAGACTTTGTTATGTTTGAACCTACCGAAGGCGATTATGCTAGTGTACAAGAAGCAATCAAGTGGATGAAGCGTTATGTGATGCTTGGTTTAGGCGAGCTTGACAACTTTAAAGCAGATATGGTAACAGAACTGACACAGGACGAAGTTCGTGTTGTAGGTATGGGTCGCATTGCATATGCTCCAGAATTTATCAAACGTGATCAGCACGAAAATGGACTAAAGAAAGAGATTCGAGTTGAGTATCGCGACAGCCAGTATCTTGGTAAAGAAAAAGACATTGTTGAAACTGTTGTAAAAATTCTTGACAAGCGTTACAGCACACAGTGGGAATCATACAACTATACAGCAGTTACTACTGACGGTAACCTTGTGTCTTTTATGAATAAATTTGAATATGCGGTGGGAGACCGCAAGCGTATTAAAGCAAAGGTTAAGTCACAAACTAAAAATCGTTTGTTTGAAGCAAACGAAACTCGTTTAAATTATGTAAGATTGTATAAGGTGTAAAAATATGATTTGTGTAATGTTAAATACATTAAAGGGAGAGTAAAATGGGTGGCGATTTAAGTTTAGCATGGGACGTATTACAACCTTTATTAGTATTCGGTTTTACTTTTGGTGTAGTACTTGCAGTAGTTGCAGGAGCAATTAAACTTGGTTGGCAGTTAGCACCTTGGATTTTTGTAGGTGCGGCATTAGTTTGGTTGTTTGGAGGATAACATGGAACTATGGGTAAACGAAATTTGGTTGTTACTCACAGCAGTAATTTTTACAGCAGTAGGATGGACATGGGGATCAAACTCTAAAGGACTTCTTACAGCAGAATTAGTAATTGATAGTTTAATAGAACAAGGGTATTTAAAGACTCGTGGACAAGGTGATAATGTAGAAATTTTAAAACATACCGAGTGGCACGATGATAAAACTACAGAATAAGTTACCAAGAGAAGTTTACGTTGCCTGTTCAGGCGGCGTAGACTCGATGGCAGTTGTAGACTTTTTACGCAACAATCATACTGTTTCGGTTATGTATTTTGATCATGGCACAGAACACAGTAAAGAAGCAGGATATTTTATTGGCGATTACTGCAACGAACACGGCCTAGGTCTTTTGTATGGTCGTATCACTCGAGAGCGTGATCAAAATGAAAGCCAAGAAGAATACTGGCGCAATGAACGTTACAAGTTTTTCTCTACAATTAACGCAGATATTATTACCTGCCATCACTTAGATGATTGTGTAGAAACTTGGGTGTGGAGCAGTATGCACGGTACAGGAAAAATTATCCCCTACCGCAACAAGAACGTGATCCGTCCTTTCCGCCTCACACGTAAAAGAGATTTTGAACTTTGGTGTAATTTGAAAAATGTACCGTACATAGAGGATGACAGCAACACAGATACGTGTTATACTAGAAACTATATTAGACATGAAATGATGCCTCATGTATTACAAGTAAATCCTGGTATCCATAAAACTATTGCTAAGAAGGTAAAAGATGAATATTCAACATAGACCTAACTTTGATGTAGAAAAGGTCACAGAGCACTATACTAATAAAGACGGAGTGGAGGTAAAATATGTTTGCACTACAGATCTTACTGCTAGTGATGTCCCTGTGGATGTGTACTATAGAGAAACGCCTCATCCCGAGTTTGGTAATCGTTATTTTGGGTTGTATTACGATAATGTTAGAGGTCACCTTATGATTACTAACGCAGATGTTGTGGAGTCACTTGAGTTTGGTATGATTGAAGAAGAAGGTAAGTACTATTACAGTCAAACTCATCATGATTATCGAACACTAGATAATGGTAAAATGATTGACGGCGGCCGGGTGTATATTAAAAGCAATGGCTGCGATTTAGTGATGCGAGTTATTAACGGTAAATTTATTGCTAAAGACGTAGAAGATTTATTTGCACAGCGTAAAGAAGAAGAATATGTGTATCCGGGCAAGGACTGTCAAGTATGAGCGATGACAGTATTGATAAAAAGAAGCTGTTTAAAATGTGGAAAACATATTTGTCTAACTCAAGACTGTCAGAGAAAGAACAAGTAAAAAGAGCTAAAGAATTTACAAGAAAAGGTATGGAACCAAATGAGCGAGAATAATCACGAATTAGAATTTGGCGAAGCATTAGAAGATACTGACTTTGGACTTATTATTTGCGGCAAAACTGGATTGTTAAAAGGATTATGGGTTCCAAAGAATATGGAGGAAGATCCTGTACCTGAAAGCATTATAAAATTATGTATAGATGTATTTGGTATCGATCCTAAAGAATTTGATGAAGACGATGACGATGGCATCGGCGAACCTTTAACAGGAACTATACACTAATGACACCTGTAGAAATATTTGAATATAAACAGCGTTGGAAGCCAGGATATACTGTAAGACTACACAGTGATGTAGTTGATCGTGGAAAAACATTTGCTAAAAGGAATTGTCAACAACACCAATGGAGTGTTACTACATGGACAGATGTTTATGAGCATACATTCCATTTCGAATATGAAGAAAGTGCTAGAAAATTTAAGATCGCAATGGGAGAATACGCAGACCAATGAAAATCGGACTTAGCCTCAGCAGATGCATGAGGGATATTTTAGAAGAACGTGTAGACATCGGCGATGTACTAGTTATTGTTGCTAGGACAGATATAAACCCGCACAATGACAACCACTGGAGTCAAATCTGGGAAGGTTACTTGTACGGCGGACTTAGCCATCCCGAATGGGCTGGACTAGAAGATCGTCAAAAAGCAATGCACGACATACTAATAGAGTTATATGACTCGGGCAAACTACATCAGCCACGACAGTTTAAGGCACATCCACAGCGTATGCCCTACTACTGGTTAGAGTGCTTTGTACCGCCTGAAGAAATGACACCTGCACAACAAAAAGCGTGGGACAATTATCAATTGATTACAGGACTATCATAATGAGCGATTTAAATGAAATGGCAAGTAATTTAAAAGATTTACAGTTTAAAGACGTAAGCCGTGTAGAAGTAATTGGGTCAGACGGGCGCGAGTACGTGCGTTATTTTAAACCTGACGAATGGATGCATTATATGCTTCAAGACGATGATCGCACACTAAAGATTTTTATTGAGGATTGCAAATGACACTTCCAATAGAACGTACAAATGCAGTATTGCGAGTAGAACGTTTCTTAATGGATCTGCGAGATCCTAAGAAATACCCTCGTGTACCACGTGCAGTGCGTGAAGAAGCACAACGATTGCTAAGACATTATCCTTCGCAGTATAATATGAAGTATATTGAAGAGAGCTTTGAACCATTAGAGGAACTAGACTATGACCGTAAGTGATTACAAAAGAGAAGATGGTTGGTTATTAGTAAGTGTTTATGCATTTGGTGTAACACTTTATAACAAGGACACGAGAGAAACTGTGACGTGTACGCAATAATGGTATGCCTGGACGAGGTAGAAGATGATTGGATTTTTATTACTGAGAAAACAGATCATTGTTGGGACTTGAAACCTTTGCTATTTGAAGATGCAGAAACAGCAATGGAATATGCACAACCTTGGGTCATACCAGGCAAAGAACATAATGTAGTGGTGGTAAGTTATGAAAGTTAAAATTGGAAAATATGAATCATGGTACGGGCCATATCAGTTGGCCGAAACACTTATGTTTTGGGTGCCGAAAGAAAAGGACGAGTACGGCTTTCCGCACACTGCGGAGCGTGTACACAAGTTTGGCGAATGGCTTGCTCACGGTAGCATTGAGCCAGAAGCAGAAGTAGGTGAAGTGCGTGACTGGGGAGGCGATCGCCGTCCTACTACTTGGCTTTACAAGTTTCTATCTTGGATACATAGTAAGCAAGAACAAAAGATTGAAGTGCGAATCGATCGTTGGGATACATGGAGCATGGATCATACTCTAGCACACATTGTATTGCCTATGCTCAAGCAACTAAAGGCAACCAAACACGGTGCTCCTTATATTGATCCAAAGGAATGTCCGCCAGAACTAAAGCCTAAGAAGCAGACCAAGAAGCAGAAAGACAACTGCGAAACTGATAGCACACACTTTGAGCGTTGGGACTGGGTACTAGACGAAATGATATTTGCGTTCGAAAGCAAACTGGACAATAGTTGGGAAGAACAGTTTGAGTCAGGTGAATGGGACGTCCAGTGGAAGAAACTAGAAGATGGCAACTACCAAATGGTAAAAGGTCCTAACGATACTCGAGTGTATGATTGGGAAGGACGCAAGGCATATCAAGAACGTATCTCTAATGGATTTAGATTATTTGGAAAGTACTATGAAAACCTCTGGGACTAATATGTTTGAAGTAGATGACGAAGCAATTCGCAACCTTGTAGCACTAGCCAAAGAATGCGAAACAGTAGATCCTATTGACTGGGGCGAATTAGCAATAACAGAAGAACAAGCCTATATAATGATGGCTACGCACGTTCTAGAAATGGAAAGAAATCACTTGACAGATGGCGCAATTATTGTTAAACTACTAGTAGAAAACTTTGTATTAAACCTTAAATTACTAGGAAAAAAATGAAAGCAATACACGAAACATTAGCTATGTTAACTAACACTAGTAGTGAAATAGCTGTAGAAGCAGAAGTAGATAACTTTAGAGAAGGTCAAAGTTTTGATGCTTTTGTTGCCACTAATAAAATTCCAATGAAATGGAATGGAAAAATCTATGTTGGTAACGCTCACGGTATGGAATTTACTAGTCCAGGACCAGCAGTGCGTTATATTAAGGAAGGACGTCGATAATGCCACTTATTCCTATGGTAGTAGAACAAGAAGCTCGCGGCGAACGCTCTTGGGATATTTACAGCCGCTTGATGAAGGATCGCATCATTATGCTTAACGGTCCAGTAGAAGACAACATGGCAAATGTTATTGTTGCACAGATGTTATATCTCGAAAGCGAAAATCCTGATAAAGCTATTAATTTATATATTAACAGTCCAGGTGGCGCAGTCACAGCAGGACTTGCTATCTACGACACAATGCAATATATTAAATCACCTGTTCGTACTATTGTAATGGGTCAAGCCTGTTCAATGGGTAGTTTCTTAGCACAAGCAGGTGCACCGGGCGAGCGTATTGTGTTGCCAGAGAGTCGTACAATGATACACCGTGTAAGCTCAGGTACTCCTGGTACTAGCGGCAGTGTACACGTACAGGAATTACAGTTTGAAGATGCAAAGCGTCATTATGAAGAGTCGCAGAAGGTTAATAAACGTCTAACTGAGTTATATGTAAAACATAACACAGCAGGCAAGACCTACGAAGAACTTTTCGAAACTATGAAATTTGATACATTTTTAACAGCAGAAGAGGCAGTAGAAAATGGACTCGCAGATAAAGTCGTCACAAGTCGCTGAAACAGTAGCAAGTCTTAAGGGTATTCCTGTAAAGGAAGAACTTAAGACACTGCTTGAGCAAAATGTTCTAGTGGTTGATTTTACTAAGCTCAACGGTGACAAGCGAGTAATGACTTGTACACTACGCGAAGATATGAAACCTCGTGCTACAAAAGACGATACAATGAGTCAAAAGAAAGTTCGAGAAATATCAGATGCTGTTGTTGGTGTCTGGGATGTTAATGCAAAGGGTTGGCGTAGCTTTCGTTATGAGCGAATCAACTCAGTAGATATTATTGACGAGTACAAACAGGAGTGGTATAATGTCGAATAATCAATTTCGTGGCAAAGTTTATCATAGTTGGACACAGCCTTACCGTGTAAGTCTAAATCCTGCGTATCAGCCTGATATAACTAAAGAAGAAATTAAAACTAGACAAGAAATGAAACGTTGGGAATACGTAGATAATATTGTTGATAATATGGAAGAATATCCCGAAGCTGAACGTATACTGAGAAAAATTTTAAATGACAATTGAAGAAATGATTTTTGAAGATATACAAGAATGGGTTTCAAAAAACATTCTTGTACATCAAACATGGAATGAGTATATGGATACTGTAAAAAAAGAAGAGTATCCCGATAAACTTCAAGAATTTATGGAAATTTATTGGAAAGATCACATTTTTCCGATTGACAAGTACTACAATTAATGTTATAAATAGTGCGTAAGGTAAGGAAGGGATCTATGAAAAAATTACTTATTACAGCATCTGTCTTAGCAGCGACGGCGTCACCCGCTCTTGCAGATAAGACACCATTAGCAACTATCACACAAGTTGAAGCTAATTACGAAACACAAATTTTTACAACACCGTATCAGTCTTGTAGTACTGTTGATGTGCCAATCTATGGCAATGTTGGCAGCGGAGCCTCAGGTGGAGATGTGTTAACAGGCATGATTATCGGAGGACTACTTGGTAAAGGAGTTACTGGTAAAGATAATGGTGCAGCGGCTGGTGCTGTTCTTGGCGGAGTGATTGCGGCGGACAAAGGACAACAGCAAGGCATTGTCGGATATCGCCAAGAGCAACGTTGTACTAAAGAGTACAGACAAGAAACTGTAGAAAAACTAAAGAACTATCGCATTACATACGAATGGAGTGGTGTGCAGGGAAGTAGTTATACATACAACCAGTACAGTATTGGTGATCGAATTCCTATTAATGTAGTCATCAACGCAAAATAAGTTTATTCCCTGATAGTTCAGTTGGTAGAACACCGGACTGTTAATCCGTATGTCGCTGGTTCGAGTCCAGCTCGGGGAGCCAAGTTAAAACATATCCTGCATACAGTATAGCTGATGCAACGTATCTGATAAAGCGGGGATATGTTTTATAGGAAACGTGGGTGAGTGGCTGAAACCAGCTCCCTGCTAAGGAGCCGTACGTGATAAGCGTACCGAGGGTTCGAATCCCTCCGTTTCCGCCATACAATGCGGGAGTAGCTCAGTGGTAGAGCTTCTGCCTTCCAAGCAGAATGTCGCGAGTTCGAATCTCGTCTCCCGCTCCAAATAACTTAACGAGGAAATACTTATGGCATCGCCAAAGATTAACGAAGTAAAAGTAAGCACAATGAGCAACGAAGCTCTAGTACGTGCATCGCAAGATAATAACAACCGTAAACACAAAAGCAAAGCAGTTGCGGAACTAAATAAAAGAGGTTATGTTGCACCTGTAGAGGAAGTAACAGAATAAACTTTAGCCGGTGTAGCTCAGCTGGTAGAGCAACTGATTTGTAATCAGTAGGTCCGCGGTTCGAGTCCGTGCACCGGCACCATAAAAGAAAGTAAACTATGTTCAAAGCAGTAAAAGAAACTATTTGGCATCTAACTTGCGGAAATTGCAAGAACTGGTTTACATATGCTACAATGGAAAAAATGAAAATTGATAGGTATCAGTTTAGTTGTCCACATTGTGGTATTAAAGCCGGATGTAAAATAGAAGAAAATAATTCAAAAAACGGTTGACACACAGAGATAAATAAGTTATAGTATACGCATACTAAATGAAAGGATAGATACATGTTCAAGACTAACACAACAAACATTACTTGTTGGCCTCCAGGATGCAGGGGTATGTCTTGACGTGACTTTTTATTACGTTGACAAGCCCCTAGCACTAATAATGTTAGGGGCTTTTTTTATGGGTGTGGTGTAATGGCAACACAGCGGTCTCCAAAACCGTTAATGGGGGTTCGACTCCCTCCACCTATGCCACGGGGATTAGCTCAGTTTGGTCAGAGTGTTCCGTTTGGGGCGGAAAAGCCGCAGGTTCGAATCCTGCATCCCCGACCAGTTTTAAAGGATAGGACTATTGCAAAACAGAGGCGAATTTAATTTAACTGCAACACTGTATGACAAGCGAGGACGCAAGTTAGCAGTTGGTACAAACAGTTACACAAAGAGCCATCCACTGCAAGGTAAGTTTGCAGTTGAAGCAGGTAAGCCTGATGCAATTTTCCTACACGCAGAAATTGACGCTCTGCGTAAATGCAAAGATTGGACTGCAATCAGAAAGATTGTAATCGAACGCTATGACAGAGATGGTAATCCTAGATTAGCAAAGCCGTGTCGTGTATGCCAACACGCAATTGAAAAAATAGGCATACCAGAAGTAGAATATACAGTGTGAGCGTGGTCGAAAGGTTAGGCAACAGATTGCAAATCTGTCTCATGCGAGTTCGAGTCTCGCCGCTCACTCCAATCTAAAAAATAAGTAATAGTATGATTTTACCAAGTACGTTTTGTGTATTGCCATTTATTTCTTCTACACTAGCAGGACATAATAAACTTATCGAAACAGATAATATTAAACCGTGTTGTCGATATAACGGTACATTAGATTCAGTTGGCGAGTCTGGTTTATTAAATTCAACTGATTATATAGGTCTACAAAAACAGTTTCTTCGAGGAGAAAAACCACAAGGATGTAGTGCTTGTTGGAAAGCAGAATCGTTGAGACATTCAAGTTATAGATTAGATAAACTAAAACAGTTCCGTCATTTATTAGACAACAAGGACTTTTTAGATCAAAAACTAAGATTCCTAGAGATCACTCCAGGTAATGCTTGTAATTTAGCTTGTAGAATGTGTATGCCACGGAGTTCGAGCAAATGGTTCAATGTAAAATTACCTAACGAGTACGAACATATTAGAACAGAACGAATAGAGTTTTTTGAATGGAGCACATTAGATTTATCATCTCTTGAAGTTTTAAAATTGATGGGCGGAGAACCTACTTACCAGAAAAAGCATTTAGCATTATTAGAACATCTAGATAGTATAGGACAATTGGAAAAAATACATCTAGAAATGCCGACTAATTTACACGAACCTTTTACAGAACAATGGTTAGAAATATTTGAAAAGTGTAAAACTACACATATCTATGTAAGTATTGACGGAATAGGAAAAGTTAATGATTATGTAAGACAACACTCTATATGGAATCAATTTGAAAACAATTTAAAAAGTCTTCTAAGTTTTATAGAACACAAATCTATATATGTCGGAATTAGTGTAACTTTAAGTATGTTTAATATCAATCAAAGTAAAAAGATAGAAAAATATATTGAATCGCTAGGACTAAAAGAGTTTGACCGTAGCCAAGTTGTTACAAATTATCCTTCTTTCTTAGATGCAAGAAATCTAAAAGATAGTGCTAAACAATGGCTAATACAACACAAACTAGTAACAGACAGTGTAAAAGATATTTTAGAAGATAGCTTTGGCATGTACAATCCTGCACAAGTTGAAAAATTTAAACAATATGTAATTGATTTAGATAACTTTTACGGAACTTCGTTTGAAGAAGTAAACAAAGATATGTACAACTTGATTTTTAGAAGTTGACAGACTAGCTAATAGATGTTAAACTAAAATAAATTAGATAAGAGGGTCATGACATGGCTAGAGATATTTGGGTAATCAGTGATACACACTTTGATCACGCTAACATTTTGACATTTACTGACATTGACGGACGTCCTACTCGTGGCGATCGTTTTACTGACGTTGAAGATATGAACGAGCAGATGATCGCTAACTGGAACAGTGTAGTCAAGCCAGGTGACAAAGTGTACCACTTGGGCGATGTGTTGTTTGGCACTCGCAAGCAAGAGTGGATGGACACTAACATGCCTCGGTTGAACGGACAGAAGCGTTTGATTGTTGGTAACCACGACAACATCAAGTTCCACGCTGCCGGAGGCTGGTGGGGCAAGATTGACATGTGGAGAATGTTCCCCGAGTTTGGATTGTTATTGACCCACGTTCCTGTACACAATAGTACATTAGGCGAAAGTCACAGATTTGGCGAAGGCAGTATGGTAAACGTACACGGACACATCCACCAGAATCCATCGCCAACTGAATTCCACAGATGCGTGTGTGTAGAGCAAATTAACTACACTCCTGTTAACATAGAGGAATTGAGAGTACGATGAAAATAGATTGGAGCATCGTAAAGGTGCTCCCTTCCGACTACAAAGACTACGGTGGGGAAGTGGAGCGTTGGGCTGATGGAGACGACTATCCAGATTGTAGCTGTGGATGCAAGTGGTTTTGGGCACTTGACGCAGACTGGGGAGTATGCACCAAGCCTAATGCTCCGCGAGCAGGACTACTGACTTGGGAACATCAAACAGGAAGAGGATGTTTTGAAAATGATTGAGATTACTGAAAAGGAATACGAACTATTCCAGAAACTGAAAACTATCTTGAAGCATTCTAAAGCAGAGCAACTTGAAGGTGTTTACTTTATCTGTGGCGAAGGTGGAGAAAAAGATGATATGGGCTTACCGGAATTTATTTCGGTTTGCCCTGCCTACGGCCTAGACGGCATGGCAATGTACAAGAAACACACAGACTATTCAGCACCAGGGTGGTAATATGAAACTGAAAGACTTTAAATGGATGACCAAAAAACAACACAAGAGCCTTGTAACAGAAGCAGGCGGACAAATTATATTAAATTTTGGAAACTATGACTTGAGTATAATTGACGATGGTTACGGCGGAAAGCAAGGATTGTACGAAATTTGTGTATTTAAAGATGGTGATATGAAAGAACTACCGGGTGTCACTCAAGAGGGAGATACGATAAAAGGATGGTTGACAGAATCGGATGTTGATGCTATTATAAATAAAATGTATTTTTTAACAGGCACAAAACCGAGGCAAATATGAAAAAGTCAAAGTTTGAACGATATCTAAAGCCTACTATCTTTGATCCTAAAGATCATTGGATGGTAGGCATTGTCTGGCCTATGCAAGGTTCTAAAGGCAAAGAATATAGTGTAGAACTACACGACAAAGGGTTTAACTGTGATTGTACTGGGTTTGCATTCCACGGTTACTGTAAACATTCAAAAGCAGTGCTAGCAAAAGTAGAAGGGGCAATGGCATGAGCGAAATGGGCGATCTTAAATTTACAACAGCAGGTGATTATTTAGAGTCTATGAGAACACAACCTACCTATATTATCCACGCACTAGAAACACACAACAGTCGCTTAGATAAGGAAGCAATTCTTAAAGCAGCATACGACGAAGGACTTCCAGAGTTCTTTGAAGGTTTGCGTATGGCACTTGATCCACTTGTAACATTTGGTGTTAAGCAGGTTCCTACTAAAGAAGTAGACGAAGGACAAGGTCTTGGATGGAATAGTTTCCTTAAACTAGCACAACAACTGCGTGATCGCGAGCTAACAGGACATGCCGCTCGTGATGCTATTGAATTGGCAATGAGTGTTGCTACTACAGAACAGTGGAATGATTGGTATCGTAGAATCCTTATCAAAGACTTGCGTTGTGGCGTAAGTGAGAAAACTGTAAACAAAGTCGCACCAGGCACTGTTCCTGTGTTTACTTGTGCTCTTGCACACGATTCTGCTAACCACGAAAAGAAAATGATTGGCAAGAAGCAGATCGAAATCAAACTAGACGGTGTTCGTGTATTAGTTGTAATCCACGATCGTCACGGCAAGAAGATTGAAATGTACAGCCGTAACGGCAAACAGTTCCACAACTTTGATCACATCATTGAAGAGATTCGTGCTGTGGTACAAGAATATCCTGTGCCTTATCCACTAGTACTTGACGGCGAAGTAATGAGTGCTAACTTCCAGGATCTTATGAAGCAAGTGCATCGCAAGGATAATGTAGCCGCTGGAGATGCAGTACTGCATTTGTTTGATACTATTCCGCTAGGCAACTTCCTAAACGGTTCTTGGGATAAGCCACAGAGTTTTCGTAGTGCAATTACTAAAGCATGGGTAGAAGAACACGCAGACGTTTTAAAGCACGTACAAGCACTGGACTGGGAAGAAGTAGACTTGGACACACCTGAAGGCCAAGAACGTTTTGTAGAGCTTAATAAAGCAGCCGTAGAAGGTGGTTATGAAGGTGTAATGATTAAAGACGTTGATGCTCCATACGAGTGTAAACGTACACATGCATGGCTTAAAGCAAAGCCGTTTATTGAAGTTACACTGGAAGTAATGGGTTACGAACATGGAACAGGACGAAACGAAGGACGACTCGGGGCTTTGGTATGCTCTGGGGTGGATGATGGGAAAGATATTAGGGTTAATGTCGGTAGCGGATTTACGGATGATAACCGCACTACTTTTTGGAATAGCAGGGATGCTCTTGTTGGTCAACTTGTAGAGGTTAGAGCAGATGCTATTACACAAAATCAAGATGGTACTTACTCGCTTCGTTTCCCAAGGTTCAAAACCTTCCGCGGATTTGAAGTACACGAAAAAATATAAGCAAGAATCTGTTCGTTGCGTTTGGAATTTAGAAAAAGAAGGTTGAAAAAATCTTCTTTTGGCTATATAATATACGCATAAAACAAAACAAGAGAAATATATGACTGACAATTTTAAACTACTATCGGATGCAGAACACATTCGCAAACGCTTTTCTATGTACGGGGGATCACAAGTTGTACAACAAGAAGAAGCGTTTCTAAACACAGAATTCAAAAAGGTCAATATCGTAGGTGGCTTGCTAAAAGTAATCAACGAGATTATTGACAACTCAGTAGACGAACACGTTAGAACTGATCGCAAGTTTGCTACACGCATTGATGTAGATATTGACCCAGATGGCACTATTATAGTAAGCGACAACGGTCGCGGTATTCCAGCAGTTGAAATTGATACTCCAGACGGCAAAGAGTATCAAATGGTTTCAGCATTTACAAGAGCAAGAGCAGGTTCAAACTTTGACGACACTAACCGTGAGTCAATTGGTATGAACGGCGTAGGCTCTATGATTACATTTGTAACTTCAAAGAAGTTTGAAGCAAAGAGCGGCGACGGCAAATTGCAAGTACATCTCCGCGGAGCAGATGAGCAGATCAAAAGTGTAAAGACGAAAGAAACTGCACTCAAAGGTACTACAGTTAAGTTCCTTCCGGACTATGAGTTTTTTGGGCTAGAGAACATCGACGAAGCGCACATCCAAATGATAGAAGAACGTGTTCGTTCGCTTGCACTAGCATTTGATACGATTCGCTTTCGTTTTAACAAAAAGATTGTGCGCCTTAAGTTTAACGAATACTTTGGCGAGTGTGATATCTTTCCAAGTGAAAAAGCAACATTTGGTATTACTAAGTCAGACGGCTCGCATCAGTCGCACTCACTAGTAAACGGACTAAGTGTAAAAGGTGGTACTCACATCGATCACTTCTTAAGTGTTGTGATTCCAGAGTTCCGTGATACATTAAAAAGACGCAAGAAGGTGGATATTACTCCTGCTCGTTTGAAACAGCACTTGCGAGTACACGCTATTATCAACGGCTTTCCTGCACTAAAATTTGACAGTCAAACCAAAGAACGTGTAACAAATTCTGCCGCTGAATGTCGCGAAGCAATTGGTGAGATTGACGCTAAGAAAATTGTTAACAAGTTAATGAAAAATGATGACTTGATTAACGAAATTTGTGCTTACACTAAAATGCAAGAAGACCTAGCGGCTAAGAAAGAACTAGGTAAACTTGAAAAGAAAAAGAAAGTTAAAAGCGACAAATACTTTGCTGCCATTGGACACAGAACAGACCGTATCTTTGTTGTAGAAGGTGATTCAGCAAGTGGTGGTTTGATTAAATGTCTTGGACGCAAAGGTAATGCATTTTATGCACTAAAAGGTGTTCCACTAAACGTGCTAGAAGTATCGCATCAAAAGTTTATGGCGAACAAAGAACTGAGCGAACTGTATTCAATTATTACTACATTCCCAGATGCTGAGATTTGTATTGCTACTGATGCTGACGCAGATGGAAGTCGTATCCGCGGATTGGTTGCGCTGTTTATGTACAAGTACTTCCCTGAGCATTTAAACAATGGTAAGTTAAAGATACTGCGCACACCTATTGCTATCGGCAAGAAGAATAATATAGTTAAAGAGTGGGCTTATACATTCGCTGATGTAAATAAAATTGATCACAAACTAGATGTAAGTTATGTAAAAGGACTTGGTTCTTGGAGTGAAAAGGATCTAAAACATATTATTGATCAAGATACAATGGATGAAATGTTGCCAACTGTGAATATTGATGACACTGATCTCTTTACAAACTGGTTTAGTGGTAGTACAATTGATTATCGTAAAGAGCAAATCCTACAGGCTGCTCCATTTGATATTATGAAGGTGTAACATGGCAGAACTCAAACTAGAAGATTTCTTCAAAGAAGAATACATTGACTTTTCAGTATACGACAATGTGCGTAAACTGTCTAGTTACATCGACGGACAAAAGAACGCAAGTCGTAAGATTGTACACACTGTACTACAGCAAAACATTGACAAGTTTGTTAAAGTAAGCAATCTAGGTCCTAAGGTACAAGACTATGCACAATACTTGCACGGTAGCCTAGAAGGCACTATTGTTAATATGACTGCTGACTATGTAGGTAGTGGCAACAACGTGCCCTTGCTAGAAGGCGATGGTAACTTTGGTAGTGCATTTATTAACGAAGCGGCAGCAACACGTTACATTTTTGCTCGTATGAATCCAATCCTTAAACAGTTGTTTGTTAAGGACGACTTTGTAAACCTTGAACATCAGAACTTCGAAGGTGCAAAGATTGAGCCACGCTACTATGTGCCTACACTGCCTGTGCTTGCAATTAACGGCTCGGACGGTGTATCAATTGGTTACGCACAAAAGATTCTACCACGTGATCCTGCACAGATTGTCAAGTGGGTACAACAACGTGCAGAAGGTGCTAAGATTACTGCTCGACTAACACCATACTGGCAAGGTATGAAGTGTACTGTTGTAAAAGGCGAAAGCGAAGGACAGTGGGAAATACACGGATCGTTTACACGCAAAACTAAACATCGTATTACTATCGATGCACTGCCTGTGGGTTACACACTCAAGCAGTATCAGAGCGTACTTGAAAAACTAGTAGAAGATAAAGTAATCAAAGACTACGAAGACTTTTCAGATAATGACGAGTTTGAATTTGAAATTCAAGTAGATCGTGCGTTTGGCGAGCGTACAGACGAATGGATTATGACCAAACTCAAATTAATTAAGAAAGTAACCGAAAATTATACTTGTATTGACGAAAACAACAAAATTGTTATTTTTAATAATATAAAAGAACTACTAGAAGCGTGGTATACTAAACGTATTGAATATAACAATCTGCGCAAGCAATACCTACTTGCAAGTATGCAAGAAGAAATGGATTATACAAATGCCCGTGCTAAGTTTATCCAAGGTGTAGTAGAAGAAGCAATTGAATTACGTAACGCTAAAGAAGCAGATGTGATTGCTCAAGGCGAAGCGTATGATGCAATACTAAAAGATCGTGTTAAAGGGTTCTTAGGATTACCGATGCGTAGTTTGACTACAGAAGAAATTAAAAAGCTAAATGCAAAAGCAAAAGAACTAAAAGCAGAGATTAAAGAATACAGCAAAAAGACGTTTGAAACTATTTTACTAGAGGACTTAAATAATATTTCTCTTTAATACAGATAAATATTGTTATGAACAGTAAAATAGATCCAGCTAAAGTAGATATTATAAAAGAGGGTTTTGCACACGTAGGACCTCTTTTAAACGAGTTATTAGAAGCAGCAAATGCTTCTCAACCTTTTGATCCTAAAGCAGTTGCAAATCGTAGTATTTCCGGCGACAAAATTAACGGCGGCAGAATTACTAATTTTGAAAGTGTTGGAATAAAAGATAAAAGCAGCAGATTAGTTGTTTTGGTCAACGACGAGGGTCTACTAACAGACAAAATTGATGTAGAAACACTAGTTGGAGATACATCAGTTGATGGTAATCTAACAGTAAAAGGTAAAATTTCGGCAGAACAATTACATGTTGAACATATAACTCAAGACACACGTTTTGAGCGTTCAAGTAGTTTAGAATTTTTAGCTGCTAATAATGGAATACACGGAAAAGGACTTCTTTGGATAGGATCGGGTCATACTAGACAATTTGTTTTAAAAGCAAATCCAGATAGATTATGGAGTACTGAAAGTTTAGATTTACACGGAGAAGGTGCGTACTTTATTGACGGCAGGCCTGTATTATCAAAAACTAAAATAGGCGAAAGTGTTAGAGAAAGTCGTTTAGTAAAAGTAGGTACACTACAAGATTTACACACTTCAGGTAACCTTACAGTAGACGAATTTATATTCTGGGACAGCGGAACAATGCGTTTGGGTATAGGTACTGATACTCCTAATGCCATTGTTAGTGTAAAAGGATTAAATTCAGAATTTGTAATAGATCCCGACGCTTCTAGTGTTAAAGCAGGTACTTGGACAGCATCAGGTCTTGATATTATAACTGATGATACTCCTAGAATATCTATTAGTTCGAGCGGAAACGTAGTAGTTTCAGGCAAAACAAGTTTCGAAAGACGTGTTGGAATTGGGGTTAGGAACTTTGCAGATGATGCAGACTTAACAGTAGCTGGTCCAGTAAGATTTCAAGAAAAGAAATTTGAAGTAGCTGAAAGAGCTCCAACAGCAGGAACATATCGTCAAGGTGATACAGTATGGAATTCTAATCCTACAGCAGGCGGCTATATGGGTTGGGTATGCACTCGTTCTGGAAGCCCGGGCGAATGGAAATCTTTTGGACTAATATCAAAGTAATAGTATATAATAACTAATGTATAGATATTAAATATTACTATGGATCTCGAAAAACAGCGAAAATTAAAAAAAATAGAACAAGAATTCGATGCCTGGCATTGTGCAGCCCGTGTAATACCTATAATTGGTGTAATAACTCTGCTGGCAGCATATTGGTTTGGTACGTCTGAAACTCACCACAAATTATCAATATTAGTTACAGGTTTATTTTCAGGAATAGCTGCATTTTGGTGGTATTGGATTATGAGAAAAGTACAGTCTCTCATAAATCTTTATTCGCACTCCATAGTTTTAATAGACGACCTAAGAGAAATTTTAAAATCTGTTAAACAAGATCTTAAAGAATAATTGCTTCTACTAAACCATCTTCTCCATCTTCAAGTGCAATAGCAAAACTCCACGCTGTACGACTGTTGTCGACAGTAGCATAACCTGCAAAGTGGCTTGGTGCTAGTCTGTCACCTTTGCGTACAGTACCTATGCACTTAACTGGTACACGACCTTTAAGTGCAATTGCAGTGCCATCTACTAAATCCTTGTTCATTAAGAACGCAGGAGCAGTACTTACAACACCTAGTACGCTGTGTGCAATTTCGTCGTGCGCTGCTGTTACTTCTGCATCGCCGCCAACTGCTATTACAGTACCTGGACCATAGATGTCATCTGCTAGATATTTTTCTGCTAAGTCAGCGTATTGTGCTTGTGTTGCAGTACCATCAAATGTTGTAGCGTATACAGTATTCCAAATAGCAGTTGCACTACCGATGTTTCGATTGTTAGCTGTTGAGTCAGGAAGTATGTTTGTATTAGCAGTATTTCCTCTACCAAGAACACTACTCAATGTGTCTGCTTCTGCTGGTATTGTAATAGTAGAAACATCAATAGCTGTTACATGACCTGTTGCATTTGTTGTAACACTTGTAACTGCTTCAAAGGTACCACCATGTGACGGAGCATCGGTACTTGTTGTATCTGTTCTAGTAGTGTTATCATGATTTATAGTTACTGTGTCGCCGGATACACCAGCAGTTAAATATGTTCCGCCTGTGATAGTTAGTGTGTCACCTGATTGTAGTGTACTAGTACCTGAGTTTGCATTAATAGTTAAAATGTCACTACCGCTAATAAATGCAACAGTACCACTACTATCTGGGAAAGTAATAGTTCTGTCTGCTGTAGGATCTGTAATTACAAACGATGTTTCGAATGCATTTGCAGTAGCACCTTCGAATACTATGTTCGAACCATTAATTGTTAATCCGGCAAATGTTGGACTATCACCTGTTGCTAGTCCATGTGCGTCACCGCTTGCTGTTACTACACCGGTAGCACTTAGACCCATAGTAACGTTTAGATCACCTTGTGTAGTTGTTGTAGTGTTGTCTACAGCAACAGCCATTGTACCGCTATTGTTTGGTATGTTAATAGTTCTCGTTGCTGTTGGATCAACTACGTTAAGTGTAGTCTCAAATGCATCTTCTGTTGCACCTTCGAGTACAATAGTATTACCGTTAATAGTCAATCCTGCAAATGTTGGACTATCTGTTGCAGCAAGTCCTTCGGCACTACCACTGATTTGACCTGCTGCACTTATGGATAAATCTAATCCGCTTTGTGTAGCACTAGTACCAGCACTTACAACTACTGTACCATCTGCATTTGGGAACGTGATAGTTCTGTCAGCAGTTGGATCTGTAACTGTTAGAGTTGTTTCGAAGTCGTTAGCAGTTGCACCTTCAAATACTACACTTGAGCCATTGATTGTTAAACCAGCGAATGTTGGACTATCACCTGTTGCTAGTCCGTGTGCATCGCCTGTTGCACTTACATTACCGGCAGCACTTAAGGTAAAGTCTAAATTTAAATCACCTTGTGTAGTTGTTGTGGTATCAGTTACACTTACTGCAACGGTACCACTTGCATCTGGGAATGTAATTGTGTTACTTGGTGTAGTTGGATCTGTAATTGCTAATGTTGTTGTAAATGTGTCATCGGTTGCACCTTGGAACACAAGATCTGTAGCAATTTGACCAGTAAATGTAATTCTATCTGCTGCTGCATTGCCTAGTGTAACATTTCCTTCTAGTGATGTATCACCGGTAACAGTTATGCTGCCTGATGTAATACTAGTAAATGCACCGTCGTTGAATGCTACATCGCCTGCTGTACCACTAAACACTTCATTTGTGTTTGTTGCATCTGGAATAAATGTAAATTTGCCAGTGCTATCATCAAATCCAAAGAAACCAACCTTTGCAGTTGTTGTAGGAGTATCATACCATCTAAACTCAATACCGCGGTCTTTATTATCATCAGTAGTAGGTACTGTGTCACCGCCTAGTGTAAAGATCGGATCATCTATTGTTACAGTTGTACTATTAACAGTCGTTGTTGTACCATTAACTGTTAAGTTTCCAGCAACAGTAAGGTTATCATCAATCTCAACAGTACCGCCAGCTGAATCAAGTGTTAAGTTACCACTAGTTGTATCAATTTCGTTGTCACCTGTTACAGCAACTTGAATGTTGCCTACAGTTAAGTCTGCAAGTGTTAGTGTATCAGTCCAAGTAGGTACTGTTCCGTTGCTTTGTAGTACACTATTTGCAGCACCTATTGCTAGTGTACTTAGGGTTTCGGTAAATGATCCAGTACCTATGTTAGTTGCTGCATATAGTAGATCGCCTTGTGTATAACTGCTTAAATTTGTACCACCGTTTTCTATAGGAACAGCTCTTGACAAATTGACTGGATTTAGATAGTAACTTCCTTGTTGACCGTCTAGTTTGTCAGCATCAATCACGCCGCCGTTAGCAGGTGTTTTAGTTGTTACTAGTCCATTTGCGTCAATGTTAAAGTGGTTAAAATCAAATGCTGCAACACCTACAGTTTCTGTTCCTGCACTTGGTGCAACAGGATTATCATAGTTTGCTAGTTCTACACTTACTTCTACTTCGTTGTAGTAAACATCTTTAACACCATCATTATAAGATTGACCTGTTAGTGTAACAGGAAACTCTGGAACCATACCTTGTACAGCAAAACTCCAAGTCGAGTCTCCTCGTAGGACTGTTAAGTTATTTGCACTACCTGTTGCCAATCTTGATGTGCTAACAATACCACTTACAATATCTTCAGCATCGATTGTTGTCGCACTTAGATTACTCCAGCTGCTTTCTTCTTTTCCGCTAGTGTTAACTTCGCCTACTATCTCAACATTTTGAATAGTAATTGTTGCATTACCACTACCGTCAGCAGTTAAATTTACTGGATTTACAGTAATACCGTTTACACTATCTAATGCGCTACCTCTTGCACTGTGTAATGTAAATGCATTTGTAGTAATACTACCTGCAAACAGATAATCGCCGTCTGTAATACCTACTACAGGTGTTGTAGCATTAAATTGAATTGCTTGTCCTGCTGTTAGTCCGTGTGCAGGAGCATAGAAAAATTCGTCAGTTAAGTTAACAAAATCAATTTTTAATTGATGCGACCCTGTGCTTGAACTAATAAATGTAACTTTGCTGTTTAAGCCGTAATTAGTATAAAGTTCGATAGTGTCTGCGTCAATAACTTTAACAAAATATGTATCGCCGTTTGTTAAACTTCCTATTGTTGGATTGGCGCCGGAATCATAACGTACAGGATCACCGTCTGCCATGCCGTGTGCTGTTAGTGTAATTCTACTGTTTGAGTAAGTTACATCGCCTCCAACTCCAACATCAGCAGCATCAAATCCGAAGTTTGTTTCTGCAGTTTGGTTAATAGTAAAATCAGTAGCATTATCGTCAACTGTAAATTCTACATTAATATCAGATGCATTAAACTGTATACCAATAGTAGGTTCTAGATCAATATACAATCTATTTTCAATGCTTAATACATCTACACTAAAGTCAGTGCCGCCACCGCCTTGGCCACCTATGTCGTTATCGGCTGCACTTAGTTCGTCTCCTACAGCATAACCACTACCGCCAAATGTAATATCAATACTGTCAACCTGACCTGCGCCATTTACAACAATATCTGCTAGAGCGCCTGTACCTGTGCCTGTAACACTTGTAAGAGCTACGTCATTGTATGCACCAGGGGTTAAATATCCTGAACCTGCAAGTAAGTTATTTACATCAACACTTGTAACAACACCTGTTCTGTGTTCTGTAGCAGTACCTGTTGCGCCTGTTAGTGCTCCTGTAACAGGTGTTGAGTTTGCAATTATATCAGTAAAGTCATATGTGTCAGCTGGATCTAATACTAAGAACTGACTTGCATTTGCAGTTGCTAAGAAATAGTTGTCTGTTACATCGTTAGGTCCGCTTACAACAGTTGGGACACTATTAGCACCTAATGCTCCACTAGTTGACCCTGTAAGTTCGTCTGTTAGATTAAATGTACCACTAAATGGAGCAATTACTCTAATAGTAGAACCATTTGTTACACTTGTTTTAACAGTACCAGTTGCGGCGCTATTTGCTTGTGTTACAGTTTCGCCTGCAACAACAGTAACATTACCAGTTAAGTTAATAACTGTCTCTTGATATTCTTCAATTACAATGTCGCCTGATTTTAGATCGTTGCTTGGAATATCTTCGTGGAGTTCTAAACGTGCATTATATTCGTCTAGTCTAAATGCACTTGTACCACTTGACGGAGGAATAAGTTCCGCATTAATTTGACCTTGTCCGTTTAATTGAACAACAGCATTTGGCACAGCATTGGTTGACAAGTTTTGGTCGATAAAGTTACCAAGTCTGTTGTCAATAAAGCTTCTTGCAGCTAGCTGAGTAACAAGTCTACTATGCTGCGGTCCGCCAATTTCGTTGTCACCTAAATCAATATCAGTTGAAATTTCGTCAACTACAACACCAGAACTTAGACTTAATGCAAGTGAGTCAAGCTCACCAATACTAACTTTGTTTTTAAAGTTAATGTTGCCTGTTCTGTTAAACGCTCTAACAAAATCACCAACTTTAAAGTCGCCAAGTTCGTTAGTACCTGATGTATAAACACGACCCGGAAGTGTACTTACTTGTTCAAAGTACTCAACTGTTTGTCCGCCGTTCTGTGGTAGAGCATTATAGTCTGTACCTGAACCTGCATATTCCCATGTGTGTGCAGAACTGTTAACAATCGAAGGTCTATGTAAGTAAATTTGATTAAACGCAGTACTACCGATAGTTTGCATTGGTCTGTTTTCTGTACTAATAATAGCAACTTCTGAACTATACAAATCTCTTCTGTTTGCTACGCCAAGAACATTTACTGTACCGCCTGCTATTTCGCCTGCATCAATAACACTGTTAGTTGTAAACTCATTTCTTACTGTTGTTTGTCCACTTTGTACAAGTTCAACACTTACTACTAGCTCGTTAGTACCTGAGTCGTAGCTGTAAATAGTTGCACTAATTGTATCAGCGCCATCAGTTGCTTGGATAGTATCACCTGGTGTGATTGTGTAAGTTCCGGCAGGTATTGTAAGTGTTTGGTAGATATTATGCGAACTAACGACTTCAGTTACATAAAATTCTTCATACCCTGACTTAAACTCGTGTGTACCACTTGTAGGCGATGCATCTAAATCTACTACTGGTTTAGTAAAATCGGCATCATTAAAAATTTGTATTTGAGTAGTGTTTGGAACACTTACAAAGTAAGTCATTTCGTTTAGTAGACCTACAATTTCTACATTGCCGTTTGAATTATATTCAACTTCTTCGCCTGATTGGAAACCGTGTGCTGAAGCAAAAGTAATAGTATTACCGCTTACATTGCTAATTGTCGGAACAACACTTGCAGTATTACCAAAAGTACTATTGTTATTAAAGTTATCAGTAATATCAATGTTAGAATTGTTTCTAACTCTAACAATAAAGTGTTCCAATGGAGCACGTTGTAAACCTACAAATTTAAGAGTTTGATATACTTCGTATATACCGTTGCCGCTGATAATACCTCGGTCAAACTCAAATGCATTTGGACTATAACCACTTGCTCTAAGAGCAAACAATCCAAAGTTTGACGCCGAGTTTGTAATAGATAGATAACCACCATTTTGTGCAATACAGCCGTTGCCAGTAAAGATTACGAAGCAGCTAACAATCTGTGCATATGCTTCGTTCATTACACGCCACGCAACACCACCAAACGATAGAATAGTAAATGCGTTAGCAACCATTGACTTACCTTGTTCAGGTACACCGTCTGCTAAATCAATAGGATTCTCTGCTTCAATATCACTGTTTGGAATGTTTGGTGTATCAATTAAGTTACCGTCTATTTCAACCCCGTTACCGCCTAAGAACGAAATCACAGAACAGTTTTGAATGTATGGTGATGTAAAAATCCTAGGACGGCTAACTGGAAGATTTACATATCCTGCCCTGCTGGTAGCAGTGTCTACCACATTATCAAAACTAATAGCATAGCGGAATGTATAATCTGGTATTCTGTTTACTAATCCGTCACGGAAAACTACGCCTGTAATGTAAGAACTGTTTCTTACACGGAACATATCTAAATTTTCGTTCGCTGGACGGATAACTGTTCTACGTAAGTTATCACCTACAATCGAAATATCATCACCTAATAAGATCGGGTTTTGTTCAACATAATCGCCTGATGCAACCATAATGGTAATTTGGTTAGTAATAAAATCACCGTATGTTTTTGCAGGTGCGTTACCTAAACTTGTAATAATACTTGTTACAGTATCAAAACTTGCGCCAATTGCAGTAGCTCTAGTACCTGTTAAGTATGTTATTGCAAGGCTTTTAGCATAATTAATAGCATCTATAGTTTCTGATACTTGACCAGTAATATATAATGTACCAGTACCGTCATAGTAATACTCACCTGCTGCTACTGAACGGCTGTTGCCGCCAAAGCGTAAATCGTAAATAGCACTGTCGATAATTTCTTTAACATCTCTGTTACACTTTGCTTGGTCATAAATTAGTGTTGGATATGTTGTATTAACATATGTAATAGTATCGTCTGCAATAGACTGTGCTGCTGCTCTTAGTGCAGCAGTTTCTGATTCAGTTGTTGGATCAGTTGTTTCTGGAGAGTATGCTAGATCAGCAGCGATTCTTGCTGCTCGTGCAATAGTTGCGACTGGAGCAGTTATACCATCGTTTGCATCGTCACCTTTTGCAGCACTTACATAAACTCTGTTACCACCAAACGTGTCTGCATCACCGAAGAATAACTGTCCTTGTGCATCAGTTTGTACAATTTGGTTTACAGTACCGTCTGCTAGTGGAAGTGTATAATCATTAACATTTACTGCATCACTAACAAATAGCTCACTCCAACGAAGTGCATCTTCGCCAAGTGCATGTGTTGCTGTAACTTCGGGAACAAAAGAGCTAGCAACTCTGCTATTAAATGTAACAGTATTTGTATTACTAGATCCAACCGTTAAGTTTTTCTTAATAGATGCACCACCGTCAACAATAAGAGCACCTGTTGTTGAATTAGTGCTATCTGTTGTATTGTTAATTCTAACTAAAACATCATTTTTTACATCTAATAATGTTGATGACAACGATAAACTATTTGCAAATGCATTGTAAAAATACAAAGTATCATCGTCAGTTCCGGGATTTAGTTCTGCTGTAATGTAGGTGTCTAAGTCGACGTCACTTACACTTCCTAATTCGTTCCAGAACCCATTTGAAAATCCTTCAAATTTGTTAGTTTGTGTATTATATCTAATATATCCGTCTGCGCCAGTTGGCTGTTCGGCTGTAATACCTTTAGGTAATGCAATTGCATCTGTTCTGTTTATTACTAAACTAACAAGAGGGTTAGCTTCGTCTATACCAACATTGCCGCTTAAAAACACTCTGTTGTTTGCAGTATCAGTTTCAAGTAAAACGTTAGTTGCTACATCGTAAACTTCGTAAGTTAAATTTAAATCTACTCTTACTTGGCTAGTGTTACCAGTCCAGCTAACAGTAATTCTGTAATTAACAGTTCCGCCGGTGTAACTTTCTGCATATGTATTTGAAAGCTGATATGTAACACCTGCTGTTGTACCTGACTGTTGCGCAATAGGAGCCCAAACTCCTGGATTTAGTGGATCTTCTCTTTCAAGAACAATACTACCTGTTGTTAAGTTTAATGGAGGTAGATAGCTAGCAGAGTAACCAAATATACCTGCTGCACCTACGCTAAATTCGTATGTTTTTGTATATGTAGGATCAGTAATACCTACATATGCTGGCAACAGTCTAGCCGGGTTATCTAAAGTACCGTCGCCTTGAAATTCGACACCTAGAACTGAAAATCCGTCAACACCAGGAGTACTTGTAATATCACCAATTTCTAAATCATTTATAATTAGTTTATTAGTAGTAATTGCACCTCTTTTGGTTACAGTGTGTAGATTATCATTTTCAGCAACACCGTAACTTGTAAATGCAAGCTCATCATCTGCAAGTCTGCTAATAAAAACACCAGAACCAGGTGTTAATTTTACATCTCTTGTGTTTGAATTTACATCTTGTAATCTTACAGTTGTAGTTCCAACAGGCACATATAATTGATAATCTACATCAATGTCAAACTCGTCTCCAGCAGCACTTGGATTAAATGCTACGCCAAGTCCTTGGTTAATTGTAAGTGTGTCCTTGTACTCGTCAGCTACGATAGTATCAATTGTACTACCATCTGATTTTACTTTGAGTGTTAAGTTTCTGAAAATATCATACCATACAGCTTCTGTTGCCATGTCGAATCCTATAGTTTAAGTTTGCTGTAGTATTTATTAAATTTTATATGTTGAGGTTGACAGGATAAGTAATGTATACTATAATACATAGTATGTTACAAAGTGGTCTTATATGCTCATCCCACTATAAATATTCTGCGCATCAAACTTACTCAACACAGGAGGCAAGAGATGGGTAAACATTATTCTACAAAACATTACGGACATAATATTGGTCTGTCAGCAGTGTTTCGTCAGCCTAACGCTGATCATTCGCACTGTCATCTACTACACGGTTACAGTTTAGCATTTACGTTTACATTTGGATGTGACGAGCTAGATAATAAAAACTGGGCAGTAGATTTTGGAGGACTAAAGCCACTAAAGGCTTGGCTCGAAGATAACTTTGACCATAAACTATGCTTAGACAAAAAAGATCCTTGGCGTGTAAAACTACAAGAACTAGAAGAATTCGGACTAGCAGAATGTAGAGTGTTTGACGGTGTTGGTGCAGAGAAGTTTGCAGAACATGCATTCAACTTTGCAGATAAACTAATTCGTGATATGACAGACAATCGATGCTATGTTGTAAAAGTTGAATGTGCCGAACACGGTGCCAACTCTGCAATTTATTCGATTTAAAGAGGTAATTGTGTTTTTAAAAATAACAGAAGTAGAACATTATACAGATACGTTGTTTAGGATACGTACAGAACGTCCTAATACATTTAGGTTTACAGCTGGTGAGTTTACAATGATTGGAATGGGAGACGATGATATTAATCGTGCTTATTCTATAACAAGTGGCCCATATGACGACTTTCTTGAATTTTATTCAATTAAGGTTCCTGACGGTCCGCTTACTAGTAGACTACAACATGTAAAAGTTGGCGACGAACTTGAAGTAGGCGATAAACCAACTGGCACATTAACTCTAGCAAATTTAGAACTTGGCGGCGATTTGTGGATGCTTGCAACAGGAACAGGCATTGCGCCCTTTATAAGCCTGTTACGAGATCCAACTACATATGATTCTTTTAATAGAATACATGTAGTATGGAGTGTAAGACAAGCAAAAGAATTGCTATCATATAATGAGTTCTTGCAAGAAATGGATATAGATTACATTCCTATTGTTACTAGAGACCCGGAATGGCCAGAACAAAGAAATAGGATGACAGATCTTATTAAAGATGGTATAATATTAACAAATGGTGATCCTAATACAGATAAAATCATGATATGTGGTAGTATGCCCTTTAATAACGATCTTAAAGATATTGTCACTAATTCAGGTTGGGTAGAAGGTAATCGTAGAACAGCAGGTAATTTTGTACAAGAAAAGGCATTTGTATTATGACACAACGTATAGGCTTTGCATGCAAATACATGCATCCTGATCAGACACAAAAAAAGAAACTGTTAGAGGAAATCCAACGTCCACTAAATACTCGTAGCACAACAGTACAATGGTTGAATAGACAATCTCGTGATGTTGCTGAACAACGGTTGTGGGATATTATGGTACATAATATCGAAAGCTACTACAACCTGATTGAATACGTAGGGAGTTTACCACATGAATTACGAATGGTTCGACTTGGCAGTGATGTCCTTCCTGTATACACTGAGCCTACTTGGTGCTATTACTGGAAACGTCCTGATGTGGTCCGATATTGTGAAAGCAATTTCGCAAGGGTCGGTGATCTTGCCCGGTCGCTTGATGTTAGGTTGTCTATGCATCCTGGTCAGTTTACTGTCCTTGCAAGCGATAACGACGATATAGTAGATAGGAGCATAGAAGAATTTGAATATCACACCGATGTCTTGCGCTGGATGGGATACGGTCGTACCTTCCAAGACTTCAAGTGCAACGTACACATATCGGGTCGAAGAGGTCCACAAGGCATCAAAGACGCCCTCAAGAGACTCTCGCCCGAAGCACGAAACACCATCACGATCGAGAACGACGAGAACAAGTGGGGACTTGAACACAGCCTCGAGCTTGTCGACCACTGCGCACTCGTTCTTGACATACACCATCACTGGTGCCGTGAAGGAGAATACATTCTCCCAACCGACGATAGATTTACTCGCATAATTGACTCGTGGCGTGGTGTACGTCCTGTAATACACTATTCAGTATCTCGAGAAGACTTGCTTGTAGGACATCCTACAAATGTTAAACCTGATATGGATATACTACTTGCAGGCGAATACAAAAAAGCAAAACTACGAGCCCACAGCGATTACATGTGGAATGATGCAGTCAACGATTGGGCACTAGAATTTTTGCCTTATGCAGATATTATGGTCGAAAGCAAATGCAAGAATCTAGCAAGTATTAGCTTATATAAATACTATATGGAGAAGAATAATGAGCTATTTGAACAAGATGTACGGCAGAAAGTCGCCGGACCAGACCCAATCATCATCTAATAAAAATCCTAATCGTGTAACAGGCGGATTACGAGCGCAAGGTGTTGACACAGTTCTTATGCTTGGAGAAGATGGCTCGCAGCAAGAAGTTCCGTCTTTAGCGTATGTTAGAAGTTTGGAAGAGCAGTCAAAAAAACAGCGAGCAGCTATCGATGTATTAGAACGAAAGCTTGCTCGCCAAGATTCTGCAATAACGCAACTACAAGCGGCAATTAGCCGTTCTTAATTGCATCAAGAATTGCACCTTTGCTCATGCTAGCATTTGATTTAACACCAATTGTCTTTGCGTGAGCAAGTAAATCCTTTTTAGTCATAGCATCTAAATCAACTTTTTTAGCCTTTTTTGCAGGCTTTTTGGGTTGCGGCTTGGGTTTTGCAGCCGGCTTTGGTTGCTCCTGTGCTATAACTGGTGCCTCAGGATAATCAGTTCCTAAGACTCTTTTTAACCATTTTAACATAATTACCTCCTATAGGAATAATTACTTATATAAATATTTTAACAAGGAGAACAGAAATGATTCAAAAATGGATTAATGCAAGACTTAAAGAACGTACAACACTAGACGGTGTTATACTAGTAGGAGCAGGCGTTGCGTTTCTTATCTTCAAGCCAATTGCTGCTCTAGTAGCTTACGGTGCTATTGCATACGGTGCTTGGACTATTTGGAAAGCTGAATAATGGAGCCATTATTAGGAGAAGTAAAATACTTCGCAGGTAACTTTGCTCCAAGAGGTTGGGCATTCTGTAATGGAGCTATGTTGGCTATTGCATCAAATACAGCATTGTTTAGCATATTAGGTACAATCTACGGCGGCGATGGCAGAACAACATTTGCTTTGCCTAAAATAGAAGATCTAAATAGCTGTAAAGCAATTATTGCAATTGAAGGCGCATATCCTAGTAGATCATAATTTACTAATAGGAATATTAGAACTAGCAGACAGGCTCCACACTTGTTTTGCTTGAACACCTCTTTTTTGAGCAAATACTTTAGCATCACAATTTTTACAAACATGGAAATAGTTGTTGCTTAGTCGTTTTGGATCCATCTTTCCCCTTGGACGATCAAACTCTTTATTACAATTATCACACCTAAAAACACAAATAGTCGATGTGCGCCAATAAGTATGTACTTTTCCTAGTTTGCTAGCACGTTCGTACCTTTTTGTTACTGTATATTCTTTTAAATACATAACTATATTTACATTAAGATTATAAAATCTATGAATAAATACAGTCGAAGAGGAACAAAAAATGAGTCTTATCAAAGTAACACCAGCAGCCAACGTTCAAATTAGCAAGTTGTGTCAAGAACACGATTGTTATGCTATTACGCTGAATATTAAAGGCGGCGGATGTGCAGGATTTGAGTACGAATGGGGTACAGCACAAGTAGACGAAATAGAAGCACACGACTTTGGTGTTGAGTGCGATATGGGGATGTTTGTAGTTGGAGCTCATAGTTTAATGTTCCTAGCAGGATCAACAATTGACTATACAAAATCAATTATAGGATCAAACTTTGAGATTAAAAATCCTAATGCTCAGTCTGCATGTGGTTGCGGAGTGAGTGTAAACTTTGATATGGAAAAATTACCGGACTTAGCTAGTCCAGCAGTATAACGGAGCAAACGAATGGCAAGACAAATTATTGACATAGGTGTAGAGGGTAACGACGGCACAGGTGATAGCGTCCGCGAAAGTTTTCGTAAAACAAATGAAAACTTCCGTGAGATTTATGCTGTTGTAGGTTTAGGCGGACAGATTACATTTACTAGTTTAGGTGACACACCTGATAGTTATGATGCTTATGTCGGAAACAATCTAGCTGCATACATTCCAATTGTTAAACAAGATGGAACAGGTATTGAGATTAGAAAAATAGTATCTAATACAGAAGCAGCAGGTGCAACACCAGAAACTGTAGACACTATTGATATTGATGTGACCGAAGAAGGAAAAATTATTCTTTCGATCGGAGAAATTGCAATTTCAGAAGACCAAACACCGGAATTGTCAGGTCCGTTAAACGCTAATAATAACGCAATTGGTAGAGTTAGTGTAAATGAGCAAGCTGTTACGGATTACAATATTATACATGAGCCTAATATTACAATAGATGACTTAGTTATTGATAAAAAATACGCTGACGAAAACTATATTAAAAGACAAGCACCGGGTAATAGAGCAAGAATGCGTCCTGAACCAGCTGACGCTTCTGAATATACTCTTACTATAAACGGATATACAACATCTACAGGATATCTAGAAATTCCAGCACACGGATTAGATGCTAGTATAAACGGCAGTGCATGGACATATGAAAGCGGTAGTACTGATGCTACAGGACTAACAAGTGGAAACACTTATTATTTAAGAGTACGTAATGTAGACGAACTTGAACTATACGCAACATATCAAGATGCAACAGCTGATACAGAAGCACTTCGTGATGCAGTACGTTTAAGACCGTCAGGCGGATCTGGTGTACAAACTATTGTTGATAATGACTATAATGATGCACTTTACGGAAACTGGCTGCAAAATGAAGCACTTCCGAGAGAAAGTGTTGTACGCAGACAAGGTGACGATATGGAGGGTCCGCTATACCTATACGACCATCCAGGAGATCTTGCAGGACAAGGAACTCCGAACGGTCCGACAGATTTACAAGCAGTTACAAAATACTATGTAGACCAAGCAAGCCGTTCAAGTACAACTAATATATTTGTAAGTACAACAGGTTCTGATACCCAAGAATTTACTCCCCCAGGTAGCGAAGGAAGAAGTCTAAGTTATGCATTCAAAACAGTTGGTGCTGCTGCACGTAAAGCAGAAGAAATACAAATTGCAAGTAAGTTTGAGCCAGGTCCTTATATGCAAACAATTACTTGGACTGACCAAGGAGTTGAATCTAACAGTGTAGTTGCAGGTGCAGGTATTGATAGTCCTGTTGCAGATGATTTAGTTGCACAAACACTTGTAAACAATAACCTCGATTTTATTGTTGCAGAAACTGTTGCATGGATCGACTATAATGTTACAAATCAAGAAACAACACTCGTAAGAGGAACCCAAGTTGACTGGACTGGCTATTTCTATGATGTAAAAACTTTAGAAGACCATTTATCAAATGTTATTAAAAGTGTTATATTAGATCATGTAGCAGGGATTCGTGCTAATACTCTTTCAATACAAGCGGGTGTTTATTACTACTCAGATCTAAAAATTAATAACGAAAAAGGATTATCGAAATATGAATACTTGGCTGCGGTTGATCGTGCAAAATTAATTACGGATTATATTTTAAGAAATGATACAAATGATCCTTACTTTGATTCAAGAACTGGAGCAGTTAACCAAACAATTTACACACAACAGTTTGATGCATTAAATGCAGGAGTGTTACCGGATCAGCAAGACGAAGATAGCGTTGAAGATAATTTTAATATTGTATTAGATATTGTTGAGAACGGCGTTTTTTCTAGACCAAAAGAAGTTGACGGGAAAAGATTTAGAGTTAACATTACAAACGGTGGTGCAGGTTATGTTGACCAAGGTAATCCAACAAACAGTGATTTAAGAGTTGGTAAAGTAGTAGTTGGTAAGTCATCACGTGCGATTGGTAGAATTACACGTTATGACTACGAAGCTGATACTGCAACAACTACACCGACTAATAATGATAGTCTTTATCTAAATCTTTTAAGACCTATAGAATTTGTAGACGGTGAAGAATTAGAATTTGGAAACTTAGTAAAAGAAGATCAAACAACTATTAGAATCGAAACTGGTATATATTACGAAGATTATCCAATTCGTGTACCTGGAAATACTTCTATCAAAGGTGACGAATTTAGACGTGTAATCATTCGTCCTAAGAATCGTCCATCGTTAAGTCCTTGGGCTAACGTTTATTTCTATAGAGATAGAGAATTTGACGGATTGACAGGCGACGGAGCGACAAGTGCTACTGGTTATGCCGATACAAACTTGCCAACAGGAGGCACAGAGTATTATGATCCTCTACTAAATTTAACTCCCGGCGTTGATGATCCAACAGGTTATTTTGGTAGACATTATCTTATCGATCCTACAAGAGATATTAACATAGACAACAATGGTCAGTTAACAGTTACTAACGCAGGAGAGTATGAAAATACTGCTCGCTTGCTAGAGAAAAACAGAGCATTTTTACAAGCAGAAATCATTGCTTGGATCGACGATAATATTCTAAATAATGTAGGAATATGGAACGGCTTTACTTATGACAGTGCTAAGTGTTCTCGAGATGTTGGATTTATTGTAGATGCAATTGTTGCAGATCTTAGAGAAGGCGGTAGAAGTAATTCGTTAGCTGCACAAGGTTCTTATTATGCAGGTGCTGTAAATGGACAAGAAGCACAAACAAGTGCTGCTATTCAGCAGTTAAATGCTTATGTTCTTGACATTGTTGATAATACAGCAATAACAAGTTTAAGTTCTTTAACACAATATGTTAATACAAATATTGTTAAAGAAACAGGTGTTAATAGTCCAATAAACGAACTATTTGCTTTGATGTTGTTTGCTTTTGATCCAGACTTTAACCCAGCACGAAATAACACACAATTAGATGCATTTATGATGAATGATGCAACTATTTTGCGTAATATGACTGTACAAGGGCACGGCGGATTTATGTGTGTGCTTGATCCCGAAGGACAGATCCTAACTAAATCTCCATATATTCAAACTGGTTCAAGTTTCTCTCAAACAATTAACCGTCAGGCATTCCGTGGAGGTATGCTTGTAGATGCATTCTGTGGTAATACTCCTTTAACTATTACTAATGTTATTGATTCGTTTACACTAGAAGTTGAAGGCGCACCAAACAGTGGATTGTTTATTAGAAAACCACAAGTTCCGGCTCCGTTTTATATAAACGGTTCTAGATACCAAGTTAACGATATTGTAGACTATGATCCGAAAGATGGTATTTTAAGTCCAACTGCTACTCTTATACTAGATTCTACTTCTGGACCAGACGATCAAAACGGAAATCCAGTTGGTTATAGCAGTGTTGATTATCCTGTACCATATGATGTTACATTACAAACAGCTGGTAACAGATCACAGCTAGGAAATGACTTTACACAAATTAACGACTTAGGTTATGGCTTACTTGTAATGAATGGTGGCTTGTCAGAGATGGTTAGTATGTTTACATACTACTGTCATGCTGCATACTACTCGTACAACGGTTCGCAGATTCGTTCAGTTGCTGGCTCTAACGCTAACGGTAACTTTGGTCTAGTTGCAGAAGGTGCTGATCCAAACGAAGTTCCAGACGCAGTTACACTTGAAAATGATATGGTTCAAGCAGCTAAAGCATTTAGTGTTGACGGCATTGTTACAACTACAGGTATAGTAAACGCAACTGCTGGTGATGCAGTAACGCAGCCTACTTCAGACTTTAGTGCTGATATTGCATTTACAACAAGTGGAAGAAAAGTATACTTAAACAACGTTTCAGGTACACTTAACCTTGCTGAAGAACTTGAATTTGCAGCAACAGGACAAGGTCCTGACAGTATTCCACTATCTATTCAAACTGGATTTACAAACGAGTTTGAACAATTAAGTTTACATTTCTATGATACAGAATTTGTTCCAACTAACAAAGGTGAGTTAGATTTAGTACACAACATACAAGGCGCAGATCGTATCGGAAGATACGAAGTAGCAAACATATCAAAAATTACAGGAGTATTAGTTGACGGCTATACAATTGATGATACAGTATACACTACTACAAGCCCGGGTGGTATAAATGCAGAATTTGTAATCGAAAAGAGTCAGCAAAACGGATACACTCTAAGTATAACAGGTGGTGGTTCAGGATGGCTTGGCACTGAACAAATTGTAGTAGACGGTACGGAATTAGGTGGTAGTACTTCAACACACGATGCAACAATCACAATTACAGGAGTTAATACAGATCCTGAACTTGGAGCGGTTGGTGCTATTACATCGGCAACTATTAGCGGGACTATAAATCAAACAGCAATAACTCCTGTAAAAAGTGGACAGGTTTATCGTGCAAACTTTTCAACAGGTAATTCAGGATTTAGTAATGACGGACTTTTAGCTGCAATAGTACAAGACGAGCCGTTAAACATACGTTCAAACCAAAACTTTATTCTTACTGGTGCAGAAAATCCTGGCAACTTAACTATTCGTCCAAGTACTGCTGTTAACTTTGCTGAAGATCCTAACTATACATACAGATCAATTAGTTTTGGATCTGCTGATGCAGCAGGTAATGATTTAGCATTTGGTTCTGTTTATACAGCATTTGATGCAACATATGACTATGTAAGACTATTGGTCAGCGGAACATATGCATCACAAACAGCTAACCTTCCTGCAAGTGTTACAGGCACTAGCATGGGTGGTACAATTGGCGATGACCAAATTGCTATATCAACACTTACAGAAGAAAAGGATAGAAATCGTTTAAACAACAACAGTTTAACACCTGTAGGCGGTAGACCAGCAGATTACACTAACCAACTTCCAATGGTTATGACTTGGGCAGGTAAAAAGCACTATGTTTATAATTATAGAGAAGTTTCAGATGCTGCAACAGGCGCAGAAACTTATAGTTATAATTCAGATGCTCACCCTTATGCATTAGTAGATATTGCAGAAGTTCCAAACAGCGATCTTACTAGTGCAGGTGTTACTGGCTTAAATTCTCCAGTAGATTTAACAGGTGAAAGTGTTGTACTTAGAGCTGGATTGCAAGACGGTGCACCGGCTACAATTACAATCAATATTTCAACATGTCGAGCAACAGGACACGACTTCTTAGACATTGGTACAGGATCGTTTAACGAAACTAACTATCCAAATGTTATCTTAGGTTTCCCTGCAAAAAATGCAGATCAAGACGCCGAAGTTCAAGAGCGTAACAAAGGGCGTGTGTTCTATGTAAGTACAGACCAAGATGGTTTCTTCCGTGTTGGTAGATTCTTTACAGTTGACCAAGGTACTGGTACTGTTACATTTAGTGCAAGTATTGCGCTTTCAGATGTTGACGGTATTGGATTTAAACGTGGTGTTGTTGTTACTGAATTCTCTACAGACAGCGAAATGAGCGATAATGCAATTGATACTGTTCCAGTTGAAAGTGCTGTTAGAGCTTATGTGAACAGACGCTTGGGTTACGATCATTCAGGTATTCCTGTAAGCAATCCAATTGGTCCTCGTGTAATCGTACAAAACGGATCTGTGCCTATGACAGGCAACTTAGATATGGACGGTAATTATATTACTGACCTTGCTAATATTGATCTAAACTCTGATCCACAGGTTGCAGTAAACAAAGCATATGTTGACAGTAGATCTGATGCATTTAACAAATTCTCTTTACTAAGAGATGTAAGTGTTTATAACGGTGCAGAAAATCAACTGCTAGCTATGAGTGGTGCAAAAATAATAATAATTGATGCACTATCTATATCAGGCGGCGACTTTGAAATTGGTGCTATTTTAAGAAACCAAGCAGGAACAGTTGACTTTGGTACCGTAGTTGGTGTATATGCAAGAACAGACAGTGTTCTTGGCGATGTTGTAGAGATTGCATTTACTCCTACTGTAAATTACACAGGTATTACTGTAAACGCAAGTGTTTATACAAACATAGGTGTTAGCGGTACAGTTGAAGACGGAATATACGATGAAATAATCAATGCTGACGAAGATGCAAGTAGTGATATTGGAATAACTATTGTAAGAACAGACAATGATAACTCAGATGATCCTAATGTAGATCCTGATGTTCCAACAGCAACAATTGATTTACAAATCAATCCAGAAGTCATTGTCAATGCAGATGTTTCTCCAACTGCTGGAATACTACAAAGTAAACTAGATATGCAAGAAGCGGACACTTATGATCCGCAAAATGATACTCTTCCAGTTGGCGGCGATGATGATGCAACTGTACAAGCAACACTTGGATTGGCAAAATTCGACGGAGACATATTCAGTGTTGCAAGAGGTTGGACAACTATTGCCGATAACGGGATATCATTAAGTAAACTACAAACAATAGCATCTGATAGTGTTTTAGGTAATTCAACAGCAAACACCGCTAATGTTGCACAAGTATCATTTGGTACAGTAGTTGACGAAGGCGGCGGCATTTTACACACAGACATTAGCGGTAGTAATAATGGCGCTGTTGTAAGAACTGGTTCAGAAACATACGACATTGAACTTATTACAACTACTGGTACAGCTGATAGTTTGGTTAAGACAGAAGCAAACGGTGAAGTTACTGTTAACTCTCTAGCACTAGGACAAAACAATGACTATACCGTTCTACAACTAGACGGCACTGGCGGTACTAGACTAAAAATTACAACACCAGTAGAAGGTGTTGTGTTAACTGCACAAGGCGGTAGTTCAACTATTAATCCAGATGTTTATATTCCAGGTAATCTAAACATTGGCGGACTAACTGATCCGGATGGTGCTGACGCTGGTACAGATCCAGATGTGTTTGATACTAGTATTCTACAAGACAACAGTACTTCGTTTAGTGAAAGCTCTTGGGTTGCAAGTAACTGGGCATATCACGGATTTATCGAAGCACCGGGTGAGAAAGAAGCAGCAAGTGCAGGTATTGCAATAGGTGCAGGAAGTGGTAAAGCAGGTACTGGCGAAGTTGCTATTGTTGTTGCTAACAGCGGTAATAGTACAAGTCCAGTAGTTGCAACATTTAAGTCAACAGGTATTGAACCTGATACAGACAGTGCTTATGATATTGGTACCAACAGTTTACGTTATAATGAGATTTTTGTTGACACTGTTGATACAGCAGATATTGTTAACAGAAATGGATCTTTTACAACGACAGTACAATTTGCAGGCGCAACAGTTAGTAACAAAGTAATTGAATTTAAAGACGAAAGTGGTACTGTTGCATTATTATCAGACGTAACTAGTTCAAGTAATGGTCTTACTAGAACACTTCAACAAGTAACTAACGCAGGCAATACCACAGATAATGACATATTACCGAGTTCAACTGCTGACAATGTAAACTTAGGTAGTTCTTCGAGTGTGTTTAATACAGTGTATGCAACAACATTTGAAGGTACTGCTACACAAGCACAATATGCTGACTTAGCAGAAAACTATTTAGGTGATGCAGATTATGATGCAGGAACAGTTCTTGTACTAGGCGGCGATGCTGAAGTTACTGTAACAAACACCAAAGGTGATCATAGAGTTGCTGGTATTGTTACAACAAATCCAGCACACTTAATGAATAGTGCGCTAGAAGGTGATCATGTTGTAGGTGTTGCACTAAAAGGTAGAGTACCTTGTAAAGTAATTGGTAAAGTACAAAAAGGTGATATGTTAGTAACTAGTGCAGTGCCTGGATATGCTTGTGTAAACAATACTCCAGGCGTAGGTACTGTCATTGGTAAAGCAATATCAACGAAAGACGATACTGACAAGGGTGTTGTTGAAGTGCTAGTAGGAAGAACATAATGACGAAAAAATCGGAAGAAAAAACGGTTTCAACAAACAACAGTGGCAACAAAGTCACTGTTGTTACAAATCGTGGAACAAAATTAGCAGTTAAAGTAGAGGGTAAAGTCTATGGCAAAACAAACAATTAATATAGGAACAAGTCCTAACAAAGGTGATGGCGATCCGTTACGTACAAGTTTTACTAAAATTAATTCAAACTTCGACGAACTATATGCCCTTACTGGAGGAACAGCAGCAGAACTAGAAGAAATATCACAAGACTATGCTGCGGCAATGTTTACACATGCAAATCATACTAACATAACTGCTACATACGATGACGATAACGATCAAATTTTACTTTCTACTAGTGGTGCAGCAGGAATAGCTCTTACAGATTTAAGTGTTACAAGTCTTGCTGCCGCAGGTAGTGGAACACTAACTTACGATAATATAACAGGAATATTTCAGTATACACCACCTGACTTATCTACGTATATTACTACTGAAACAAACGATTTAACAAGTGCGGTTACTTGGGCAAACGTACCAGATATAAACATAACTGAATCAAGTGTTACACAACACCAAGCAGCTCTAAGTATCACCGAATCACAAATTAGTGATTTAGGATCATACATTACATTAGCTGATCTAAGTGTAAGTGCAGATGCAACAGCAAGTGGAAGTGGAGGACTTGCATACAATAATTCGACTGGTGTGTTTACATACACTCCACCGGATCTAAGCAGTTACATCGAACTAGCTGATCTAAGTGTAGGTGCTCCAGCAGCAGCAAGTGGTAGCGGTGCTATTGCATATGACGTTTTTACTGGTGTGTTTACATATACACCGCCAGATGTTTTAGGCAATTTTAGTGTTGTATCAAACCCTGCAAGTGGTAATGGAACACTAACATACACAGATAGCACAGGTGTGTTTACATATACACCTCCAGATTTATCATCTTATCTAACAAGTTACACAGAAACTAACGATCTAACAGCAAGTGTTACTTGGACAAACGTACCTCCTGCAAACATTACAGAAACAGCAGTTACACAACACCAAGGTGCTATACTAATTACTGAATCTCAAATCACAAACTTAGGCAACTATACTACGTTGAGTAGTTTTAGTATAACTAATAATCCACCGCCAATCGGCGGCACTGGTAGTTTAACTTATAATAACTCTACAGGGGTATTTACATTTGAACCTGCAGATGTCGAAGGCGGCATTGACGCACACTTAAACACAAGTACAGCAACAACAGGTCAAGTACTTAGTTGGACAGGTACTGATTATGACTGGGTCGCACAAAGTGGCGGTGGTACATCTAATGCTATTACACAAGGCGACAGTGCTGTTACTGTAACTGACACAGGATCAGATGGTAATATTGAATTTAAAACTGAAAACACCGCTCGCTGGGATATTACATCAGCAGGACACTTTATACCTACTGCAAATGCAACATATGATATTGGTAGTGCAGAGTTTAAAGTGCGTCACTTCTATCTAAGCAACAACAGTTTAAAATTTGTTGATGATAGTGATCCACAAAATCCTGTAGAATATCCAGTAGGTATGAGTGCTGATAATAGGCTTACATTTAATAGTACTTCAATTAAAACTACAAGTTTTGCAGATGCTCCAGTAGGTGGACCAATTGATATAACAGTTACAAATCATTTTATTGTACCGGGACAAAATTATACACTAGCAGATGGTACATATATAGGACAAGAACTAAAACTTTGGAGGAATCCAGGAAGCGGATTCAATGATATTACTGTAGCAAATGCTATATGGACTAACGGGGCTCTTACAACTGCTACTGCTACAACCTTTACCTGGAGACTTGAAGAATTAAGTACAGGAATGTATAGTTGTATTTGGAATGGCACAGGATGGATACTTGCTAACGGTAGTATTGGTGCATAAGTGAGTTACGATAAATATATAAAACAATAGGATTTAGAGAATGGCTAATAGATATCCCCTAGTAATTGATACATCAAACGGCGGCAACTTTGCAGAGTTGCCCGAAGGTGATAACTTATTACTAACAAATAGTAGTATTACTAATGTACTTAATATTTCAGCAGTAGGAAATATTGCTACTGGATCACTTGAAGTAAATGGTGTAACAGTTACAGGTGATTATAACGACTTACAAAACTTACCTGATATTCCAGATACACTAACAGATTTAGGAATTGCTGACGGGACAGCTGGACACATACTTCAAGCAAACGGAGATGGAACATTTCAGTTTGTAAGTAGACAAGCAGCTAACGTTGGAAATTTCCAATTTACAGATAACGTAATGACTGTTGCTAGTGGCGAAACAGAAATACGCTCTCCGGCAAACCTTGTACTGTATCCTACAGACAACATTTGGATTAGTGCAGGAACTAAACTTATATTTGAAGGCACTGCACCAGATGACTTTGAAGCTAAACTGCAAGCTACAACAGTTACCGCAGATAGAGATGTTATTATTCCAGACGAAGATGGTACCCTTGCAACAAGAGAATGGGTAAACAGTCAAAACTTTGGTACAGTTATAGTAGACTGGACAAATATACAAAATACTCCTACAACACTAGGAGGATATGGTATTACTGATGCTGCAACAGCAGCACAAGGAGCTCTTGCTACGTCAGCAGTACAGCCAGGAAGTTTAAGTACGCTTGCATTTACAGGACAATGGACTGATGTAATAAATAGACCAACAGTGTTAAGTGCATTTACAAATGACCAAGATTTTGTAGATGGATCATTTTTATCAGGACAACTGGCTAACTATGTAACTAGCAGTTTCTTATCGTCAACTCTTTCTAACTATGCGCTATCGTCTACTGTTCCAACAACACTTACTGATCTTGGTATTGCCGATGGTTCAAACGGTCAAGTGCTTTCTACAGACGGTAGTGGTAATTTTATATTTACAACTATATCCGCAGGCGGCGGAACACAAAACATTTTCAGTACAGTAAGTTCCGATAACGGAAGTGTAACAGCAAATAGTACCAATACTATTTTAACAGTAACAGGCGGAATTGATTTAAGTACTACTATCACTGGACAAACACTTACAATTAATTTTGATAACGACACAGGATATATTGCATCTGATTCAGCTATTGCTGCACAACCTGTTCGTCAATACTATGTAGATCAATTAGCATTTCCAAATGCAACAACATGGCACGGAGCAATAGCACATAGCCACGCAGATGCTGCAATGTACTTTGCACATGGAGGTGCGTGGAATAAACTAGCAAATGATGCAGATGTACCGACTGTACTAACCGATCTTGGAATAGTAGACGGTTTAATTGCCGGGCAAGTATTAACAACAGATGGCGCAGGTAATTTTACGTTCCAAACACCGAGCGGCGGTGGCGGCGCAACAACATTAGATACGTTAACAGATGTAGACCTAGGTGCTGGAGCTAACAACGGAGATATAATTTCGTATAATAGTAGCACTGGTAACTGGGAGCCAAATGCTCCTGCAAGTGGCGGAACTGTTGCTGATATCAATGATATTACTAATGTTAAAATTACAAGTCCGACTGATGGACAAGTTTTAACATATCAAGCAGCTACTTCGGACTGGCAAAACGTTACACCGAGTGGTGGCGGCGGCGGAACCAGTTTAGGAAGCAGAACAACTTTCCAAGTTACTACTTCTAGTTTAACTGATCAAAGTCAAGCACTTGCAACTTTATCACTTACATTCCCAGGATATATTTTATACAAAATAGAAACAGACGCAGCAGCGTGGGTAAGAATTTATACCGATGCTAATTCGAGATCAACTGATAGTGGTAGATCCATTGATGTAGATCCTATCAATGTTAGTGGTTTAATCTCTGAAGTTGTAACAGTTGGCGCACAAACTGTAAAATTAACACCAGGGGTAATTGGTTTTAATGACGAATCACCTGTTACAAATGATGTTCCAATAATTGTAAGAAATTTAAGTGGAACAACAAGAACAATTACTGTAACTGTAACAGTAGTACAAATAGAGGCGTAATATGTCTGAATTAAGAGAATATGTAGTATCACTAAGAAGTAAAGAAGAACTGGACGATTTCTACAACGATATGGAAACTCCGGGAGGAAATTTATATATTCCTGATCGTGCAGTTGACGTAGCCAACAGAAGAATTCCAAGTAGAAATACGCATTATATGCTTACTGAAGAAGAAGCAGAACAAGTTAAAAACGATCCGCGAGTAATCGGCGTATCTCTTACTCCGGAAGAATTAGGAATGGTAGTCACACGTTTTTACGAGCAGACTAGTTCTAATTTTGATAAAAGTTCAATTGAAGATGTAAACGATGTCAACTGGGGATTACTTAGAGTATACGAAGGCACACAACGTGGAAACTGGGGATCGAACGGAGGAGTTTTTGTTTCAAACCAAAGCGGGACAATTAACGTTCAAACAACAGGCAAAGATGTTGATGTTGTAATTATTGATGGACACTTTGATCCTGCGCATCCTGAGTATGCTGTTAACTCGGATGGTACTGGAGGTAGTAGAGTAAATCAGTTCAATTGGTTTAGTATTACTAACCAAGTCACAGGCGGCGCAAACGGAAATTATGTGTATACTCCATATGATAACGGAAGCACCGACTTAACTGATGACAACAGTCACGGATCGCACGTTGCAGGAACAGCCTGCGGAAACACACAAGGGTGGGCTCGACGTTCAAACATTTATAATATTAACCCGTATGGCACAAATGTAAATGCTTTAAGTGCTTTATCGCTTTTTGATTATGTTAGAGTATGGCATCAAAACAAAGCAGTAAATCCAGATACTGGAAGAAAAAATCCTACAATTACAAATAACAGTTGGGGATATAGTTTCCAGATTCCTATTGCAAATATTACTTCTGTTGTATCTCAGGGAGTAACTGATTCAAATGCACCGTTTAGTTCTGGTACACTTGCAAGTTATGGAATCACAGTTTTTAATATACAAGGAACTTTAACTGCTGTTGTGCCAGCTAGATATAATGCACTAGAATTAGATATTAGAGACGCAATTAATGAAGGGATCCTAGTTGTTGCAGCCGCTGGAAACAATTATTCTTTAATGGATGTACAAGGTGGCAATGATTTCGACAACAGATTTGTAGCAGGTAGTACTTACTACTTCCACGAAGGTGGTGCACCTCAAGCAGCAGACGATGTTATTTGTGTAGGAAATGTTGGAACACTATTCCAAGAATATCAAGCAGATAGTAGTAACTGTGGACCTCGTGTAGACATATGGGCACCTGGCACTCAAATACAAAGTAGTGTTAATACTCTTACATCTTATGGCGGAAATTTAGATCCAAGAACAGGTGCAACCTATGCACTTGCAAAAATAACAGGAACATCAATGGCAAGTCCTCAAGTGTGCGGAGTACTTGCGTGTGCAATGGAAATGTATCCATGGATGACCCAACAAGATGCAAGGGATTATTTGTTCCATCATGCAAAAGCTGGACAAATAGGAGACACCGGCGGTGGCTACACAGACTATACTGCTTTACAAGGTGCAGCAGATAGATATTTGTATCACTATAACGAAAGACCGGAAAACGGAACTTTATGGCCAGAGTCAAACTATTGGATAAGAGATACAGCTGGATATTCAAAAGCATATCCAAGACCTAGAGTAAGAAAATACGGCACATAAATATATACAATAAACGGAGATATTAAATGGCAATTGAGATGATTAACGTAGGAGCAGCAGCTAATGATGGTACTGGTGACGATCTCCGCGAGGCTTTTGTAAAAATTAATCAAAATTTTGAAGACCTTGATTTACGTATTGACGATAAAACAGAAGGTGCTAATGTTGGCGGAGGTGCCGGAATCTTTAAACAACGCCAAGGATATAATTTAGAATTTAAAAGTATCGAAGCAGGTACTAACGTAACAGTAACAGAATTTGAGAACAAGATAAGTCTTAGCGCAACAGGCGGATTGCAAAACTTGATATTTGTAACTGACAACGGAAGTGTACATGTAGCAGACGGCGAAGTTGTAAGAATACAAGGCAACACCGGAATTTCAACTAGTTATGATGGCTTGGGTATTAAAATTGATAATACTAAACTTTCAGTACTAGCAGAAGACACATCTCCTCAGCTTGCTGGAGAACTAGATGCAAATGGACAAAATATAACTAATGCAGGGCAAATTACTGCATCATTAGTAGCAGCAGCATTTCAAGGTAACTTAACAGGACCAGTAGTAGGAAATGTAACTGGAAATGTACACGATATTGACATTCGTACACACGATCCGTTCTTTACAACAGTTGATTTTGGATCATTGAGTTTAGAGCTTAACACAATGTATGATCTTGTTAAAGTAAGTTTACCTGTTGATTTTGGAACACTAGCCGACCCTTCGTCTACTGTACTTGATTTAGGATCCTTTATTTAATACGATAAATATTATTGTAAAAGGAAACTAACGCATGGCATCTCTCTGGAAAGCAAACAATAATAGTGTTATAGCAACATTACAAGAAAAAGTAACAACCGAGATACAATTACCTATTGATTACGATGAATCTCTTCAATTACAAAAAATAGCAGGAAACATGCCTCCTGGAATGAGAATCGAAGGATTAAAGCTTGTAGGTACTCCATTTGAAGTTCCAAGAGATACAAATTACAAATTTGTAATTAGAGCAACAAATGATTATACATTTGAAGATATAACATTTAATATCTTAGTAGTAGGTCCAGATGATCCGCAATGGATTACAAACGAAGGACTGTTAGCTGCAATAAATTCTCGACTATTTGTTTTAGATTCAGAAATTATCGACTATCAATTAGTTGCTATCGATTCTGATACGTCAGCCGGAGACGAGCTAGAATATTTTATTGCTTCGGGTGATGGTATTTTGCCTCCAGGATTACAACTTACTAGTGACGGTAGAATAGTCGGAGTTGTGGAACCTTTATTAGCATTAGACAAACGTGCAGGTTCAGGAGGTTATGATACAAATCCTTATGGTGAGTTTCCTATGGATTTTGCGTTCTATAGCGATAACGGCTTTGGAACATTTTTCTATGATACAGAAACATATGATTTTAGTTTTAAGACACAAAGTCTTAAAAAATTAAACAGACGCTACAGATTCGCAGTATCAGTATCAGACGGTGACAGTATATCGCGCAGAGAATTTGAAATGTACGTAGTTGGTGATGATTTCTTACGTGCAGACAACTCTGTTATGAAAGTTGGTACTGGTGTATTTACTGCTGACATAACACACATTAGAACACCAGTTTGGATAACCCCTGCTAATTTAGGTTATAAACGTGCAAACAATTATGTAACATTGTACCTTGATATAGTTGATGACTATACATTAAGCGGAAACGTAATTTACACAGAAGACGAAACTAATGACGATGGTACACCTAGTAGATTACCAGAAGGATTATCATTAGACAGTCTTAATGGAGAAATTGTAGGAAGAATTCCTTATCAACCTGCGGTAACACAAGAATATAAATTTACTATTAGAGCAACACGATTTACTGGTGATACAGATTATGCAGAAATTACTGGTACAGTACTTGAAGATACGTTTGCTGGCGTTAACAATTTTAAAATAGGAAAACTTCCTATTGGAACAGCAGACGGAATAGATGATGTTGCTGCTCTTCGAGGACAAATACTCGAACTTAAAGGAAACTTTTATATTATAAACAGTGTTGATAACACTCAAGAAGAGTATGATATAGTTTACTTAACTGATACATTACGTCCGAATTTCTTTATACAAACATACGATATTGTTCCAAGTGGAGTTGACTTCTTTTATATTAATAGTGTTGATTATCAATCTAGAGAACTATTACAAAATACAAAATTTAATTACTCCGATACCGAAGTCTACACAATCGAAAGTATATTCCCTTACGTAGAATGGGATATTGAGAGTGATTTTGCAGATTTAGAAATAAACTGGGATGTAGTAACAGAAATTGAAAACATCACAGATGATGATGGTGATCCAATCGTTGAAACATTTGCAGAAAAGATAAAAAGAGTTTTAGAACAATTAACAGGATTTTCAGCAGAAGTTTACGAAGCAACAACTAATAGAATTAGGTTTATAACTGCAAAAACAGCAGAAACTCGTCGTTCAAGAATAGAAACTATTTTTGTTAGTCCAGGTGATGCAGCAATATATACAGTTACTGAAGATGCTATTGAAAGAGTTAAATTAGATAATGTTTTAACAAGAAGTTTCCAACAAGGTCAAACTATTAGTTGGGCATTGAAAGAAAAAGATTCGTTTGTTAAATCAATCTCCACTGACGCTAACGAAGATATTAACAACCCTTATACATCTAAAACATTTACTCTTAACATATTAGGCGAAGTTGACAGTACTATTCAATTTACTACAAATTCAAACCTAGGAACTATTCAAGCTAATTCTGTAAGTACTATTAGAGTTGATGCAACAACTACAATTCCAAACGCACCTCTTGTATATGAGGTAACAAGTGGAACAATGCCTCCAGGCATGTATTTGAGTTATGATGGAGAATTAATAGGTAAGCCGTCCCAATTTGAAACAGAAACTACACTCGGTCTTACAAGATTTGATGGGGGGAATACATTATTTGATACATCAACAACTAGCATTGACAGGACATTTAGGTTTACTATTAAGGCACAGGACAGATTTCAATACAGTGCAGTTGAACAAGAATTTAGTTTAACTGTTCTCGACTTAGAGGAAACACTGTATAGTAACTTGTACATCAGTCCACTTATTGAACCATCGATGAGAGATGAATACAGAGTTTTTGTTAGCGATCCTGACATATTTCCTCCAGAAACAATTTATAGACCAAACGATCCTGAATTTGGATTGCAGACAAGTATTAAAATGCTAGCCTTTGCTGGAGTTGAAACAAAGGATATAAGTGAATATGTTAGTGCTATTTCTAAAAATCATAAGAAAAAACGTTTTCGTTTCGGAGAAATAAAAACAGCATTTGCTAAAAAACCCGGAACTAATGAGATAGTTTACGAAGTAGTATATGTAGAAATAATCGATCCAGCACAGCCTAAACAAGGCGAAGCAGCAAAACAATTTAAAATAAAAGGTGGCAAGCATATTACAGCAGATAGTGTTTCTTATGCAGTAAAAGATGATGTTACAAAGTATAGAACTGGTACGCCACAAATTGAAATACAAGGAAGATCGTCAACTGATTCAGTTGACTTAGATAATGAGCGTTTGACTGTTAGTACACGAGACGGAGATATTACACAATCTGTTGACAACGATGATTTAGATGTTATACTAAGAGACAGTACAGAAGTAAATGTTTCTACTACTCCAACAGATAGTGAACCTTGGAGATTTAGACCAGAAACAAATACAACTAAAGCAGACTCAAACGCAATAAAAGTTAACCAAACTAGAGATAATGTAAAGTATATTTCTAACTTACAAAATATGCAAGATAGAATTAGAGATATCGGAGCAGTTCAAACAGACTTTTTACCGTTATGGATGCGAACACCACAAGAAGGAAGTATAGGAGCTCTTGCATATGTTCCAGCAGTTCCTTTGGCATATTGTAAACCTGGAAAAAGTGGAGAAGTTTTGCTTAACATACAGAATAAAGATTTTGATTTAAAGAAAATTGATTTTACTGCTGATAGGTATATTATTGATTCTACTCTAGGAAAATCAGAAGAGCAATATATTGTATTCGCAAATTATAGTTTTAACGTATAATGTCGATAAATAGTTTTAGAAAGAGGAAATTTAAATGGCAAGTAACATAGATAGTAGTTCAATTGATGCAGAATACCCTGTTGCTGGCAGAGATAATGATAGCCAAGGATTTAGAGATAATTTCAGCACTATCAAAAACAGTCTTGCCGCAGCAAAAGCTGAAATTGAAGATATTCAAAGTAAAGCAGTTTTAAAGGACGCATTAACAGACAGCACATTAGAAAATAATATGGCAGGCAGTCTTATTATTGATGCTGACTTCCAACAATCAACTTTTAAAGGTTATATTGGCGGAACTATTGATGCCGACACAACAATAAGTTTTATCAACGGACACTACCAAAAAGTAACTGTTGCTGGAACATTAAGTATTACACTAGCAGATTGGCCAACTAGCGAGCGTTTTGGCACAATGAGAATTGAATTAATTGATGATGGTACTGCACGTGACATTACTTTTAATGGTGCTGTTGGTGCTATTAAAACTGACGGAGATGCAGCATGGACAGGGTCAGCACTAACTACTCCAGCTGACACTGATGTATCAACAATTATAGAGTTTTTTACAAACGACGGTGGTGTAACTATTTTTGCTAGATATTTGGGACAATTCTCATAATGTTTAATCCTTTGGTTGATAGTTTTTCTGAGTTATCAGACAATCAAATAGATGATAAAATTAATGAATTAAGTAGGAAGTATTTTCTTACAAACAATCCTGATTTGCAAAGTCAAATTGCAACAGTCCTTAATATGTATAAAGAAGAGTTACGTACAAGAAGTGCCGTTGCTATGCAAAGACAACGAGATGGTCAAGATTCCGGTGAAGATTCTCTTGACAATCTTATAAATGTGTCGTAAAATACATATATGCTTATGAAAACAGACGAACTAGGTATTCCACGATTCTCTAATCGCGATCTTATCGACATGATTTATAGTGGTCATGCGGATAAGGTACACGTTGTACTATGTGACGAATCAGACGATGTAGACAAATTCAACTCAGCTATGGAAGAGCAAGGCTTTGACAAGCTACAGAAGTATATCCCACTAGATGTAGATCAAAAGACTTTTGACGGCGTATGTCAAGGCGAATGGTTTATGCCTGAAGAATATAAGTCGCTTGCTATAGAAGAATGGGTAGCGGCAAAACTTATGGAAGAATTACAGTGTGAGGATTTCCATATTGAAACTACACCCGAATGGGATAGAGCATACGAAGAATTACAAGAATTTAAAAAGCGTGATATGAATGACTTATTACGCTATATGGTTTATCTTGTAGACTTTATGCGTGAGAACGATATTGTATGGGGTGTAGGACGTGGATCAAGTGTTGCCAGTTATGTGCTGTATTTGATCGGTGTACATCGTATTAATTCAATCAAGTACAGTCTTGATTGGCGAGAGTTTTTGAGATAATAAATATATACGTATATAACTTAAAGGAGAGCTATAATGGCTGCTGGAAGAAACGGACGTACAGTCTATAAAACAATGCAAGGAAAGTCAATTGACATGGACTTGCTACGTAAAAAGAACGAATTGACGCCTGCTGTTGGTAATGCAAGAATGAACGCTAGAGGCGATATTCTTGGACCCGGTGGCAAGATTGTTAAAAAGAGAGAAGATGTTGCAAAGGAATATTATAAAACTAAGCCTGTTGCTTCAGAAACTCCTAAGCCTGTTGCTGCTCAAGCAAGTACAGAAGAAGTTACTACAACTGTAGAAACTACTCCTAAGAAAGCAACTAGAGCACAACAAAAAGTACAAAAAGAAGCTACCCCTTCAACATCTGAATTAAAAGAATTTGACGAAATGGATGCAGAATGGGTAGAAGACGAAGATGGCAATTTTGTAAAAAAAGGTGAATAATGGCTATAAACTTAAATCGCATTAAAGGTGATCTAAGACCTATCGGTGATAGAGTTCTTGTAAAAGATATGTATTTTGGAGAACAAAAAACAAAGAGTGGATTAATCCTTAGAGACGATGACGGAACAACCCGAGGTATATATCCACGTTGGGCTCGAGTACATGCAAAAGGTCCAGAAAATAACGAACCTTACGAAGTAGGCGATTGGATCCTTGTAGAACACGGTCGTTGGACACGAGGCGTAGACATGGATATCAACGGCAACGAAGTTACAATTCGTATGGTTGAAACAGAAAGCGTTTTAGCATATTCAGATGAAAAACCAGACGGTGTTACAATCGGTGCAGAATATAGCGACGGCGAACATGCAACAATTGATCCTAGCTCATTTATGGGTCAACAATATTAAGAGGTATTAATGACAAATCCATTTAAAGATATTGACACGTTTGGTTCTGCATGTGATCAAGAACCGAGTGAAGCAAACTATAAAATGTATCTTGGTTTAATTGCAGAAGAATTTGACGAACTTTTAACTGCGGTTGAAGAAGAAGATAAAGTAGAACAACTTGATGCACTAATTGACATTCTAGTTGTTACTATGGGTGCTATTCGAGCAGGCGGCTTTGACGGAGAAGGTGCATGGAAAGAAGTAATGAATACAAACTTTGCAAAAATCAATCCAGAAACAGGCAAAGTAATCAAGCGAGAAGACGGCAAGGTATTAAAACCAGAAGGTTGGAAGGCTCCGGAACTAGCACCATTTCTTGGCCAGAATTAAATCTACCTCCTATTAATTTATGGACGGTACCTTTATTTGAGGAGAAATACAATGAGTACAATTACAGAAGCACGTAGACAGTACGACGAAGGTTTACGTGAGTTTATGCTTAACATGTACAACCATACTGCGGCAGGACTTGCTGTTAGTGGAATTGTAGCATGGCTAGTTTATTCAACCGGAATGCTTGCTGCAATGGCAGGAGCAATATGGATTTTTGCACTAGCGCCATTAGGAATGATCTTGTGGTATAGCTTTGCAGGACAAAATTGGAGTTATGATACACTTCGCACATTCTACTACACTTTTACAGCAGTGATGGGTGTCGGACTTGCACCAATTTTTGCTATATATACAGGCGCAAGCATTGCACAAGTTTTCTTTATTACAGCAGCAACTTTTGCAAGTGCAAGTCTATGGGGTTATACTACTAAACGTGACCTTACAGGATTTGGACACTTTTTGCTTATGGGCTTAATTGGTATCATTATTGCAATGGTTGTTAATATCTTTTTAGCAAGTAGTGCGTTACAGTTTGTAATTAGTATTATTGGTGTTGTTGTGTTTACAGGATTAACTGCTTGGGACACACAAAACGCTAAAAACATTTATATAAGTCATGGCGGCGATCCAAGATACGGAATACAATTTGCAATTAGTTTATATTTGAATTTTATAAACCTATTCCAGATGCTATTATCACTACTCGGAAATCGCGAATAAAAAACACTTGACTCCTAATAGTTTATACGTTATAATATGTATAAATTATTAGGAGATCTCATGAAACTACCAGAATATGCTATTACTGTAGGACCACAAGCAAGTGGCATCGGTACAACAGGTGCGACTGGCATCGCACTATTAATTTTACATATAACAGGTTACTTGACGGGGTGGGCATGGCCCATACTATATGTCTTCTTAATTATTGCAGGCATCGGTCAAGAAAATCGTAAAAACAAGGTAACAAAATGACAATACATGCAATGATCGATTTAGAGACACTGCATACAACACCCGGTGCAACAGTGCTTAGTGTAGGTGGTGTAAAATTTGATCCACTTTCAGACACTGAACCGCATAGTGAGTTTTATTATAAATTAGACATCGACAGTCAATATCGTCAAGTAAGTGATGCTACTATTAATTGGTGGTCGCAACAGGATCCTAAAGCACAAGAAGAAGCGTTCTCAGAAGAAGGACGAATTGCTATGGACACTTTTATTGACACATTGCCTAAATGGATGAATGGTGTTGATGTTCTTTGGGGTCACGGTTATGGCTTTGACATTACAATTTTAGAAGATATGTTGCGACAGTGTAGCAAACCTATACCGTGGCAGTTTTGGCAAGTGCGAGATAGTCGCACACTTTTTGCTTGCTGTAAAGTTGATCCACGTAAAGTAATAGGACAAAGTGATTTACACAATGCACTAGCAGATGCATACTTCCAAGCAAAAGGTGTACAAATGGCATATAAAGAATTAGGGATCACACAATGAAAGAATTATGGGTAGAAAAGTATCGTCCGAAGACAGTAGACGGTTATGTGTTTAGAGACGAAGCACAAAAAGCGCAGGTAAAAACTTGGATAAAAGACAAAACAATCCCGCACTTGCTGTTTTCAGGCAATGCTGGAATAGGAAAAACAACGTTGGCAAAATTGTTGTTCAACGAACTAGACGTCAACGATTTAGACGTACTAGAAATTAACGCATCGCGAACAAACTCTGTAGATGATGTTCGTGATAAAATTGTAAACTTTGTACAAATGATCCCATTTGGGGACTTTAAGGTGGTACTATTAGATGAGGCTGATTACTTATCTCCAAACGCTCAAGCAGCGTTACGTGGTGTTATGGAAGAATATCATAGCACTGCTCGTTTTATACTCACGTGTAACTATCCAAACCGTATTATACCGGCTATCCACAGCAGGTGCCAAGGTTTCCATATTGCCAAAATCGACCAGACAGAGTTTACTGCGAGGGTCGCGGAAATACTTATTACGGAGGGAGTTAGCCCGGACCTTGATACTTTGGACACGTATGTCAAAGCAACATATCCAGATTTAAGAAAATGCATCAATATGGTGCAAATGAATTCAGTCGACGGAGTATTAGTTGCTCCACAACAAGGCGACACAGGCGAGAGCGACTGGAAGTTGGATATGGTTGAACTGTTTAAAGCAGGCAAGATCCAAGAAGCACGTAAACTGTTGTGCGGTGCTATTCGTCCAGAAGAAATGGAAGAAGTTTATCGCTGGTTGTATGATAACATTGAACTGTTCGGAAGTGAAGAACAACAAGATCAAGCAGTACTTGTAATTAAACAAGGACTAGTTGATCATACACTAGTAGCAGATCCAGAGATAAATTTAGCTGCAACACTGATACGTCTAGCGAGGTTGTAATGAATTGGGTTCTAGTTGCATTAGAAAGCGAACTTGACAGGAATTACTTTTTTAACAATCGTCCAGATACTAGTTGGCAGATTGCATACACTGGTGTAGGAAAAGTAAATGCTGCAATTGCTGCTTGTGGTTTAGTAAAGTTACCTGGCACTCAACAAATAATTAATTATGGTACCGCTGGAATTGTTAGCCAGAAAAATTTAATAGGTCAATTAGTTCAGCCTGATGTTATAATACAGAGAGACATGATTGCTGAACCTCAAGCACCTAGAGGAACCACTCCTTTTGAACATGATGATACAGCCGGTCCTATTTTGTTAAACACTAATACAAATATTACATTAGGTACCGGTGATAGTTTTGTTATGGAACACGATCCGTGGTTTGAATATGCAAATGTAGATTTAGTCGACATGGAAGGCTATGCTATTGCAAAGGCTGCAAATGTCTTAAAGTTTAAATTTAGTTGTTACAAATATGTTAGTGATTTTGCAGATGAGAATGCAATGGATAACTGGCAAGAAAACGTTAACAAAGGCGCCGAAGCTTTTATGGAGGTAATAAATGACTTATCTGGTAACAGATAATTGTGTAAAATGTAAACACACAGACTGTGTAGAAGTTTGTCCTGTAGATTGTTTTTACGAAGGAGAAAACTTTTTAGCAATTAATCCAGACGAATGCATTGATTGTGGAGTCTGCGAGCCGGAATGTCCTGTGGACGCTATTGTTCCGGATATGAATCTAGACGAAGCAGAACGAGATAAATGGACACAAATTAATCACAAATATAGTTTAATTTGGCCTGTAATTACAGGTAAAAAAGATCCGTTACCAGATCACGAACAGTGGGACGGTGTACCCAATAAGTACGAAGAACACTTTTCAGAAGAGGCTGGTGATGGCGATTAAAGCAATTTTAGCATGTGACGACGAAGGTGGCGTAAGCAAGGACGGAACACTACCATGGCCTAACAATTCAACAGATTTAAAATGGTTCAAAGAAAATACAGCAGGTCATATTGTTGTTATGGGGTCTACTACTTGGGAAGATCCTCATATGCCACGGCCTTTGCCTAAACGTACAAACGTATTAGTAACTACACGTAAAGAAGATTATCCTGGCGCAGATGGATATATTAGTGGTGATTTAAATGCAGAACTAAAAGAACTTGAAGCAACATGTCCGGGTTTAATTATTTGGGTTATTGGCGGACCTAACATTGTTGAACAATGTCTTGGTGTTATTGATGAATTTTATATAAGCCGTATACCAGGCGAATACGATTGCGATACATTTTTACCACTAATGAAAATACAAACACTATTTGAATTAGATCATTTAGAAGGTGATCCCGAAAACGTAATATTTCAAATTTGGAAGAAAAAAGTATAATGTCAGGATTTTTTTATTATTGGGGACCTTTGTTATATAGAAATAAAGTTCCTCAACACGTAGTTGACGGATTACTAGAAAGAGGTAAAAACTCAACTATTGATGCTAGACCTGACTTAGCTGGAATTTTAGATAAAGAATATTTGTATAATCAAGAAGATCAGAAATGGTTTGTTGATCAGATGCACCCCGTGTTAGACGATTACTTTAATGTATTTGAACATTATTATGGTTGGAGAGCAAATCATTCTAATTTTAATCTCGGTACACTGTGGATTAATTTTATGCAAGCAAAAGAATTTAATCCTTGGCACACACATTCGCACGATATGTCTTTTGTAATATACTTAGAAGTTCCAGAAGAATTAAAAGAAGAATATCAAAAACATGTAAGTGCGGCTAAAAAAGAATTAATAGAGTCAGGTCCAGGATCTATACAATTTTTACACAGTAGTCACCAACGCTACTCAATAAACACTCGTAGTTTTTTTCCGGAAGTAGGAGACATTTTTATATTTCCTGCGTCTTTGTATCATTCAGTTGCATCATTTAAAAGCGACTGCACTAGAACATCAGTATCTGGAAACTTTTCGTTAATATAGGAGAAAATAATTGAAGCAATATCTTGATGCACTAGAACATATATTAGAACACGGTAAGGATCGCGATGACAGAACAGGTGTAGGCACACGGGGCGTTTTTGGTTATCAAATGCGTTTTGATTTACGCAACGAATTTCCAGCTGTTACAACAAAGAAACTGGCATGGAGAGCAGTAGTTGGAGAACTACTTTGGATGCTCGAAGGAAGTGCAGACGAGCGTCGACTTGCAGAAATTACTTTTGAAAAAGACAAAACAGAACTAGTAGATAAAAACACTATTTGGACTGCAAATGCAGATGCACAAGCAAAAGATTTAGGTTATATTAATAATGATTTTCGTAAAGATTTGGGACCGGTATACGGGCACCAATGGCGCAGTTGGGATGCCAAGTTCGGCCATGTCGATCAAATAGCAAATGTATTAGAAAGTTTGCATTATAATCCCGAAAGCCGTAGACATATTGTAAGTGCATGGAATGCTGATATGGTAAGTGTAATGGCTTTACCACCGTGTCATACACTTTTTCAGTTCCATGTACAGGATGGCGAACTAAGTTGTCAATTATACCAACGCAGTGCTGATATGTTTTTAGGTGTTCCATTTAATATTGCCAGTTATAGTTTGCTTACACACATGTTTGCACAATTGCTTAATTTAAAACCAGGAGACTTTGTATGGACAGGTGGAGATTGTCATATCTATCAAAATCATATGGATCAAGTAAAAGAACAAATTACTCGCGAGCCTCAAAAAGGTCCTATACTTGAAATGCCTGTATTTAAAAATTTAGAAGATCTAATAGAAACTGTTCCTAGTCAATATAAATTACACAATTACAATCCAATGGATTCAATTAAAGCACCAATGGCTGTATGAAACATATAAGTGCATACTTTGATCAAGTAGAGACAGCACATGAAAAGTTTGCCTGGTGGCCTGTAAGAAGTAGCTTTAGTAAAAAGCGTATTTGGTTAAAAAAATACATATTACTAGAAATTACATTCGACGACATGGGTCGACCTCCTATTAAAGGACGTAGTTGGGATTTAATATATACTCGCAATGAGTATTTGTTATATCAAATAAAAAGAGAATCAGGTAGTAAATCAAGAGATCCCCACAATGAAAGAAAAGTTTATTAATGCATACATGGATGTTGCAGAACGATTTGCACAACTAAGTTCAGCAGCTCGTTTACAAGTAGGTGCAATTGTTGTAAAGGACGATCGTATCATCAGTATTGGTTACAATGGTATGCCTAGTGGCTGGGATAACTGTTGCGAAACACATTCAGGTAATGGTGCAAATTTTAAATTAACAACTAAGCCAGAGGTCCTCCATGCAGAAAGCAACGCAATCGCTAAACTAGCACGTTCGCCTGAAAGTGGTGAAGGCGCAAGTATCTTTATTACACACTCACCTTGTATTGATTGTGCAAAACTAATCTATCAATCAGGAATAGCCACTGTGTACTACAAAAATGATTATCGTAGTACACAGGGCATTGATTTTTTAAATCAATCTAATATTGAAGTTATAAAGACTTAGTCGTCTCCGTAAACTTGTAAAACTTCTTTAACTGCCTCATGTCTTTCAATATCTCCTTGACCAAAATTGACTATGTCGATATGTGTTAAATTTGATTCTAATAAGCGGTTTGTAAAATCTATTAGACCGTTGTCTTTTAATCTATCTGCCTGTGCTAGGTCACCAGTCACAGCCATCATAGAACCTTCTCCGAGACGTGTTAGTAACATTTTTGTTTGATTAGGAGTTGCGTTTTGCATCTCGTCTGCTAGAATAAAGGAATTTTTAAATGTACGTCCTCGCATATATGCAAGCGGTGCGATTTCGATAATCCCTTCTTCTATCATCCCTTCAATTTGACGAGCATCAAAATATTCTCTTAATACATCAAAAATAGGCCTTGTCCACGGAGCCATTTTTTGCTCTAGTGTACCTGGTAGGAATCCCAGGTCCTCATCTACACTTACTGCCGGTCTTGTAACAATAATTTTATCAACTTTTCCTTCTTTAAATAGTTTAACCGCTACTTGCACAGCCAATAGAGTTTTGCCTGTTCCTGCTGGACCTATGCCAAAGACTATATCTTTTGTTTCGTCTAGCAGTTTTAACACGTAAGTTTCTTGGTTTCTATTTCTTGGAAGGATTTGTACTTGTTGCTTTTTTTGATGAAAGTTAATGTCAACTACGTTGTTGTAGTTTTTGTTTGCACGTGATTGTGCTTTCCTTTTTGCACCCATTAAAGGTCCTCCTTTGGTGGAATATGACGCAGGGTAGTTCAAGTTCAGTAGAACATGCTTGCCCTACATTTGTATTTACCATAGAAGGTGCAGACAAAAACTATATTATAAGTTTCTGATCTCGATAAATAAGTATAGAGATGGAAGTAAAGCATGCACGATACACTAGACATTATTAAAAACGTAGAAATGATTTATAATTCTAATACTAGCTTTCAAGTATTGAAAGACTTTGAAAGAGTGTTAGATGACTTAGATTTATATGTATACGAAAATTGGGAAGATGGCGAATTAGCATCTGGACCTAATATTGAAAGACATTGGGTCACATGTTCCTTTATGTGGCCAAGAGATAAGATGCCTGACCCAATGGGAGGTAAGCGTCTTGTTGATTATGACTGCAAAGTTTCTTATAAAAAAGACGAACTAGTAGTACCACGTAAAATCAAATCACCAGATGATATGCGTCCAGGAACTAAAAAAGGTAAACTTGATCGTATGCCTATATGGGTCGTAGAAATTCAAATGCCGAAAAAATTAATATCGGAAATTTTTACAGGCTGGAAGGAAAATAATATATTTGATAGAGAAGCCGCTACTGATCCAAATTTAACAAGTGATGTACAACCAGCAGAAGATGCAGCAGAAGCAGGCGCAGACGCAGCGCAGGAGGCGGGTATCTAATATGGGACTAAAAGCAAAAGATTTAAGAGATTTAGTTTATAATATTTTTGAAATAGATTCGTTTAAAAGTAAAATGGGCGATGACAAAGATATTGTTACACTAAGTTTTAGCGTAAAAGAACAAGTTGCAGCAGAAGACTTAATGAACTTTTTAGAAAAAGGATATGATTTTGTACTCGATGCTGATGTTACTAAAGGTGAACAATCAGATGGCACGTATAAAGTATTTGTTGAAATTGAAAGAGACAAACATGCTGCTGATAATATCTTAGAACTTGCAGACGGAGTGCAAAAAGTAAGCGACATAAACAATCTTAGATTCCGTTATTATAAAAACTTTAAAAGTGCGCAGTTAACTAGTGATAATTTAGCAGAACAATTACCTCTAGACCCAAACGATTACGATCAAACTGTTACTGAAAGTAATTTAAATAATTACAAAAATTTCTTTAATAGAAGTTTTGTAGAAACTATAGATATGTGGGATGACATTATTAGAATTAAAAAGTCTTATGCTGATCCTGTGTTTTTTAATTTTATAGATTTTGGCGAAACTTCAAATATTATTGATAACCTCACTGAATCGCTAAACGTACAAGATTTTAGCGAAATTATCTTCCTATCTAAATATATCGGCGATTATAATATTACTAAATATGGTAGTAAACTTACTTTTGAAAACGAAGGAAACACTCTAGTTTTAGAACGTATACAAACATAATGGAACACGTCTATAAAAGAAGTTATTGCGAAAACTGTGGTCGAGAATCACATTGTGGATCTGATGCTAAAATGAGCGTAAATGCACATGATGTTGGTATCTACGAAGTAGTAGTTTGCAATCATTGTAGATGTAACAATTGTCAACAAAAGGAAAATCAAAATGGCAGCTGAAGACTTTGAATTTGAATTTACCGAAGAAATGGTCATTGAACTGTTAAGAGGTAACGAAGAAGCAGAAGATTGGTATGACGCTATGTGTGAAATACTTCCGCTTTGGGAAGTAGACACACCAGAACGTGTAGCAATGTTTATCGCACAATGCGGACACGAATCAAACAACTTTAAAGTACTAACAGAAAATTTAAATTACAGTGCAAAAGCACTTAATGCAATATTCGGAAAATATTTTGAAAGGGCAGGAAGAGATGCTCAAGAATATCACAGACAACCTCGTAAAATTGCAAACGTTATTTACGCAAATAGAATGGACAACGGCGATACAGATAGCGGGGACGGCTGGACCTTTAGGGGAGGCGGCATTCTACAACTCACTGGACGATACAATTATACAAAATTTGGGGAAGAAATGGAAATGTCCCCAGAAGAAGCGGTAGAATATGTGCGTACTAAAAAGGGTGCTTTAGATAGTGCTTGCTGGTTCTGGGACACTAACGACCTTAACAAATATGCCGATGCCCTTGATATTAAAGGTGCTACAAAACGCATTAACGGTGGATACATCGGACTTGAAGATAGAGAAAAACACTATCATCATGCAATGGAAGTATTAGGTGGCGACTGGGATCCAAGTGCTATTGTTTATGAAACAATTCGCTTAGGTTCAAAAGGACCAACTGTTAAAGCAGTACAAGAAGAATTAGAAATTGGTGCAGACGGAATTTTTGGACGTGGCACTGAAGCACATGTAAAAGCGTGGCAAGAAGAAAATGGACTTACACCGGATGGTGTTATGGGTCCTAAATCACTTGCTATGATGTTTGGGGAATAAAAATGAAACTGTCAGGGATACTTTTAATTGTTATAATAACTATGGGCGGTATCGGATACTGGTATTACACTGAAACTCAGAAAACCATTTCTGTGCTGACTGAAAATAATGCTAAATTAGAACTGGCAGTAGCAACCAACGAAGAAACAATCAAAACAATGGCGGCGGATTTTGCTGCCGCCAATGAAGAGTTAAGAAAAGTAAATGAGGAATTTGCTAACATTCGTCGACAAAACCAGCAACTTGCTAATAAATTACAAGAAATTGATATGACAGCAGCAGCTATTGCAAATCCAGAAGGCATCGAACGTGCTGTAAATAGAGGTACATACAATGCAGGCAGATGTTTTGAATTACTAAGCGGAGCCGAATTAACAGAGGATGAGAAAAATGCAGAAAATGCAAGGTCTTTTAACAAAGAGTGCCCTTGGCTTTATGATGATTATAAGTCTCGCGGCATGCTCAACGACCCCACAAACGATACAAGTAACCAGCAAACCGATTGATAAACCGGAACTAGTTCTACCGCCTGTTGACGAAGTTAATATGCGCCGTGTTGAGTGGATTGTTATCAATGAATCTAACATCGAAGAAGTAAGAGCACGCCTTGAAAGCGAAGGCAAAGCATTTGCATTTTACGCACTAACAGGTGATGGATATGGTAAACTAGGTTTAAACTTTTCAGACATTCGTGCTTTAGTACAACAGCAACAGCAGATTATACTAGCATACGAAAACTATTACAAAGAAGCAGAACAAGCACTTGATGAAGCTGAGGCGCAACGTCAAGAAAATACATCACAACCATCAGAAGAAAATAGCGGATTCAATCTATTTAATTAATCAATAAAAGGGCAAATATTATGAGGGTAATAAGTATCTCGCTACTTCTAGCGACTTTTATATCTGCATGTGGAGTAACAGACTCTAACGGCATACCTATACCAGAGCTTAGACCTAATATATTAAAAGTAAGCTCTGGTAATCCAGCATCAACAGCATACAATTATTACGGATTACACGAAGCATCTAACAGATCAGAATTAAAAGACTTTATCGGTGTTGATCCTGTTCGCACAGAATGGTGTGCTGCATTTGTAAATGCGGTATTAAACGAAAGCGGAATAGTAGGTAGCGAAAGTGTTAGCGATGTTCCTCTAATGGCTAGAAGCTTTTTGGAATGGGGTATCGAAGTAGATAAAAATGATATCCAAGCAGGAGATATTGTAGTGTTTCCGAGAGGAAATCAAGGATGGCAAGGGCATGTAGGATTTTTCCTAAGAAGTGTAAAAGTTGGTGATGTTGAGTACTATTACATCTTAGGTGGGAATCAGTCAAATAAAGTAAGCGTGGAATCATACAGAGCTAGTAAGGCCTTAGGAATAAGACGTAATTCCGTATAAATACGTTTAGCGTATGAAGGGGCAATTTATGGGCATTGTAGAAAAATTATTTGACGATACGCTGTGGATTTATACAGCAATTTTGGGCTCACTAGTCGGTGCAGCCTTTTTAGCATATTTTAAGGATACTAGAGCAGGTCTTTGGTGTTACGCTAAACTAGATCAAACACTTGATTATCTAGTTGAGCGTTGGGGGTTAACGTGGTTTGAGCAACCGACTGATGCGTGGCGTAAAAAGTATCCTTATGTTACTAAGAAAATAGATGAACTAGAAGAAAGAATCAAAACCTTGGAGGGCAAAAAATGATTAAAGATCTAAGTTTCAAAGACAGAAGTTTACTATTTGCTAAGTTAGCTTCTATCGCATATAAAGATGATCAAAAAGAAGTAAAAAAACTTGTTAAACCTTTGGGATTTACAGAGGTTGAATTTTATGACAAACACGGTGCTCAAGCATACAGATTTGCAAGTAAGGATGATATGGTTATTGCTTGCCGTGGAACACAACCAACACAATTTAATGATATTGCAGCAGATTTAAAAGCATTACCAGTAATAGCAGAGACCATAAGCCGTGTGCATCAAGGCTTTAAAGCAGAGGTAGACGAGTTATGGCCTATGGTAATGGCAGATCTTATGTCAAAACAACCAAAACAAGACTTATGGTTTTGCGGACATAGCTTAGGTGCAGCAATGGCAACTATTATGGCAAGCCGTTGTCTGTACAACACAAAAGTTCCTGATCCTGTAGAATTATATACATACGGTTCTCCAAGAGTAGGATGGAAAAAATATTGCGTACACCTAGGAGTAGAGCATCACAGATGGGTAAACAACAACGATGTTGTTACAAGAGTGCCTTTGAAAATTATGGGTTATACACATCACGGTACAGAGCATTATATGAATGCTTATGGCGAAGTACGTAAAATGTCAGGATGGCAAAGAATGAAAGATCGCTGGCGTGGTTTTGCGATGGGCTTGAAACAAGGCGGCATCGATAACTTTAGTGATCACAGTATTGGTAATTATATTGCTAACTTAGAAAAAATGGAGGGTTAATATGCCACGTAAAAAAGCAGAAGAATTAAAAAGTAATGGCGGACCGGGAAAAGCTGCACCAGTAGATAAGCCAGCACCGAAACCAGCAGCAGCGGCTCCGAAACCAGCAGCAGCACCTGAAGTGTCGTACTCAATGAAAGAAGACGCGGCACCAGCAGCATCAATGGGCGGATGGCATCCTGCTGATACAAACGGAGACGGTCATGTAAGTGCAGAAGAAGAAGCAATGTATCTTGAATTCAAGCGTAAAGAACTTGAAGACCAAGATGCAATGCGTGATGCACAGCGTAAAATGTCTTGGTTTGCACTATTTGGTATGCTACTTTATCCATTTGCAGTAGTACTAGCAACATGGTTAAGTTTAGAGCAAGCAGCAAGTGTACTAGGATCAATGGCAGCAACATATTTCGTTTCAGTTGCAGCAATTGTTATGGCATTCTTTGGTGCTCAAGCATATACCGGTAAAGGTAAAAAGTAAAACCATTACCATAAAACCTTAATAGTCCATGCGATAAGTAATTGTATGGACTATTATTCTATTTTAGGTGTAGGAAAAAATGCTTCCGATAAAGAACTAAAGAGCGCATATCGTAAACTTGCTATGCAAAACCATCCTGATAGAGGCGGTGATGAGAAGAAGTTTAAAGAAATTAACGAAGCATACGATACACTAAAAGATCCACAAAAAAGACAAGCATACGACAATCCGCAAGTTAATATGAACTCTTCGGATTTTACAAATGCCTACGGAAACTTTGATGACATTTTTAACTCAATGTTTAGAAATGCACGAGGAAGACCTCAGCCAAAAAATAGAGACATACACGTATCAGCTAGTATCGAATTGAGGGATGTTTTATATGGACGATTATTAATATTTGAGTATAGGTTGCAAAGTGGAAAAAATGAAAGAGTAGAAATCGAAGTTCCTCGAGGTGTTGGCGATAACCAAATGATTAGGTATAGAGGTTTAGGCGATGACGGAAATCCAAGAGTGTCTAGAGGAGATCTAATTGTAAAGTTTATTACTACTCCATTAAAAAAATGGCGCAGAGATGGACAAAATTTGCATACAACGATAGACATTTCTGCATTTGATGCTATACTAGGTATAGAGACTGAAATTGAAACACTTGATTCAAGAAGATTAAATATTAAAATACCTGCAGGAACAAATCCAGATACTGTTTTAAGCATTGCTGGATATGGTTTACCGTATCTTAATGATAGTCGAAGAGGAAATATTTTTGTTAAAGTAAGGGTTATTGTTCCAAAAATAAAAGACGATGCCCTGTTAGATAAGATTAGGAATATAAGAGATGGAATTAGTTAAATCACCGAATGAATGGTTACAGAAGGTAGTAAAGCCATTTGACTTTGATGCTTTAGATGCTAAAGATATAGGTGAGAAGATGGTAGCACTTATGCAAACTCTAAGTGGACTAGGAATGAGTGCAAATCAAGTTGCACTTGATGCTCAAATTTTTGTAATGAGACCTATATTGTTAGAAGATAAAACTCCTTTAGTTATTATCAATCCTGAAGTAACTTCTGCTAGCAAAGAAACTGAGCTAATGATAGAAGGATGTTTGAGCCATCCCGAATTATTTCTGCACGTAAGAAGACCTAAATATATTACTGCCAAATATCTTGACATAAATGCTAAAGAATGTATAATAGAATTATATGATATTGATGCACGTTGTTTCTTACACGAGTTTGATCACCTTAATGGTATTGAATACACCGATCGTGTAAGTAAACTTAAACTGGACCGAGCGTTGAAAAAACAAAATAAATTAAAAAAGAGGAAAGTGAATGGTTGAACCTAGTAAAGAACTACAATTAGTGTTCGAAAAAGCAATCAAGGATGCACAAAAATTAAAGCACGAATACTTGACACTAGAGCACTTGCTATTTGCAATGCTATGTGACGAGAATCTCGAAAAAATTATTGAAGGTTATGGATCTGATCCTCTTTTTATTAAAAAGAACTTAGAAAATCATCTTCGTAATAATTGCGATGATATCAAAATTGAATCTGAAGATTTTAAACCCAAGAAAACTCAAACAGTTGAACGTTGCTTAAATCGAGCATTTACACAAGTATTGTTCCATGGACGTCAGCAAATTGAGTTAGCCGACGTTCTTATTGCAATACTTGGTGAAAAGAAAAGTATCGGTTGTTATTGGTTAGAGAAAGCAGGAATTGAAAAACAAAAATTCTCTAATTACATAAATGCAGAAATGGAAGACGACTACGAAGAGGAAGAAATTAGCGGTGCAGCCCAAAAAGCATTAAGAGCATTTACTGACAACCTTAATAATCGTGCTAGCAAAGGAAAAATTGATCCTGTAATCGGCCGTGAAGAGGAAATTGAAAGCATTTCTCTTGCACTAGGTCGACGCAGTAAAAACAATGTTATTCTTGTTGGTGATCCTGGTGTAGGTAAAACTGCTATTGCAGAAGGTCTTGCTTGGAAAATTGTAAACGGAAACGTGCCTGAGTTCCTAAAAGATTATGAAGTGTATAATCTTGACATTGGCGGCATGCTTGCTGGTTCAAAATATCGTGGTGATTTTGAAGAACGTCTAAAATTAGTTATTCAAGCACTAACTAAAAAAGGCAAAACAATTATGTTTGTTGACGAAGCACATATGATGAATGGTGCGGGTGCTGGATCAAAAGACAGTTCAAACGATCTTGCTAATATGCTAAAACCTGCTCTTAGTAAAGGAGATATAAAGGTAGTTGCTTCTACTACCTGGGAAGAATATCGCAAGTATTTTGAAAAAGATCGTGCTCTAATGCGTCGATTCCAACGTGTAGGTGTAGACGAACCAAGTGTTGAAGTAACAAAAGACATTTTACGTGGAATTAAAAAATATTACGAAGAATTCCACGCAACTGAAATTACAGAAAGTGCTATCGAAGCAGCCGTTAAACTAAGTGTTAAGTATCAGACTGACAAGAAACTACCAGATAAAGCAATTGACTTGATTGACGTAGCGTGTTCTCGCTTTAATCTAAAAGAAAACGTAGAAGAAAAACGTATTAGTAGAGAAGAAATTGAATTTGAACTCGCGAAGATGGTTAATATTCCAGTAGAAACTATCAGTCAAAAAGAAACCGACAATCTTATAAATCTTGAAAAGAACCTTAAAGGAACAGTATTCGGACAAGACGAAGCAATTGAATCAATTGTTGATAAAATACTTGTAAGCCAAGCAGGTCTTAAACCAGATGATAAGCCTATTGGTAGTTTTATCTTTATGGGTCCAACTGGTACAGGTAAAACAGAAACTGCTAAACAATTGTCTGAACAACTAGGTGTTAAACTTGTTCGTCTTGATATGAGTGAGTATCAAGAAAAGCATAGTGTTGCTAAGTTGATTGGTTCTCCACCAGGATATGTTGGTTTTGAAGATAGTGCTGGCATCCTTATTACTAAGTTACAAGAACATCCTAACTGTGTATTGTTGCTTGACGAGATTGAAAAGGCACACCCAGATGTTTCTCAAATCTTATTGCAACTTATGGACAATGGTAAGGTAACAGGCTCTGACGGGAGGGAAGCAGATGCTCGTAACTGCACACTTATTCTTACAACAAACCTAGGTGCAAAAGCCGCAGAGAAAAACACCATTGGATTTAGCACAGACAATGATTACGACTACGAAGATACAGAACTTAAACGTTTCTTTAGTCCAGAATTCCGTAATCGTCTAGATGGCATTATTACTTTTGCACGTTTAAGCAAAGAAGTAATGATGAAAATTGTTGGAAAATTCTTGCTTGAACTTAAAAATATGGTTAAAGAAAAAGGTGTCGATATCGAAGTTACTGACGAAACATTAGATGCACTAGTAGAAAAAGGATTCGATCCTAAAATGGGTGCAAGACCATTACAACGTGTAATCGATAACGAAATTAAACGTCCTCTTTCAAGATCATTACTTTTTGGAGATCTTAAAAATGGTGGAACTGTAACTATTAATTATAATGCAGAAGAAGATAAATTTGTATTAGAGTCTTACAAGTCTAAAACTGCTTTAGAGGTACCATATGATGGTTAAAAAATATACTACTCGAAAGCTTTGGTATAACAAATTTATGTATAAAATTAATTTGAGGAATCCTATTAATAAAATTTTCTCAACACGTTACGGTAGATACTCGCAGTTGGAGTTTGCGTATGAGTGTTTAGAAGAATTAGACTTTTTATACAAGTCAAATAATCCTTTGCAACTAAATGGTTATAGAAATAGAGTAGAAGAATACTCTACTGATGACTATTTCTATGCTAAAAAATTAGTAGAAAAATTTGAAGAGTTAGATTCTTACAGATTACGAATTGATTATTATGCACTAAGCATTTATTTAGAAAACGAAGAAGATTTAGACAGCATACTAAATGATCCAAGTATTAAACCCTATGTTAGAGAAGTACATAAGCCGAGAGAACAAGATATTTCTTCGTTCTTAGATGATGCATCTGTTTACATTTTAAATGAGCCGTTACCTTACGAATATAGAGTGCATATTAAATCAGGAAAAAATCCTGAACTTGCTGATTGGTTGGAAAACAATAAAGATAAATCAAGAATAACAGAAAAGGCACTCGAAAATTTAAGAAATTATCAATGGTGTAATTGTTATTTTTATCTTCGAGATTCAAAACTTATGCTATTAATAGAAATGTTATCTAAAAATAGTATCGGTAAAGTCGAACGATTAGTCTATAAAGGTAATACAGATAAATAACTGTATGCCAGTAAATAGTGAAACAATATTAACAACACAAACATACGATGTACTTGGAGATCCGACACAAACTGTAACAGGAGACAAGTACAGAGGTGACGGATACTATGGACGTAGCGATGGTCTGCACACCGTACAGTATTCTTATGATAGTTTTTCAGGAACTATAAAAATTCAAGGAACACTTGCAATCGATCCTGCTGAAGCAGATTGGTTTACAGTGCATGACTATACAGCCACAACTGAAACGTCAAGTAAAATTGCAAATTTTACTGGAAACTATGTATGGGTAAGAACTGTAATAGAGTTTACAGAAGGCACAATTAATTCAGTAATTTTAAATCATTAAAGGGTAACGCTATGGAACACTTTGTAAGAATAGTAATGGAAAAACAAGAAAATGCTCAACTACTAGACGAGAGTATTTTTGCAGAACAAGAAGTTTACGAAACCGAACAAGGTGCTACAGTATACGAAATTGCACTTCCTCGTCAACTAAGCGAAGAAGAATCAGATGAATATGCTAACCGTTTAGCAGACTATATGTTTGAACAAGGTTACGATGACTTTGACATTGAAATTTCGTCTGAACTAGGTGAAGATATTACAGAAGAAACATACGACGGCGATGATTTCTTCTTAGAATACGGTGTTATGTGGTTCAACGAAGATGACGAAATGGACGAAGCGGAATATCAAGGTCGTAAAGTTAAACTAGGCAAGCCAATGCGTGGCGATGTTAAAAAGTTTAAAGTGTATGTTAAGGATCCTAAGACTAAAAACGTTAAGAAAGTTAACTTTGGTGATCCTAATATGAAGATTAAAAAGAGTAATCCAGCACGTAGAAGAAGTTTCCGTGCTAGACACAACTGTGACAATCCTGGTCCACGCACTAAAGCACGTTACTGGAGTTGCAGAAAATGGTAAAAATTGTAGAGTTTACACAACCAATCGATGATTCTTTACCATTTAATCCTGCAGAGGATTTAATGGTTTTTATGAAGAACGATCCGGTGATTTATCGCAAAAGTTTGTTTCCAGCGTTAAGTAAAATGAGCGATTGTTATAGAAATAAAGAAGAATTTAGCTTTGCAGAAACAATGCGTCCAGTAGTTGTTGATGCAGCAAAACAATATTGTAAAAAATACAATATGCCCAAGCCAGCAGGCGTTATGTTTCCTCCTAGCGATATTGATAATATTATCGAACGTTTAAAAGAAGAAGAACTGGAAGAAGTTTGTAAGGGAACTTATTAATGAGATTTTCAGAATTCCGTCCAATTTTAACAGAAGCAAAAGTAGGTAGAGAATATCAACATTTAGAAGACCTTGTCTTTATTGAAGGTTCTAAAGGTGCAATGAAGGCAGCTGATACCTTAGAAAAAATGGGTTCTGACAGTTCAGACATTGCTATTAAATGGGACGGTTATCCTACTATGTATTATGGTCGTGACGAGAATGGCGATTTTGTACTTGTAGGTAAAAACGGCTGGGGAAGAAATAAGTCAACTAGTGCAGAAGATCTTAAAAAGTTTATTTTAAGCACAGGAAAAGGCGAAGACTGGCGTGAGCGTTTTGCAAACGAAATGGCTGGCATATTTGATGTTATGAAAGAAGCTACTCCGGAAGGTTTCCGTGGTTATATTTACGGTGATATATTATATCATCCTGGAAAGCCATACGAAATAAAAGACGGAAGTATAGAATTTACCCCTAATAAAGTTACATACACAGTGAGCAAAAATAGCGAACTTGGTAAACGCATAGCAGGTAGTAAAGTTGGTGTTGTTGTCCACACAAAAATTAACGAATTTGGGGGTAAAGCTGGAAAACCTATTTCAGATGTAAATGAACTTAATTCAGAAGGTGCTGTTGTTCTAGGACAAACTTATGTAACACATCAACCTAGTGTAGATACAAGCGAAGTTGAAGAAATTAGAAGTATGGCAAAAAGACATGCTGGAATAATGGATAAGTTCTTAGAAGGACAAGCTGGATTAAGTAATGTTCCTGGGATTATTTACACATATATGAATCAAATGAGTAAAGTACAAAAGCTAGGAGACATTGAAAACGGGTTCTTTGATTGGCTAGAAACATCAAAAGTTAGCAAAAATCAACAAGCAAAATTAGCAGCTATGAACGAAACAATGCCTAATGCACTTCCTGCTATTTTTGGTCTTGTTAAAAAAGTAATGACTGTTAAAGATCATATTATCAATCAACTTGACGATGCTGATACTGATGTTAAACAATCAACACAAGGTGAAAAGGGAGGCGAAGGCTACGTTGCTCTTGATACTAAAACTAAACTAGTACCAAGATCACGTTGGCAACCGAACTAAGTTATGTTATTAAGAGAGTTATTTGAAGGGAAAGCAAGACGTATTGTAGCTGTAATGCCAGGCGGTTTCCATCCATTCCATCCTGGACATAAAAGTTTATATGACTGGGCAGTAAAAACATTCGGTCAAAAGAATGTTTATGTTGCAGCAACTAACGATACTAAAGCAAGACCGTTTCCGTTTGAAGTTAAAAAGAAACTAGCAGCAATGGCAGGTGTTCCTGAAAGTAACTTTATGCAGGTTAAGTCACCTTTTAACAACAGAGAGTACGCAGATCTATTAGACGGAGACACAGCACTAGTATTTGTTCGAAGCCAGAAGGATAAAGCTGAACAGCCGCTTCCAGATCAAACTAAAAAGAATGGCGAGCCAGGATACTTGCGTAGTTACACAGGTAAAGATCTAAACACAGCAGATGAAATGGGCTATATGGCATATGGTCCTACTATTAACTTTGACTTTTCAGGTATGCAGATTAAAAGTGCAAGTGAGCTAAGAGCTACTTGGCCTGAAATGTCAGACGAAGATAAACTAAAGGCTGCTAAACTTATGTACGGTAATGGTGCTCCTGTTGCTGTAAAATTGTTAAATCAAGCACTAGGTGATCCTGAAGCACCAGTCGGCGAAGATGCGTCACCAGACGAAGAAGATGAATTCCACAGAAAACTAGACAAACTTGTACATAAAACATTTGGTCATAGTTCAGACGAAAAGAAAAAGAAGAAAAAAGAAGTAGATGAAATTTGGGGATATGCTGCTGGTAAATCTTCTAAGAAAGCTACAGTTAAAAAGAAAAAAGAAAAGTTTGAACCTAGCATACAAGACAAGATTGCAGCAAGACGCAAAGCAGCAGCTAAAGGAGATAAAGACGCATGGAAATCGAAGATCTCCAACACTTAGCAGGTATACGTAACAAGTACACAGGTTACAAGTTATACCAAGTAGAAGAAAATTTATCAATATCAGGTACTGAAAAAAAGAAAATCGAACGTGAGAAAAATATACAACCTGGTACAGATGAGTGGTTTAAACTATGGTTCAGTTTACCAGGACTAACAGGTAACAATGGATTTCGAGGGCGTAAAAAATGATAGGATCAAAAAGAGAATGCAAAACATGTGGACACGATTGTCATTGTTATTCTCCAGATTGTCCTAAATGTGTAAATGACGTATGTACTAAATGTAACTGTAAAGAAGATAAAAAATGAGAATGTTTTTTAAAAGAATATGGAGAAGTTGGAACCCTTGGTACGTGTTAGAAGTAACACATCGTGGCAAGGATCGTCGTATTATTGTAAAAGATTTTAAAAAGAAAACACCCAAGTTACTGAGCGGAACAAACGCAGACGGAGAGTGGTTCGAACTTAAATCAGACACACCTATGGATTACTACGTAGAAGAGTTTAGGGACGATCTAAAATGAAAATCTATGATCTAGACGAAGCTGTAGGAAGAATTGTTAAAGGTGTTAATACAACAGCTGATGTAGGACCAAACGAAATTAAAAAGCAAGCAGCAAAATTTGGTAACACTGTTGACAAAGACGGAAAGCCTCCTACACTAAGTTCTAAGGTAAAAGGCAAGTCAACTAACGTACTATTCAATCTAGGATTAACTGAAGGTTATAAGTTACAACTAGAAAGAGATAAAAAAATGCTTGTGTTGCATATTAAAAATACTGAAACAGGGCATCGCACAGAAGTACGTGGCAAACTAGGCTACGAAAGCGGTAACTATGATCCTAATGACGACTTACATCAATTGTTAGATACTATAGGTAAGAGTGCAAATATAGCAGAATTAATCAACGGCGAAGTTGTAACTATTAATCCAAAGCATCCTGATGCTGAAAAGGCAAAAGCAGCAACAGATAAAGCTTATAGTGAACGTTTTACTCCTATGGAACTTGCTCTTATGGAGGGCGGACATAGTATAGAAGAAACAACTAAAAAACGCAGTGATTTATTTGCACAGTTAGAAAACTTTGCAGATGGTAAGAAAAAAGGCAAAAGCAGACCAGGGCGTGTAAAACGTGCAGGTGCTAGTTGCAATGGTAGTGTTACAAGTTTAAGAAAACGAGCCAAGAATAGCTCAGGTGAGAAAGCGAGGATGTATCATTGGTGCGCAAACATGAAGTCGGGACGGAAGAAAAAGTAGTAGAACTATATCCGAACAATAGTGGCATAGAAACAAGTCATTATGTTGCTAAAATAAAAGAACACGAAGCTCGACGAGCAAGCACAAATGAACGTCAGAATTATTGGAAAACATACCAAAAATACTTAAAATGACCTTACCAACAAGTTTGCACATTGAGCCGACTACTGATTGCAATGCTCGGTGCCCCCAATGTATGAGACACAGCGGAGCAAGTCCTAATTTAAAAGAAGGTTTGTCTATAACTGAATGGTCAGCAAAGGACATAGCTAAGACGCTTGACGATCCGTATTTCAAAAACTTAAAAAAAGTTTTAATTAATGGAAATTATGGAGACATAGTTAAGCATACTCATCCTAAAGAATTTATTAACGAATTTTTAAAAAGAAATATAGAAGTACACATTAATACTAACGGTGGAGCACAACATATTAATTTTTGGAAATGGTTAGGAATTAATAACGTTTTAATTGAATTTGGTATAGATGGTCTAGAAGACACTCATCATTTATATAGACGAAATACTAGATTCGATGTTATAATTAATAATGCTAAATGTTTTATTAACGAAGGCGGAACTGCTATATGGACTATGAATGTTTTCCGCCATAATGAACACCAAGTAGATGACTGTAAAATGTTAGCAAAAGAATTAGGATTTAAAAAATTTAAAGCAAGATCTTCAAACAGATTTTGGAAAGATCATTTAGATGTTTTAGATAAAGATTATAAAAAACTATATACAATATATCCTGCTACAAAGGTTATAGATTATGACGGATAAAATAGATTGCTTTGCTAAAAAAGAAAATAGTGTATATCTTTCTGCAGATAAAAAATTGTTTTATTGTTGCTGGTCAGCGTTTGACTATCAAGAAACTCAAATACTAAATACAGATAGTAGTTTTACAGAAAGATTTTTTAAAGAAAAGAAGTTTGACAACGACTTTAATGATGTAACAAAGTTTTCTGTTAATACAATAGTAGAAAAAGGCATTTTTAAAGAATACGAAAACTCCTGGTCTGATGTACCTTTTAGAGAATGTAATAATACTTGTAGAGTTAAGTCTGGTACGCACCATAAACAAAGGAAATTAACAGATGAAAATTAGAGATTTACTAGAAGGTAGGGATTGGGAAAAATCCGTTGCTGCTGATTTAAGAGCAAAGTTTGCTAAAACGAAGCCTGTACAAAAGTCAAAAGGAAAAGCATACGATATAAATGATCCACATGCTGATAAGAGCACAATTTGGAAAAAAGGTTTTGCTGATGGTAAAACAGGTAAAATGGATCCTAAGGCTAGTGATGCATACGGTCCACGCACTAGCGAGTATGAAGACGGGTATAAAGCAGGACTAAACGAAACCGTTGCTGGAGATATTGGTTCTAGTATGGGTGGTGGGAACGGCTTTGTCAATGGTGGACCTGGTATGGTTACACGCACTAAGAAAAAGAAATCCAAAAGTAAACGTCAAAAATAAACTACAAATAAGTATTGTTAATGCAAACATTAACACATTCAGATCCTTCTCATAAAGACTGGTTTATCGTAAATTGGTGCTTAGGCAACACTTGTAATTTTAATTGCAGTTATTGTCCTGACATCTTACACGATGGATCAACTAAGTGGCCTGACATTTCTTATGTAGAAAGGTTTGTTAATAAAATAAAAACATCTTTTCCTAATAAAAAGCTCTACTTTGAATTTACTGGTGGAGAAATTACGCTTTATAAACACTTTGATCAGTTGTGTAAACTTTGTTCAGATAACAATATTAAAGTAGGACTGATTAGTAATGGTAGTAGATCATTAAGGTGGTGGGAAGCTAACAAAAAATATTTTAGTTCAATTAATTTAAGTTTCCATCATGAGTATGCAAACAAAGATCATTTTATAGATGTAGTTAAAATACTGCACAATGATCTTCGAACCCATGTAAATATTATGATGGATCCTAAGAATTTTGATTATTGTTATGATGTTGCAGATACTATAAAAGACTTAGGTAATTTAACAATATCGTTGCAACCGTTGTTATATGATTTAAGTGGAGACTTATATCCATATACTGACGAACAGCATCAATTAATAAAAGATCAACAAAAAAATATCAAAGATAAAGTCATAAAAACAAAACGTTTTCCTTATTTGAGAGGAAAAATGACGTACAAAGATGTTGATTACGGAGCCAACGAGCTAGTTAATTCTAAAATGAATAACTGGAATGGATGGAATTGTCATATTGGCATAGAACAACTTATTGTATTCCTTGACGGTAAAATTAGTAGAGGCTGGTGCGGCGTTGGTGGTAATATCGGAAATATATTTGATGATAAATTAGAGTTACCAAACGAGCCTATATTGTGTAACAAGGATTGGTGTCATTGTAATTTTGATATTACTTGTACAAAGGAAAAGATAAATACACTATAATGCGAATTACGGAGTTTTTCAATGAAAGAAAATGAGATCAAAGAGGGTTTAGGTGACCTTGCAGATCGTGCAGAACGTGACCACGAAGTGCAAATGGCTCGTGCTGATCTATATAAGATTGCAAAGTATGCTATCAAACTACACGATATGCTAAAAGGTGTTTCTGAAGAAGAAGGTATTGAAGGCTGGCAACAAGCTAAAATTACCAAAGCAGCAGATTACATGGGAAGTGTCTATCATAGTTTAGATTACGAACAAGCAACAGGCGAACTAGGAGAAGCAAAGGATACACATTGTTCAGACAAATGCTGTGGATCTGATGTTAAAGCAGAAGATTGTACATGTCCGCCGACTTGTAAGCACTGTAACTGCAATGCTGTTAACGAAGGTAAGTTCAAGTCTGCTGCACAACGCAAAGCTATACACGCAGCAAAAGCATCAGGTAAAAGAAGTAAGAAGAAGTTAAGAGACAGCGATTACAAAAGCTCTTTAGCTGCAAAACTTGCAGAACGTACACTTACTAAGGACGAATCAAAAAAAAAGAGAAATACGTTAAAGGTATGAAGAAAGCCAAAGGCGATTTTAAAAAACGCTATGGCAAAGATGCAGAAGCAGTAATGTACGCAACAGCAACTAAAATGGCTAAAGAATAATGGATTATCACGCACTACAACAAAAACTATTTGCATTGGATCCAAGTGATCCTAGAGAAGACCTTGCAAAATTAAAAGCGCAAGCTGGACAGCCTATAGATAATGTAGCACCTACAACAAATTATCTACAAGAAAGTGCAGAAGTGACCGAAGGTAGTTTAGGCTTGGATAAAGATTATTCCATAACAGATTTTGCAGCACTTGCTGGTGTAAGATTAGACGAACGACAAAAAACAGGTTCTAGTGGTCAAGCAAAAGGATCAGATCCTTGGCCAACTGCGGAACCTGGGCGTACAGAACATCCTCTAAAAGATAAACTTGTTGGAGATAGTATAGACAACGATCTTGAAGAAAATCCAACAGCAGGTGATGCGTTTAGACAAGGCTTTGACAAATATAATAAAATTGATGCATTGGCTCCTATGAGCTTTGATAAAAAAGAAAAAACTCCTAAAAAAGAACCTAAGGAAAAACCTCAAGCAGATAAAGTAACTCCAGACGCTCAACCAAAAGAAGATTGGCCTGTTAGTGACAACGGTTATGTTCTTAAAAAAGGAGATAACGTTACCTATACTAATTCAACAGGACAGAAAAGAACTGCACCTGTAATAGGTTTGTTAGTAAATCAAAAAGATGGTAAAGGAAGACCGCAGATAAAGCTCACTCTAAAAGGAGCAAATTTTGCTATCAGCAGACAACAAATAACAGATGTAAATGGAAAACCATTTACACTAAAAGATGCTGCCAAGGGAACCGGAACTATTAAAGATAGTTTATTAAAAGCACTAGAAGCATACAAAGATAAGCCAAAAATTAAACCACGTGATCCAAATGCACAAACTATGCAAGATTTACGCAAAAGTGGTGCAATGGGCGCACACAAAGATAAGAAAAAAGTTTTACCACGAAAAGAAAAACACAAAGGTAAAATAATGGGCGAGTCATATACCAAAGTTGATGGCATGGACGCCGAAGCGTTACGTAAAGAATATGCTAAAGATTGGGAAATACGTAAAGGAAAATATCTATATAAGAAAGTAGCGTTTGACGATTACAACACTGTACTACGTTTCTTAATGGTTATCGAAAAACCACAGATTGAATTAGATCATTTTGCAGATATCAAGTTCTTTTATAACGAAGTAGAGCTTGTTGTATACACACACGATACAAAAGGCCTTACAACGGATGATTTTAAATTAGCTGTTCAAATTGATATGGCATTAGATCGTATGGGAGCAAAAGAGATCGGATGATACTTCAGAACTTATACCCTAAGTTCGATCCAGATCCATTTCTTCGCAAACCAATAGCACGACTACAAGTCGAAACACTTCCATTTAAAGATTTTGACAAGGACGGTTACGAGGTTCCAACTCCTTTAGAACATTTGCACTACGAAGCAAACGGTGTTAAACTCAACAGAGAAATACAATATCATATTGCTCCGGTGCAAGAATGGTACACGGACGTAGAACAAAGCGAACACGGGCTTGTACTAGATCACTGTATGCTATTAACTCGTTATGCGTTTGCCGGAGAAGCAAGAGAGCAAATAGAAGAAGTATGCAAAAATCGCCCAATACTTCAAAAATTGCTAAACATTAAACCCAAATGGGGTATTGATTTTAGTTTGGATTTTGTTACACACGACATTGTAATGGAAGTGATACACATAGAACAAGATTTTGACAATGTAGAATCTGCCTATGCTGCAAAAGAACGTCTAGAAAAAATTATAGACGACACTGATTGGTATGACGGTGCAATGCGTTTATACCAACGTAAGGACGAATGGGAAAATCTAAGTTCAGACGATCATTCGGATTATAAAGCACAGTTCTTTGGATGGGAACGTGCTTTTGACAATAAAAAAGTATTTTCTACTTGACAATTACCTAAATATACCATATAATTATACTAAACTAACAATAGGAGATCTATATGAGTGACCGAGTCTACGGACCAGAAGAAAAAGCAAAACTCGAACGACTAGTACGTGAAGGTGTGACTGTACTACAAGAAGTAGAAGATTTGCAGACAGGACTAAAAGATACTGTTAAGGCAGTTGCAGAAGAACTTGATGTTAAGCCTAGTCTAATTAACAAAGCAATTAAAATTGCTAAAAATCGTGATTGGGAATCACATGCTGATGCTCATGAGGATCTTGAAACACTTATTGCAACACTAGGTTATGATAAGTGAACAAAGTAAGGCAATTTATAAAAGATAGTTATAACTTTTCGCCAATTGCTTTTTATGCAGAAATGGCTGAGGCTACATTATTAATATGTGCCTCAGCTGTTCTAACATTTACAGTGTTAGATCCTGCAACTAAAATTTTTATTCCCATGTATTTGGTAGGAAGTATTTTAGGTGTGATAAGTGCAGTTATTAGAAAAGCAGCGTTTGTTATTGTGCTATGTAGTTGGTTTGTAATTATGAATTCAATTGCACTGGTACAGTTGTTTGTATTGTAATATATACATAGAGTCGTCCACTTACGGACAGGTAGATGGTAAGTTGGCCATAAGCAACAGGAGAACTAGATGCCATATGTAGATGCGATGTTTGATCGTGATCAAGATATTATTCGAGTAGTCGAACGCCGCGATGGAAAGCGACATTTCCACGAATACCCTGCAAAATATACGTTCTATTATGAAGATCCTCGAGGCAAGTACAAGAGTGTGTACGGAGATCCTCTAAGTCGTATTGTTTGTAAGAACACAAAAGACTTTCGAAAAGAAGTTGCTATTAACAAAGGCAAGAACTTGTTCGAAAGCGACATTAATCCAATCTTCCAATGTTTGAGTGAGAACTATCTCAACCAAGATGCACCTAAACTAAACATTGCGTTTTTCGATATTGAGACAGACTTTGACCCAGAACGTGGCTTTGCTGATCCAGCAGATCCATTTATGGGCATTACGTCTGTGTCTGTGTACTTGCAATGGTTAGAGACAATGGTGTGTCTTGCTGTTCCGCCTAAGACACTTACTATGGAGCAAGCAGAAAAAGAAGTAGAAGGTTTAGAAGGTGTTGTACTGTTTGAAAAAGAAGCAGACATGCTAAACACGTTCTTAGACTTGATACAAGATGCAGACATCCTAAGTGGTTGGAACAGTGAAGGTTACGATATTCCGTATACTGTAAACCGTGTAAGTCGTGTATTGAGTAAAGACGATACAAGACGTTTCTGCTTGTGGGGTCAGTTGCCTAAGAAGCGTGAGTATGAAAAATACGGGAAGCAAGCAGTTACATTTGACTTGGTAGGTCGTGTACACTTGGACAGTTTAGAACTGTATCGCAAATACACTTATGAAGAACGTCACTCATATCGACTGGACGCAATTGGCGAGATTGAAGTAGGCGAAAACAAGGTACCGTATGAAGGCACACTAGATCAACTATACAACAATGACTTTCGCAAGTTTATTGAATATAACATTCAGGATACTGCACTACTAGACAAACTAGATAAGAAACTACGTTTTATCGACTTGTCAAACAGCATTGCACACGAGAATACTGTACTACTACAAACTACAATGGGTGCTGTTGCTGTTACAGAACAAGGTATTATTAACGAAGCACACAACCGTGGACTGCAAGTTCCTAATCGTCCTAAACGTGATGAGTCAGAAAGCACACAGGCAGCAGGTGCTTATGTTGCGTTTCCTAAAAAAGGATTGCACAAGTACATTGGCTCAATGGACTTGAACTCACTGTATCCGTCAGTGATTCGTGCGCTGAACATGGCGCCAGAAACAATTATAGGACAAATTCGTCCAGAGATTTCAGACGCTCGTGTACACGAAGACATGACACTAAAGAAAAAGTCATTTGCAGGTAGTTGGGAAGGACGTTTTTCAACAGAAGAATACGAAGCAGTTATGGAACAACGCAAAGATATTGCACTTACTGTTGACTGGGAAGATGGACGTTCAGATGTACTAAGCGGCGCAGAAATTTATCAACTTATATTTGATAGTCAAATGCCGTGGATGCTTAGTGCAAATGGTACTATCTTTACCACAGAGTTTGAAGGTGTTATTCCAGGTATCCTAAAGAGGTGGTATGCAGAACGAAAAGAACTACAAAAGAAACTTAAGAAAGCTAAAGATGCAGGCATTGATGCAGAGATTGAGTACTGGGATAAACGTCAACTTGTTAAGAAAATTAATCTTAATAGCTTGTACGGTGCTATTCTTAACCCAGGCTGTAGATTCTTTGATAAACGTATTGGACAATCAACAACCTTAACTGGTAGACAGATTGTTAAGCATATGAGTGCCGAAGTTAATAGTTGTATTACAGGCGAGTATGATCATGTAGGTAAAGCAGTTATCTATGGTGATACTGACTCTGTATACTTTAGTGCATGGCCTGTGCTTAAAGATGATGTCGAAGCAGGCAAACTTGATTTTAACATTGACAAATGTATTGCATTGTACGATCAAGTGTGTGAGCAAGCAAATACTACATTTCCTGACTTTATGGTAAGAGCATTCCATTGTCCTAAGACAAGAAGTGATGTTATTGCAGCCGGTCGTGAGATTGTTGCTAGTTCAGGCTTGTACATTACTAAGAAGCGTTATGCGGCACTAGTAACTGATTTAGAAGGTTTTCGAGCTGACACAGACGGTAAGCCTGGTAAAGTAAAAGCAATGGGTCTAGACTTACGTAGATCAGACACTCCGGTGTTTATGCAGGACTTCTTAAAAGAACTACTACTAATGGTTCTTACAGATACTCCACAAGAAGATGTTCTAGAGCGTATTACACAGTTCCGCAAAGAGTTCCAAGAAATGCCAGGTTGGGAGAAAGGTTCGCCTAAACGTGCAAACAAGATTGGACACTATCAGCGTCTTGAGCAAAAGCAAGGCAAAGCAAACATGCCTGGACACGTTCGAGCAAGTATCAACTGGAATACACTAAAACGTATGAACGGTGACAAATACTCGCAAGAGATTGTAGACGGTATGAAAGTTATTGTTTGTAAACTTAAACCAAATCCGCTAGGATATACTAGTGTAGCATATCCTACAGATGAGCTACGTTTGCCAGAATGGTTCAAAGAATTGCCATTTGATGATGCAGCTATGGCTGAAACTATTATTGACAACAAACTAGACAACTTGATCGGTGTGCTCGACTATCCACTAGAAGATACAAAACAGCATACTACTTTTAATAGTTTGTTTGACTTTGGAGATTGATATGGAACTAACACCTTTGTTTCCTAAACCAGTAGGTAACACAAAAATAGATAGAGACTTAACTGAAGAAGAGTATAATTTTTGTTTAGAACAAAAAGAAAAATCAGATCTAAATGACGGCAATTTAACATCAACTGATCGATATATTCTCGAATCTAAAGAACTACAAAGTCTTAAAAGTTTTTGCGAGAAAAAGATAAATGAATATTTTGATACAGTGTTTGCTACTAAAACTGATGCAGAACTAACTATTACACAAAGTTGGTTAAACTTTACTGATCAAGGTGGATTCCATCATACTCATTCTCATAATAATAGTTTTTTAAGCGGAGTGTTTTATATTAACACAACAGAAGAAGATAAAATATTTTTCTTTGACAACCAATGGGAGCCATTTGAACTACCGTCAGACAATTATAACATTTATAATTCTAGTTCTTGGTGGTTGCCAGCAGAAACAGGATCATTGTTGATTTTTCCATCTAAACTAGTACATAGTGTTAGACCTTTAGAACAAGATCATACAAGAATTAGTTTGTCATTCAATACCTTTTTTAAAGGAACAATTGGCAGTCATAGAAATTTAACTGAGTTAAAATTATGAAAGTGAAAGTAGAAATAGAAATTGATACAGAAAGCGAACACGACCTAAATACCATTGAAGAATTGATTGAAATGTTAAAACAACTAGCAGAGAATATAAAATGAAGGTAGGATTTACATGTAGTACATTTGATTTGTTACACGCAGGTCATATACAGATGTTGCGTGAAGCAAAAGAACAATGCGACTATCTAATATGCGGATTACAATTTGATCCTAGTCAAGATAGAGCAGAAAAAAACGCTCCTATACAAACTGTTGTAGAACGCTACACTCAACTAAAAGCAGTAAGTTATGTAGACGAAATAGTTCCATACTCTACTGAAAAAGATCTAGAAGATATCTTGACAATGTATCAAATTGATGTTAGAATATTAGGAGAAGAGTATAAAGAAAAGGATTTTACGGGCAAGGATATTTGCAAGAAGCGGGGTATCCAGCTCTACTTTAATAAACGAGATCACCGCTTCTCATCATCAGACTTGCGCAAGCGAGTAGCAGAAAGGGAAAATAATGGTTGAAGGACCTTTTAAGAACGCATTTGACGCAGACACTCACGGCGTAGTTCGTCGTGAGATCACTACATATCGTTATAAAAACGGTATGCTAGTAAAAGAAACAGCAGTGCGTGACTATTACAAAGACGGTGATTATCACGATAGTCAAAACGCAATGCCGCTAGTGGAGAGATAAAATGGGACAACTGCCTGAAGGTCGTAAAGCATTAACAGACAGCGATATGGTTGTGCTGTTACACAATATGGCAAGAGATTTAGAACAGCGTGATCCTAACTACGGTGCTGAAATGCGCCAAACAGCAGATCGTTTTAGCGAACTTGCAAAGGCAGCAAGTGTAGCACAGCATAAGGCACAACAAGGATGAAACTTAGTGAAATTATAGCATGGGGTCTAGCACTTGGTGGCTGGGCAGTAGCAATTGATTATGCAACTGGCGCAGGAGGTATATATACTCATCCTTATGACGAATGTCGTAGTATGTACGAAACACCAGAAGATATTAGTGAATGTGTTTGGATTAAGGAGAATCCGTAATGTGGACACTTTGGATCATAACTAGTGTAATAGGTTTAGACGAACCTAAATATACTCGGTATGCCGAGTACGATAGTAAAATGAGTTGTCAAATAGAATGGCATCTTGTAACTATGGACTTTAAGGAAAACGAGATTGCATACTGTGAAGGGCCAGATGAATAAGTTTATATTTGATGTAGATGGAACACTAACTCCAAGTAGACAAATTGTAGATTCTGATTTTGAGAAGTTTTTCTTAGAATTTACCAAAAACAATAAAGTTTGGTTAGTGACTGGTAGTGATTATCCTAAAACTAAAGAACAATTAGGTAAAGAAATCTGCGATTCTGTTGTTACTGTTTATAACTGTAACGGAAATGATACATGGTTTAAAGGAAAACGTGTTAACAGTTCAGACTGGGTCTTGTCAGAAACTGCACACACGTTTCTAGCTCAGTGCTTAACTGAAAGTGCGTTTAGTTTACGTACAGGACAACACTTCGAACACAGAAAAGGAATGTGTAATTTTAGCGTAATAGGTAGAGGTGCTAATACAGAACAACGTAAAATGTATGTAGAGTTTGATAAATCAATAAACGAACGAAATATAATAAGCGATGCTTTTAATACAATGTTTCCTGATTTACAAGCAACTGTTGGAGGGGAGACTGGAATAGATATTTCTGCTAAGGGTCGAGACAAAAGTCAAATACTATCCGACTTTGACGCTCCATACAGTGAAATACATTTCTTTGGCGATAGAGTAGATCCCGACGGTAATGATTTTCCTCTAGCAAAAGTTTTAAAAGAACATGACGGAAACGTGTATCATGTTAAAGACTGGACAGATACATACAATCTATTAATTGATTTACAGTCAAAAGGTATAGCAAATTGAATATTAATCTATATGGATATGGTTTTGTTGGAAAGGCGCATTACGAAGTACTTCGACACGGCAACTATATTAATATTATAGATCCTAAATATCCTAATTTAGCTGTTCCAGAATTTGAAGAAGAGTGTGCTATTATTTGTGTTCCAACACCTGAACTAAGCACAGGTGCGTGTGACATGAGTAATGTGTATGATTGTATAGAATCTATTTCTAAGAATACTCCTATACTAATTAAAAGCACTATTAGTTTAGAAGGATGGAAGTTTCTTAAAGAAATATTTCCGGATCATAAGCTATGTTTTAGTCCAGAATTTTTACGAGCAGAATCTTACTTAGAAGATATGCAAACTGTAAGCATTATATATCTAAGTGAAGAACACAGTAGTTTCTGGATTAGTGTATTTGAAAAAGTTTTAAATGCTGGATTTATAGTTGCTGATCCAGAAGAACTTATACTTATAAAGTATTTTAAGAATGCATTTCTTGCAACTAAAGTAAGTTTCTTTAATCAAATTTACGACATGTGCAAAGCAACAGGTATTAATTACGATGCAGTAGCACAAGGCATCGCACAGGACGAAAGAATAGGATTCAGTCACATAAACATTACGCCCGAACGTGGATGGGGCGGTGCTTGTTTTCCTAAAGACACTAGTGCCATTATTAATACTGCAAATCAGTACAAGGTAGATTTAAGTTTAATTAAAGAAGCTTGTTCTTATAATAAAAGGATAAGGAAGGAATAGCAAATGAAAATATTAATTACAGGCCATATGGGATTTATCGGCAGTGCATTAATGAATCGATTAGACTCAAAAAAGCACGATATATATGGACTGGATATTAAATGGGCAAATAGAGATTTATTAACTGTCGACTTTACTGAAGATTATGATTTAATTATACACTTAGCAGGTAAAAGCGGAGTACGTGAGAGTTTACAAGACCCTGCAAGTTATTGGATGAATAACGTAGAAGCAAGTCGTAGATTGTTTGAACGTTACTCAGATACACGTATACTGTATGCGAGCAGTTCAAGTGCTTACGAGCCCGATTTGAACCCTTATGCCGCTTCGAAATACATAATGGAAGAATTAGCTGAGAGATATAACTCCGGCAATATGTTAGGTATGAGATTCCATACAGTATACAGCGACAACTGTCCTAGAGAAAACATGTTCTTTAATAAACTAAGGAACGGAACATTAGAATACGTAACTAGACATTATAGAGACTTTATACATTTAGATGATGTACTAGACGCTATAGAAATTTTAATAGAAAAAGATCATGTCAATGGTGTAATTGACATTGGTACAGGGAATCCTGTTAGGATCCAAGACTTAGCACCGGACTTGCCAGTGCGTCTAAATACCCCAGGAGAACGAGAATGGACTTGTGCTAACACAGAAAAAATGAAAGCACTAGGCTTTAAACCTAAATACACAGTAGAAAAGTTCTTGACAAACAACAACTTAGGCAATATAATTAACTTATTCAATGGAGAAACAGTAGAATGAAAGATATTTTGCAAGACGTAGTAGCTCATACTCACGCACTAGGCTTCTTATCATTAGTAAAAGTCACTAACGAAGATGGCACAGCAATTGATTCAATGGCAGAGGACCGCTCTGTGATTTTATCAGCAGTAACACACAATCCTGTAGCAGAGTTTTTAGGCACATTTGGTATGCCTAATCTAGATAAATTATCGCTACACTTAAAAAATCCGGAGTACAAAGACAATGCAAAAATTGAAGTTGTACAGGCAGAACGCAACGGCGAAACTGTTCCGACACATATACACTTTGAAAACGCAGCAGGCGACTTCCAGAACGATTACCGCTTTATGAATAAAGCGATTATTGAAGAAAAACTAAAGACTGTAAAATTCAAAGGCGCTAATTGGAATGTAGAAGTTGCACCGAGCGTAGCTGCTATTAGTCGTATGAAACTTATGAGTGCAGCACACTCGGAAGAACCTAACTTTAATGTTCGTACTACTGATGGTAACTTAGTGTTTAGCTTTGGCGATGCAAGCACACATGCAGGTGAGTTTGTATTCCAACACGGTGTTGAAGGTGCGCTACAGCACACTTGGAGTTGGCCAGTAGCACAAGTACAAGCAATCTTAAATTTGGACGGCGACATTACTATGAGCATTTCAGATCAAGGTGCTATGATGATTTCAGTAGACAGTGGTATGGCCAAGTATGACTATATCCTGCCAGCGCAAAGCAAGTAAATGGGCGAACTAGCAACAGCAATTAGTATACTTGCTCTTATAATTATAGGCTTTTATGTAATTGCAGTAACCGAGATTAACAAAAGAAGATGAATAAAGACTTAACTGCAACACAAAAAGATTATGCTGTTTTTCTTCCTGCGTTAAGTGGCTTTTATGCCACTTACGTAGGCAAACAACGTTTTGACAACTATGTTGATCCGGCTCGTATTCCTAGTAATTTTACCAATGGTGTTGAAAGTTTAAACTATCTAAACAAGCAACAAGGTCTGTTTAACTATCACTGGACACTGTATTCAGCAGGACATGCTGAATTAGATGTAAACAAACACGCACCTAAAGAAGATATGATCCGCAACAGAGATCGTAAAAACAGTTGGGTGCTAGGTGACTCAGGCGGCTTCCAGATTGGTAAGGGTGTTTGGGAAGGTGACTGGAAAGATCCTAACTGTCCTCGTGCTCAAAAGAAGCGTGAGCAGGTTCTTACGTGGATGGATGCTTACATGGATTATGGTATGATACTTGATATTCCTGCGTGGGTAGCACGTTCGCCAGCTGGACAGAAAGCAACTGGTATTACAACTTATATGGAAGCTGTACAAGGCACTTACATTAATAACGATTGGTTTATCCGTAACCGCAACGGTAACTGTAAGTTCTTAAACGTTCTACAAGGTGAAAATCACGCTGACGCAGAAGATTGGTATCAGCGTATGAAGAAGTATAGTGATCCTAAACACTATCCAAACGAACACTTTAATGGTTGGTCAATGGGTGGTCAGAATATGTGCGATGTGCATCTTGTACTTAAAAGATTGATTGCATTGCGCTATGATGGTTTGTTAGAAAAAGGTGTGCAAGACTTTATGCACTTCCTAGGTACAAGCAAACTAGAATGGGCTACTCTATTAACAGACATTCAACGAGCAGTACGGAAACATCATAATGAAAACTATACTATTACTTTTGATTGTGCTAGTCCTTTTCTTGCCACCGCGAACGGACAAATCTACATTCAAAACGAAACTCAAGATAGAAGCAAATGGACGTATCGTATGGTGCCGTCAGTTGACGATAAGAAATATGCTACGGACAACCGCATCTTTAGAGATGCTGTTATATCAGATGGGATATTTAAAAACTTTGAAGACTCGCCAATTACCGCTGAACTCAAAGTATCAGACGTTTGCACTTATGCTCCCGGAGACCTAAATAAAATAGGCAAAGAAGGCAAAACGTCTTGGGATAGTTTTAGTTACGCTATCCAAATGGGGCACAACGTATGGAGTCACATAAATGCAGTACAAGAAGCAAACAGACAATACGACAATGGATGCGTTCCGCGCATGCTTGTTCAAGAACGCTTTGACAGGTTATTTTTTAGAGACATTGTGGAAGAAATATTCGCAACTGACGACAAAGACAAGGCCCTAGCACTTGTAGATGAGCATAGCCGTTTTTGGATGGCTATTCCTGGTACTAGAGGTGCAGTTGGTAAAAAGACTGTAAATGCTAGTACGTTCTTCGATAATCTTTTTGAAGTAGAAGAAACTATTGACGAGAACGAAGAACTCGATGAAACTAAACTCGAGGAACTGGAAGATGAGCAACTTTGAATCTGATGAAGATAAACTTAGAGCACGTTACGAAGAACTTGAAAGACGACATAGAGCACTTGACAAAGAAATAGAAGTGCGTTATAGTAATGTTACTGTCACTGAAGAAGTTCGACGAATGAAGACTATGAAATTATATCTCAAAGACGAAATGCATAGAATAAATTCTAAATTAATACAACTAGGTTTAACTTAAATGGATTACCAAGAAAAAATTAAAAAGCTCGAAATGTTATATGAGTCTAAACAGGAACTAGAAGGCATAATCGAACGAGCAAGAGAAGGTCAAGCACAATTTTTTGCGCAACAACTAGAAGCAGTTAAAAAAGAAATCCAATCACTTGAGGTAACATTGTGAAAAGAGATTACGAAGACGGTGTACAAACTGATGTAAAGTACTTTGTAGGCGTTGAAGTTGAAAAGACTCCTGCTTACGGTATGCGTACATTGTTTGTAACAGGTGTACAACCTACAGATGAAATTGAATTCTGGTACGAAAAAGAACAGTGTGAGCATATCTTTTTTGGTGCTAATCACAGTTTCAAACCAAATGAAACAGGTCCAAAGAGCTTGTTTGACAGTTGGCAAGAATGGGAAGATATGATTGAATACTTCCTAGACAAAGACATTCTTTGCACACTTGATATTCCACTTGATCACGTAGCAAACTTCCACGACGGTGGCCTTTGCGAAAAAGATAACTTTATTCCACAAATTCGTGTTCCATTGCCTTACACGAAACTTTGGAACTACAACACAATGATTAAAATTGATGATGTAGACTTTAAGGCAACTAACCCAGGTGTCTGGTGTCATAGTTTGCACGATCTGATGGATAGAGAAAAGTTTACAGATTGGAGCAAATATGGCCTTGACAAAGTTATTGAATGAAAGTATACTGTATAAACAATGCAAGAACGATATCATGATTATATGTTACGTAGAATGAAAGAAGAAGATATGAATGATCTTATGAAAAACGCAGAGCGCAGTATTTGGGTAACCTTTGCAAAAGAAGGCGTACATATGTATCCAGGTGCTGACAAGGATCCTGCACTAGCAACCGGTGACTGGGATGATGTGTCATTCCTTGGTATTCCACATCGTCACATTTTCCATTTCCGTGTTCGCATCGAAGTATTCCACAACGATCGTGATATTGAATTTATTCAATTTAAACGGTGGATGCAACGACTCTATGACGTCGAAGGCGTACTAGAGTTAAATCACAAGTCTTGCGAAATGATCGCAGATGACTTGTATAAAGAAATTTCTGCAAAATATCCTAACCGTTTTGTAGAAATTAGTGTCGCAGAGGACAACGAAAATGGTTGTTCGATTTTTTACCCTAAGTCATAATAAGAGGAATATTAAAAATGACTATTGAATTTAATCGCAGTGCATACCAGAAAGTATTTAACGACTTGGATGCGTATCGTGATTATTGCCGCTTTGAAGGCAAAGTTTTTGATGAGGCTGCTCTTTATAAAAAAGACGACCCAAATTGGCAGGCTTATCAAAAGTATCAAGGTTGGCTACGTGCGAAAGCTCGTAATGCAGGACGTAATATTAATCAGCGGAGAAACTAATGACAATTTATATTGTAGACATCGAAGCAGTTGACACACGCTATACTAAACAATGGAAAGAATATCTTCCAAAGCAACTGCAACGGGCTACAAATACAAATGTAGAAGTTATTAGTGGAGGAGATACACCTCAGGCTACTACGCCTGGGGCGTTTCTCAATTTCGGTGGCACTAATGTTTACAAGTCTAAGCAACTTGAAACAATAGGAGAAATGTTTTGTAATGGAAAAGTTAAAACCGGTGACTACTTTTTATACACAGATGCTTGGAACCCTACTGTTATACAACTACGTTACATGGCGGAACTACTCGGCGTGGATGTACGCATTGGGGGATTATGGCATGCCGGATCATACGATCCGCAAGACTTCCTCGGAAGATTAATTGGTGATAAGCCTTGGGTGCGTCATGCAGAAATGTCAATGTTCCAATGCTATGACGATAACTTCTTTGCAACTGACTTCCATATTGATATGTTTACAGATGTAATGATGGAAGACTATAATATTGATTATGATAAAATACATCGTGTAGGTTGGCCTATGGAGTATCTAAAAGAAAGCCTTGTTACATACAGCGGTATGGATAAGCGTAATCTTATACTATTCCCACATCGCATTGCTCCAGAGAAACAGGTAGACATTTTCCGCGATCTAGCAGAACAACTGCCAGAATATGAGTTTGTAGTATGTCAAGATCAAACACTTACTAAGAACGAGTATCATAACTTGCTAGGCGAAGCAAAGATGATATTTTCTGCTAACCTGCAAGAAACACTTGGTATTAGTTGGTACGAAGGTGCTCTTGTAAATGCTATTCCTATGGTGCCAGATAGATTAAGTTATTCAGAAATGGCACTTCCTGAATTTAAATATCCAAGTCGATGGACTGAAGACTACGGTAGTTATAGAACGCATCGAGGTGATCTTGTTGCAAAAGTCCGAGACTATATGGAAAACTATGATGACTATATGGTAAGTTTAGACAAGCAACGTACTAAACTAAACAAAGAGTTTTTTAGTGGAGCAACACTATATGAGCAAATCAAAGAACGACATTTGGATTGATATGTCAGATTATACTTCAATAAATTTAGATACTACAACAATAGATGATAGTACTATTACTATTAGTGCTAATTGTGAGAGCTTGTATAATAGTATGTCATCTACATCTACATTTGATATTAGCAGTATTACTGTAGATACTGTTGATCTTAGTGGTATAGTAGACGATAGCGATTATACTATCACTTGGGGTGTAGAAGAAGTTGAATTTGAAGATAAAATGCCAAGTGTAGCTAAAATAGAAGACATGTGTAATGACTATCCAGCATTAGCTAAAGCATATGAAAATTTTAAAAGCATATATGCTTTAGTACATCAAGACTGGAAGGGTCGGCAAGATGATGATGATGAGATACCGTTCTAAAGGAATAAAATAATGTTACATACTGTTGAAGATCTTATTGAACGTCTTAATGTAATGAAGGATAAAGCAATTGAATTGCATCGTGTGCGCAACCAATACAGCGAACTGAGTGGTAAAACATACGACAAAGCATACGCTCAAGCATTACTAGATGATATTCAAAGCATGGCAAGACTTATTGCAGAAGACAAAGATGGCACAGAAATTAGAACTAAAATGGATGACTGGAAAAAATGATTAAGAAACACTATTATAGTTGGAAAGATGTAGAACGTGCATGTCTAAACATTGCACTACAGATGTATAACGATAATTGGAAGCCTGACTACATTGTAGGTATTACACGAGGCGGCAATGTTCCTGCTACTATCCTAAGCAATATGTTAGGTATCCGTTGTGAAGCACTAAAGGTTAGTCTACGTGACAACCACGAAGGTGAGTCTAGTGAAAGTAACTGTTGGATGAGTGAAGATGCATACGGTTATAACGACACTGAAGAAATGTATGACCCTATGTTAGGACATTTTAAAGCCAGTAAAGAAAACCGTAAAAACATTCTTATTTTAGATGATATTAACGATACTGGTGCTACATTTAACTGGATTAAACAAGATTGGAAATCAACCTGTTTGCCAGACAGTCCGGCATGGAAGACAGTATGGGGAGAAAATGTTCGCTTTGCAGTAATGACAGAGAATTTAAGCAGCGAATTTGGAGAAGTAAACTATCACGCATACGAACTTAACAAAGCTGAAGAAGATGTTTGGCTTGTATATCCTTGGGAGAATGTAGGAAATGTTTGAGTGGAATAGAATACACAAATGGGAAGAAAACTACGAACGTGACATTACCGACGATGTCATCGGACAAGTTCTTGATCATTATAGCGTAGAAGAAATCTGGGATCTTACTGAAGAGCAGATAAACGAAATTGAAAATTTTCGTAATAATGATCTAAATCAATATAGTGTAATGCAAATCGGTTTTAGTAATTTACTTAACCAATTAGACGATGCTGATTTTTATGAAGACGATATTGAGAATTGGGAAGGGTTTGACGAAGATGAATGATACTTTAGAATTAGCACAACAAGAAGGTCGTGCTCCTTGGACTGATATACAATTGAATACTAGAGATTTTGTAGTATTCAATGACGGCTTTCCTGTCACAGAGGGTCATACTCTTGTTGTTCCTAAAATAAATACCCAGGAAGAAATTCTTAAATGTTTTAAATTTGCACTCGAAATGGGTAAACAAAATGTCAGTAGTTCGACAAACAATATTACAGGTTACAATATAGGAATTAATGTCGGAGAAAGTGCAGGACAAACTTGCATGTATCCTCATATACATTTAATATTCCGTAGACACGGAGATTGCGAAAATCCAAAGGGAGGCATACGTCATTGTGTTCCTGGTAAGGGAGATTATACTAGACTTTCTTCTGGATTTGTTGAGTATGCAGTAGAATCAATGGAAGGAATTTAAAATGCGTGATCAATTAATTAAGGCAGCACGGATGCATGCCGAAGGAGAGCTTGAAAGAGCAAAAACAAATATTATGGTTTATATGAATCATAGTGTAGGAATCGGTGAGCATAGCGACATTGTTGAAGCCATTCAAGAAGAATTAGATAAAATGGCAAGTGCTGAAGACCGTATCGAAATGTTAAACAAACATTTTGGTTGACAAAAACCTAAATATATGGTATACTTTTATTATGAGAGTATACCATTTTTTATGACATCCTCGTCACTAACTCGGAGAAATAGATGAAGAAATACGAAGAAATTATTGCACGTTGCAAGGCTGCTGATAAACGCTTTTGGGCAGGAGACAATGTGCATCGTCTGATACATCCAGGCGAAAAAGAGCAATTAATCGAAGAAGCAACAGAAGCATTTGAAACTGTTCTTGATACATTGATCATCGATCGACACAACGATCCTAACAGTAAAGGTACAGCACGGCGACTTGCTAAAATGTACTTTAACGAAATTATGGCAGGCCGTTATGATGGTCGTCCAGATGCAACAGCATTTCCAAACGATTCAGACGAACGCTATGATGGTATGCTAGTTGTACGAAGCGAACTAAAAAGTATGTGTTCGCATCATCACCAGCCAGTGAGCGGTGTAGCGTACATTGGTATTATTGCAGGTCCTAAACTAATTGGTCTTTCTAAATACACACGTATTGCCCAGTGGTGTGCTCGACGTGGTACACTACAAGAAGAACTTGCAAATGATATTACACGCGAGATTAAGTCTGCAACTGGCGCACATAACGTAGGTGTTTATATCCAAGCAACACACGGTTGCTGTGAGAACCGCGGCATTATGGCACATAGCAGTCTTACACAAACAACTGTACTTGAAGGTAGTTTTAAAAGCGATCCTGCAACAAAGAAAGAGTTCTTTGACAACATTAAACTGCAACAGGAGTTTGCTTGCTAATGAGTATTTCAATTGAAAAAATTACACCAGGTAAATCTTATAACTGCACATTTACAGTTAAAGATATTCCTTTAGATCAATTTGGTCGTCCAGGTGGTATGTATAGCATGGCTGACTTACCTATTGCAAAATACGGTAATTACACAAGCACAGGTGCATTGGTTGCCCGTGATACTGCTAGTCGTTTAGTAGAAGTATTAGATGACAAATCAAATAAAAAATATGTAGCATCGTTTGATGATTTAGAAAATATTATGGAGGACGTTGATGAAACTGAGGTATAGTGAAGCGTTCTATAGCGTACAAGGCGAAGGCAAATACGTAGGAGTACCTAGTGTGTTCCTACGTACCTTTGGTTGTAACTTTCGTTGTATGAACTTTGGTGTTGATACTAAAAAAGATCGTTGGGAGCAACACAAAGAAGGTCAGCGTTACAATGCAGAAGTAAAAGCATTGATCGATGCAGGTGTACACAAAACTACAGAAAAGTTTGAAGACTTGCCTATTATCCATACAGGCTGTGATACATACGCAAGTATCTATCCAGAGTTTAAAGACTTTAACAAACTTGCAGAAGTTGACGAAGTTGTAGATCATTTGATTAGTTTATTGCCGGAAGGTAAGTGGACTATGGATAATGGTCAAGATATCCATCTTATTTTAACAGGAGGAGAGCCGTTACTAGCTTGGCAACGACTTTATGTAGAGTTGTTCGAACATCCTAAAATGGCCGATTTGAAAAATGTCACAATTGAAACTAATACTACACAACCTTTACACGATGACTTCTTCAATTATCTCAACGATAATGATAGAATTCAAGTCACATTTAGCTGCTCACCAAAGCTCTCCGTTTCAGGCGAACCTTGGGCTGATGCTATTAAGCCTGACGTTGCTCGTGAGTATTCCCTTGTGGATGGCAGCGATATTTACTTTAAATTTGTTGTTGCTACTATGGACGACTTTGAGGAAGTTAGTAGAGCTGTTCAAGAATACCGCGATGCAGGCGTTGAGTGTCCAGTATATCTTATGCCGCTTGGCGGACGTTCAGAAGAATACAGTCTCAACGTTAAAGATGTGGCAGAAGCGTGTATGGAACGAGGATGGCGATTCAGCCCTCGACTCCACATATCACTATTCGGAAATGCATGGGGGACCTAAGACATTGGAAAAGACAATTAAACACGAAGAAGCAATGGTTGCTCCAGTATTTGAAAAAGGATATCCGTCATACGAGGCGGTTAATCGTAAAGAACCAGATTACGATACAGACATAGAAAAACGTGCTAGGGAGGCAGGACTATGAAAGATCCAAAAGTTGCAGAAATGGTTAAAGAGCTTAACACATTAATTAAACAACTAAACAAGCTAAATGTTAAGTTATACAAAGAAGGTGTTTCGTATAGACTAAATGACGGTTATAACGAAACGTTAGAATCGAAGGAATTCGAAATACAATGGCTAAAGCAAACGGTGGAATACTAATGGGTTGGTGGAATAAACTCGTAAGAGACAAAAAAGCCGAAGAAGAAAAGGCACAGTTCGAACAAGAGAAACTAGAGTTTCTTAAAAAGAAAGATCCTAAGGAATACGCTACTAGACGCAAAGAACCTTGGGTAAGTGTGCTTGATGTTAAAGTAAACGAAGAAAATGTTCGTAACGGTTTCTTTGAACTTGATTGGAACAGTTACTTTATTGCACAACTAATTGAAAATGGTTATGGTGTCGATAACGATCCAGAAGAAGAAATTGTAGATCGTTGGTTTCGAGACATTGTTTACAACATGCTCGAAGCAGAAGGCATGGATACCGATAGAGGTGCAGGATATATTAATGTTGTACCTATCGATAAGGGACGTTCAGAAGTTTCTTGACAAATCATCCATTATGTATTATACTAATAAAGAAACAACAAACAGAGGCAAACAATGGCAACTTATGTACTAGTTGATACAGCAAACACTTTCTTTAGAGCTCGTCATGTTGTACGCGGCGACATTGATACTAAAGTAGGTATGGCGCTACATATTACACTTAACAGTGTTAAAAAGGCTTGGCAAGACTTTAATGCAGATCACGTTGTGTTCTGTTTAGAAGGACGTAGTTGGCGCAAAGACTATTACGAGCCTTACAAACGTAATAGACAAGAAGCACGTGATGCACTTACTCCTACACAAGCAGAAGAAGATACTGTGTTTTGGGAAATCTTTGACGAGTTTAAAGACTTTATTGGTACAAAAACTAACTGCACTATGATGCGTCATCCGCAACTAGAAGCAGATGATTTGATTGCAGGTTGGGTGCAAGCACACCCTAATGACAATCATGTTATTATTTCAACTGATGGTGACTTTGCACAGCTGATTGCACCTAATGTAAAACAATACAATGGGGTAAGTAATACTACTATTACTCACGAAGGATATTTTGATGACAAAGGCAAGCCCGTGCTTGATAAGAAAACAGGACAAGAAAAGTCTGCTCCCGACCCTGAATGGCTTCTTTTTGAGAAATGCATGCGTGGCGACACTAGCGACAATGTGTTTAGTGCCTATCCTGGTGTGCGCAAAAAAGGCACAAAAAATAAAGTAGGGTTGTTAGAAGCATTTGCTGATAAACAAACAAAAGGCTTTAACTGGAATAACATGATGCTACAGCGTTGGGTAGATCACAACGGTGAAGAACATCGTGTGCTAGATGATTATACACGCAATGTTACATTATGTGATTTAACTGCACAACCTACAGAAATTAGAGAAATAATTAATACTACTATTGCAGAAGTAGAACCTAAAGAAATATCACAAGTTGGTATGCGTCTTATGAAATTTTGTGCTAAATGGGATATGCAACGTATTGCAGACCAGGCAGCATCTTTTGCAGAACCATTACAAGCGAGGTACCCTAAATGAGTTTTAAAGCAAAACCGGTTCTAAAAGACCGTTTTTGGATTGTAGAAGAAAACGGTGTAAGAGTAGGAACTCTTGGAATTAGCGACGACAAATTTGTTTTGAGTAGCCAATCAGATGTACAATTCTTTAATAGTAAACGACATCTTGAAAAAACGTTTGGCAAAGATTTATTTGAAAAATACATTAAAGAAAAGAAAGAATCTGTAGACGAAAACGAAGTACAAGGATACAAAACAGCTACAAAACCTAGCAATCCAATGTACGATGTAAAGCGTAGACTTCCGTTGTTTACTAAAAGCGAAAAATCTAAAAGCGTTTATTGTGCAGGATATTATATTATTCGTTTTGATAAAGGCTGGGTTAAGTCATTTTGTCCTAAACTTATTACACTAGAACGTTACGATTTCCAAGGTCCGTTTAAAACAGATTTCGAAATGAAGGAGGCTCTTAGTCGTGCAAACCGTTGAACCTCTTAACACTATTCCTTTACAGCAATTTATACAACAGGTAAAGGGTGCAGATGCTAGTAGAGCAAAAGAAGTTAAACTTAGCATCGAACAAGCAAAACGACTTGCATTTACACTAGGCGAGGTTATGTCTCGCCTAGAAGGCGATCTCGAAAAACTAGTAAAAGAACAAAAGAGCACAGACGAACAAGTGATCGAAGTTCAACTAGATGGCGGAAATAATTGGAGATAACTGCGCACTTAACTATTTTTTGAGATAAATATATGCGTATATAATTAAAGGAATTACGCATATGAGTAGGCCTAAGCCAAACGTTTTATTAGAATATGTTAATAAAAAGAATTATAAGAGTGAACAGATTTTAGATGCTGAAGCAATCTGGGCAGTATTTTATAAAGATAAGCCATTTAACTTAAAGAGTTCTAATATTCTTACCAACTATCCGGGGCCAAAATATAAAAAAACAAGTTTCTCTAATCCAGGTCATGCACTAAACCTAGCTAAAAAATTAAACGAATTGTTTAATGTAGACGATTTTAAAGTTTATAAACTTACAGCAGGTGAAATTGTAAAAGAATGAACTGGAAAGAAACTTATACCAAGATCTTTCTAAAACAGTTAGACAAAAGTACTGACCAAGCAACACTAGCTCAGTATATGCCTTTGTGGTGGCAAAACACCAGAGTAAAGGCACAAGGCGGACTTAGACTCACTGACGAAGGTTTTAAAGTTTTGCAACAAATAGAAATAGCAACATACGACATACCATATCCAAAAGACATGCCGTTAACAACACAGGTTATTATATTTTTAGACAAGTTTATCGACTGTCCTTACTATCTTACAAACAGAAGCATTACAGTAACTAACGAACGTAAAGCAGTCGAACTAACTTTGTTTTCTGGAGACTTACGAAAATACGGGTTAACTAAAGCAATGTCTAGACAAAAAAAATCTTAAAAACGGTTGACATTTGCTCTAATGATGTTATTATATATGTATAGTAAGAAATTAAGCACTGATCCAAACACAAGGAATATACTATGTCAGAAGCACGTACAGTAAGCCCGAATAAAGCAAAGAAAGCACTTCGTCATTCTATGCTTAAAAAGCGTCCGATTTTCCTTTGGGGGCCTCCAGGTATTGGTAAATCAGATATTGTACACCAAATTGCAGACACGATTAATGCACCTGTCATTGACGTTCGTTTGTCTCTTTGGGAACCTACAGATATTAAAGGTATTCCATACTTTGATGCCAACCAGGGCAAAATGGTATGGGGTGCTCCGGCAGAATTGCCTGATGCAGAACTAGCATCAAAACACGAATACATCGTTCTTTTCCTAGACGAAATGAACTCAGCGGCGCCTGCTGTACAGGCAGCTGCCTATCAACTTATTCTTAACCGCAAGGTTGGAACTTACGTACTGCCTGACAATGTAATTATTGTTGCGGCAGGTAACCGCGAAGCAGACAAAGGCGTTACTTACCGTATGCCTGCTCCGCTTGCAAACCGCTTTGTACACTTAGAACTTGCTGTAAACTTTGACGACTGGTTCCAGTGGGCTGTTGACAACAAAATCCACAAAGATGTTGTTGGTTTCTTACAGTTTAGCAAAGGTGATTTGTATACGTTCGATCCTAAATCTCCAAGCCGCTCATTTGCAACACCTCGCTCATGGTCGTTTGTTTCAGAACTAATTGAAGATCAATTAGACGACGAGACAACTACTGATCTTGTTGCAGGATCTGTAGGCGAAGGACTTGCTGTTAAGTTTATGGCTCACCGTAAAGTAGCTGGTCAAATGCCTAATCCTAGTGACATTCTTGTTGGTAAGGTCAAAGAGCTTAAAACAAAAGAAATCAGTGCTATGTATTCCTTAACTGTTTCTCTTTGCTACGAGCTCAAAGAAGCATGCGATAAAGGTGATAAAAAGTTCGATGACAAAGTTAACAACTTCTTGCGCTTTGCAATGGATAACTTTGAAACTGAACTAGTTGTAATGGGTATTAAACTTGCCCTTACTCAATACTCATTGCCAATTGATCCTGACGAAGTCGAATGCTTTGACGAGTTCCACGACAAGTATGGACATTACATTAAGGCTGCCCAGCAAGCTTAAGGTGATACGAAAGTGAGCAGGAAACTGCTCACTTTCTTTTTTTCTGGTTGACAAAACTGTTAAATAATGCTATTATACTTGTATAGAAAATGACAAAGGGCGTAATAATGTTAGATGTAGCAATGCACATGTCTGCAAAAGAAACTCAAACTAAACTTAAAAATTGGGAACCTGATCCCACTATTGTAGGCGAAGCTCTTGAAAAAATGAGAGCAGACGTACACGATCGTGTAATTACTGCACGAGTAGGTTTGCTATTGCGTCATCCGTTCTTTGGCAATCTTGCTACTCGACTTAAAATTCAAAACTGCGACGACTGGTGCATGACTGCGGCAACAGACGGACGTAATCTTTATTATAACACTCAGTTCTTTAATGCAATGACAAATAAAGAAATTGAGTTTGTTATTGCGCACGAAATCTTGCACTGCGTATTTGATCACTTAACACGCCGCGAAGATCGCAATCCTATGCTTTATAACATTGCCGCAGATTATATTGTAAACAATTTGCTTGTCCGTGATCGTATTGGCGAAAAACCCAAAATTGTTGATTGTTTCCAAGACTTTAAATATAACGACTGGACATCAGAACAAGTATATGATGACTTATTCGAACAAGCTAAAAAGAACGGCGAAGAATTTATGGAGCAACTAGGCGAAATGCTTGACGAGCATTACGACTGGGAGTCCGGTGACGGCGGCGAAAACAGTGCTGATGACGCTGATAAAGAAGGTGAAGGTAAAGGCAAAGGTCGTCCTAAATACTCTAAAGAAGAACTACGTGAGATTCGAGACGAACTTAAAGAAGCTATGATTTCAGCTTCTCAAAGTGCAGGCGCAGGTAATGTACCAGGCGAAATCCAACGCATGATTAAAGAGCTTACAGAGCCTAAGATGAATTGGCGTGAGATTCTTCGTCAACAAATTCAGTCAACTATTAAGAACGATTACACATTTAGTCGTCCGTCACGCAAAGGCTGGCACACAGGTGCTATTTTGCCAGGCATGAACTTTGACGAAACAATTGACATTTGTATTGCACTAGACATGAGCGGTTCGATTGGCAACGATCAAGCACAAGATTTCTTAGGCGAAGTTAAAGGTATTATGGAAGAATACAAAGACTATCGAATTAAGATCTGGTGTTTTGATACTATCGTTTACAACGAACAAGACTATACTGCCGATGGTGGCGAAGATCTACTTGACTACGAAATCCACGGTGGTGGCGGTACTGACTTTATGGCAAACTGGACTTATATGAAAGAACAAGACATTCAGCCTAAGAAGTTTCTAATGTTTACAGACGGGTATGCTTGGGACTCATGGGGAGATCCAGATTACTGTGACACAGTGTTTGTGATACACTCTAATCACAATAAAGAGCTACAAGCACCATTTGGTCAGACTGCACATTATGAGGAAGCTGCGTGATAAAAAATAAAAAACCAAATCCTTTGGAATTTTTTAATCTGCGGAAGTCAGAGTACTTACCTCCACATTTTGAAGTTTTAAGTCAACCTATGATATATAATATACAAGACAGTATGTCTAATTGGATTGACGAACACTTAAAAGGAAGATACTACGTCGGTAAAAGCATTGACATAGATAGTGATAACAAAATTGTAAGTGTTATAAAAATTGGATTTGAAGATCCAAAAGAAGCTAGCTACTTTATGCTAGCTTGTCCACATTTAAAATATAAGTAAATAACATCGCATATATAATTATACAAAAGGAGTAAAATATGAGCGAGCAAACAACTGCACCAGAAACTGAAGCAACACAGGCTGCACCAGCAGAACTAACTGTACAGGATCTAAATGCACTAAAAGTAATTATTGATGTAGCAAGTCAGCGTGGCGCATTTAAGCCTAACGAAATGACTACTGTTGGTACAACGTACACAAAATTAGAAACATTTCTAAACGCTGTAGCGGCACAACAGAAAGCATCAGAAGAAGCAACTGCTGATGCACCAGAAGCTACAGCAGCCGAAGCTACTTCGCAATCAGTTGCGGAGCAAACAGTACTAGGAGATTAATATGCCCGATCTAAAGCATGTTGGTCGTTTAGCATCTAATAACCGTAAACTAATTGTAGCTTACAGGGTCGTCCCAGGCGATCCTGAAAGTTGCCTAGTTGTACATCCCGAAACATTAGATGCCGATCAACACGACACACTTATGAAACTTGTAGAATCAAATACAGGTCAAACTGCATACGAACTAGGCGAAGCAATGGCAAGAACAACATTGCCAGATGGCCGTAATATGTTGACACAATTCCATCGTACCGGAAAGATTGTAAAATATAAAAGTTCTGATGTTGACATGATTCCTAACTCTCAGAGTGCTATTAACCTAAAACAATTAAATGATTTGGTTGCAGAACAAAAAGGTGTTACCGTTGCAGATTTAGCTTTAAGTGCGAATTTAACAGCAACAGCTCAAACAACAGAAAATGCACCGAAGACTACAGAAAGTACAACACCTGCTGTAGAGCCCGTACAAACGGCGACAGACGGTGTTTTAACTGACGAAGACTTGGCAGCACAGTATCGTTCTCAAGCAGATGCTTTGTTCAAAGAAGCAAAAAGACTTAGAGAACAAGCAGAAGAGCTAGTTCCGACTAAAAAGAGAACAGCCAAATCAAAGACCCAAGAGAGTGTCAAAGAATAGACTTCCTAAAGACATTATAGACAAATGGCCTGAAGTACTAAATGATGTTGACGTAAATGTTGTTCCGATAGAATATCTTCGACAAATCGAAGTTACTTTTGAGGATGACAAAACTTGGGTGATTGATGTTAATTTAGCTGATACAGAAAATACAGAAGAGATTCTTGATGACTTAGAAGAATCTCTTGACGACTTGTTTAGTGAGTACGAAGATGTAATTTCTGGAGTTAGTTTTGTGCTAGATGTTGAGAAGGTAAAAAGAGATATTACTGAACAAACTCGTATTTTTCTTAAAAAGAAGAAGTAGCATCAAAGGATAAATACTAATAATAAATAACAATTCTAGGAGTTATAAGAATGGCTTTACGTCTAAGACGAGGAACTGATGCAGAGCGAATCCAGCTTACGTTCGAAGAAGGCGAACTAGTCTATACAACCGATACAAAGCAAGTATTCGTCGGTGACGGTTCGACACAGGGTGGTGTAAATTTTACATCAACAATTGGTAGTATACCAGTAAATTCTGTTGGTGAGAGTGAGTTAAATGTCCCAGCAGGTGATGCAGGTCAATTATTAGGATCTGATGGAGCAGGAAATTTACTTTACACTAAAGTACAACTAGCAAACATAGGCTATGTTGGACCTGACCCAACAACAAACCAAATCTTATTTTATGACGGTACTAACCTTCAATGGACTGATCAAGCAGCGTTAACAATACCAGCTGATAGTGTTGGTGTTGCAGAACTTGACGTTGTACAAGGTTTAGCAGGACAAGTATTAGCACAAGGCGTTGGCGGAACCCTAGAATTTATCGACGCCGATCTTGCAAATGATGACAATCCTACCTTAAGTGCAGATCTACAATTAAACGGATTTAATATAGTCGGTGGTACTTCAACTGCTAGTTTTGCAAATGTAGTAAGTACAACAATGACAGGTGATGTTACAGGTAGTGTAACAGGTGATATATATGCATCAGACGGTACTACTATTGTAGTTGAAGTTAAAGATGGCATTCTTGCTCCTGTATATAGAGGTGATGTTATCGGTGGAGTTACTGGTAATGTAACTGGTAATGTTATAGCAGCAGATGCAGCTACTATAATTGATTCTACTACTAAAGCAATCACAGCAAATTCTGTAACTACAGACAGTCTACAAACATTAAATCAAAATGTTACTATTACTTCTCCGACTCCAGGAAGTGTATACGGAACTGTAGAAAGTACAGATAATCTATCTGTATTCCAAAGTATAAGAGCTTCAACTGCTGATATAAGTGGTAGTAATCTAACTTATGGTAGATTGCAATTTTCAAGAAAAGATATCAACGGTATTGTAACTACTAGCCTTATACAAGGTAATAGAGATTTTATAGCTCTATTTAACGATCCAGATGCTAACACAGCAGATATAACCAAATTCCTAGCGTGGACCAATGGTAGTCTATCTGTTGGTGCAGGACTTACGCCACAAGCAACATTAGACGTTGGTGGTGCTATTAAACCTGGTGTTTACGCTGATGTAGCCGCTAGAGATGCAGCCATTGCTTCTCCAGTAGCAGGAATGATGGTGTTCTTAACCGATGACGGCACAGGTGCTGCTAGATTCCAAGGTTATGACGGAGCATCTTGGGTTAATTTAAATACTTAATAAAATAAATTCTTGACATTACTCTCGAGTAATAGTATAATATAAATATAGTTAAACTATGATGGAGTAATAATGACCTACGAGTTACTAATAGCAATATTTTTAGGCATTGTATGGAGTGAGATTATTTCTCACTTCGGTGCAAGTATTCTGTTACACAGATATTATTGTCATAAACAATTTAAGGTTCCTGTTTGGTTTGAATGGGTAGGATTGTTTATGCTAAGTGTTGCGTATATTAGAACTCCAATTGGATGGATAGCAAGTCATCGAATGCATCATCATCACAGTGATAGTGAAAAAGATCCACATAGTGCCAAACACGTAGGTTTTTGGAAGGTATTGCTTACTACATGGGATATTCCTAGTATTCCGCCTAAGTATGCTAAAGACTTGTTTGCAAACCCTAGATTAGTGTTTTTCCATAGACACCATGTAAAAATCTTATTTGCTCATAATATTATCAGTTTTTTGATTAGTCCTTATTTCTGGTTAGCATATGCTGCTATACCATTTGTATTTGCTAAAATAGGATTTGGTTTGTTAAACACAATCGGGCATCGTACAGACGGCGGAGCAAATGTACCTTGGCTTAACTTTTTTATAGCAGGCGAAGGATATCATAGAGAGCATCATAAAGATTCAAAGCGTGTTCGTTTGCACAAATGGGATACTGGCGGATGGCTTGCTGAAAAATTATTTGTAAGAGGTAATTAAAAATGAAGATTCAAATGGGGTCTTTTAGTATTCCGAGAAGTCTTCCTTATATTCCGTATAGCTCTGCTCTATTAGAATCATATATTAAAAATAGCGATAATGCTCCTGAATGCGAGTTTATTGATCCAATTTACAAGTACGAGGACATTCCAGATTCAACAGTAGACATTTTAGGTCTTACTGTATATGTATGGAGTCAGGATCACGTAGACAAAATTGCAGAAGAGCACAAACGAAACAATCCCGATTGTGTTATTATCTATGGTGGACCAAATATTCCAGTAACTCCAACTGAATGGTTAGAATACGAAGGTGAGCGTCCTTGGGTAGATGTATTCGTTGCGGGCAGTGGTGAAGAAATTTTCCTGCAATTACTTAAAGAGTATCCCAACTTTACACAAAAATGGTATAAGCTACAAAAGGATGGTAAGTATCGTTACGGAACACCTATTCCGTATCTTGACGGAACACTAGATAAGTTTCTAAATAGCACAGACGAAAAATTTGTAGGTGTACTAGAAACAAACAGAGGCTGTCCTTTTAAGTGTGCTTATTGCGACTGGGGCGATGCTACAGGTAGTGTTGTTAGCAAATATGACAACGATGTAAACTATCAGACTATAGATAAACTTTTAAAAAGCGAGTCAATTACTGGTGTTAAAATTATAGATGCAAATTGGGGAATGTATGAGCGTGATCTAGACATGACAAAGTATATGCGTGATCACAAGCGTGATGATGTGTTTATTAGTCTATGCGGCACTGCTAAAAATAGTGTTAAGTATGTACCTGAAATTAGTAAAATATTTTTTAAAGATAATTTTGCAGCAGAAAGCGGACATTGGACACCATTAAAATTAGGTATTCAAAGTTGGAGTAAGAAAACTCTTGCATATAATGACCGTAGTAATATTAAAACAGAACAACTAGAATATCTTCTCAACTATTATAAAGAAAATAACATTCCTTATCACAGTGAACTTATTCTCGGTCTTCCGGGAGAAACACCTGAAAGTTGGTTATACACACTAGACAAAGATTTCGGACATGGTGTTGAGACACAGGCGTTCCATGCATTAGAAGCAGTTCCTAATATGCCGCTTTTGTTAAACCATAGAGAAGATTACGAACTACAAGTACATCATGCATATGCATACAGAGATAATATCTATCAAACATCAAATAAATTCTATCACCGAAACAGAGATTTAATATTTGAAGATTTTGATACTAAACAAGATAAAACAAATATTGTAAGAAAAGATCTTATAAACAGTTGTTTTAGTTTTAGCACAGAAGATCTGTTAACAATGTACGATTATACTTGGTGGATGAATACATTTAATAACACAAAATTGTTAACTGATATTTTAAAACCAAGTGCCGAAATACTTGAGTTTTTTGACAACTTAGACAAAATGCCATTTTGGAAGGCTCGTGTGGAAGAACATCGAACACACTGGCGAGAAGCAATGGTCGAGGGTAAAATACGTAGCACAGGAGCAATACGTTACTGGTTCCATACAATGTTTAGGGCAGACGAACTAATGTATGTTGCAGAAAATTTTGAGCAAGCACAAGACGAACTAGGACGTAAATTAACACCGTTTAGAAAATCACTAAGAGCATACGATTATGAATATACCCTTTCTGAAAAAGCCTAGCGTTAAATTTTATAGCGAAGCAACTGCTATTACAGACGAGTACCCTATTTACCCGGCTCGCGATTATAAGCGTAAATGGGTCAAACAGTGTGCTACAGCGTTTCAAAAATACAAGAAGGTCACAGACGGCAGAGCAAGTACTATTAGTGTAGCAAAGTGTCCAGGTGTGCGTAATGTAATGGAATCTGGTTACATAGCTACTACTTGGCATGACTTTACAATAGAAACAGACGGAGATAAATTTGAAATATTTTATCCAACTAATCTAAAAGAGTTTCTCGATACTATAGATTTTAAACACCCGTTAATTACTACATTTGATACAAATAAAGGTCCAATGAAGATACCTACAGGAAATTATCATAATCATATTTTTAAAGTGTTTATACCTTATAGTTTTGATATTCCTAAAGGATATGAATTACAAATCCTTCCTGTCTACTATGATGACGATCCAAAATTTACAGCATGTCCTGGCAAATGCGAAGGATTTCAAAGTGACTTTAATATACATATGTTTTGGCACACAACAAAAGGTCGTGTAACTATTCCTGCAGGAACTCCTCTGTGTCAATTAGTACCAGTGCGTAAAGAAAAAATTCCGTTAGAACTAAAAGTAGCAGACGAAAATATTTTACTGAAAGCAAGAAAAAGACTATTCCAAAAATCAAACAAGTTTACATTATGAGATTCAAACCTTTAAAACTATACGAAAAGCTAGATGGTAATTCTAATACCTTTACAACAGAAGTTCCTTCTGAAGAAATTATTTACATTTTTAAAGAAGTAGCAAAGTCTGATCAGTTAAGATCTCCTAACTATGTTATAGACGAAAACTTAAAAAATAATACACTTTGTTATACCGTGACAACAGTTGACGAAGAACCAGTGCTTGCATCTTTAGCTTGGACACGACCTATGTATAACGGTATTATACGTTTGTGTACTCGATACTGCATTGTACCTAAGTATAAAATGAAAAATTTTGGTAAGGGCACTGATGGCATGCGTTTAGATACAATAGATCATATTACACAACAGATAGATTTTTGTAATAACTTAGGATATACCGATTTCTTTATCGGTAGAGAAGAAACGAAAACATCCGGAAGAAGGACTCGACAATTAGCCGAGATGATAACTAATTATACTAACGAAGAATGGAAAGTATCAGACGAACCGTGCTTAGTAGCACCTAACCCACCAGATCCGGAATGCTGGCAGTACATAATATACAATAACCGAAGGGACTTTAACTATGAAAATATCTTACCCACATAATTATGCTGTCTATATCGACGATGTAGACTTTGAGAATATGACCGACGACCAATGGTTAGAAATTGGTAAGATACATATGGATAACTTAGTTACAATTATTCGTAATTGTAACGTTTCTCCAAAAGATGTAACTAAGTATATCACAAAATGGGGACCTTTACGCTATAGTGGTATGCTTAATATTTGCAGTCACTATCCTGGAGTTCCGGCTAAAGAAGTAATTAGTAAAGCAATTAAAAACGATCCTAGTATTAAACCCGAACATATTAATGTAATTAAACAGAGGTTTAAAACTAAAGGTCCTTCGGGGACGCAGCGTGTAACAAACATTCGTGATAAGCGTGGAGATTATACAGGTATTTTTCCAGACGGCGAGCTAAAGTGGCACAGTAACGAGGCGGGCAATCATATTTTTGCACCCGGTGTTGCACTATTAGGACAAGAAAATATGATTGGTTCTAGTACAGGATTTTTACAAACTGCTACTTACTATGAAGATATTTCCGAAAGTTTCCGCAGCGAACTAGATGATATGATTGTCATCCATCGGCATAAGCCAGGTATGCTACACGTTAAAGACCTAGGCGATCAAGACGAAATGATGCGTATCAATATGAATCCTGAGCTAGAAAGTTATTTGCCTATGGTTATACAAAGCCCAGGCGGCATTAAAGGTCTACACTATAGTATTAATACAGTAGACGGCATTGTAGGCATGAGTCAAGAAGAAAGCAATGCACTATTTGATCGTCTAAACAAAGAACTTATGACTGAACGTTATATGTGGGATCATTGGTATGAAAACAATAACGATTGGTTGTTCTTTGATAATAGTATTACTAACCATCGACGTTTAGGTGATGTAGAAGGACGTTTGGCATACCGTGTACAACATGGCTATGAAAACATTCAAGTATCTAACTATAATCCTTATTTCCAAAAAGAACATGCAGACATTTATTCTAACAAACTCAACGAGCTAAATAATTTTATGAAAGAGAATTTTAATGACAATTAAAGCATTCCATCGAACTTGGTTGTTAGCCGGAGTACAGCGTTTATGCTGGTTAAGTGCTCCTTTTTTAATTCTACAGCCACAGTACTTTGAATTATGGCCATTTATTATTGGGACATTTTTAGTATCAATGATGGGCAGTAGTGCAGGAATGCATCGATACTTCGGTCATAAAAGCTTCAATACAGGAAAATTGCGTCATTGGTTTTTAGCATTTACTGCTACATTAAGTACACAAGGTAGCATTGCATGGTGGGTAGATATACACAGAATACATCATGCATACGCCGACACCGAACACGATCCTATCGCACCAAGTGCTATCGGAATATTTAGAAGTTTCTTTTGTTTACAAGACAAAGAACATTTTCAGCGTATTCGACCACGAGCAGTAGTTAAAGAATTAAGAAATCCAGCAGTTAAATTTATGCATGACTGGTATTGGTTTGTTATTTTAGGATATTGTGTAGCATGGTATATTATAGGCGGATGGACATTTGTATTAAATGCGTACTTAATTCCGGTATTTTTAATTCGCTTTAACTTCGGAGTTAATAATATATTCGGTCACGGAGTATTTCCTAATATAGGATACCGAAACTATGATTCTAACGATGACACACGTAATGGTCTTCTTATTAATGCATTAACTGGTTTTGGATTACTTGGAGAAGCATTACATAACAATCATCATGGAAATCCTAGTGCGTACTATTACAAGGTACGACCATACGAACTTGATCCTACTGGATGGATCATAAAACATGCATTTGTAAAATAATGGTATATTAATGCGTATTTTTATAACCGGACACACAAGTGGTATAGGTAAAGCAATTTACGAACTTGCTAAAGAAAAAGGATATACTGTTACTGGCGGAAGTAAAAGTACTGGATTTGATATTAGTAATCCTGATGTTTATTCGCAAGTTTTAGAATACGATGTACTCGTTAACAATGCGTATCATTATACTGGACAGTTAGAACTCTTAAAGTACGCACACAAAAACTGGACTAATACTTCAAAAAAAGTTATTAATGTTGGGACATGGCATAAAGACGTCCTTAAAGGTCGACCTCTATCGAGATTAAATTATAATGTTGCTAAAAAATCTCTCGAAACATATAGCTTTTGGATAAGCGATAACGAAACTTTATTTAAGAGCATGATGTATAATCCAGGGTATGTTGATACTTTACTAGCTCGACAAGGAATAGACGAATGGCCAGTTGCTGATCAGCAACGTGTACTAGCACAATTAATGGATCCGAAAGAATGTGCTAAAACAATTATGTTTATGATAGAATCAAAACATAAATTTAAAGAAATAACACACACATATTAACCAATAGATAAATACACATAGAAAGAGTAGAGGTTACTAAACATGCTTAAAAGACAACACTTACCATTAATGGCAAAACTTAATTTTAAGGTAGATATCGATCGCTTGCGTAAAGAATTTTTTGAATTGGGTTACGACAATTGGGATATGTATAACGGATTAAGTTACGGCAATAATACTGAAGATGGACTTGTAGTTCGAAGAGTGCTTCTTGAATATTTTCTTACAGACGAAGAAAAAGCTGAAAGAGAAGGAAAACTTGTTGCGGACGGCGGCGAAGCATATAAAATGTTGTGTTTAACCGAATTTAATGGTAATCCAGATGATCACAATAAAGATCTTGCTAAAAAACTAGAGGAAACAGGAATGGATCCTCGCAAATTTGCAAGACGTATGGAAAAGATTTCAGACCCAAGCCATCCTGATTACACCCCTATTGCAGACGAAAAATTGTATGATAAACGTAACGAGTTTTGTAAAGGTTATGTAGCAGAAGTTCTTGACATGATTGAAGAACACGTAGGCCATGTTGCACGTACAAGATATGCTGTGCTTAAAGCAGGAGAAGAAATTAAACCACATCTTGACATAAACACAGATAAAGCAGTTCGTATACATATACCGTTAATTACGCACGAAGACGTTGTTGTAGGCACCAAAGGAAAAAAACGTACTGTAGAGAAGCATATGCCAGCTGACGGCAGTGTGTGGTTCTTAAATCAAGCGTACGAGCACTGGGTTAAGAATGACAGCGACATCGACCGTGTACATCTAGTAGTAGTTGTAACAGGTCAAGGTGGAATTTTAGAAGCAGACGAACAATACTGGGACAAAGAAGAAGAACTAGTAGCTGCTTAGTTTAGAGTGCTTACAGCACTCTAAATACCTTTTCTATATCCGGTCTCGGATAAATTACACCAACATGATCTGGAGTATAAGGAATACTCTTATTTTGATTTACTCTCGGATCGTAGTATTCGTGCCTTGTTGCACTATCTTTTCCGTATCCTACACCCATTATAAATCTTAATTTCCTACCAGGTTCTAAACCAAATATTTCTCCTCCTCTAAGAGGATTATTCAATATATTCTGGCAATAGCCTGTTTGTATGCCTCTACTAGCAAAGGCATATGCAAAGAACATAGCACACATTCCAATTTCCATTTGCTCACTGTCTCTTTGTATAGGTCTTTCTCGATAAGAACTTCTTTCGTATCTTTTTTCTAAATCCTGTGTATATCTTCCAGTAAATCCGATTAACCAAGGTGCTAACACTTGTGGATTTCCTCGATCTGTTTCAACAGGCATATCTTTGTTACGATGACATATTGTCATTATCTCTTTTCGAATTTCGTCATCATCGTTTCTATATGCTATTGCTTCGTATGGATACATTAAGTTTTTTGTAGGAACATGTAAATATGCTTCTTCAAATACTTCTTCTATTACACTTCTACTCGGAACTTTTGAATCGTCCCATGCAAATGTTGTATGTCTTTTATTAATTAATTCTTGCCAATCCATAAGATATCCTATAATGTGGTAAAAATAGATATTCCTATTTTTCTCGATACATTTTTATTTATAAAGTCAGATGACGAATGTAAAGCTAAACTATCAAAACACAAAACATCGCCTATTTTCCAATCAAGCATGGCATTAATACTTAACCCTTTAAGCCAATTATCTTTTAAATGTGTTAAGTAATTATTTTTAATGTTTTCAGGTATTCCATTTTCGTTTACACCATATACATCATTATAATCAGTTATTGGTGTATTGTAATAAACTTGGCCGTCTTTTTTAGTTTCTCCGTTGAAAAACTTGGCAGGTCCGCCATAATAATATTGATCATAAACTACTAACTTTATATCATCACTGTCGCCATAAATTTCTAAAGGAATAGTAAATGCTTTATAGCAGTTAGGGTATTCAAAAGTATCGTCGTTGTGTATAATATGAGGATGTGTAACATCAAAATAATGTATGTATCTTACCTCAAACTCACCAACACTTCTTTTAATATTATAAATTAAATTAGAGAATAGCAACTCGTTCGGGTCAACTTCTAAAATTTTAGGACCTGTATTTTTCTGTATTATTTTATTACTATTATCTTTATAATAATTTTTAAGAGGTTCTACATCAACAATATTTTTTATGGAAATAGGATTTCCGTGTGTTGATTGTATTCTATCTATTTGTTCTTTGGTTCTCATTACAAGTGACGTAATACACTCATCAACTTCATTACATTTTCCCATGTTTTAGGAATGTTTAAAATCAAATGTGTGCTATTTCTTTCCCAGCTGTGTGTTCTGTGTACTTTTCTAGTATCTACATAATATGCACTGTTTGAACAAATTACTTGACGTTCGTCGCCTAAAAACCACTCGTACGAACTCATACCCACTTCTCTACCAATAAACATAATGACCCGAAAAGTATCTCTTTTTAAATGCGGCTGATCTCTATGCGGAGGGAACCATCCGCCTTCGTGTGTTCGAATCAACATAGTTCTACCAAGATCTGTCCAGTAATCTAGTATAGGATGCAGGCTAGTTAAATCTTTATATGCTTGTGTAGGATACGTAAAATCAGTTTCGTTTAAATTTCTTCCTGCTCGCTTAATTGCTTCAGGGCGACTCAAACTATCACTAGGAGTATCTCCTTCTAGACCTACTAGCAAAAGTCCTTCTCTGTCATTAGACACTCCTTCTCTTCTAAGATATGGCACCCATTTATCGTTGTAAGCTTCTATTTCTTTGTGGAATAAATTGCTATCTAAATCAAAATTCAATTCTTCAAAATTTCCTAGTGCTGTTAATTGAAGTTCGCACAATACTTGCTCTTCTGTCGGCATTGTAAGAGCAGGATCTTTTAACCAATACTCGTAATATTTTCCTCTTAAATGTCGTAAATCTCGTTCTGTAAGATTAAGAGGATTGCCGTTTTTGTCAAACTTTTTTAAATCCATTTTAATTGAACCTTTCTTTTCGTTTCGGAATTTTGCTATCTGCTGAGCTTACACAACTGTCTGTTATACAAGGCATAGGTTTGTCAAATAATTTAAAACCTGTTTCAATATTACCAAGAGGCACATCATGACAACTGTAACTACGTTTAATACTGCCGTCGGGTTCACGTATGATAATTCCTTGGTAGCCAGCGTTACAATTCCAGCCTTTAAATTTATTAAAATTAAAAGCATTAAATCTTTCTGCTTGATCCATAAACCATTTCTTACCATCTTTATCTTCAAATTCTACTTGCATATGCCACGGAACACTAGCGTCTAACTTACCGTTTACTCCTGTAGGTATTTGATACGTTGGTTTAGGACGTCCTTGCCATTTACGTTTGCTTTCGGTGTATGCACGTTGTGGCATTCCATTCCACAAACGCTTTAGGTCTTCTTCTCGGTATCCTTCAACGATTCTCGATGCCGTAGGGTCGGACTGCGGCTTAAGGGTGACATTGATACCTTGCTCATGGAAGAACAAAGCATTTTCCCAATCACGTTCAAACCAGTCTGGCACCATAACCATATTGATTGTAACTTGTACATCATGTTCTTGACACAGGATCAACTTGTCTGCAAAGTCCTGCATCTTCTCCTTTGTGTTTAAATGTTCTGTGTGCAGACTTGCTGTAATACTTGCTCTGTGGAATGGTTTTGCAAGTTCAACATACTGTTCGAACCAGCTCATAGGACGACTGCAATTGCTAGTCATGTGTATGCTTGTATAGTTTGTGTTTGGCACATCATTTGCCAAATGCTTTAGTATATCGAGGTATCCAGGATGGAAAGTAGGCTCTCCTCCTGACAAGGAGAAGTGGAAAGAATTGAAGCCGTTGTCTCGGGCTTGACGTTTAATTTCATCCACTGTAAGCAAGCAGAGCTCGGTAGGACGGTGGTCTTTACGATCGCTTCTGGCGTAGGGCCAGCAGTAGGAGCAACGATAGTTACAGAAACGGCCAAGTAACCATGATACTGTAAATATATCACGATACAAAAGAGTACGTTGGCCGACACTGACAAGATCGTCAAAAGGTATTTTAGTAAAATCGTAATTGCTCCATTTTAAATCTTCAGTCATTATTTGAAACGAGTCTCTCTTCTCTAAATTGCATCTTGTTAATAATATCTTCTGACTTAAAAGCTCGAGTGTTGGTATTAGTTCGTCCTTCAGTACCAATAGCTAAAAATATCATAGGCATAAAATCACACTGTCCATTGCGTTTAGTAAGGTGTTCTGATTGAACTTCGTCAGTAGTTAATCCTAATATTTCTTTAGCAGTGTCTCGTTTCCATCCTGTAACTTGACAAAAGGACGTTTTATATCCTAAGCTTTCAGCAGTTAAACAAGTGTGCCATACGCTTAGTCCAATATTAATTAAATTTGGATCTCTATCTGTCATATCTCCACAAAACTGATAGTGACTGTCATTTTCTGGATTATAACGTAAACACCAACACAACAAGGTAGGTGCTTTTAATTGATCGTTTTGGTCTCTTGCATATAAAGTATTACCAGACTCTTCGGCTGCATCTGACCATTGTATAAGATCTGTAAACAATTCTTCTTTTAAATAATCAGGAACTTCGTCTACTCGATAATTATATTCATTTGACAAAGCTGGTGTCATACCTGCTGCTGCTTCTAATATTAACTCTAAATGCTCCGGTGTCGGTTTGTCTCCGGTTAACGGTTTCCAGTTATGTCTGTTTTTAGCTAAGTTATGTATTTTATTAGTAAGTTCAGGATCACTTTCGTTCCCTACTTTAAATTTAGGTTTATTACTTAACCCATTTGTTAATTCTCTAAAGAAGGATATAGCAAATCTTTCTAAAGTAGGATGTCTCAATTTTATAAGTTCAGAAGTATGAGCGTATGTATGTACTTCTACTTCTGGTTCTACCAACTGCATTACACCCTTATGCCAAAACTTAGCAGCTATATCGTGTGCATAATTTATATCTATATATTCAACAGTATTAACAAATGCATCATATATGTATCCTAAATCTCGCACACACTTTTCTGGTTCGTTTGTTCTATTTGGGTATACATCTTTAACCCATTCTGCTACTGTAGAAACAATAAATTCTTTATCTTGTTTCAATTGCTCCAGTTCTTGTTGAGTAGCTGGCATCGTTTTTCTCCTAGTTACATATATGATAACACATCTTTACAAAATGTCAAGTGCCTTTGCTAAAGAAAGATTATAATCTTTTAAATTTATACCTGTAATTTTATCCATTCGAACAGTATATTCTTTCAATTCTTTGAGGTACTTCTCGTTACATTTTATAGAATTTAAATATCTATAAACACCGTGGTCTTTGGTATCTTTGTATTTATTGGCTAGTTCGTCTACATAAGTTAAAGGAAGAGCATCAAGTCTCAAATATCTCGGACTGTTTATAATATTATACTGTAATTCTATATTATTACTTTCTGCAAACTCTCTCATTTCAGTTACTTGATGTACATTGTAGGCATTTATAACACTTGCAAATTTTAAAGAATTTTTGTCATGTCTATTTTTATAAAATTCTTTCCACTGTGCTATAACATCAAGAACAGTTTGCCAATCACTTTTGTATCTAATATAATCGTTTATTCTGTTAACTCCATCTAAGCTCATTGCAATAGATAGTGTCTTTGCTTTAGTAAGATATTTTACTAGCTTTTTAGGAAAAAATGTAACATTAGTATTAGTCATAATATTAACATTTGGTAATATTCCGTTATTGTCTAATAACTCTAAAAATTTTTTAGTTTCGGGAACAATAAAGGGCTCTCCTCCTAATATTTTTACAGAATTAATATGTGTAAAATCTATATCATTAAACACTTTTTCAACATCGGCTGTAAAAGTAAATTTTTGAGGTTTAATAAATCCTTCTAATGTTTCGGTATTTTCGAGAGCAATTTTATTCCATGTACTACTAGCCCACGGTCCGCACATTTTACAAGCAAGATTACATTCGTCACTTAAACTTATTTCTATATATTCTACTTGATCTTTAACACCAGAAAGCTTTTCTCCAAATATAAGTCTAGTGCTAGATGTGCCTGTTTGTTCTGCGATTTCGCAACCCTTGCAGCCTTCGTGCCAGCCTGTCTTTTGTGCTGCCTTTATTTCTTGATAAAATTTACTACTACGGTATTCTTGAAAAGAGTAGTCTTCTACTCTCATTCTTTCATTCCACGGTTGCACATCTTCGTTAAACCGGCAACAAGGACGCCATGCTCCGTTAACAGTAATACACATATGATTTTCTAGCATATTACATTCTGGCATTAAATAAGTCTCCCAAATGCCCATAATCTTTCTTTGCACCACCAGCACGTTTCACAGTGTACAGAATAATTTTTTGTAGAATTATGGTCTCCTTCACAAGAATATGTGATAGGAAAAAGTGTATCTAGTAAGTTTTCTAACTTATAAATTTCTGCAATAAACTTTTTATCAACTAAGTCAAAAGGACGAGTATCTCTTTTTTGTCTATTTTTTACATCTCTGTCTTTGATTCTATAATCATATAAAAAATCATTTTCGATCATTACTTCCTTGCTAGGATTTGATGTTACACCGTAATAAAATTTACAACTTTTGTACCCTTGATTTTTAGTAAAATCAACAAGTTTTTTATGTAAATCTTTTACGTGTTCTCGTTCTTCTGCAACAGTCATCATCCTTTGAATCTGCGGATATTCTACATGCAAGTCTAGAAAAACATTTGTTTCTAAAATTTCAACTATTTTTTGTATTACATCTTTAGCTCTTGTAACGTTCCAGTTTCTTGGTGCTTCTTCAGGCCAAGGTCTGTATCTTGTAAAAGGCAAAATTTTAGTTTTAGAATTAGACTCAACTATATCTTTAGCTATAAGAAATGCTAATAGCGCACTATCTGCACCGCCACTAAGTGACAATGCTATAACATCAACATCTAAGTCAGGTAACTCAATCGACTCGGAATTATAAGAATATATCTTACCCATTATAATTTGTCTATTTTCCTTTGTATATTAAATCGTATGCCACCTTTAAGTCTTGTTTTGCTCCAATCTTTATTACCAGTTACATGTGGCTGATACGGATCAAACAAAATGATACTCTTAGGAGAATAAGGAACAATTGTTTCTAATTGCATTCCGTAATAAGTTTCTTTAGGTAACTGCTTTAAATGGTCATCGTAAATTTCAGCAGTACTATCATGCATTTTAGATGTGTCAATATCTATAGGGTTTCCGTTAACGTCTACCCAAGGCAAATTGTCATACGAAGTAACATTTTTTTGATAAGTCATTTTAACATCGTTGCTACCTCCGTTACTAAAATTACACTCCCATCCTAGCAATCTATTCTTAAACAACACAAAACTTGCATCTCTTTCTTGTGCTGATGCAGGTTGGCATACAAAAAGAGGAATGATAAAACTTTTTATAGCTAACTGATCGTAATCAAAATATGCAACAGGGTTACAACTATCCATGTGTAATGCATAGTTTGTAGCAGTTATGTATCCGTTGCCTGTTAGTATGTCATCTTCTCTTAGCCAGTCAAACCGTTCTTTTAATCTTGGATAGACTAATTTCCAAATAGGATATTCGTCAAATTTTTCAAGTTTAAAAGTGCCGCCGCCATAGTGTCTGTGTTTTGTAAAACTATGGAACAACTGAAAAAGACACATATCTAATTCTTCTTGTGTAAAGAAGTTAGGAATTGCTTCAGCCTCGCTAAAGTATTTAGGCATTACAGAATCTAATTCTTGTGGCCATCTGTCTCTAGGTTGTAACGGCATTGCATCATCGGTCATATCATATTCCTTTCTTCGATCTCTTGTAATAATAATTTAGCCACATTAACTAATCCATCCCTTGATAAGTGACGTCCGTTGTCGATTATATAACTTTCAAAAATTGGGTCGGATAACCTTTTTCTTATATCAAAATCGATAAAGTTAAAAGTAATCCATTCGTCTTCTGAAAGATCGTGTGCTATTATCAAGTGCGGTATATCTTTTAATAATTTTTTTATGTAGGAAAAATATGCATTAAATTTAGTTTTATCTATAACATTCTTACCTACTAGTTTATAATATAGTAAAGCAAATTCCTGTACAGTCTTAGCATTTGTAAAACCTCTTCGCATGTTGTTTTTTAAACTCATTGATCCAGCATTTATAAATCCTAAGTCTTTGTTGTCTTTAATATCAAACTTATAATAGTTTTTACTATGCTTTTTAATTTCAAAAATATTAGATTCAGTGTTTGTGATATATGTAAAACGATGCGGTGTTGTTACTTGAAATAAAACTATATCAGGCGTTTTTATTTTTAGAAAATTTTCGAGTACATGTAAAGAATAGTCTACACTAGTTCCTGATTTTGCACAATTATAAATTTCAAAGTTGTCGTTTAGCATAGCAAGTTCAGCTGGCCAATTATAATCTGATCCTGTTATACCTTCAGTATAACTACACCCAAACGTTGCTATAGATGTCATTCTAACAGTTCCTGAAAAAACTCTTTTGTAATAGGGTCAACTACATTACGAACGTCAAGCTGTCTAATAGAGTTATGTTTTTCAAATTCTTGCTTCAGTATATGTTGATGCTTTTTATAAAGATTTTTATCTAATGCTTCATCTATTTTCTTATAAACAAAATTAATTTGGTAATCAGTATCGTCTGTAAAATCCCAATTTTTTGTTTCTTCTTCTAAGTAATGTTTTATTCTCTTTAGATGCTCAGGATTCATTAGAAAAATACCAGCTTCGTTATTATCTGGATTCAAATTAGGATCTATAATAATATAAGAAAGATTAGTGTATTTGCTTTGCAATTCTTTAAACCAATTTCTTATTTTAGGAATTTGCTCTAAACTCATATTAGTAATTAATGTATTAACATTAAATGATACATTTGGCAAACTACTCATGTTGTTTTCTATTCGTTTTTGGAATTGACTCCATTTACTCGGAAAACGTAAATAGTCGTATACATCTTCAACTGCATCAATACTAAACTTTATACTAGTCTTCTTCATTTTTTCTAGTATAGGGTAAAAATCTTTTGTTATAACTGTTCCGTTTGTTGTAATTTTAATTTCTACTTCAGGTTTTATCTCGCTAACCATTGTAAGTATTTCAAGTACTTCTTTTGATAAAAATGGCTCGCCGCCTGTAAATTTAAGTAATTCTAAATCTTCTATATTATCTTTTATATATTCAACAACAGAACTGTCAAACGTTCCTAATTTGTTTAACCGTTTTATATTTTCTAAAGATCCCTTCCATCTTATAGGCTGATCAGCTTCGTCAAGATTTTCAGTAATTTTTATTATTTTGTCACTACTACTTGCAGTACAAAATAAACAAGCTAGGTTACAATGATTGCTCGGTTTTAAATCAAAATATTTTGGCTTTGGATTATCGTAGTCGATTGTTTTCCAACTCCAATAATCTATATGCTGCATACGAGGACTTGGAATTCCTAAATCGTCCTTTTTCCAACAATGGTCGCACATTTTATTTCTAGTACCATCAATCATGTCTTGCCGAAGTTGTACCATATCATCACTGTAAAACCATTCTTCGGCCGTTAGTTGAGAAACATGTTTGCTATCAGGAAAAAATGACCCGTTACAGCATGCACTATAATATCCTCTTACATCAAAGAAAGGATGTACAAAGGGTAAAGGACATAATACTTTATTTTTGCCACTGTCCAAGATCATCATCTCCAACTATTTCTTTAAGTTCAGGTATAGCATCTAATGTATCAAACCCTGTAGAATGTTTTACATATTCTAAATACTTACGAAAATCATCAACTGTTTTTTCGTCAGGCTTAATATCCTTTTCAATAGCTTCTAATAAACGGTCAATTTCAGGATGTTTATAATTTTTACTTCTAATGTTAGATACAATTTGTCTGCGAGTTGCTAACGGAATATTATACAAGGTCATATGGTCTGGCCATTTAACCAAAGTAAATCCCATTCTAGCATACTTCCTAGTCGGAGTATACACATTCATAATCCAGTCTGCAAACTCTTCTAACCCATAAGTGTTGATTGCACTAAAAGTAGGCACTAGTCTAGTTACCCAATGCTCGTGTAGTTCAGTAGCAAACTTCATCATATTTTTTTCAATAAGTTCCCAGCTGCTACGATACCTTTGTGCTTCTACCCAACGTCCTACACCGTCGATACTACAGTGTAACCTTCCGGTTTTAAATTCGTTTAGTTTTGCTATAATTTCGTCATCACAAAAACTAACATTAGTAATAAATTTTAATTCTAAATCTCTAGGCAATCTATCAATAACATCAAACAATTGTTTTTTATTATAAAAAGGTTCTCCGCCGGCTAAACTAATACACTTTAGATTTTTACAACTTGCAATAAAATCCATAATACGCTGATACTGCACAGGATCTTTAGCCCAGCTAATATAAGGATTTTCTTTTTTGTTTGCTTTACCCCATAAGTGGCTATCTCTGTCACCGCACATTAAACACATATAATTACATATATTACCCATTCGTAAATCAATGTATTCTATATGTTCAGGATTTGCAGCTGGAGAAATATCGTTTTTTATAGGATATCGTCTGTTTAAATCTAATCGCTGACTGCTAAAGAATTTTTCATTATCAAAACATTGAGTCTGGCATACTGGCAGTATTTCTCCAGATATCATTCTATTGCGTCCATCTACCAAATCGGGATCATTTAATTCTTTACCGATAGGATCTCTACTCATACAGCAATAACTAAACTGACCATCGTTTTTAATTTGGACAGTTGTCCACGGAGCACTACAATACATTATACAAGATCCTTTAGTATTGGAAATACTTTAGGAAATCTTTCAGTCCATCCTCGTTGCTTGTTTACAAGTTGTAACCATTCTTTTGTTTCAGGAAGTCTTTCACTCCAGTCTTCGCTATTCATAAAATTAATAATTCCTTTATAACGCTTTAGACCGTAAGGTGCATTTAAGAATTGCTCTTTAGTTATACCGGCTTCTTTAACACCTGTAAAGTTTTGCCAATTTTCTTCTACCCAAGGATAAAACTCGTTTTCGTACTTGTCTGTAATTTGTTGTTTAATATCTTGAGGTAAAACTTTTACATTTAACTGCGGTGGCCAGTATGCAAAATGCATATTAATACCTCCTGCTCCTAAAGGCCATTTGTTTATTTTTTTAAATCCAGCGTTTACCTTCCACTTAATAAAGTCAGGAATGTATGCAGCATTTAACGCCATAATTGTTGTTGCAGTTGTTACTTCAACTTGAGATGGTGTATTATCTAATTTCCAAAATACCTCTTCTTGGTGCTCCCATTGGCTTGGATATCGTATGTAATCATTTTGTTCTCCGAGTGCATCAATTGAGTAATGGAATCTTACACGTTTAAACTCTGCCCACAAAGAAGCCAATCCAGGGCGCCATTCAACAGCATTACTATTATACCTTAGTTCTATATTTTTTGCATGTCCACGTTTAATACATTCTTCAAGCAAATCATAATGTTCGTCAATAATAAGACTCTCGCCACCTGCAAAGTATAACTGATACATGTGCGGAATCTGATCCATAAGATCGTTCCAAAAACGAGGATTGTTCTTATGCCAGTTATAACTGCTACCGTAGCTGAGACCTTTATTATCCCATTGCGAACTACTCTTTAGTCTTTCGTTTTCTATTTGAGGATGTATTTGTTGCCACTCTTTAATCCAGCCGCTACTATCGTGTGGACTACACATAACACATGCAAGTTGACACTTTGACCCCATTCGTAGATCAATATAGCGTATCTTAGGAGGTATAGTGCCATCTTCGGCTGTTTCGTCTACTAGTTCTTGAAGATTATATCTGTTGCCCCAGTATTCTGTTTCCCAGTTTCTTTTACTTAAATGGCCTGCTGCTTCTTCTTTATAACACTTTATACAACTAGCAGGCTGTTCTCCACGTAACATCATATTACGTACATTTCGCATATAAGAACTATTCCACGCTTCTTCTAAAGATGTGTTATTAAAATTTACACTTTCGCCTTTGTCATTTTTGATAACGCCAACTTCTCCGCCTCCGCTTTTTATCATACTATTAGGGTCTTGTACACTACTAGCATTACTAGTACAGCAGGTGCGCATTTTACCGTCTGGCCTACTTGATAAGTGTAGCCACGGAAGCGCACAAAATGTGGGAGAAATTTTATCGTATTTGTTCATTAAAAAGTCCTATGTTTACAATATTATATATTGATTTTAACTAGATGTCAAGACTTTATTGAGTTATACAATTCAGGTAGAGATTCTTTCCAATTAGTTCCACGAACATTATCAACCTTTTCTAAATAATTTATAGTAAGATCAGTGGAAACAGTTGGTGCTTGTCTTAAAAGAGATACTATTGCAGGTCTTTCATCTCTTCCAAAACTTTGTTGATATTTTATATCTTTTAATCTTCTTATAAGATCGTCTTTGATATTTTTAGGAAGATTATTAGCTGCTAATTGACTCGGAAATCTTAAAATTCCATTTAGTGTTAATCCTAACTCGTGCTTATAACACCAATCTATTAGATCTTCCATGTAAAAAACATTTGTTATTTGCAAAGTAGGACATATAGTAAGTCTAAATGTATCTCCATATTCTTCTTTGAATCTTAAAATATTTTGCTCTATAACGTTCCATTTGCTCGGATATCGTATATATTCTCCTGGAACTCCAATAGCATCTAAACTAACCATAGCATGCCCTTGAAATCCTTCTAATGCTCCGAACCATTTTGGATTATACTGTTGAAAATTAGAATTGAACTCGATAATTACTTTATCTTGAAGTCCTTTTGCCTTTACATTTTCTAAAATTTCATAAGGTTGCTTCATTATGGTAGGTTCGCCGCCGTGGAATGTAATTCTAGATTTTATTTTATGGTTAGTGTCAATGGTGTTAACTAATTCGTCTACATCATTTATTCCCCATTCTGGATTAAACGGATTATGCACTTTAACTGTTTCGTCTTTTACATTTGGTAATACTGGTGTAGATCTTACCTGTTGATTACGAAAGTCAATATTTTCAAAAAAGTGCTGGGAATTTTGTCTTTGTTCACGTAAAAGGAAAGAACTGTTTCCTGTATTGCACATAATACAACCTAAGTTACATTTATTATTTAATGCTAAGTTTAAATAAAAATGTTTTTCTTCTGCTAGCAAATCTTCTTTAGTAAGAGTATCTTTTCCTATATGTCCGATATAGTTTTCACTTTCTTGTATACGACGAGAATGTCCGGTTGCCTCTTCTTGCTTTTTACATCCATGACATCCTCCAGGCCAGAATCCTTGCAAGAACTGTTCTTTTATTTTTTTTAATTGATCACTGTTTTTGTATTCTTCAATGTTTGTTCCTTCAAATGCTTGAAACGCATCAAAGTCACAGCACGGTGCCATTTTTCCGGTAGGTCTATAATTAACAGCAGTCCAAGGAAGAGCACATATATTGTTAGGTAAATTTTTAACTTTCATATGTATATTTACTCGAATTGAGCTCCGAAAGGATCAAATTCAACTCCGCACTTCATCGAGCATACTTTTAATTTTCCGTTTGAGCAACCTTTTACGCTCCAGCTATCTTCAATATTATCAAATATTCCTGTTTCAAATACTGCACGTAATCCGTGTTTTTTAGCATTAATGGCATCTTTGCCGCCTACAGCATCAATAAAGTCCCATACCTGTTCTACCTTAGGATCTTTGTGCCACCATTTGTACATACGCCCAGCAGTCCAACAGCAAGGCATAGCAAGTCCTTCTGCTGTAATAAACAAATTTCCTTCGTCTTTGACTTTACAGTTGATAGGTACTACATCATAGTATGCATCCATGCTGCCGTACTTTTCTAAAAGAGAATCTTGTTTACTTAATGCTTTGTTAAGGTATTTTTCGTCCGGCTTTTTGAGTTCTGTAGTTTCTTTGCCTTTGCGATTTACAGCCTGATGAGATTCTTTCTTTTTACTGTCTGCTGTAATAAACCTACCTGTCTTTTTAGGTATAAATCTTTCACAACCCCATTCCCATGCTAGTGCCTCAGCTTCTTTTACTTGATGTTGATTGTGTTCAAATATTAAAAAGTCCCAACGTGCTCTGCCGCCAGCGTCAATAAACGCCTGCATATTACGTTCTACATTGTCCCAGACAACACCCTGCCTGTATAAATGATTAGTGTCACTAAGACCATCCACACTAAAAATAACAGCACCCATTCTACCAAAGACTTGGGCAAGTTCTTGCCACCATTCAACACTTTTTGCTCCTGCGTTTGTATTCATTGAAAGCCACATGTCTGCGTTATGCTCTCGGAAGTATTTGAAAATTTCTAATGTATCTCTTGCAACAATCGGATCACCTAAGTTACCGCACATATACATTGTTTTAAGCTGTGCAATAAACTCCGGTTCAAAAATACGTTTGCAATCTTCAAGTGTTAATTCGCTTAAATCAATATGCGGATTTAAATCTCCGCCATTTTGATTACGATCACACATAGGACAACTCGCCTGGCAGTTTTGTGTGTTTTCCAAATGGATCGTTCTTATGTCTTCATATTTGTACATCTGTAAAACCTTTGTATGTATAATAGCAGTAGTTTAAAGATTTGTCAATATTATTAAGTGTGTCTGCAGGAAAAAGTAAACTAAGATTATATATAATTTTTTTATTTTCAGCTTCAAGCTCTCTATATTTTCTTTGTATACACCTTCCAAGATGGAACCCGCAAAAGTAATATTCGCCCTCTTTATCTAAAACATCGACACTGCTTATAATTTGATCGCTGCTCGTATCAATTTCTTCCATAATAGTTCGATCACCTGGGCAGTGTACTATTTTATAATTATTTCTTAAATTTGAAAGACAAACATTAAGATATTGACCAAAGGACTTAGTTTCTTTTTCTAAAAAAGGAAACATTAAAACATCCTTTTCAAGACAATTTTTCCATGCATCTACTACTATTATAGTTTTCATACTTGTCCCCAAAAAGATTTTAAAAGATGATGTCCTTTGTGTTTTAGGAAAAATTTAAGATGTTCTGGTGCTAGTTGTAAAATAGTATGTTCTATGTTAACAGTGCTTTCAATACACAGTTTGTCAAAAATTTCTTTGTTGTATAGTGCGTCTTGCACCATACTGTCATAGTTTTCAATATTAATTATTCTTTCTACTTCATTACAAAACAATTTAAATCGATTAGGCAAATCGTCATCAAACTCATAGTTAACATCTTTAGATAATATAAATCCGTAACTTTTTAATCTTTTATACATTCCAGGATAACCGAATACTAAAAAAGGTTTTCCAAATTTTATAGGTCTCCAAGTTTTTTCACTTATTACTGTATACATATAAGACTCGTCCCTATATCCTCCTGTTTCGATACCGAACTCCCAAATAGCAGAATGATATTCTGATGGTAAATGAGATTGGCTCCACGTTGTAGTTTCTATGTTAGAATTACCTGAAAAGTTATAATAACCAAACTCTTTATATTTTAACAAGTTGTTTGCAAGAGCTTCTCGTGTTTTAGTACGAAGAATCATCATTGAAACAAATTTTTTTTCTTTATGTTCCTTTTGAAGATCTATTGTATAACTGTTTACTTTTTTCGGCCAGATAAAAGGATGACGTTCAACATTATAATCTTTAACCTCTTCGCTATTACAAGTTATTATTTTTTTGTTTTTGATATATTTTTGATCTAAGTTTACTCTGTCTATTAATGTTTCAATGGGCTCACCTGGTATGCACCAAGTATCGTTAATTTCACTTAAAGAATCAAGCAATTTATATTCTTCCTTTTCTTTAAGTAAAGTCAAAATATCAATATGATTAAGCACACCCATATTATTCTAATACCAGCTTTACATCTTTACCTGGACCTGTTTTACTAGGTAAACCACCGTACTGTTCTACATACCATTCAATTACAGCCTTGTACCAATTTTGACTATTATGGTGAGCACGTTTGTTAAATTGATGTATGTTATTGTTCGTTGCTTGCATAGTACTTAGTGCTCTAGCACTTTCAGTTTGCAACTCTCTCATACTTAGATCATTTATATCCAATTTTCATAAACCTCGAATACTTTTCTAAAACTAACTCACCTAGATAAAGACAATTGCTCATAGGTGCTGAGATGCTAAATTCTTCTGCATCTCTAGAACAATTTACATGCTCGTCTACATCGAAAAAATTATTACTTTGCAAAATTACTAATTTACCGTCTGGTATTTTAGCATACCAATCTGCAAAATTTTCAATATGTTCGCAACTCGTATTAATAATAGTATCAGGACTATCGCTAAGTTCTGCGGTAGAGCCGTTACTGCGAGTCACTGTATATGTATGATTTGTATAATTGATATTGCAAATGTCTTCAACACTTGCTTGAAACTGCCAATTTTTCATTACCCAAGGTTTATTGAAGGTTTTAGCAATTTCGATACAACTTTCGTCAATATCAAAACTACGGATTTTATCTACAGCAATATCGCTTTCAAACAACATAGTAGCCAATGTAGCATACCAGCCAGCACACAAATATACTGTACCTAATTCTACCTTTTGTTTTTCAAGTTCTTCAACTAACCACAACTTGCTTTTAAGTTGGCCTCTACTGAAGCAATCATCCCATATTTCAGTGTCATTAACAAAGAAACTTTTAAATGCTGCAACAAATTGTGTATCAACATACCTATTCAGCACTGGCCATAATTTCCATGTATTATCTTCTAGCACAAGTTTTCGCAAATCTTCGTCATTGATTAATCTAAATATGCTGTGCATATTTTTTTCAATGACTGCTTTACGAAGATCTTCTGTGTCGTATTCTTCAATAACTCTAAAAATACTATGTAAGTTTTCTTCCAATATTGCTTTACGTAGTTCGTCGTCGGTATCAGTTAATCTAAATAAACTACTCAGATCCATATCAATAAATGTACGTCTTAGATCTGCTAACTTAGAATTATCAGAATAAAGTAGTTCAAATCTATCAAGCAACTCAAATGTCTGTAGCATCAAACTGCTCCTTTAACCAGTCAAAGTCGTTAATCATTTTTAAGGCTTTAACATCGTCTTTGTTTCTTGCACCATATGCTGCACCAGCCTTTGCTCCTTCTATAGAATACTTACCGTAAAGCTCATCTTCTCCTGCTGTACACCATATGTTTAAACGCTCGTTTGTTTCGTCGTCTTTTTGACGATCAATAATCTTAGAACTTAACTTACAACATTCTCTAAATGCACTTTTCCAAGTGTTAAACGGATCTGTGTTAAATGCTGTAATGTTACTAACATCTTTAACTGCTTTAAACTTTTCGCTAATACTTGTAGTCATGTCGGGTTTATTTACGTTCATGTCTATTGTTAGTTGTGTAGGAAATAGTTTAATGCCGCCATAGCCGTATACTAATTTATTAATAGGATTCTGACTTCGCCAAACGTGTACTGTAGTTCTCTCCCATGCAGGAACCTGATAATCAAAATTAAATCCGTCGACTATTTTTGCATCGCCGTCAACAATCCATACCATTTCAGTATCACAAATTTTTGCTGCTTCAATGTGAGCTTGGTGTATTCCTTTTATACCGTGTACACGATGTATTACTCTATCAGGGAATTGATCCATTAACTGGTCAAAGTTTTCGTTTGCGTTTGGTTCGTTATAGCTAATAAACACTATGTCATAGGGCTTTGGCTGACTAGCAACTATATCTACTTCTTTCTTTTGCACTATAAATCCGAAATAAAACTCTCTTTTACTAATCTTACAAGTTGTGCTACATAAAATTATACCATCAAAGTATTCACCGTTTTTATAGACATGATTTATATTAAGATCATATTCGTTTTCTTTGTCGTGCATATTTTTGTATGTAAAAACTTTATTAAAAATTTCTTCATTTATATCTTTAATTCGACTAGGAATTGCCCAGAACATTTCTGTTGAAGTATTTTCTAATGCTTTCAAATAATCATCATAGGTGTCTACAATAAATTGATCGTACAATTTTGTTTTACTAGCAACAACGTCCCATTCTTTTGCATTTACAATAAATCTATATTCAATTTCTCTCTTAGAAACCGGCTGTGTTTTTGATAACAACCAAACACTGTTTCTTAACATTTCGCCTTGTTCGTTGTGCAAAAAGGCGTGATTAGTTTCTCTATCATAAGTGTTTTCAAAACTAAAATAAATGTCAAAGTCAAACTCAGATGTATCAATTGACGGCTTTAATGCCCAAAACATTTCAGTTGTACTATTGTTAACTGCTTCTAGATAATCGTCATAAGTTTCAATTGTAAAAACATCATATTTTTTAGGACCGCTACCAACAATATCCCATTCTTTACGATCGACAGGAAATCGATATTCGACTTCTCGTTTTGAAAGTTTTCGGTCTTTTGTACACAGAAACAGTCCGTTATACGTTTCGCCGTCTTTTGTAAGATGCTTAAATGCATGATTTTGAGTACGATCAATTTTTTCATGATGCGATATATAAAAATTTTCTATTAGCTCTTTGCTAGGTTCTATATTTCTACTGCCCATCCAAAACATTTGTGTTTTGCTATTTTCAAGTGCGTACTCGTAATCTTCGTAAGAATCAATTTCGAAGTAATCAAAAGGTAAAGGTACACTTGCTAGAATGTCAACTTCTTTTTTATGTACAAAGAATCTATGATCTAGTTCTCGCTGGGACGGATTAGCATCTCTAGGAGATAAAAACAATCCATCAAAATGCTTGTCATTTTTAAAAACGTGTATTACGTCTTGACTGTAGTCGTCAGGAACATAATCAAAATTAAAATTATCTGCTATTTCTAAATCAGAAGATACTGCCCAAAAGAATTTAGTAAATGCTTTTTTCTTAGCTGACAAAAATGTGTCAGCACGTTTTGCAGTAATATACTTTGATTTAATTTTTTTCCATTGTGAGTCTGCAGGACCTATAAAAACGATATCATACATGCTTGTATTATAACACCTTTTATTTAATATGTCTAGTGTTTCCGTAATAAATTACTTCACTAGCATTTGAAATAAACTTCCTCCAAGGATCAACTACTACGCTTCCCATCGGTATTACACAGTATATTTCATCATTGTTTTTGTTTCCTGTGTATTCGTAAGTTGTGCTTGCGGAATGTGCCATTAAAAATACACCCGGAATATCTGGCTGGAAATCATTTCCTGTATACGGATCAATATAAGTTGGTGCAAATCCATAGTGTTCACAGTAATGTCCTATTAACAAACTGTAACTACCATCGCAGTACGGAACTTTAGGCTTGTATGCTTTGCCGTGTATGTATATAGGCATGTTTCTTTCGTTTGCAATATCAACTAAAAACTTAGCAAGATTTTCAGCTTGTATTTCTCGTGCAGTCATAATACTATCAAACAAGTCGTAACCTAAATCTAGTTCTTTTGCCATGTAACGTAATGCAATATTATCTCTAGGATGGCATGCGCCACCGTCACCCATACCTGCTTTCATATACTGTGGGCCCATAATACGCATCGTAGACTGCGCTAGAGCGTCTGTAACAACGTCTACGTTAATGTTGCCCTGTTGCATAGCAACGTCCTGTATCATGTTTACAAGACCTATTTTAGCACTTATAAAGGTGTTATAAAATACTTTGATACATTCACATTCGTCCCAGGTACCTATCACATATCTAGGATCATTCTCCATAATAGTTTTATAAAAGTCTACCAGTTCCTTTGCATCACCATTTGTTGTGCCATCTTCTGTACCTATCATTACCATTTCTGGATTGACCATGTCCCATGCTACACTTCCCATAGCAATAAGATAAGGATTGTAAACAAATCGAGATTCAGTTACAAGAGGCTCAAGCTCACGACGAACTGTGCCCGGAAGAACTGTACTAATTAATACTAATAATTGATGCGGGTGCATATACTTGTTTGCTTCAGCTAATACTTCTTTTACAATATCATAACTAAAGTCTTTTGGCTCTAAGTGAGAAGTAGGTGCATTGCCGTCATAAAGAGGGTCATGAGGTGTTGGAACTGCAACAAATACAATGTCACAATTTGTAACACATCCTTCTATTGTAGGAAACATAGTTACAGACTTGCTAGACTGTTTTACTATGTCATATCCTTTAACAGTATGTCCTTTGGCAGCAATTGCTTCTGCACAAGGCATACCTAATTTTCCTGTTCCGATAAATCCAATATTCATACAATTACTTAACCTATCAAAGTAAAATTTGTACTATATTTGGATTAACTTATTGTTGCTTTACCAAAGTTTCTGCGTCTTCTAAAATAAATGTTTTCAAGAAAGGTTTCTTGCTTCATAGTTTTATCTTCAGGAAAGTCTAAAATATAAGTTGCTGGCTTATCAATGTCTAAACCTAGGAAATCATAATTAAAACTTATTGTCATAGGATAGCTGTTAACGTTATCGTAATCAATAAAGTAGTTGCGTTGAAGTTTAAATAATTCTTCAAAGAGATTTTTATCATCAAACAAATCATAGCAATAAGAATAAATCAGTTTATAAAGATGACCTGTCATCTTTTCAGAATGCATACTTAAAATAGTTCGATGTATTAAATTCCAACCATGTATTTCAACACCAGCAATCTTAGGATGGTTAATTGCTCCTTCAGTCATCCATTTATTATAATAGTATCTTGTTTCTTGCATCTGCGTGTTAAACCATTCGTCAAGTTTTAAAATCTCGTATAGTCCCTCATAAAACTCTTTATAAGATTTAATATTGTTTTTATTCAAGTATCTACTTATATAGTTTGTCAATCCATTGACATGGAACGTATTTAAATACCAACTAAACACTTGTGCGTCTAGCATTTCTTCAAAACTTAAAGTACTTGTAGATGTAACTACTTTAACGCCTTCTTTAACAGGATCTTCATCATAGCTACCGCTCATATAATCATATACTGTTTGGTATGTCATAGAGAAACTTTCTGTTTGGGCTAAATTCATTTCTGCATTTTCTAACAATTGTGCTTGAAATATATTCAAGCCAGTATGTGCGCCAGCGTTAAATAATTCCCAAAAGTTGTTTTTCCAAGAGTCAAGTGTTTCGCCAGGTAGTCCTAGTATAACTTCTGTATATGTTGGTATTCTACGACTTTCGCATATATCAAATATTTCTTCAATTTTATGCTGGTTTAAATTTTTACGTTTAATGTTTTCTAAAACTTTTAAATCCATGCTTTGTACACTAACTGTTAGTCCTTGATTAAACTTAGGACTATCTGTTAATTTTTTAACAATATCTATAACACCATCTTTTTGATTTTTAGCCCACGTTACACTGAACGTATACGGATAACCATATTCTTCTTGTACTTCAAGAAGCTTATCTGCAATTAAACTGTCTCTCTCTAAAAATATTCCAAAGTTAGCATCAGTAACACTTACAAATCCACATTTGTTTTGCGCTATCCATTCTAATTCTGCATACACTCTTTCTAGTTTGAATTTTTTAACTTTACTATAAGTTAAACTCCCCCAATCGCAAAAAGTGCAAGCATACGGACACCCTCTATTTGTTTCTAGTGTTGCATTCCATTCAACATCTGGATTACCAGCTACAAGATTATCAAATACTCCTGCCAAGTAAGGACTAGGTATGCTATCTAAATCGTCTATTCGCTTGGCCGCTCCGGTGTCAAAAACTTTTCCGTTTCTGTTTATTAGTAACCCTTCTGTATGTTCAGCACATTCAAAACATTCTAATAAACTTTGGAAAACATGCTCGCCTTCTGTTTTTACTACATAATCCATAAATGGATATTTTTCAAATAGGTCTTTGTTTTCGATTTCAATTTCAGGTCCGCCAAACACTGTAATGCACTTAGGATTTCGTTCTTTGATTAGTGATGCTAATTTGTAGATATAATTTTTGTTCCAAACATATGTACTAAAAGCAACAACGTCTGCATTATCAAATCGAGAAATGATATCTTCTATCAAGTCACGTTTCCATATAATGTCTATAAGATTATAGTTCTTTTTTACATAAGCAGATTGCGTGGCGTATGCCCATAGAACTCCTACTGAGTAAGGCAAATAGTAAGCGTTTAATTCTTTAGGTCCTTGCCTAAAGTTCGGTTGTACTAAAATAATATTCTTCATTCAAAAATACTTATCAGAGATTGCTTTGTAGTTTTTAGACATGGTTGTGATAAAAACTGCTGTCGGTTATGTTCTAGTTTTTCATTTATAATTTTTTCTTTGCCTTCTGCACGATCTTTAAACGACTCTAAATTTTGTAGCATTGTATTAATCTTTACACTGTCGTCTTGTAAATCGTACGATTCGTCAAATAGCTCTGGATATGTTTCGTACCCGCATTCTTTTAAATAGGTTAAATGGTTAGGATGACTATAAACCATAAAAGGATGTTTGAACAGCATAGGTTTAAAAGTCTTTTCCGATACTAACATTATGTTTTCTTGATAGCCTGTCTCTAATACAAAACTAAACTTAGTTTCTTTTAACCAGTTTAGTTGCATAAAATTTTGGTTACCTTGTCCTCGGAGATTCTTTGATGTGCTGTCTAGTGTCTTTTGTACCAAAGAATAGTTATATATTTCTTGCGGATCTATAGTTAACTGTGTATGCTTAATAAATGTTTTAATATCTTCAAGTACAGGCCGTCTATCTCCAATAACCCAACTGTTAATAGAATTTTTTAAAAAATCCTTTTCATTTAAAAGATATCTTATAACACACCGATGCTCTCTTGGAACTGCATTTAAAAACAAAAAATCAATATCTTTATCAAGCGAAAACGGCACAGAATAAACATTGTGATATTGTGACCATCTGTTGTACACGAACTCCATTGTATCTAGTCCTATTACTTTGTACAAAGGACTTTCGACTGCAAAGGATTTTTCAATATATCGATCACCGCTTAAAAAAGTAACCTGTCTTAGATCTATCCCTGCTGTTTGAATTTTTTCTATTAAGGTATTCCAAATAGTACGGTAGAATGGATTAGAATATTTGTGTGTGCGTTCGTGACAATGATTTATTACTAATTTAGCATTGCCAGAATTTATTTTGTTTTTTATCTCTCTGTCTAAAAATCCTGTAGGACTTAGCTTTTCTACAAAGCCTAAAAAATTTAAAACATTTACAACAAATACTTTAGAGCTAGTAATTTCACTTGTAGTTTTTGCTACATTTAAAAATTTGCACATATACTCAAAAGAAAAAACTTCTTTTTTATCAGTAAGTGTTTCAAGTAAGTCTTTATTTAAGTGATCATAAATATTCTCATATATCATTGTATCTTTCCGTCGTCTACGAATATCCGATCAATGCTATTGTTTTTTCCGCACATCAAAGAACAAAATACAGGTTTTCCGTCTGAGAATTTTTCTTTACTCCATTGTTTAATAAAGAGTCTATCTAATATTCTACTCTCTAATATTTTTTCTAACGACTGTTTATTTAAATCAAGCTCATCTTTATGATTGTCTATTATGTTTCTTACTTGTAATTCTTGTTCTTCTCCAAACGAACCTGTAATTGCTGAGCCCATATAACAACAAGGTATAACTAATCCATTTGCATTAATGTATAGCTCAGTAAAACTATTTTGTTTATCTCTATGTAAGAATTTACAATCAATTTCTTTGTCTATGTGTATTTTATATTTTTCGTCAAGATTGTCTGTAGTTAAATTATTTCTAAAATTTAAATACCATTCCGGATTAACTTTTTCAGTTAAGTTATGCTTTACTTTCTTGCTACCAGAATTAACATACTCTTCATCGTTTGGTGGCGATAGGTAATATTCAAAATCTCCGTTTTTATCGTAAACTGGACTAGGCTTATAAGACCCGTCAACATTTGACGAAAATCCTAATGCTCTTTTAGAAAAGAATTTTTCAAATCCTAAATCTATGCTCATCTTTTTTGCAGTGTCTATTTGATGTTCATTGTGTTCAAAAATCAAATAATCCCAGTATGCTGTGCCTCCTGCATTAATAAAACTTTTTACATTGTTAATTAAAGTATTCCAGCGTACTCTACGTCTATATAAATGATTCGTATCTTCAAGGCCGTCAATACTAAAAGTTACAGCATGCATTTTATCCGACATTAATTTACCGAGCTCGTTCCAGAATTCCGGATTGCGTAAACCGCCATTAGTATTAACTGAAATATACATTTTTGGATTGCACGAATACAAGTATTCAACTATAGGAATAACATCTTTTGCTGTCATGGGATCACCGTGTGTTCCACAAAATGTTACCCTGTGTATGTTTTCTAACAGTGTTCTAGGAAAATAAGTTTTAAAATCTTCAAAACTCATTTGATTAAGAGACAAAGACGGATCTATTATTTCTGTATGATAGATATATCTAGGACACATTGGACAAGCAGCATTACAAAAGTTACTTAATTCAATATGCAGATATCCTACATTTTCTAAATTCCATGTTTTCATTTTTTTATAAACTCTGCTAATTCGGGAAACACATCACTAAACTTTTCTTGTCTTAGATCATCTAACTGTTTAGTAATATTTAAAAAGGCATCCCAATAATCTTCCTTACTAGTTTTTAGATTCATATATTCTGCTGCTTTCTTAAGCCACATTTCTATGTTAGGCATTCCCTTATATCTATTATACTTATATGTGAGATGATCTTTAATGTCTTGATGTAGGTTTACAACAGAATATCTCGACGGATCATGTAAAAAATTAAGATAATATTCCATATTAATATTTTCAAAATATTCCATTGTTTCTTGTAAATAGAATACATTGTAATTGTTAACAGTAATACATACTGCAAGATTCCAGTCATACTTATTTGCTAGATACTGATACCTTTTTATATTGTCACTTACTTCATCCCATTTTGCAGGATGTCTTTGATATTCAAATTTGTCTTTAATACCGTCTATACTAAAACTAATGTGTACATGTTTAAATTCTCTAAGTATGTTTACTTTGTCCATATCAAAAACAGTACCGTTTGTATTAAAATTTAAACTTTGTTTTTTACTGTATCCTTGATCAATAGCATACTTTAGCATTTCCCACTGCTTCTTTACTAGAAAGGGTTCACCTCCATACATTTCTATTCTCTTTAAAGAAGGAAGCTGGGCTTTAAATTCTTCCCAAAATTGGCTGTCGTCGTCATAACTATGGTTAAGGTCATGTAGCCATTTTTTATACGAGTCTTTATCACTTCCCCATTGGCCTATTTGTAAAAATTCTTTATTCCATTGGCTACTGCTCCAAGGGCCGCAAATTCTACACTTCAAATTACATGTGGTTCCTAAATTTAATTCTGCTAGTACTAAACTAGTATCATTACTAGGTACGTATTTAAATGTGTCGTTGTCTCGCAAACGTTTGCTGTATAATCCAGCATCTTCTTCTTTCCAACAACGTTCACAATTAGGGTGTTTTTCTCCCCGTGCTAACGCATCTAGTATTTCTTTAGATTTCTTTCCGTTTCTAATATCATTAATTGGGGTATTTTTAACAGACGCAATGTTGCCGTCTTTGTCTGTTAATTTTTCTGTACTCATACAGCATAGCATAACTGATCCATCGTTATAAGCTCTGATTCCATTTTTTGCATTTATACATTTAATCATAGCTCAATAATCTCCATTGCTACTCCACTTGCTAAAACATCGTACAATTTAGAAAGCGGCTGTGATGATTCAATAACTTTCCCTAATTGCACTAAAGAATAATCTTTTATACTTTCAGTTCCTAACCAATTTTTAAATTCTTCACTTTCTAAAATATCAAAAACTGTATCGTCTGTGTAAATATCAATCCTTCCAAACATTCCTCGCTGTCCATGCACATCGGGATGGAAAGGTACATCGTCATCTATAAATGCTTGCAAATAATTTTTTCCGTGTACTTCCATAGCAATACACACATTGTATTCTTTGTCGGCACTGTGTACAGTATTATGAGGTAAATTTATCCAATTAGTTGGTGAGAAATCGATATACAACTTTTTAATTTTATTTTTATACTTTTGTATTCTTGGAGTAATTGTATAGCTTTCAAGTTCGTGTATAGAAAAATTTATTTCTTCTAACAAGTCTGAAAATCTTTTTTGCTTTTCTACAGGAATTTCGTCAAATCTATAATCGTGATCTATTTGCCATCTATTATAAAACATCGTTGACTGTGCAAAATATCTATGATATCTATTCATTATTTGCTGATCAAAATTAAATACATCTGGAACTTCTTCAGGCCATTTAATATTAAATTCCGTTTCTATAGTGTTTATGTTTTCTTTAATTTTATTCCAAACACCAGAAGTATAATCTTGATTGTTAACTGGATCTATATAATGAGGATCGCTTACAGAACGTATTGACATATCATTTTGTTGACGTATATTATTAAGCCACAAGGATGATATATCGTTATTTTTTAATTCAATAACAATATAATCTTCGTTAATTAGAAGTTTTACTTTTTTCAATTACTTCTCCTAACCACGGAAATGTTTCGCTAGTATTTCTATTATACATCTTGTCAAACTTTTCTACTCTATCAATAAATTGTTCAAATGTAAAGGTTGACTGCCCGTTTACAAATCCAGGTAGACCTTGTATACCTGAAGCTAAGTATGAGAACTTGTCACACAAACGCTTATATAACTCGCTTTCTTCGTCAGCCTTTAACTTTTCTATTAATTCTGCTTTAGCAAAATCTGGTAAACAAGCAGGTGATTCGGTATCACCAAATACATATAGCATTTCTAAAGAATGTAATCTGTCAATATATCCTTTGTCATCTAAGAATTTAAAGAAGTCATACAAATAATATATGTTATATATACTAACAACAAATGTTATAGATAATTTGAAATGTGTGCTAACTAGTCTATCAAAATTTTTCCAAAGTCGATCACTGTTAACATTTTGACGGATATGTTCTAGTTTATCTCCGTAGTGATCGATACTACACATTAACCATACATTTTCAAAATCTTTCCACATTTCAACAAAGTCTGTTTGCTTATAATGTAGGTTTGACAAGTTAGTGCTATAACGTAATTCTTTGTCAAACCATTTGTTATCATGCACATACTTTAAAACTTCGTGGTGCTCTTTTTGCATTAATGGTTCGCCACCTGCAAAATAAAAACATTTTGTGTCTTTAAGATACTGTTTTAGATCGTCTGTAAAAAGTTTATTCTTATTAGAGTAAGCAACAATATTACCTTTGCCCATTACTCCTTTTTCTTCTAGTTCAGCTTGGCGCTTGATTGGAAAATTTCGTCCTAGCGTACTAGCAATACTGCTACTAAGCTCACTGCCACACGTTCTACATTCAAGATTACACAAATTACTAAATCTAAAATCCACATAAAGCAATTTTGGATCAATTGTACCGTCTTCAGCTGTGTTTTCTACAATGCCTTCTATTTCATCAGCAAACTGTGCATTAAACCCTTCTCGCCAACTATATCCTTTACCTGCTTCAGCTTCGTAACAATTTTTACAGTTTGGTATTTTTTCGCCAGCTAGCATCTTCTTTCGAATGGATTTCATTTTGTCGCCATTCATTACTTCAGCTATTGATTGTGTTGACAGATCGCCTACCTCGTTTTCTTCTCGTCCTGTTCCTCCGATACAGCAAAGATATGCTTCTCCAGCAGGCCAAGCATGTAAGTGTAGCCAAGGCATTACGCAAAATGATTTATTATCTTTCATGTTTTGTTTTCCATCCAATCGGTTCTTTAAAATTTCTACACTTTTCTTTTAGCTCGTAAAAATTTAGATCAGTTTCTATTTTTCCTAGTTTAGGCCTAAACGTATACAATTCAGCTTCAGACAAATTCTTTTTACCGTGATCGTAACACCATTTGCGCAAAATATGCGTTGTTAGTTTGCTCTTTTTTTCAAAGACATCAAACATTTGTCTAAACTCTGAATAGATGTATTTCTGAGGAGTTATTAAATGTAAATTTTCAACATCACGAGTATTATATATTTCTAGTAAATCTTTACCAATAGTAGCATAACCTAAAAGCAAATCACCGTTTTCAGCTTCCTCATTAAAATACTTCTTATACCATGATGCAGGTATTTCCATTCCGTGAGAAAATCTTGTTGGATTTATCATAATTTGATAAGAAGGACTTCCGTTTGAATATGATTCAAGTCTATGTATTCCTCCATTAAGAACTTGTAATCTATTTAACGAGTCCTTGTCAGTTAAATTATACTCTTCAATCCTGTCTTGGTAATAATGATAAACCATGTGCAGTTTATTCAAAATATCTTGATTTATATTATCGTTTTTGTCGACTAAAAGTTCAGCATTTATTTCTCTATCTTTTTCTAAAAACTTTGGATACAATCTATAATATGCATTTGCTATTTCAATTGCAGTTCTTTTAAAATCAATAGTTTCTAAATTATAAAATCCATAATTCATACGTGGAGGTTGACTTTGTAAACAATGTAACCAAGCATCAACTAACTCATTATCTCTTAATTTATAAGTTAATGTGTCAGTTTCATTTTTCCAAGTCTTATATTCAATTATAAATTTCATTGCACTCCAATTCTTTTATACTCTGGCAAGGACATATTAAAGTCCTCGTCTCTTAAAGAATCAAGTCTTTTTGTAACTGTTATAAATTCTTCTAATAAACTATTAGAGTTTTCAACTGTTTGATTTAAATATTGCCGTAAATTACTAAACTTGTCAACTGTTTCTTTTGGTGCATCGATACTAATTAACCACTTCTTGTGTAATTGAAATTTTTCTGTAATATCGTTTTTAATTTCAGTAGGTAATATTCTCATATCATAATGTAATGGATATAACAGCAAATTAAAATTAATAGAGTTAATATTAGGAATTAAATTGTTTTCGTATATGTATCTATGCATGTCTGTAATATGTGCAATATTTAATAATCCTACAGTCGGACTATAATAAAAATCAAATGTAGGACATTCGTTTTTAAATTCCATTAATCTTTTTAGATTAGATTCAATGGTCTTCCAAGGAACACCATTTCTAATATATTCAGCTCTTGAACCTACAGCATCTATACTTGCACCAATTACTACACTCTTAAATTCTTTCCATAAGCCTACTAGATCATTTTTATTATAGTCTAATTTTGTTAGATTACTATTATAAATTATCTGTATATCTTTTGCTCTACCTCTACTTATTAACTCTTTGAGCGTCTTGTAATGCTCGGGCATAATTAAAGGTTCGCCGCCTGCAAAGTATAACTTTTCAACATGATCGTACTGTTGTTCTAATGGATCTGTACCTTTTTCGATTGCATTAAGTTTTACATAATCTTCTTCTGTTTTTTCTTGAGCCCATGTAGTACTAAACAACGGACCACAGGTGCGACATTTAAGATTACACAAATTACTAAACCGTATATCCCAACTTTTGATTTTCGGTTCTACATATCCATCAGTGGCTGTGCTATCAACAATACTCATATCTTTTTCGTGATCTAAGTTATATCCTTGTCTAGCACTTCTAAAGCCACCGTTCTCGCGATCGTAACAATTAGAACATACATCTGGACGTTCGACGCCGGCTAGCATGTCTAATCTCAACTGCTTCATAAAATCATTATTAAACAGTTCTTCTAAACTATTGTCTTTGAGCCAACCAACACGAGATTTTCTTTCAGGACTCCAACTAATACAACAAGGAAATACATCTCCTTCGGTATTAAGGTGTGTATGTATCCACGGCAATATACAAAATGTTTTATTGTTTTTTATCATGTTGCATATTTCTCTACGCTGTCTGGTATAACAAACATATCTAAATTTAAATTAGTAGTCTGTACTCCAGGAGTTTTTAAAATACTCATTATATAATCATAAAAAATTCTATTATTTTCTTCTGACATGTGGCAGTGTCTTAGATCGTATCCTTTTTTGCTACTTTTTTTAATGTCTGTATTTAAATCTTCATATTCAGTTACGCAACTAAGCGAGATACCTTTTAGATCCTTACATACTTTTTTACTTGCTTCGAACGCTGGCACTAGTATTAAGTTACGTCTGCTATTAGTTATAATTCTTCTAACTTTTTCGATCATTAATTTATTAGATTCGATTAGTTGATTATAAACTGCGCTATCTTGTAATGCATAAAAATGATAATCTTTGATAGATTTTATAATGTCTTTTTGCTCTCTTGTAAATTTTTCAGTTTTAAGAACATGTTCCATCATAGGATAACTAGCCAATTTACGGAATGACGTAATTGCTCTCTCAGGAGAAGTAATTACAAAAATAATAGTGTCAAAATGATGATAATTCTCTAATATATTAGAATATGTTCCGTAAATATTATCCGCCATTTGACCGTTGGCTGTAACATCGAGACCAGGTGTTTTTTCTAAAAGCGAAACCCAGCTTTCTCCTATTTCAGAGATTCCATGTTTACCGTGAGTAGCAAAACTATCACCAAATATTCCTACTCTCATAGATCGCCCTTACACATTAAATAAAAGTTTTCCATTTCAGGAAATGCAGAATGCCAGTCAGTCTTGCGTCGACGATCGTGTTCGTCTATAAATTTTGCAAAATCTCTTCTATTAGTTTTTAGTTCGTCGCCTTGATACCTATTGTTTTCGACCCATTCGACAACACGTTTAAATTTCATATATTCAGTAGTATTAAATTTGTTAATATCTTTATTATCAACTAATGTTTCCATATAGTCTAAATGACTACGTAGTTTAGCAACAGTTTCGTCGTCAGCAATACGTGCTGTTAAATGCGGAGGTTCTAGCATATACGGAGTATCAAAATTAATACGCTGAAACATACTATCCGGATCGTTGTACTTTTGACGGAATTCCAATATTTTATCTAGTAATAAATTAAAGTTCGGAATACTAAGCAAACAAAACGTAATCATAAAACTAAAACTAGAATTGTAAACATTATTCATAAAATAATGTAAGTTATCTTCGTACTTTTCAATGTCTAGTCCATTACGAATCCATTCAGCTTGTGTGCCCCATGTGTCTACACTTGTAAAAATATTTGCTTGACGTATTTTATTAGAACGCAATAGGTCATCAACTTGCTTGCAAAACTTGTCTAAGTTACGTTTTGGAATACACATATTGCTATTAATAGCAAACTCTAAGTCATCTCTAGGATTTTCTCTAATATAGTCAATAACTTTAAATACGTTTGAACTTAATAAAGGCTCTCCGCCTGTAAATCTAAGTGTTTCTAGATTAGGATAAGCATTTGGAAACCATTTCCAAAATGCTTCTATATATGGGTTTTCAGATTCTTTTTTGTATAACGCACCAGGCTCCAACAATCCTCTAATATTATATTGCCCGCGGTTTGCATTACCTTCTAAGGGCCAATCACCATGTTTTTTAGTTTCATTAAACCAACTAGAACTTGCCATTGGCGCACAATAGCTGCATTTTAATTGACACTCATGACCAAAATTTACTTCTAAATAAGTTGGATACACATTAGCGTCCCAAGGAGTGTCTATAGCTTGTTGCATCTTAGGCAATGCCCAATGCTCACTTGATCTTAAATGTCTATCTGATATGTTATCGCCTGGAAGGTCTTCAATGTCCCAGCAATAGCTACATTCTGGAGGACGTCCTCCTTCTAACATAGTTTTACGTTGTTGCTTTTTCCACTTTGTGTTGTGTAATGCATTTACATCATCTTTAATTTCTTCTAAAGGAATCTTGTGTACATGTGGATGATAACAACTGTGGTTTTGCCCTGTGTGCAAATGCATACTTACATGGTACCATTTTGCCAAGCAAAATCCTTTGCCAACTTTATCTAAGTCAACTTTTACTTTGTTTACTAATTTATGATAGTCATTATTATAGTCAGCCATATTATCTCGGGAAAAACTCTCTTAGTGTGTCTATTTCTTTTTCTTTATAGTCACTATCAGCCCAAGAGTAATCCCAAACGTGTTTAGCAACTTCGGTATCGTCGATATAAGCAGCAAGTGCATGTATATTTAATTTATCAAGCACAGCTGCCTTGAGTTCGTGGCTAGTATCGTACGGATTAACAACTTTTGCTACCGGAACATATCCTATTCCTTGTTTGTTTCCTTGACTGTCAACATAATAATTAAATTCCGGACCTTCCTCTACAATAAGATTACGTTCGTTTAAATAACCTCTTACTTGATCTTTAAAATACAAAACATCTTTTTCAGACATAGGGTCTCCCCACCAAATGTTATATTCGCCGGACACGTATCTTAGTGCATTAATATTGTTATCAAACACGTCATCATCATTGTCTGAATACGCTTCTACAGGAGTTTTACCTGTTTGTGAGTAGTGCAAGTAAACTTCTCCAAACTCTCGTGTATGGCTAAAGTAATCAAAGTAATGATCTTCAAACAATTCTCGTTCTACATTAAGATAACTTGCAATAGTATGTGGTTGACAGTATTCTATTGGACATCCGACAGCAACTTGTCTGCTTTGTAATTCGTGTACCAGATTATTCAACTGTCGTATTTGATACTTTGTATTGTCATCTGCTGTAATCATGTAATGACTTACGTCCCACACTTGACCCATTAGTATTTCGAAGTGATGGTGTAATTTATTTAAAGCATCGTGGCTACCTATATCGTCCCAATCTTCTTCTATTCGATATCCGTTCCACTCGTTACTAGTTTTAGCAAATGTGTTAATTTGGTTAACACATTCTTGTAGTTCGTTCTTTAAGTAATCTACGTTACGTCCTGGATCGGGCCAGCCTACCCAACAAAAGTTTTTCTCTAAATGTAACTTAGTATCTAAGCATTTACATACGTGACTAAACCAATGCTCGGAAATATCAGTATCGTTTACGTCAATTCTCAAGTCAAGTGTATCAGCTTTGTCTTGCGGGTCTGATATAGTTAAAATTAAATGTCTCTTCATGGTATACCTTTTCTTAATTATACAACTTTTATACTAGTTTGTCAAGAAGTTCAGTAAATCTATTTGCAATTAGTTGGTGCCCTTTTTCGGACGGATGATGGCCTTCTAATATATAGTCATTGTTTTCAAACCCGTTGCCTGCAATAATAACCATAGCAGTAATTGCATCATTTGGATCGAACGATAAAAACTTAGGAAGGTTTGCATTTTTAGCTGTTTCAATTAATTCTGTTTCCATTAAACTAAACCCTTGACAAAATTCAACATTGTTGTATGTTAGTAATGCATTAACTGAATTTAGATAGTTAAATGATTTAACTAAATCATATCCTTCGTGCATAAAAAGTTTAGAATAAATTTTATGGAATTTAGGAAACAGTTGTAGTTTTTCTTCCCATAAAGGAGAATAGTTTAGATATTTGTTTATGTCTGATCTAAAAAATTCTCTACGAAGTATGCCTGTCCAAAAAACCATTACAAAGCAGTCATCAAGATCAACAGGATAATTTCCTTGTAAAAATTTGTTTATCCTTCTAAAAATTGTATCATTGCTGCATCCAGGTATTGATAAGTTTAATATACGCATATTATTCTTTTCAGCAATGACTCCTGAAAAACTATGTCTAATATGATAGGGCCAGTTATCAATATCTTTTGGATCGTAAACAACACTTTTGAAGTCTGGTTGTCTATGAGGCACATCTTTTAATTCTGCTCCCCAAACATTACTATCGCCAAAAACAACTAAAGTATTTTTATTAAATGTATTCACTAACCCAGCCTTTAACTTCGTCTATGTTTTTAATTGCTAGAGATTTATCTTTGTAAAGTTTTTTTATGTCCACACTTATACCATAACAATCGTTTGCTATTTGTACTAACATAATGTTTTCATCAACTGTGTCGTTATAGTATAACGAATGATAATTTACTTTTTCCATAAAAGGAATGTTAGCAGAATTATTATAAAACCATCCGCCGGGATTGTCTTTTGAAAAAAACCATTTAACAAAATCCTTGTCCATAATTTTATCTTTTACTGGCTCATGAGTTTCGTTCTTTGTAACATGGAAAACATCTGTGATAGAGGAAATAAAACTACTACATACCATTCCTACTGGATCTGTTCTGTTGACGTGATATATTTCTTTGAATCCCAACTCCATTACTTCATCAAAATTATCTTTTAAATCGTAAAAGCTGGCTTTAACTATAGCAGGACTAGGAAAATCTCTCAATTGATTATGTATATTATAACCGTATCTGTGAGAATTAAAATATTCTCCTATATAAGGAATGTTATGTATTTTACTTAACACTGCACACGCTAATGTGCCGCCGCTGCGAGGCTGTGCAACTACAAGGATGTTACTATGCATTTGCCCCATCCTTTTCTTCTTCTAAAATAGAAACTATCGTAATACTCATTTTCTGTGTTTACTCGCTGTGTAATTTTAAATCTGTACTTATATGTATGATCAATATTGTTAATTATGCTCCATACTGGAGTATTAAAAGTTTTTGTTCTGTCTTTTTGATTTCCATAGTCGGTAACAAAGTATTCTGTAAATGTAAAAACATCTTCAGGTACACTATAATTTTTTAAAGCAAACTCTTTTACAAAACGTAATGTTTTGTTTCTGCTTTGGTGTAATTTTTTTTGAAATTCGGCAATGTAATAGTGCATGCCTTTTTCTTGTATAAGACCTGATTCAAAAGCCTTGTGTATATTAATTTTAACTTCGTAATAAAAACTTGTATCTTTTACTGCTTCAAATAGTTTATCATAAAACTCTCTGTAAGATATTCCTTGTGTATTGTGCAACCATCTACTAATTATTTGCGTCCAGCCAAAACTATGATAGTTAGTAATCATCCAACTATACATATAACAATCTAATAATTCTTTATAAGTTAGCGTATTAGTGCTTTTTATTATTTCAATGCCTTCTAAGTCTTCAGTATCACCACTTATATAATTTTTAATATTTGCTGTTTCAATGCCGTGTTCCTTTTTGCTTTCAGTGCTGCTTAATTCAGCGTTTACTAGCATTTGACATAACCACACTTCTATATTATTATGTTGGCCTGTTGTTAAAAGTTTATCTATTCCGCTTACCCAAGATTCGTATGTTTCTCCAGGAAGTCCTAAAATCAATTCTGTATAGGTCTGTATATTTTTAACATTACATTCTTGTAATATTTTTTCGTAGTTACTAACTTCCATATTTTTACGTTTGATGTTTTCTAATACATTTTCAGACATACTTTGAACACTTAATGTCATACCTCTTGCACTATTATTATTTGTAAGATACTTTACCATTTCTAGTGTTTTTTCTGTACTATTTTTCTGCCAATTAAAACTATAAGTTTCGGGATACTTATATTTTTTCTTGTATCGAATCATATGGCGTAAAATTTCAAAATCTCTCTCTTTAAATATTCCAAAATTTGCATCAGCAACATCAACAAACTTAATACCGTTTTTGCTAATCCACTCTATTTCTTTTTTTACAATTTCAGTATCAAACTTTTTAACTTTGCTGTAAGTTAAACTACCCCAATCACAAAACGTACACGCATAAGGACAACCCCTATTTGTTTCAAGTGTCACACTAAAGTTTTTATTTGGATGCTTTTCGACGATGCTATCCATTACACCATCTAAAAACGGACTAACAATAGTATCTAAATCTTCTATGCGATTTCCTCTGATATCTTTATCGGTATTATTTCCTAATAAGAAGTCTGCAAAATTGTACTCAGACTCTCCGTGGAATAAATGATCTATAAAGGGATGTTCTATTATGTAATTTTTACTGTTGTCTGGAACTTGCGGACCGCCGAATACAATTTTACATTTTGGAAACTTTTCCTTAATCTTCTTTGCAACTGCTAAGTTATAATTTTCGTTCCATATATAAGAGCTAAAAGCCGCAACGTCAACATTTTCTAAATTGTCAACAAAGCTTTCAATCGGCAGTCTTTCAAAAATAAAATCTTTTGCAATATAGTTTTTTTCAATTTCAGGATGTGTTTTAGCGTAACTCCACAATCGTGCTACTGCATAAGGAAGCCAATGAGTTTGAAAATGTCCAAACCCAATCGGAAAGTTTACTTGAAAAAATATAATGCTTTTCATAGAAACTTTTTAATACCTTCTTCTAAACTAGTAGTAGGATAAACTCTAAGTTTTTGTTGTAGAGTTGGATCACAGTAACGGTGCATTACACCAACTGGCTTATGTACTAATTTTTTAATATTTTTTGGCTTTCGGCCGTGTATAATTGTATGTGCAGTATTGATTAAATCTATAAAACTAGTTTGTATACCAGTACCTATATTTAATGTTTTATATTTTTGATTATCGGCCATACACCATGTTAAAGTTTTAACTACATCATCAATATATACAAAATCTCTTGTTTGTTCTCCTGTACCCCAAACTTCTATATTATCAGGATTGTTTTTGATAATGTTAATAAGATTAGGAACAGGATAGTCTGTACTTTGTGTAGGCCCGTATCCACTAAACGGACGAACAACAGATATTTTAGTATCACAGTGTTTGTTTATTTCCCATAGCATTCTTTCTGCTGTTAGTTTTGTCCAGCCGTACAAATGATCGCTAACTCCTATTTTATTAGTTGCAAAATCAATTATATCTTCAGATAGCGGAATATTATCTGTTCCTTGATTAATTATAGGATAGACTGCACTACTACTAGGATATATAAACTTTTTTATGTTGTTACGCTGAACAAATCCAAAAAGATTTCGATCTAACTCTATGTTTTCTGCAACTCTAAGATAATCGTTTTCGATGCCTTCTCTGCCTCCTACAAATGCAGCAAAATGGAAAATCACATCATACGTTTCGTTTAAGTTTTCTACCGAATCTCTAATATTAGTATACTGGCCAGGAACCATGTCTAATCCGTCAACATCTAAATAACCGAGATTAGACAATCTTTTGCAGAGAGCGTTTCCTAAAAAACCACTACTTCCTGTTACTAATATTCTTCCCATCCGTTAAACATCTCCAAATATCTATCTTTACGGTCTTTGCTTCTCAATTGTAAATTTTTAAAATTTTTACTTCTAGTACTACTAGTATTCTTATTCAATTGAACTATTGGAATTTTGCAAATATCTTCAACCCTGTTGACAAACGCATAAAATTTTTCTTGTAAGTTTGAAACACTATCGATGCTGTCGTCAGCAACGTATCCAATTTTATTTAACTCCTTAGCTATTCCTGCATTATAAAAATAAAGAGGTATGCAATAATTGTCAAAAGCATTAAACGTTTTTTCTGAAAATTTGATGCAGTCTTGTTCTCCATATGTATTTTCAGAAATAATAGCATAAACACTATCTTTATAAAAATCACTTATACTATTTAAATCGCAACTTTGTGATGTAAAATCTCTTCCGTCAACTTCGTACGGCAACGTTGAAATAAATTCGTCCCACCTTGAATCGTCCAAATTAAATAACTTTAGATTTTCTTTATTAAAACTAACATCTAGTGGTATGCTAGGATCAGGCATACTAACATATCCATATTTTAACAAGCCTCGACACCAAAGTTCGTATACTAAACACTGTCTATAAGGATTAGGTTGTCTGTTTAGACAAATGTAATGCTTACTACAATTAGTAATACTTCCTGTATTGTACTTGTTTTCGAATATAAAAACAGAATGTATTCTTATTTGCTTGTTAATATTATTAGACAAACACCATTCTTTGTAAAACTGTTCAAGAACTGCGTTCATTGTAATATATAAAACATTTTCAGGTAATAAATTATACCTTTCTATTTGTCTATGCAATGCATCAAAAAAATTATATTCTACATTAGAGTATCCTTCATTCATATCGTTTATAACAAACAAACACATTCCTTGTTGCTGTTTAGTAATTGCTAATTTACTAACATTATCAAATGCTCTGTCTGCCCACTGATAAGGTTTCAGTAGAGGTGTTATCTCGTATATAAATTTTCCTTTGCATTCGGATATGTGTTTACGAGTAAAGACATTACCTATTACAGATTCTAATTTAGAATACGTAAAAAGATGTCTATAACTTTCTAAATTGTAAGGATGTATATTACTAATAGAATAGTACGACTTTTCGTAAGAACGAGGATTGCTGTAGAAATCTAAATTTTGTCCGTTTGGCCATATTCCTTCTGGCCCAACCCAATCATGTGCCAGTACTAACATTTTTTGAATTTCTTTTTTCTACTTCTTGCTTTGCTTCGTAGCACTTCATATAAAAGTCTTCCATTTCAGGAAATACTTCTAAAAAGTCTGTTCCGTCTCTTTTGTCCTTTGCATTAATAAAATCAAAAAATTCTGCTCGAGGGTGCGTAATTTTTTTAAAATAATCTTCAGTGCCTGGATGCACAGAATATGTTACACTCATTTTGTGATCTGTAATTTGTTTTAATTTATACATTTCGTTTAATTCAAAACTCATATGCATAACCCATTTGTTGTCTACAGTATTACGTGCCATATATTCCATAGCAGGAATCATATATTCTTGTGTAAGTTCGTCGGTGCAGATTTGTGCATCCAAAAACGGAGGATGTCTTAGATAGGGAATGTCTAAACCTAGTGGCAAAATATGAGACGGTGATCTCTTTTTAAGTTCTGCATTAGAAAGTCCTTCTCTAAACTTGTAAGGTGTATTTTCTTCCCACCAAAGAACTGCACTATTGTAATTGTATTTTTTCTTCATTTCAAGTTGCCATTCGAGCAAGTCTTTAAAACTTGTAATACTTAAAACATTGTATGCAGCCATAATTACAACTTTAACATTACCTAACTGTGCAAGTTGCTCATAACGTTTTTTAAATACTTCAAAATCTAAACCTCTACGCAGATACTCTGCACGTTTACCCCATGCTTCAACACTTGTAAATACAGTTACTCCTTTAACTGTATTATCTTTAATCTTAACAAGCTTTTCAATAAACGTATCCCAAAGTTTATCCGGTACACTTAGATTTGTGTTGATACTAAAATCAAGTTTTAGATTAGGATTTTCAGCAAGCCAATCCATGCTTCGAAAAGTTTCTTTACTCATTAAAGGCTCGCCGCCTGTAATGCGGTAAGTTTCAAGATTAGGATAAACTTCTGGGAACCATTTCCAAAATGCTTCTATGTAAGGATTGTGTTCTCTATTAGGTATATTTAATGTATCAAGGTCCTGCCATCCTTGTACCCATCTTTCGTGGTCTGTTCCTTCTAAAACTTTTATTGGACCTTTTTGTTTTAAATCTTCTACCCATTTAGAACTAAATTCTGGACCGCAATACAAACAACTCATATTACAAACATTAGAAAAACTTACTTCTAAATAACTAGGAGCAATATTTTCATTGCCTGTATATTCTACAATATCGTCATACTTTTCAAGAGCCCACATCTTGCTACTCTTGAAACTCCTATCACTTAAATTACCGTCTGCTTCAACACGCCAGCAATAATCGCACTCAGGAGGTTTTTCGTTGTTTAGCATTTGCTTTCTTGCATATTTTAAATGCTGTGTATTAAACAATGCTCTATGATCGTTTTGTATCTCGTCAAGAGAGATTTTATGCATCCTTGGATGGTGGCAACTATGTATATGTCCTGTACCAAGATGCATAGTAACTTGTGTAAATTTTGCAAGACAAAATCCACAACCTTTCGAATTAAGTAGTTTGTTAACGTTTTCAACGTTAACCGGATCACTAGTTAATTCGCCATTTTTATCTCTGATCCATTTTATATCATTTAGTTTCATTCAGGAGCAACCACAAATTGCTGTTTAGGATTACGGCTAGGATTTTGGTACACTGTTTTAAAGAATGCACTCTGATCTGCATTTAACGGATCTACTGCAATAGGAATACCTAACTCGTGTATAAGTTTATCACCAAGTTCGTCTGTTTCGCTATCCATATCCACTTCGTCTAAGTTTTTACTATCCCAATAAGTATTCAACCATTCAAAGTCACGCACATTTACAAAGTCCCAGTCTGTACACATTGTTTTGTACAAGCCTTCACGAGCACCGTAGATAGCCCAACGTCCGTTTTCTACATCAGCACCTACCATTAGCCAGATCCATAGTCTATGCAAGTTTTTCCAATGTCCTGCTAGAAACTCTTCTTTGCTAGGTTTAATGCCGCGATCTAGCGCCATCTTAACACCTTCGCGGAATCCGGCACGCCAAGCTTGATGCGGAGTATAATTATTCATAATCTCACTATAACAAGTATTCATTTGTATGTATTGTAAATCCCAACAAAAATCAACTTGTGCATGTACGTTGTCGGGATCAGCATTTTCGTGTGTCTTCATGTTAAGCACTTTATCTTTAGGCCAACATTTAATGCCACCGTTGCCGTACATTAATCCGTTAATAGTATTACGGGCAGTCCAACTTACTACGCACTGATCAAAGTCAACTTCTCTATTCCAATGTACGTCTTCGTGATTGTTAAGATCATATTCTTGATGCAAGAACTTAGCGTTTACAATATTGTCGCCGTCGATCGTAATAAATCGTTCTGTTTCTGATAATTCGGCACATGCTTTGTGTGCAGCATCTGATCCTTCTACACCGTGTACACGTTTAGCCCACGGTACTTTACTACACAGATCTGCATAGTTTTTTTCTGCGTTTGGCTCGTCGTAACTTAGATAAATGATATCATAATCTAAAATTTTAAATTTGTCGCTCATTTTTTAACCTCGTAAGAGTAAGTTTGAAAACGTTGTATTGTATACAAACTTACCGGCTCTGCATTAAATTCTCTTTCTTGTTTAAAGTCTATAATAATGTAAAACTTCTGCATAAGCTCTTTCAAAGAAAACTTTAATGTTCGGTAAAGAATATTAGGGTTATTTTCTTCAGTTACACTTAGACTTACATCTATATTAACATTAACTGCATCGTTTGTCAACTTTGTTCTAAGGTCATCGCTCATAAAAATTTTCCAACAAGTATTTTCAATGTCTTGTATTACTTGTATTTCAGCCTCAGATTCTTCCTCAATTGGGATCTTATAAATTAGTTCTGAAACAGTATATACAGGTTGTTCTATGTTGTTTCGTACTAATTGATATTGCTTTGTTTTAATATCATATGCCACTTTACATGACTTTAATGTTTCTTTACCTTCGATGATATCTCTAACATCTTCAAATGTTGTCTCTAGATAAGAAACATCTTTAGGAATATCCCTGTTCTTTTTAATAGCAGTAACTAAAAAATTATCTGGATTAAAAATTACAGCATAATTTGTATCTACTTTTACTATAGGTGGAAATTCTACTCTCATTTAAATTCCTATATAATCTTTATATCTATTTAAAATATCATCTGTTACAAAATCTTTTTCTGTGTAATGGAAGATACCTTTTTGTTGGTGGTTACCTATTACTAATTTTAAGTCTTTTGTAAGATACGTCCCAACACGTTCTTGCCATTTGTCCGGAACATGTTTCCATTCTTGAATAGCAGGCTTCATATGTGTAAAACTTGGATACTTAGCAATTGAATTAGTAACTTCTGTGTCACAGTCAAGAATTTTAGCTACAATAGCTGCACTAACATCAACACTTGGGCGTTTAGGATAATGATGCTTAACATATGTTCCGTAAAACAATTCCCAGTTATTCATTACTAGTTCAAGCATTTTATAAAACTGATGAGCCTTTTCTCCTTTTTTAAAGTAATGGAATCCCACATACAAATTTGGAAGATTGTTTGCTATAAAGGCTTTGCGATATGTTGTATCGTTTATTTCTTTGTCTCTATAAGAGTAGACTTTGCTTGTAAAATACAAATCGTAGTTAGAAAGAAATTTCCACCAACTACTAATATCTTGTAATACAAGAACATCAGTATCTAAAACTATAGTTTCATCATACGGACTAGCATGATAAATTTTCCATCTATTTTCAACTTTCCAATCAGACTCAGATGCTTGATCAGTCCAAGGTATTTCAATAATTTTGTCAAACAAAGAAATATACTCTTTAGGAACATCATCATTTGTTATTAAAGAAATTTTACAGTCTGTATTTGTAGCATGCAAACTCATTGCTGCTAAACATGCTTGTTCTACATAGTTGTATTCAGAATTTTGAGCCAACATTACAAAGCCTTTAGACATCTGCTAACTCCTTATCTATTATTCTATTCAAACTAAATTTATTCATTACATGCACTGTGTTTCGTTTAAACTTAACAGCAGTGTATTCTCCTAAATGATTTTCTTTCTCTATAAGAAACATAAAGTTTTTGTCATTAAGTTCAACTAGTTCGTCTTTATCTAGTGTATAGAAAAGCTTTCCTGGCATTTTCCCTGCAAAATCTCCGCTTTGATAACCATTCATAATGTGTATTGCTACACTAAAAGCATGATCATTTCTATATACAGAAGAGTTTATTTGAAAAATACTGTTATAGTGTTGCCAATTTTCTTGTATATGCTGAACTAAGTCAAAGAATATCTTATTTTCGTCTGTTTTTCTAAAAAATATACAAGTTGCCCAATAAAAGTCTACACTTGTATCTGAAATATAACAAAACTCGCTATAATCTCTATATTGTGCTAAATCATAAGCATCTTTATATATTAAAAAATCTTTATTTTGTTCAAAACATTCTAAAAAGTTTGTGTCTGCAATAACAACATCAGTATCTAATAAAAGAGTTTCGTCGTAAGGCGATAGATCATATGCTAAAGGCCTAGTATCGTTTTTAAATTCTAAACGTTTTTGAGCCAATGTTCCGTCATGATACCTTTTTAATGTAAAATTAGTAGTGTACTCGCGAGCAACTACACTATCAAATACATCATTGTAATCAGGATACGCTGATTCTAGATATCCAACATCGTCTGTTACTAAAGTTGTGGGCAAGTTTAAATACTTGCTTACTCGTTTAGCAAGCCAATATGCTTGCTTTACATAATCAACTTGACTGTTGTTTCTAGCAAATAATAGTACGCCTTTAGTCATCACTTAAAATGCCCTCAACGCTTCTATTTTTACGGATTTTGTCATATTCTGAAAAATAAGAGTTTGAAGCATTTGCATACAAATGTAAAATATCAGTTGTAAAAGATTCCAAGTCTTCTACAAAAATAGGTTGTTTGTTGTCATCAACTAGAACTGTGTCTTCTTGCTCTAATGCACAAAGACTTTGACAAAAACTTATTAATTGCTGAGTTACACTAAACTGTCCACCATTATAATAATGCACTAAGTCTTGCAAATATTGTTCGTGTATCAATCTTTTTTGGTTATTAAGTGTAACCATATAGTTAGAAAAATCTAAAGCCTTTTCTAATTTTGTGTCCATAAAAATACTCCTATAGTTACTACTATTATATAACCATAGGAGTGTATTGTCAATTAAAGATTTGAATTATTTGCAGCAGTTGGTGCTGGAACTACAACGGCTGTATATGTATATGAGCCAATTGTAAGGTTGTCGCCGTCGGGTCTTAGCATTCCAACGTTGCTAGTAGTTGATCCTGTAACGTTTTCGTCAACACCGCCTACAATACCGCCGCTTGGTGGTGGAGAAATTGGTTCGTCACCTGTGTCATCGTCATTGAATGTGATTTCAAATTGTAAAGAATCTGTGCTAGGAGCTCGAGCTCTAATAGTGTAGTCGTTTTCAGCATAGTTACCGGTACCTGTCTTAGTATAAACAGTTTGGTAAGATGTTGTCATATCAAAATTACCCAAGTTACTACCTGTACCTGATCCAGTTGATGATCCTGTTGTTCCTGCACCAAAAGTAATAGTTCCCATGTTTGATAACATTACAGACCAATCATAGTCCTTTGTGCCAGACGTTCCTGATGTGCCGCCTGTTAAACTAGCATCAAACTGGATTTCTCCTCCAGCATTAAAGAAATATCTTCTATGGTCTGCACCAGTAACTGCTTCTGAGCTGCTATCAATAGGATTAGTAGTCGAATATCCGCCAAATGTAATAGTTACTACATGAGAAATTGTATTGTTCCAAGATGCGTTAGTAAGGGCACTTGACGTTAAGCTTTCTATACTCATTTGTGTCGAATCTGCTAATTGTGCGCCTGCGGAAATGTTACTTTGCGCACTTTCGTAATCAACATATCCTTCACCTAAATCAGTTGTTGCATCGGCACTTGACTCTCCTGGATTAGCACCCACTGCACCAGCAAACTCACCAATAATATCACCAGTAGTTGGAACAGCTAATCCATCTGAGTTTGTCCAAGTTGGTGGATTACCTGTTTGGTGTGTCCTAGCTCTTACTAAATCAACATATAGTCTATACATGTCAACGTGATCAACAATGTCGTTGTCGGCTTTTGCAGTAGTAACAACGTATTGTCCATATCCGTCTGAACCTGTGTTATTTGTTCCTAATACCGTTCGTAGAGTATTTCTTATTGCATTGTATCTAGCTGCTGTAATTGTATCACCGACTGCCATGTTTTATCATCCTATGTTTAATATACGTACTTTATGTTATTTATATATTTATACTTTTAACACGCATTCAACTAATTTTTCCGATTCGTCGTTGTTAGTTTCTAACGCAACTCCAACTAAACCATTTGAAGCTATAGTTGATGCTATACCGTCCTGCCAAGCATACACTGCTTGACCCTTAGACACAGGACCTGTAACTCTAACCGGAACACGACCTTTTAAGCCGATGTATTGCCCTTCCGCTTCTGAGTTCATCATATATGCTGGTGCGTCTGAAATAACTCCAATAGCAAAGTCACTTACTTTTGCAGCTCTTGCTTCAGCTTCACCACCAACTGCCATTACTGTTCCTACAGGATACTCTTGATCTGTTGCATACTTTTCTGCTAAGTCTGCAAATTTTGCTCTCGAAGCAGTACCTTGGAATTCGTTTGCAGCAATATTACCGGTAGCATCTCTAACAACAATAGTGTTATTTACATTACTTGCACTAGCAACTCTATATGTTGAACCAACTAAAAGGCTATCTGCTTTTGATGCTGTGCCTTCAAAGTTTGAAGCATACACTGTTGACCAACGTAATGTTGTTGAACCGATGTTATAAGAATTATCAGCACCGGGAATTAAACTAGTTTCGTTAATTTTTACCGGAGTAACAATTTGTTGGTTAGCATCTGCTACGCTCAACCAAAGTTGTGAGTTAGTTGTTGCACCGTTTTCAATAATACCATTGTTTTGTGCATCTAAATAAATTTTAAATAATTTATCAGGACCAATTGTAACACCTTCGCTTGGGAAGTTTGCTGGTACATTTCCTGACGAAAGATCAAGTTCGCCGCCAGTTATAAAGTCATCAGCTGTGTATACGTTTCCTGTTCCGTCTAGCAACCCTGATGCTGTTGCAGCAGTGCCCCAATATCTGTGATCTGTAGTAGTAATACCTTCACTAGTTGTATTTTTTAGTGTTAGTCCTTGTCTAATATACGAGAAACCATCAATTGCATTTTCAGGATCTGAAGAATCAATTGTAAATGTTACAGGGGAAATAATATAAACTACTTCTTCTTCAATTACTGCGGCAATAATAGTTCTCTCATTTTGAGAAGTATCTAATACTGTACGGCTTTGCATTTGCGTTAGGCCAGTTCCTGCATTTTGCGGACCAACTAATATAAACTCTGTTCCGTCCCACGCATATAACTGATCGTTGGCGCTGTCCCACCAAAAATCTCCTTCAGTAAGCCCGCTTGGTGCAGTAGCACTAACTGCTGCACCGCCAGTGGTTCTCCAATATGTTCCGTCATAAAACTTCAACTTGTTTTGGCTAGTGTCAAACCATATTTGACCTGCTATTTTTCTAGGTGGAGGATTTGCTCCAGCAAAGTTTTCTAGCAAAAACAAAAAGTTTTCATTTTGTATTTCGCCGTAACCGGCATAGTTTTTACCGATAAATTTTAGATCAGTTGTTTGATCTATTGTTCCGTCCTCAACTAACGTTAAGAAATCTTTATTATACTTGTCTATTTGATAAGCCATCTCGTAGTATTCCCCTAAAATGCTTTAATGTATTTATCTGTTACGGCTTTAATTGCCATACGCCACTTGCAATCTCAAAAATTCTCACATCACGCTGTACTGTTGGATCAAATGTTGCTGACAAATTATTAGGTAAACCAACACTTTGAAGAACTGTTACTGCTGTTCCTGAAGGAAAACTCATTACAGAAGTAGTAGGTGTTGTAGTATTTCCTGCAACATCTATACCTGAAACAGTTTGTGTATTGTACCAAAAAATTGGAATTCGAGCTTCTTTTCCGTTACCAAAAGTACTAGGCGGATAAGTTGTGTTTAAAATATTAATTAGTTCTGCGTTTACAATGTCTGGATTAGTCCATCCTGTTACGTCCATACTAAACACTATTGGTTCAGTTTGTATAGTTTGATCTACATAAACTTTATTTGCGCCTTCAGCATCTGCTGTCGGTGTATCAACATTTTGTAAACGTGCATTATTGAAATCTACAGTAGGCGATAGTCCTGCATCAATACTAATGCCCGAACCGTTAATTCTAGTAATTGCATTGTTGTTTATCTGAATATTATCTACTGTAAGTTCAGTTAAAGTTCCTACTCTTGTTAATCCTAGTGCTTGCGTTACGCTTGATCCGAGTTCGCTAGCAGAAAGAACAGTAGTTCCGTTTATTTTATAATCTTTACCGGCTGCTAGATCAATATGCTCTGAGCTTGTCCAACTACCTGTAGTATTGAGCCAGTTAAATGTTTTATCTGTAACTGTAGACTTTAATGTAATGCCGCCGCCGCTTGCTCCTGCATCGTCAAAAACTATTCCGTCTTGATTACGACCTAGTTCAATGTTTTTATCTTCTACGTGCAAAGTAGAAACATCAACGCTTACAGTATCGCCTTCAACAAATAAATTTCCTGATATTCTAGTGTCACCTGCAACATCTAATGTATACTGAGGATTGCTTTGGAATAAACCAATTCTTTGACTTGCACTTTTTAAAGTAAATGCTTCTGTTTCAGACAACTGGCTTGCGCTAGAGTTAATTTTAATTCGGAAATCTTCGTCTTGTCTTGTATTCTGTAAAACTGTTCCGTTGTCTATTAATAATTTTAAGTTTTGACTTGCACCAATAGTTAAACCTGCACTATTACGAATAGCAAGACTTCCTGTCATTGTTTCATTAACGCCGTCTTTTCTTACAAGATCGTTAACTGTTATTTCTTCGCCTGTTGACGATTCTAATGCAAGTGCTTGAGATGCTGTTCCTCTGTAAACAAATTCTGTTGGCTCATATAAATTAAAGCCTTTGTAAACTCTACCAGTTGGATTGCCGGCAGTTACTAATCCTTGTACTTTACTTCTTTCGTTAATGTTTGGAGTAAACTCCAACGAAGAAACTATACCAACTGTAGTTCCGCCGATAACTATTCTCATTATAGTTCTAGCACGGTTAGTTTCATCAAGGACACTATCTGTTAAAAATCCTGTTCTTCTTTGTAGCAAAGTATATTCAGGACCAATAAGCGTCCATCCTGATGATGCTTCTTCAGTAAACGCATCATCTAAATTTCCTGTATAAACATAATACTGCTGAGTACTTAATTTTAACCATGTATCGCCTATACTAGGGTTTGTAGGAAATTCATCTGTAACATAAGAACCTGCTGCTGTTTCAAATAACTCGCCATTGAAGACTTTTAATTTTGCAGTACTAGTATCATACCAAAGTTGTCCTCTCAAAGGACTTACTGGGCTGTTTGGATTAGCAAAATTTTCTAAAAGTTTAATAAAGTTCTCATTAAACGATTCACCATATCCTGTATAATTTTTACCAACAAGAGTTAGATCTGTACTATCTGTATCTATGACCCCGTCTATTAAGTCTATTAGTAGTGTGCCGTCTGTCTTGTTTAATCTATAACTCATTTTATCCCCCAGTGTATATGATAAAGTTAACTGTTAAGAATGGGTTTACAACATCTAAGCGGCTTCCTAGCTCGTCTCCTGTGTTAGGATCTATTCTCCAGTCATTATTTCCAGTTACGCCGCCGTTACGTACTCCGCCACTTGTCGGAATACCACTAGTATTTGCAGCGCCTGTTGATATGTTAAGTGCTTTTACCTCACCAGCACTTGTTTGTGTTTGGTTACTATCAGTAATTGCATAGTACTGTACACTTTGTGAGTCTTTTAAATCGTGTTCGTGGTTTGGTAGGTTTTCAGCAGCAATATCAACATCTTGTTTACCTCCCGAAATACCTATATCTTGCACAGACGGTCCATAAACTCTATCATCATCCGATAATGTTGCTCCATTGTTTGTACCTAATGCAAAGCGTCCTCGTGTATCAGGTAATGCAAAGTGTGTTGCACTCGAGTTTACTAGCAACGACGGATCTTTAAAACTATGTCCAATTGCGTCCCATAAGTCAGGAAACTCACTCTTAAGAACTTCAGCACCGTCACAGAACAACCAATTTTCAGGTGCACTTGATCCGCCATACATTGTAATAGCACCTGCTGGAATTCTTGGAACTCCTAATAGCAAGTCCTCTACTAGTACCTTTTTAAGTCCTATATCTCCAGAAGTTTTATTTAACAGTAATTCATCTTCAGCTTTTGGACTTCTTTCTAATTGTTTTGTAGAAATAAATGAGTTACTAATTGCTGTTGTAAAGGTTTTTGTTAAGCCGCCGCTTTGGCCGTCAAACGTAAAACTATTAGCTGTAACATCTCCTGCTAAGTTAAATGTTGTTGCACTAGTTAACTTGTTTGCACTTGTTGCGCGGCCTTCGATTGTTCCGCTAACACTTCCTTCTAAGTTACCTACAAACTTTGTTGCATAAACTCTATTCCATGGTATGTCCGATGTTCCTAATTCTCTGCCTGTAGTATCAGGAGTAATATCTCCAATAGTTAATTCGCCACCAACTGACAAGTTTTGTCCAACTATAAGACTTTTTGCAATTGCTGCTCCGCCAGCAGCAATAATGCTTCCCTCGTCTAAGTCGGTTGATTCTTCTGTGCTGTTAACAAATATTTTACCTGTGGTTTTTATATTTCCTACTACATCTAAGGCTTCGTCTGGTAATAATTTATTAATACCAACTGTCGGAGCATCATTTGCATTACTTTTAACTCTGATTGCAGTTACAGGATTGTCACTTTGTATTACTTTTAGATCTAGTCCGCTACCGCTTACATTATTTTTAAGTACAGATTGTTGCGCACTACTTTCTAGTACAGTTTGTGCATTTGAACCTATTTGTACGCCGCCGTTATTTTTAATTCTAATTGGAAAGCTTGTTGTACTAACTGCATTTCCTCTTAAGAAGTTTGATGCAGCAACAGGTTCAGCTTCTCCAGGTACTATTAATGCTTCAGCTTTTTCAGCTACACCATTATACTTTAGAGAGTTGCCGCCAAAAGACAAACTACTTAAATTTATTCCACTTTTTATAGTGCTAAATCCGCTAATAGATGATTTTGGAGTAAAGCTTGAATGGCTAATAATAACTGTAGGGACAGCATCGATATCAATAATTACAACTTTATAGTTTACATCATCTTGACCTGTTATTGTAGTGTTGCGAGGACCAGTTGACAATCCTTCGCTAAATGTTGGACCGACTAAAATCCATCCCGATCCTGAGTTTAAATAAAGCTGTTGATTGTCTGTATCTACCCAAAGATCTCCTTCAACACTAGTTGAAACGTCAGGAGCTTCGGTGGATTTCTTTAAACCACCGCTTGCAACCCAAACAGTACCGTTATAAACTTTTAGCTGATTTTCTATACCATTAGATGTATCATACCAAAGCTGTCCTTCTACTGGATTATCCGGAGGTGTAACACTTGCAAAGTTCTCTAATATGTGTAAGAAGTTTTCAGCAATTACTTCACCGTAACTGGTAGTATTTCTTCCTGGTAGCTTAACACTAGTTTCTTCGTTTATTGTTCGATCTTGAACAATAATTTTACCTTTATTAACACTGTCTGTAAAATCAACTTCATATGGCATTAGTTGTTACCTCCTGAGAGACTTTGAACACGCACAGTATAATCAATTTGTATCAATCTGTTTAACGATTTTTGTACAGGATGGAAAATAACATGTGTAAGTAATCTTCCTGAACCATCGGAAGAATAACTACGTAATCCTAATTCGTCAAATACATAAAGTGCATCGTCATCGGTTGCAGTATCAAAAGCATCTTGACCTTCGGGCTCTCCGTAATCAAGTAAGCATGTTACTAGTATATCTGTATAATTTGTTCCACTTACGTGTCTAGTTTCTATTTTATTTCTACTAGGATCTAAATTACTAATACTTCTATCATCTACAACTTTTGAAAACGTTTGATTATAAAGGCTAGCATTTGTTCCAGTTGAGTTAGGTGTTAAGTATGTGATAACACCTGTTGGATCAATGTTTGTGCCTCCGTTACCAAAGCTCATTTCGTAAATAAAACCTTGACCGGCATTACCAAGGCTTTCTGCCAAGCTAATACTCATGTTCTCGTAATGGATTGCGTTCTTTTTGTTTATAAGAACCTCACCAGTTGTAGGATCATGTATTTTTATATGTCCTTGTACAAATACGCCATTTTGTTCATTTATCATGTTATTTTCCATTTCTACTAGTGTATTTATTTAGGTAAGTTTGTTTGCCCTTGACGTAAGAATTTTGCAATGGTTCCATTGTCTACTCTTATGGAAACACCAGGTTGTTTCCAAGTTCTGCCAAGTTTTCTAATTACCATAACCTTTTGTCCTTCTAAAATATTATTTGAAACTGAAGTGTCTAAAACCAAATCATTTCCGTTTATTGTAAATTCTGCAGGAATAGTTACATCTGCTGCTGGACTATCTTGATCTATAGTTAAATCAAAACGGCTTATAGCATTTTTACGAAGTCTAGTTCCTGCAACAAATACTTCAAACTCGTTTACGCTAGAAGGTGTAAAGTCTAATGTAAACGTGTCTTGTTCTGCTGTTGCAGTGTAAACTTGTGTTAACAACTCGTCTTTATACGGTACGTTATTATCCGAACCTTGGTCGTAAACAACTGTTCCTGATGCAATACTTGTTTTAACACCTGTACCTAATGTACCTCTGCGAATTTGTCTTAGTAAGTTACCATCTTTAATAAAGTACTCTATGCGCTCGCCTTCAATCCAAATAATACCTGGACGGTTAGCACTCTTTTCTGGCTCTGGTAGAACACTAGCATCTTCTACTTCAATCCTTACATCAAATGCATTTAAATCTTTTGCAAGTCTTGTTGTACGATCTATGCGCTTGTAATGTGTTCTGTTTAGAATATCTTTAAATTGTCTCCAAGCAAATCTTCCTGTATCTCTTACATCACTAAAGTGTATTACTTCTATAACATCTCCGGCTGCCGGATTATTTACAAGCTCTACTATTGACATTGTTTTATCTAATCCGTAATCAACGTTAGGTGTTAGTAGTACACCATTTTTAGCTATCCATACATACTGAGTTTCTTTTGCAGGTGCTACTAAACTAATTTTACCACCCGTTAACAAATTGAACCTAGTAGCTTCGTCACTTCCGACTGTAAGACTTGTTCTATTAACAATATCCCATGTTCTACGCTCTAATCCAATAGCATCGTGGTTACTAAACTGTGTAATTTCGATATCAACACCGTTTGCAGGAGTTTGTTTTAGTTCTACTACATTATCACTAATAGTATAATCACCATCAGTAATTACATACACTTCAAGTATGTCACCAGTTTGTCCTACTGCTTCTCTTAATAGTACGCTGCTATTTCCGATGTTTAATGTCCATTGTGTAATATTTTCTAATTTAGTACCGTTTAAATAAACTTCTACATCTTCAACTTGCAATGTGCCAACCGGATATTGGAATTTATCTAGTTCGTATTCTCTTAGATCGCTCACTGTAAACTGTCTGTTATATCCTGCTGATAAAATTTTATCATCAACCCTTACTACTGTATAATGATGAGTTGGTGATTTATATATCGGCGGAGTTGAAAGTTCAAACTCGGTTGTATTGCCGTCGCCAACAAAACTATCACTCTGTACTAAGCTAAATTGCTGTATGCTATTATCTACATATACACCATAACTTACTGCTGTGCCAACAATAATTTTGTTTGCTTCTTCTAATACAATCGAAACTAATCCATTTGCATCTTCTTCAAGTTCTGCTGTTGCAATTGTTTCGCCGTCCAATGATATAAAGAATGATAATGATTCTTGCCATTGTACTCTTGTTTCAACAACTAACGTTTCTTCTGTAGAAATATAAGAATTTATATCTAAAACGTCTTGTCCGCTAGCACCGATACTTAAAATGTTTATTTGATCGTAAATAGTAGGAGTATTAACTAAAGTTAGTTCAGAATTTTTATAATCTATTGTAAACTCATCATCTTCTAAAGTCAATCCAGCAATTTTAACAATAACGCTGTCGTCAGTAGCAGGAATAATTCCCAAAGGATATGTTGTTCTTGATCCATCTGAAATATAATTTTGGTTATAGATATTTCCTTGACCATCACCGGCACGTTCAAACACTTTAATATCCACAGTGTCAAGAACTTGCCCAGGAATTAATTCTTCTGGACCGCCGCTGGTTGTTGGAGTAACAAAGCCGTCACCATCTACAATCATGTCTTCTGGGGCTGTACCTTTAGCATTTGAATAATCAAGAGCACCACCTGAAAGTAAAGTATCGTATGTTGACGGATCTGGTAGGAAACTTCCATCAGATGTAATTTTACGAACAATTATTACATCGTCTTCTCCTGCTATTACTCCGTAGTCACCTAAGTTTACTACAGCAGTTGTGCCGTCGCCTGTTAGACTTGGCATTTCAGCATTTGGATTTGTTACAGGATCTTGAGTTCCGAAATTAGGATCGTCAATTCTTACACCATTTTTGTAAACATTATAAACAATACCATCTTCGAGTGGTGTTGATAATTCTAATGATACCGAAGTTCCGTCTAAGTAAAATACTTCGTCTTCGTAAGTATTGTCGTATGTATCCCAAGTTGTAGAATACCAACCGTCTGTATCCCAACCGCTCGGTCCATCAAAATCAAAACTGCGTACTTCAACTCCGCCGTAATCAACACCTTCCATTAGTATGCCAGTGCTGTTTCCTAACATTCCGTCAGTAGGCTTGTAGAAATGGTATAGTCTATCACTTGCATTAAGTAGTGATAAATCTTTGTAGTATTGTACTTCAATAGTTGCATTTAATGCTGGAGGATCAGTAAATGTAACAGTACCTTGTTTTTGGCTGTATCCTGTTTTTATAAGTTCTATTCCCGGACCTGAAGCAACATTTTCTCCGCCATAATTCCAGTTCGTATCTTCATAAGAATTAGTAATTGTGTCTTTAACAGTATTAGTATAACTATACTGGCTTCTCAACATTTCAATTCCGTCAACTAAAACTTTTATTTTGTTCGATCTTAGATCCATTGGCCATTTAAGTTTAAATTCAGAATTTACAGCAGTTCCAGTAAATGATTCTGTTTCTGGCAAACTTGTATAAGTGTAATCACCAGTTACTCTATCAAACTTAACTGCAACATGCATACTTCTTATAACAGTCTCGCCTAGTTCGGCACTAAGTTTTGCTTCAACTCCAGTATCTGATACATTACTTAATAGTCTTATTGTAGGAGCAGTGATATATCCGCTACCAGGATTTGTAACAATAACTTTAGTTACTGTACCTTTACCTATATAAGCTTGTGCAGTTGCGCCAGAGCCGCCTCCTCCAGTAATTTCAACCTTAGGCGGAGTTAAATAACCTTTGCCTGGATCATTAACATGGATGCCTACTACTTTAAATCCAACATTTTCTAACCAGTTTCTATCAGGATAATCTTCAAATAATCCTTCTTCTCCTATTATTTCGCTGTTTACAACACGCAATTTTTTTGGAAGGATTGCTTGTTTAACTTCATCATAAGTTGCTGGTAAGTCAAAATCTGAAACAACACTATTAGTGTTATCTAGGTTCTCATACGAACTTAAATATTCTCTAATTTTAGTTTTAAACGGTTTTACTTCATTTATATAATCGTTGTAACTGTTTAAATTATCATTTTGGTATGTTGTTTTTTGTTCTAAGTTTCCTACATTGTGTTTTGCTTTGATAAAGCTAGTTTTAAATGCCCAATCAACATTTGGTTGTTCAGTAAACACGTATCGTAAACTTGCAAAGAATAATTCATTATAATCTTTAGCAAGATCGTCAACAAAGATATCGTCTTTTAGTGCAGACAAAATTCTTCGTGTTTCGATAGTAGGTTCGTTATCATAAAATCTTCCATCGTATATAAAGCTGTCAAATCCTGTTTCACTAAAGACATAATCATATAGAGTAGACTTAATCTTAATAGTTCCGTTTTCTCTACCAATTGTTTCATAATCAACAGTATAATCTCTAGATCCTGTATTGTTAACTTTTCTTAATAACAACCAGCCGCCAGTGCCTACACTACTAATTTTAACTACATCTCCAATTTCGTCATTTAATCCGTATAACTGGTAGCTGTAATCTATTAGATAGTCTACCGATGTAAATTGGTTATATCCTTCTGCATACCAGTCGATATAATCCCAGTAATTTGTTACATCATAGTCTTGAGTAACTGTTCTTTCCCACTTTTCGTCAGCTGCGTTCCATTGATAGATTGCCCAACGTCCTTGAATAGAGTTGTCAACTTCTACTAAAGTGCTTAACTTTCTTACAACAATAGTTGTGTTGTCGTTGTATCCGCTTCCTTCGTTAAGAACGGTTACGTTAATTACTTTTCCTAAGTTATCAATTTCTAATTCAATTTCAGCATCAGTACCAGTACCAATAATAGTCACTTTCGGTCCAAGTCGTTTTGTTGACTCGCCAGCTACATAAGTCGGATCTTTGTATCCTCTTCCTGGATTCTCGATACTTACATCAATAATTCTACCTTCTGATACAATTGCACGTAATTCCGCAGTAACTGATCGGCTTGTACCTACAAATTGTAGTTGATCGTCTGTATCGATTTTAACATCATAACGTCTTTCAGTTGCTAAAGGTAACGGATCTTTTTCATTTAATTTTTCTAAGCTATATTCATCTACTACAATTTTCTTAGTTAAACTAATATTAGCACGTTCTATAACTTGTTTTAATGCTTCAAATCTGTTAATAAACCAGCCTTGTCTAGGTTGATACAAATTACCATATCTGTTTCTTGGAGACAATTCCATATCTGGAACTTGACGTCCTTGTAAGTCATAACCTACTAAACTGTCAATCCATTTTGTTTCTAGTTCAGCTTTTGGCAAACTAGTTTCCAATCCTTCGGATAGTATTTGATATTCTATATGGCTGTTTTGTTCTTGATTATCTTGAGTATAGTAACCAACAGTTAACGCAATGTCTTTGTCATTAATTAAATCGTCACAATTATGTATAACAAATCTGTTATCTGACATAAGAGCAACAAATTTATAATTTAATGCAGATGGGTTTTGAATTAAACTTGCAACATCACTTGCACTAATACGTCTGTTTTCTGACTGTGGAATTGTTCTTTTATTTTTAACCCAGAAATAGAACTTAGTTGTAAAGTTTTTACCTACATCATCATACACCATTCTTTGAGAAAATACCGAATTGCCATATTTAGTCTGGCCGCTTATTCCTCTGCGTGTTCCTTCATCAGTATCAGCAATACTATCCCAGTCGTCTGGTGTTATATCGCTTTCGACCCATTCATAAACGTCTATGCTTTTTCCAGGAATTAAACTATTCCAGTTATTCGATTGCCAAATTGCATTACCTTGATAGGCATCTGTAAACTTAACAGTGCTAAGATCCCACCATAAACGTCCAACTTGTTCTTGTCCCCAATTGTTTGTATCACTAAACATTCCTACAATTCTAGTATTGTTATAAAGTGCAGGATCTAAGAACATTTTATAGTAAAGCTCTTGTTCTGCCGGGCCTGCAATTTTACCTTGTACAGGGTCAATGTAATCAAGATATGTTACTAGCTTGCCTGTTTTTGTATTATATAAGAATGCATTTTTAATTTTGTTTACATCAACAATAGACAATTCTTTTCTAAAATTATTCCAAGACTTAGAATCTTTATTACTTCTAAATTCAACAATTTGTCCGTTTGTGTTTTCTTTAAATCTTGGCATTCCTACATAAACGTGATTTTTGTTAGCAAGAATTGTTTCTCCAAAATTGCTAGCAAAAGAATTAGGATATTTTAAGTTATTTGCATATATAAACTTGTCTTCATAATTTTCAAAAATATTAACTGCGCCAGTATCAATTTTTTTATTCTTAAATGTTGTAAAACCGTTGTCAAATGTAGTTTTATTTTCATTTACGTTTGACAGCGGATTTATTATATATTTTGCATATACAGGATTACCTTCATCGTCTGTTGATATTTGTGGCTGATTTCCTAACAAAGTACTGTAAACATTAAAGGTGGTAGGCGTTACCATATTTCCATTGTAGCTGCTGACATACAAACTATTATTAGTCAATGTTACATTTTCGCCAAAGCGTTCAACTTCGTCGGCAACTGGTGAGTCTAATACTTGATCTAAAACAAACTCGTTGTTAGAAAGTTTGTATATGTATACTCTACCGTTATCTTTTGTAACGGTATCATTTTTACTATCACCTATAGCAAGTATTGTACCATCTTCATTAATGCTTATTGATTCTCCAAATTCTGTACCAGAAGCAAAACTTTCAATAACTTGACTTAGTTTGTAATTGTTTCCTGTTAGTCTGTAAACTAATACTCTGTTGTCAATGTCTCCGTTTTGAGCAGTATCAACACTTACTGTAAGAACTGAGCCGTCATTTGTTGTATCAAAATCATAAGCAAATTGTATAGTATCAACTGTTGTGTTATTTTGATTGTACTCTGCATAGTAATCGTCTGCACCGTAGAAAATATCACTGTTAGCGTTTAGCGGAAGAGGTATACTTCCTGTATAATTTATGCCGCTGTCGATTTGAGTCCATAATGCTGAATTAAAGGCGCCTGCTGCAAGATTAGTAGTTGACTTATACATTGCATTATTGTATATAACATATTCGCCTTCTTTATAAAAAACTGTATTAACAAACTCTCCTCTATAATTAGGATCAATTGCTAGATCCCAATCGTACACACCACCATTTTCGTCAGTGCCATTTAAAACAAAATGTATTTTTTGTTCGCCGCTTGGCTTATTTTCTACAACATATAATCTGTATAGATCTTTATCTTTAGCAAACTTTAATTTTTCGCCAACATAAGAATTTTCTCCGGATGACGGAATTATATATTCTTTAACAAATTGCCATTTTTGATCTTGTCTTTGGTATATAGAAAACTTACCTTGGTTGTTTGGACCAATCTCAGTTCCAGTTTCGTCAACTGCAATACTTCCTACTCTTGTCCATTCTGAATTACTTGAGCTAGGATAGCTAGCAGGACGTGATGCGCCTGGTATATCTAAAGATTGCTGATAAATCCAATATTCTACATTTGGCGCAATAAATTGTTCGAAATAAATTCCGTCAAACTCTTCATCTATGGCAAAATCTGAACTATTTTCAAATACTGCTAATTTACCCACTTTATCACTATACAAACTAGATTTTACAATATTACCCATTACACGATTTGGTATAGTAATTCCGTCTCCTTTACGTACAACAGTTGCACCAGTAGCATATACTTCAGGATTTGGATCAATCATTTTTAGATACATTCTAGCATTATTTAGGCCGTCTTTTTGATAGAATACAACTTCAGCATCAACACCCGAAAGACTAACAAATATTGTATCACCTATTTGTGGTTCAAATGGGTCGCCAATTCCGTCACCGTCTTCATCAACTGTTTGGAAATTGTCGTATCTAACATCAATGTATCCGTCCCAAATATCTGTAATTGTTTGTGTAGTGTTTGTAACACTGTACGGAATATTAACTGTTTCTATATCAAAACCTTCAGAACTATTATTAACCCATAATTCAAAAGTATCGTTAATTGTATATGTGTTTGAAACAGGCATCCTTGCAACCCACTTGTTACTAGGATAGTTTCCTAAAATATCGTTAGGATCACCTCTGTATGATAGAGCTGCAATAAATGATGTTTCTAAACTTCCATATCCGTCAGCAGCATTTTGAGCAATGTCATCTTGAATATTATAGAAATATTTTACTGCACTTACATCGCCTGCAACTTTAAAATCTCTAAATACTAAACCGTATCCTGGTTCATTCCAGTATGGCTGATTAAATATATCAACTGCGTTGTTGGTAATAGTTACACCTAGATTAATTTTCCACCAGCCGCCTAGTAACCCTGTGCTTGGTTGATGGGGTTGAGTATATGTTCCGATTAGTGTATTATCTACATAAACATCGTCAGTTTCAAGTAAAGTACCGTTTGTTCCAACTTCAGTTTTATAGTTATCAGTACCTTGAGTATACATTACCAAATAACTATCGTCTTTATATACGTCAAGTAGTTTAGCCTGTCCAGTCGAAGTTACAATAGTTTGACCAACTACCGGAACAATTGAATAGTTTTGTACTACCAATATATTATCAATCTTTTCTTGTATTACATGAGTATTGCTTATAAAAGTATCCTTAATATCAGCAAAGTAATCATCAAAAGGTTGAATATTAGTTGTAGGAGTTGTAAACTCAGAAGCATCTTCGTTAACATTTAAGTTAGTATATGTATTCCATTCTAAAACTACACTGTCTGTTGATTTTGAACCGTCGTACTGATCAATAGGTGCTCTTACTAATAAATGACTTGTAAGCTGCTCAACATAAGGATTGCCCATTAGCAACAAAGTTATATCTAAATTAGCATCTTGATCTTTAACAAATGCATAGCTATTGAATGTATCAACTTCGATAGCAAAATCAACAGGTTGAATAACTCCTCTAGCACGCCAATAGTTTTCTTGATATCTTACAATATCTCCTGTGATATAGCCTTCAGATTCTGAAAAGATTCCTTTTAGTCTTGTTGGTATTTCGCTAGCGTTAGGCGAACCAATAGCAAGATATTTTCCATCGTTACTTATTGTTATTCCTTTACCAAAGCTATCGTTTCTGTCA